CTGCCCTAGCTAACTCAATGAGTCTATCTCTCTCAACTTTTGCTTGTCCGCCTCCAGCGTTCTGAATTACATATCCAAGTACATTACGTCCTCTTACAATAGACCCTACTATCATTACCTGTGTTAAGGCATCATTAGTATTAGTTCCTCTTCTAATTTTTCCTAGGTTATCAGTTCTACTTAGGTCTCCATTTTCTTGCTGTACAGGTAAATCTTCCAATGAAATTCCCTTACCTCTTAAGAGTAACTTATCTTGATAAATTTGTCCCTCACAGTTTGTTACCTGACCTCTACCAACTAAATAAGCTACCTGTTCTCTTGTATAACGACCTGCCTTACCAGTATCTAGTGACTGTAAGTGGTAAGCTGTGACTTCCTTACCATCCATATATCTACCAACTATCTGATACTCTGTTCTTTTTGCTCCCATTGTGTTATCCTCCATATTCTAATTGTTACTATTAGGTGTAGGTGTTATGCTTTCAGATGGTAATTCATCTAGATTGACATTTACACCTCTTAATAGTTCATTGCCGTTGTACATTTGTACTCGTGCATTTCCTATTTTTCCTGCTCTTGCAAGTTCTATAACTTGCTGACGTTTTACTCTTTTAATGCCACATCCAGCGTTCTGTACTACATATCCTACAGTATTCTTACCAGACTTAATTGTTCCAACAATCATCCACTGCTCCATAGCATCAGCTGCTGATGTTCCCCTTCTAACTTTTCCAATGTTGTCTGTCCTCTTTAATGTACCATCTTCTTGTTGCACAGGTAAATCCTCTAACTCATTCCCTTACCACGAAGTAAGAGCTTGTCTTGATAAATCTGCCCAACGCAATTTGTAATTTGGTCACGTCCAACTAGATATACTACTTGTTCTCTAGAATATCTACCAGCTTTTCCAGTTTCTATAGACTGTAGGTGATAAGCTGTCACTTCTTTACCATCCATGTAGCGTCCTACTATTTGGTACTCTGTTCTTTTTGCTCCCATTGCTATATCCTCCTTTTAATTAGCTTTTATCATTATATTTTATATCAGCGCTCTTACAATAAGTACTGAGTCTATTGAATATACATCTTCGTAATTAGTTTTTTAATTTTTGTCTATAATTTTATCATTTAATATTATCTATTGTCATCTCTAACTTTTGAAGTAATCAAATACTGATTTTACATTTTTATATCTTGGATTTTTGACTACTTGAGTTTTTTCTACAATATTATTAGGCTTATTAAATAATTTATTTATTTTATTATTATTTTGCATAAAGTTTTCAGAAGGATAAGGTGTTTTAGTTGATGTTTCTGATTGTGAAAACATATTAGGAAATGCACGAAGGTCATAAGTTGTAGGAAACACTTCACCATTTACTACCCATACATCATTTAAGTTAGGCTGACCACATCCATTATCTGCACAAACTAGGAAATCGCCAAGCCCATGTCCTATACCAGGTCTATTTGCTAATAATGTATCTCCCCAAGAAGTTTGTACAGGAAAGTTTTGAATATGTTTTGGAACTAGCATAGCCCAATTTGTATCAGCTGCTGTTTGTGTTCTCATTTTTTGCCAACCCATCTGACCATCTTGTCTACACTTAATTCTTAGAGTCTCTTCCATTACTGGCATGCCATCTGCAAATATATAAGTTTTTGCTAGTTTGTTTACATCAATTACCCAAGTTTCACCAACTGTGCCACTTATGATAAATTGTTTGTTTTGGTCAGTTGTATACTGTGCTCCTTCTAATCTATTTGCACATTGTGTTCCAGGTAAAGGTCTACATACATATACTTCGTAACTCTTTTTATGTGTTTTCTTCCAATTCTTTGGATTTTGTGCCATCTCCATTATTGATTGTATATTTTCCATAGTCATATCCTCCTATATTATTAACCCATTTTTACAGCAGGTACATCATTAAATTTTAATCGTATTATTTCTTTTCCATTATAGTTTTATAACTAATGCTCCTTGCTTATGAATCAATATTAAAAATATTTTTAATTAAATATAAAAGTTAGTCATAATTGATAAATATGATTGATAAATCGTAATACACAAATTTTTTATAAGCATAAAAAATGACATTAACTGATACTACTAGTTAATGTCAATTCATGGTTAAACATTTCTTATGCTGTTTTTAGGCTATGCTACTATAAACTTAGTAATTGAGTTTAGGTAATCTGCTACTTCATCTTCTGTGTCTGCATGAATACATAGTTCAATGTTTTTACTCAAGTCTAGACTGAATACTCCCATGATTGACTTAGCATCTATAACATATCTACCTGATACTAAGTCTACATCAAGTGGTGTTTGAGTTGTTAAGTTAACGAACTCTTTTACTCTGTCAATAGTACCTATGTTCACTGTTCTCTTTACCATTTTTTGTCATCTCCTTTCCCATTATAATTACAATTATAATACAATACAGCATCATTTAATTGTTCACTATTTTATTCATAGTCTTACTAAATGATACTGCAAGTATAAACATATATTGCTGCTCCAAGTCCTTGTAATACTGGCATCTTCTTTTAATCTCTATGTACTTACATTTATAATTAAATCTTATATTTTTAATATAAATGTCTATTTTATTGCCATTATTTTACATTTTTAGTTATCCTATATAAATCAAAAAGCACCTACGAATAATTCGTAGATGCTCTTTAAATAAGACTGACCTTCGCCATACAACCTTCATAGTTCAACTTTATTCTACCATGTGCTAAACAGGTCTGAGCCTAAAACCCGTCGATTTTAAACTTCCTGCCCCCAATCACTAAGTGATTGCATTGACACAAGTGGATTGTTTACCACCAACTTTCAGGAGTCATTCAGAATATGTTATCTCATTTATACACTACACTGTATACACTCTTTAACCAATCTGTCTTATCCCTACTTGTACTAGCGACTTCTGTTATAGCTACATTCACAACCTGTAGGGAATCCCTTGAGGGATAGATTGCTTACTTAGCATCAAAACAAAGGAGATTATTTGGTATTACCTAAGTTACCCAACAACCACCACAGTTACTAGACCTAGGCTTATTCCTCACAGAGGCGTCTATTGTTCTCCCCAGAAGTTCTATGTATTAAGTTGCCTAATCGGATGCACCATCACCCATAGTTGAAGTCTTTTCTTCTTCCAACTTAGCCTTCCGACTTCGTTGACGTTCAATTTTCAGAGGTATCCCTCTTCAACTAACGCTGTTGTGTGATGTCCTTGCACGCTGACTACGTCATACACAAGGTTATCCTAATTCAATAAGGTGGGATTCGAACCCTTTAATTTATCCATGTTATCGGATAGCACGTTTCCATTGATGTGCACTACCTTACCGAAGATTGTTAACCCACATCAATCAAAGGGTTTGACTGTCAACCTTTGATGCAACCAGTCATGCAACTCCATGTTCACCTCTCGTTTATTCAGCATCAGAAGTCTCTTACATGGCTTTGTTTTTCACAGTTTAAGCTGAACTCTTATCCACTGCGACGGTTCTACACTCAATGCTTGTACCTTGTACAAGCTAGGCTCGGGTACAGGAGTCGAACCTGCTATCTCACAGCTTATGAGGCTGGAATGATTATTCCGTTTCACTCACCCGAAATATTTTTTGTAATTGCCATTTTGCTCTGTGTACTTCTTGGTCTCGGTTGGCTTCCGCTCCATCAAATCTGCCGTGTACACCTGACCTTGTAGGTACTTGGCGTTCTAGACGCTCTGTCCTCTCCACTTAACTGGATATGCATCCCTACAAGCAACATGATTTATGAGGCTGTTCGGAATGGTACAACGAGCTTTGACACTCATTGAACCTATAAACTTCTCAACTTGTCTTTGTCACAAGCGACTATGTAAGTCTTTTAGGCTAACTGGGCTTTCAACCAGTGTCCAACGATTTCTCTTCTTCCACAGTATCACTTAATATAGACTGCTACGACTATATAAGGTTTCTGTAATTCCCCATTCAGAGAAGTTAGTACAGTAGGTTGGATTCGAACCAACATAATCAATGTTTAACATCCTGCAAAATGCAAATTTTGATTATCAAGTATTCTCGGTCAGAGCTAACTGTTAAATCATACTACGTAATTGCAGTTACATATAATCCAACAGCAGGTTACACCTTTTATTCCTTGATATTCCATCTACTAAATGGACCTACTTCCTAAATAAGCTTTATTCTGCCCTAGGCTTTTACTACTTACTTTCAATGCACTACTGTATAAGAATGACAGTAGATTGTCAGCCACACATCTGTTGATTGCTGGAACTTTTGTTCTTCCAATAGCACTTAATGACTATTTCTAATCACTTAGTACTCTATTATAATACCTCAAAAAATCAATTTTGTCAACTAATATTTAAAATATTTTTTGAAAAATTTTCTTAGTCAAAGTATTTACTAATGAATTTTGGTGTTCTAAACTTGCCTTTTCTGATATTATTAAACTCAATAATTCCTATAACAATATATGCAACGTCGACTATCCAAGATAATATACTTCTAATTGAATTTAACCCTGATGATATAAAATCTCCAAATTTGTAAAGTAAATTACCATAGGATGCTTGCTCCATAATAGAGTAACCTAATCTTGAAAATGGTGTTGTAAGTGCATATATTACATTATAACCTACACTAATTGTAAGACTAATCACTAATAAGGTTGCTAGAACCTTTGTTAATTCATTGTCCTTCTCCATTATAAATGCCACAGCAAATAATATAATAAGTGCTGTTGTAAGATTACACATGAACAATAAATTTCCTAACAACACATAAATCATTAGATTAAGACCGAACTTTCCTGTTTTATCTAACACATTATTATAGTTTACTGATTGCTTCTTAGGCTGACTACCTATTTGCTGATTGTACATACCCTGAGAATAATCGGACTGCTGATATTCTGTACTCTGTGTTTGTGCATATCCATTAGTGTAATTCATATTAAGTGTCTGACTGCCTACATTATTTTGTTGGATATTCATCTGTTGCTGGTAGTTCATCTGTTGAGTGTTTACTTGTCGTTGATTAACACTCTGTTGCGGTCTGACAGGACCTCCCTGTGCATTTCCATTCTTTTCTAAGTTCATCTCTTTTTCTCCTGTATTTTATTTATCTTTACAGCAGGTACATGTATACACCTTCTTAAGTGCCTCATCAAATGTTTCAGGTGAAGCATCAATTACCTGCTTAATTAATGCTGACTGCCATCTAATGATTGCTTTTACAAAACCCCTATTATGATTTGCCATTGCTTTCTTAACAGCCTCGTCCTCTCCAACTGCCTCATCATAGGTGTCCCTATCATCACAAGTAACTGTACCTGAATATCTATTACTCATAAGTGCTTTATCTGCACAAGGTACTTGTCTACAAAGTTCAATGTTTTCATACATTTTCATCTCGTCACAATCTTCACAATCATCACAAGCATCATATCTATCTAAGTCTACTCCAATTTTTCTTGCAATGTGTCTAACTGCATCAAATGTACTGTCTTTAATTACTGCTGTAGTTGTTTTCTTAGAATTGTTTCTGTAAATGTCTAACATTTTATCTACCTCTCTTTAAATTTAATTTCTTATTATATAATAATGATATTAATAAAGGTAAATAAAATTACTTATGCTAAATACACATATTATAATGGTAAAAAGTATGTTACATAGTTATGTCCAGAATAATCATGATTATTTCTTACTATATAGTAGCCAAAATCATCTTTTTCTACTGTATATCCTAATACTTCTTCATAGAACTCATACATTCTATGTGCATTTCCTTCTAATTTTCTTGCCATTTTATATAGTACTGTTTTTTGGTCTCTTTCATGTGCCCACCTAAATAAATCAACCAGTTCATACTCCCCATATAATTTTGTAGGATGATTTCTATTTATAAGTACAGGTGCTAAACCATTTTTAGATGTATGTAATTTTCTTATTGATACATAATATTTTCTTCCTGGACTAGCTACTCCATGTTTTTCTGCCCAATTACTATTTAACTGATTTAAAAGTTCTTTATCCTTTGATATACTGTCAACCCAATCATTACTTTTTTGTACTAAGTCTTTTACTGTATCTGCCTTCTTGCATTTATTAAGTACGCTAGAAATAAGTTTAAGATTTTTTGTTCCAGTTCTACTGATTTTACCATCAGAAATATAATTATCACTTGGTATATCTTTTACTAATGAATATGCCATCATTGCACCTAATAATCTCATAATATGCCCTCCATTACTCTACTATAAAGCTTATACCTATTGCTATTCCTATATTATATAATGCTTTTATTTCTTTATCAATGTAGTCATCTGATACATATTCTTTAGCTTCTTCTATATTCGTTGTTAGTTTAAATGTATTGTTCGTATATGAAACTGATTCAATGTATCCCATTTTTATATTATTTTGTACTGCTATTATATGCTTCTTACTCTTATTCTGACTTGTTTTTATATCTTTATTTCCATTCTCTTTATTATAGTCATATACGTATTTAATTAAACCATTATCGTTTATATCACATATACAGAAGTTGTATATATCATAAAAATATCTTTGTGAACCATGTTCAAAATCATTATCGATGTATTTATGTATTGTTGCTTTGCCAGTTTTAGTATTAAAATATGCTTCTACTAATATATACTTCTCTTTTAATACTAAATTATTTTGTTTAGCATATCTTTTCATTGCTGGTAATATCTTATTATAATAATGCTTATATACTGTTGTTTCGTATAAGTCTGTATCACTACCTTGCTCTACACAGTATATCAATGCTTTACTTTCTTTATTAGTAAGTGAAACTTTAAAATTGTCTGCATCAAATCTAGTCACATATCCTACCAAATCTTTTTTAAATATGCCTTGTTTTGAATATAGAGCAAAAAAGTTACCTCTATATTCCATGTGTATTGTGTCATTATTATCATTTCTAGCACTATTTCTTTTTCTACTTGCTGCTATTGAAGATGCTGTTGCAGCTGCTATTACTGGCATAATGTTACCTCCTAATTATTGGTTTATGTATTTATACCAATATTTGTAAACCGACTTATCTCCACAGTCCCATATATCTACATAATTACCTCTACCACTGCAAGTTAGATGATTTGCTACCCTAAGTACTGCATACATATCAGGATGCATCTCTGCAAACTGAGCTACTGTAGGTCTTTTTCCTCCCTTAGGTACTTTGATTTTACCAATTTTAAAACCTTGTCTTACTAAGAAATCTTCTACAGCCTCAGTATCATCTGGTACAGTTTTTAATCTATAAGCAGATGCTGTTAATCCTTCAAAAGCCTTGTCCCAACCTAGACCAGTTGCTACTGCTACTGCTCTTATACTGCAATCTCCAGTTTTCTTACCAAGTGGATTAATATTATAGTTGACAAACATATGAACTCCTATCTACACAGATTTATAAAATAAGTCTATGTAATCACCTAAATGTGACTTTAGTTTACTTAATGCTTTTGTGTGTAATTGAGATGTTCTGCTCTCTGTTACTTCAAGTATATTTGCTATTTCTTTTAACGTTAGCTCATTATAATAGTATAATTCTATAACTTTTCTTTCTTTGTCTGTTAATTTAGTTAGTGCTTGACCTAACTTTTCACTAAGTTCTTGCTTAAGTACATTGCTTTCTGGACTTGTAAATGTTGATTGCTCTAGCGTTTCTGATATAGAGAAACCATCTTTGTCAGCATTATTTGATGAATCGTCATCAATATATACTATATTAGTTCCAATCAATTTTGATTGTGTTAAGTAGTATTCATCTTCAGATACACCTAATTCTTCTATCATTTCAGAATCAGTTGGTTTTCTTCCCAATCTTAGTGTTAAAGTATTTTCAACATTGTTATAACTTTTTTGTTTCTCTCTTAAGGTTCTAGGTATCCAATCTAATCTACGTATTTGGTCTATAATAGACCCTCGTATTCTTATACTTGCATATGTCTCAAATTTAACATTCATAGATGTATCAAATTTATCTATAGAGTCTATTAAACCAAATATACCGAAACTTACTAAGTCATCATATTCAACGTTATTGCCTAGGTACATGCTAAGTCTGCCTGCTACAACTTTTACTAAAGATGAATACTCAATTATTAGTTGCTCTCTTAGCTTTAAATCTTTTGTCTTTATGTAATTATTCCAAAGTAATGTCTTTTCTTTATCTGTCATATTATATACCTTAACTGTTTAATATTCTTTCCATTTCAGAAATTACAAGTTTTAATACTTCTAACCTAGCATATCTTTTGTTATTACCATTTATAATGTGCCATGGTGCTATTTCTGTATTAGTATAGTTTATCATATCCTTTGTAGCTTGCACATATTCATCCCATTTATCTCTATTTCTCCAGTCCTCACTTGTGAGTTTCCATGCTTTTTCTGGATTTGCCTTACGAGAGTTAAATCTATTAAGTTGTTCCTCTTTATTTATGTTCATCCAAAGCTTAATGACTAGTATGTTGTTGTTTGATAAATATTCTTCAAATCTATTTATTTCTTCATATGCTTTTGTATATTCATTATATGTACAGAAGCTTTCTATTCTTTCTACTAATACTCTACCATACCATGTTCTATCAAAAATAGCTACATGTCCAGATTTTGGAAGTTTGTTCCAAAATCTACATAAGAAATGTTTATTCTTTTCATCTTTTGTAGGAGCTGATATTGGATGTATCTTAAAATTCCTAGGGTCAAGTGGTTTTGATAATCGCTTAATCACTCCACCTTTACCTGCTGCATCCCAACCTTCAAATGCTATAACAGTAGATATTCCTTTCTTATACATTTTATCTTGAAGTTTGGCTACTTTCTTTTGAAGTTTCTTTAGTTCTTGTTTATATTCTTCATCGGATATTTCTGGCATTACTTCTTTACAAGAAATATCAGTTAATTCATATAATGCATCTGGTGATTTCTCTATTTGTTCCTTCTTTTCTAAAGATGCATCTATAGAGTCATTAATTATTTTCAAAGATTGAATTAATGTTTTCTCTTTTTTATCTGAGTCTATTAAGAATGATGTAGTTGTTCCATCAATTATTTCATGGTATTTACTGTACAATTTATCAAAGTTCTTATTTTCCCAAATATCTGTGTCTGATATTTTCCAAGCTGTGTTCTTATTATTTTTTAAATGTTTAATTCTTTTTGATTGCTCTTTTTTGTCTATGCAAACAAACAATTTTATAAGAATATATCCATTATTTATAATTGACTCTTCCAAATATCTAATATCACTTATAGCCTTATCTAAGTTAAATCTCTTATTTTTTAATGCTTTTCTTGCAACTTCTGTGTACCATCCTGAGTCAAAAAATGTAAATGCTCCATATTCAGGAAGTTTGCAAAAATATTTTGTTGTAAAAGGAAATCTATCTATGTCATCTTCAATATTCATAATTTCTACATTATAATATTTAGGGTCTATTACAGTAATCAATTTGTTTATTAAAGTTGCCTTTCCTGTTTCTCCCATTCCTTCTACAAGTACAACTACACCCTTATGCTCTTTACTTAACTTACTTTGTTGTTGAGATAATAATACTAATTGCTCACTTATTTGTTTCTTTAGTTCTAATTCCATTTCAAATGTCCTTTCAAATTTTAATAATTATTTAAGTCTATACCTGATGCTTTCTCTATATAAGAATTTAGGAAATTAGTAGCTGCATCCCCACTAAATACTGTTGTTGTATTGGTAATATAATCTATTAAATATACCTTTCCAGATGCATCAGTATAAACACTCATGCTGATTGCTTCATCTTCTCCATGATATAACTCTTCTAGAGATGTTGTATCAACTACATAATCATATGTTTTATATGAATTTTCTACTGCTTTTATCAAGTCATCTACTGCATCTTTTAATCCACTATCTACATATTGTTGCTTAATATCATCAATAGAGATTTCTTCTGCTAACTCCATTGCTTGCTCAATTATATCATCTGCTACATCTGAAACAGATGAATATCCTAACTCTGTCAATGTTTCATTAACAGAACATCCAGTTGTAAATGACATTAACAATGTTGTTAATAACAATATTACAGTAGCTTTTTTCATATTAGGTATCCTCCTACTTAAATGCTCTATAATAATACATATACTGCTGTATAATACCTGCATACTGTCCATATCTACTTATATCAATGCTACCTGAATATTCTTCATTGATTATTCTCTTTATATGAACGTCTATAGGAAATGCTTCTACATGATGTAAACTGAATAGTGCTATGCAATTAGCTACTTTATCCCCAATGCCATCAAATTTCTTCAACGCAAATATAGCATTATTATAATTGCAATTTTTCAAATAATTTAATATATTGTAATTGCCATTCAGGTAATTTATCATTGATATTAAATAATTAGTTCTAAGCCCTATACTACAGTTCATGAAGTCATCATAAGAACATTTACTAAGTTGTTCTAATGTTGGAAAGGTATATCTTACTATTTCATCATCAGACCAGTTCTCAATTAGTTTGTCTCCATATCTTGTTGAAAGTTTCTCTACAATTAATCTTATGTTATGCATACTATTAAACTGTGACATAAGAAATGTTACCATTGTTTCAAATAAGTTTTGTCTTAATATATGAATGCCTTTTCCACATTCATATGCTCTTTTAGCATAATCATCTAAGTCTAATTTAGATATTTCATCTGTATAATTCATATCTAAATTGAAATAGTAAATTAACTTCTCTTTATTATTACTTTTTATATTCGTTACTATATAATTTTCATATTGTCTCAATATCCATATTTCTTTATCAACTACCCCTATCCAATTGTTTTTAGAGTCTTTATTCCATCTAAATGCTTGTCCACAATTTAATGTTTTATCTAAATCCAACTCATCTCTTGTTACATCATTTATTATAATGTTATTTGTAGTATTATCTATTGTGTATCTCATATTTGTTCCTTTCCTATACTTTTATTTTTATTGCATTTATTATATTTTTAATTATCTCTTTCTCAAACATAAAGTCAAGTCTTAAATAACTTGAGCCTAATTTGTTAGTATTGTGTGTAATTGTACAAAAATCAGTGTTTTCCAATTCTGGTATTGATACTATATTAGTATTAAATAGTATATGTGCTCTTTTTGACCTATGTCCATTACAGCATGATACTGTTACATATCCAGCATCGGTTAGTATTTTACAAATATCGTACATGCCTTCGTCTAATTTATCTTTATATTTATCTAATTTATATGATGTACAATTAAAAAATCCATCAAGTGAGCCAAATTTTTCTATGCATCGTTTCTCAAATTCTTCTCTAGTCATTACTTGATGAGACCCTCCCTTAACCATTTATCAAATATTCTTTTTGCTTTTGTATCACTCTCTGGTATCTTACCTTCTTCAGTGCCTGTGTCATAATATCTTTGCATTATATGAATAAAACACTCTGTCTTTGTTATACTTCCTTTAAGTAACCCTATAAACAACTCTTCATTACATATGTCACCACACATATCTTCACAGCTACCATACTTATCATTTATGTATTCCCAGTCTTTTTTAATTTGCTGAGCTGTCATTGTTTATGCTCCTATTCTATTTATATTCAATAATTTCTTTTATTCTATCAAATGATATTGGTGTATAATTGATTTTCTCAACTGATACATTGAAATATCTATTGCCATCTTCCCATTTCCTTCCCACTAAACCGTAATCAAACTTGTGTAAATGTCCATGTATGTTAATGTATGGAATTTCTGGTGGCATGTATCCAATAGGTTCATGTGAAAGCCACATATTATCTATCATGATTGGATGTATATTTACTTCAATGTCTGGATATTCTTTTTTGATTTCCTCAGCATTATCGTGGTTGCCACATACTATTATTATATGCCCGTTTAGCTCTTTTAATATAGATGTATCACCTATATCCCCGAGTAAATACACTTCATCATCTGGTTCTACTGTTTCATTCCAATTTGTAATAATATATTTTCTCATTTCATGCAAAGTTGCAAATGGTCTATGCTCATATGTTAATATGTTTTTATCTCCTATATGAAGGTCTGATATAAAGTATCTCATTGATTATTCCTCCTCTTCAAATTGTTTTATTGTTATTACTCTTTGTTTAGTAATACATTCTCTAAGTATTTGAATTGCTGCTTTATGTGAGTTTTCTCCTGAGGTTGACCCACACAAATCTTCTATCACTGCACAATCTTGTAAATCATTGTATGCATCAAATGCACTATGTAATACACAGCATCCTGTATTGACTCCTATAAAGTATACTTTATCTATATTAAGTTCTTTCATCTTATTTTTAATCTGTTCATTCCAACAACTGTATATATCTTTTGATATTACAATGTCTGACCTACTATATATTGAGCTTAATACTTTTGATTCTTGTGTTCCATTCATACAATCTTTCCAACCTTCAAAAATGTAACAAGGTGATTTTTCATGATTTACATATTGTGTTGCTATGATTATTTTAAACTTATCCTTGTTACCATCAATAAACTTGATTGCTTTATTCTCTAAATGTTTAGTGTTATCATTCATAAACCCATATTGCATATCTACTATAATTAGTGCTTTATTCATATTGTTTATTATCTCCAATCTATGTATAATTTATTTACCTTTTATATCTTAAAGCATAAAAATAACGATATGTACATAATACATATCGTTATCAAAGTGTTATGTTAGAACGTTGCATGTCATATTATTTATATAACGCTGCACACAGGATTCGAACCTGCAAGCCTTTTACAGCCAACGGTTTTCAAGACCGCTCCCTCAGCCACCCGGACATGCAGCATTTTATATTTTAGCGATGCGGAGAGGATTCGAACCTCCATGCCTACTTAATTCAGCACAAATCCTTAGCAGGGATTGCCGTTATAACCATTTCGGTACCGCACCATATTTTATTTATAATGACTTATATTCATTATTCTTTATCTATTAAAACTGCTACCCATCTCCTTCAGGGCTTGCGGCACACCACATCCATGATGCCCCGGTGGACTCGAACCACTATATTCTGTTAAGCAGTTAAAGCTAGTGGAGGGATTCGAACCCCCGTAGGTAGATTACAAATCTACTGCCAAGCCTCTTGGCGACACCAGCATAAATGCTACGTTACGTGTGTGGTCTTTTAGCTATCCACAGTTATAAGAGCTGGCGTTATTTATCCCTTTATGGGAGTGTTCGCTGTTCTACACTCGTAGCATAGTACTTTATCGTGAGTACTATACGGTTTCCTACCACTGTAATGTCCGTGTTTGGAAATTTCTAATGTCAACTCGACTTAACGGTCAGGGTGGGATTCGAACCCACGGGCCTACTTAATTCAGCACAGAAGATTTCAAGTCTACGCCGTTATGACCACTTCGGCACCTAACCATGACAAAGCTTACATAAACATGATTCTTAAATGGGTGTAAGTTTACCAGACTTATCCAAAATTAGTTGCTGTATGAATCACAAATGAAGCTTAAAGCCGATAGAGGGATTTGAACCCTCAACCTACTGATTACAAGTCAGTTGCGCTGCCAATTGCGCTATATCGGCATGATTGCTCTTACTATCTTTGTTCTTAGTCAAACTCCTCGGGCAGGGCTCGAACCTGTGACATGCTGGTTAACAGCCAGCCGCTCTACCTACTGAGCTACCGAGGAATATTTTTAAGTTCTTTATTTCCTTAACTCTAAATATATTATATAGCACTAAATTTATTTTGTCAACAACTTTTTTAATTTTTTTTCGATTTTTTTCATTTATTTTTGACAAATTTTTAGCTGCACTTAATAAACCCTCATACTGTTATATGTGGCTCTAATGCTAATTTCTTTATAAAGTTGTTGTTACCTCTTAATCTCGAGGTATCACTACTATTGTCTGTGTCCATATAACATCAACTCCTTTATTTTTGACACTAAAAAGAGCCAGTGAAGATTAACCTCACTGGCTCTTTTTAAGACCAAAGTTATCAATCTAACACTCAATAGTACTTATTCACATAACAAAATGAGTTCGTATTTGTTGACGAACTACTATTATTTGTTGATGAACTTGTACTTGTAATTAAGTGTATCATTGTTTTAACTCCTAGTTTATTTTTTAGTCGAGAGGACAGGATTCGAACCTATCAAACATATTACTCATGCCGTACTCAGCATGGTGTCAACCACCGACCGACTCTCGTTGTCTGCCCCTTACCCACCTTTAGGCAGTTTAACTTCCTACCGAAGTCTACCCTATAGTCTTTACTATTTAATAAAACTATCTATTATTATCCAAATGCTTTCTGAGATGACCTTCTCTATACCCCTACTTGCACTTATATTATATCACATTTTAATTACTTTGTCAACTAGTTTTGAAAATTTTATGTACTGATTTATTTAATTATTAACTAGTTCGTTAGTTTAGATGCTATGTACTTTTCTGAAGGCTTCTTTCTAAATACACCTTTAGTCATACTTTTACTTATATAGATATCATCTAATATATCAAGGAAGTACTTAGTAGAATTTATGTATAACTCTATGTATATGTAAGCCTCCCTATTATATTGCTTTTGTATACTTACTTTCCACCCCTGTATTACTCTACAATCTATATTGTTACTTTTTAATATTATTGCTGCATTTAACACATCTACTGTATGACTTTCTGTTAATTCTAATGTATTTCTTAGTAGTTTAATAATGTTATCTCTATTATTTACATTGTTATTCATTATTATATAACACCCACTATATCTTGTATTATGTTTATTAACTTATACATTTTATATTATAAATTATTCTCTTAACTTTTTGTTTACAACTATTGTTGACAAAAATTAATAATGCACCATGTAATGCATTATCAATTTTTATACTAATGTATTAACTTTCGAAAAATTTTAATAATTTTAATAATCGCCTACCATACATTTAAAAGGCTCAAGTGTTATTGTAAGTACATGCTCAATCATGAATGCTGAATATTCTATATCCTTTTTCATCTGTTCTATTTTTGTTGTCCAACTATCTTTTTTATGTATATTAATATCATTCATATATAGCATATTCATACATTTTATCTGATTTAATATAAACTTACAATGAGTTTCTACTGTCATGCAATCATCTTTAATGCACTTAATCTTAGACTGTCTTTTATAGTTTACCCAATGATTTAACATATTATCATATTCATCTGACATTTCATCTAAATGTGACTCATAATAATTATATAGATTTTTCTCATATTCTTTATGTGGAAGACCAATTGATTCAATGTTATGTGCATAACAGAAATAATCACATATATAATGTGTTATTACACCAAGTGTAAATGATTTCATTAAATTAGTTGTTGATTTCTCAACTCGCCTAAGTCTTTTATAGAATCTTTTCTCTGTTGTTTTTAACCTATGTGCTGGATAAATACAATTTAAGTCAGGTGCTATATTTCCAAATAAATAGGCTATTCTATTAATATTAAATGTATTTATTATATTATCTTCAAGTACCTTATTACCTATTTCCAAATGTTGTTTTAACTTCATAATGTAACCTCCAATAATAAAATTAAATCTCTAAAAATTAAAACTAATGTTATTATTAAAGTGATACCTTATTTAGTATTATGCTTAATTTTTAATCTCACTAGTTTGTTCTAGTTCTTCTATTGCTCTTTGAATTATGTCATCATCCTCAATAGGTAACTTATATACTTCGTCAAGTTTATCATCACTTAATTTAATCTCAATATCTGGTGTAATACCAATTTTTTCAATGTCCTCCATGGACTTTGTTAAGTATTTTCCAGTTGATATCATTACTGAACCACCATTACTTAATGGATATGTAGTACAAACTGTTCCTTTTCCAAATGATGTTTCTCCAATAGTAGTTGTTAACTCATAATCAGATAAGCATTTTGTAAAAAGTTCAGCTGCGCTTGCAGTGTTACAATTTATTATAGTTACTGATTCAAAATCTATACAGTTTGCATCAGATATAGAAGTTTCTACTATATTTCCATTTGAGTCAAGTTCATACATTAATACTCCACTACCAACTAGCATATCTAAAGTATTAATAACTGAATATTTAAGTCCTCCAGTATTATCTCTCATGTCAAATACAAATTTACTAATTCCAATACTACTGAAGTAATTAATAGCCTCTTTAAATTCATCTGCTGTGGTACTCTCAAATGCTCTTATTTCTATATAGCCTACATTATCACTTATTTGTTGATATCTTACTGTATTAACTGCTGTTATTCTTCTTTCTACTTCAATATCTTTTATTTCACCAGTATCTCCATCTTCTATAGTGAGTGTAACTGTTGTCCCTGTGTTACCCTTTATGTTTGATATTGCTTCACTAAAGTTAAACTTTGATGAATCAAGCTGAATCCCATTTACTTTATGTATTATATCACCTATTTTAAGTCCTGCTTCTTCTGCTGGTGAATTATCATAAACATCTATTATGTATATATCATATAATGTATTATGCTCATTGTATTCTGCTCTTGACAGTATACCTATTCCATTGATTTGACTAGCTTGTGCTGTTGAGCTATCTACTGTATTCGCTGGGTCTCTATAAACTGCATATCTGTCACCATAAGCTGATACTAATGCATTTAGTACATATTCATCAATGTTTTCTCTTTCAATTTCATTGACATAACTAGATTCATATATGTTCTCTATTTCATTCATTAATTTTTGAGTTTCATCTAATGTATCATTCTCATTATCTCTATTTAGTATACCATCATATATTGTTGAATTATTCATAAGACTGTATGTTTTATATATTGTGTCCATGTATTTTAATCCAACAAAAAATGCTGTTAATGCAATTATAAGCATTATTACAGATGTATACTGCATTTTTTCTAATCGTTTCTCTTTTTGACTTAGTGTTTCTTCCAATGTTTTCTCATTTACTTTATCTTTCTTAAATTTCACCACCAATGACCTCACTTCCTAAATTATCTTTCAACCATTCTAATACTATGTATCTATGACAAAAGCTATTCTTTCCACAATAACACAATATTACCTTACCTTTTATTTTATTGTATATCTCCAATGGATTTAGCTTATTTAATACATTTTCAATGTATCTTTTAGTATATTCTTCTTCGTTGCACAAACCATTTTTGTAGTCATATAATAATTGTTGAGGTGGATTTAATTCTCTCATTATGCTACCATTAAAATTATCAGGTATACCTATACTAATAGATACAAGCCTCCAATCTGGAATTATTTTGCATGCCCTAGCATAATAACTGCTATATACTTTATTTTTATCAATTATTATGCTTTCATCTGATGACTTACTCATATTTACCTCCAAAGTTTAAAATCAACTTTTATAATTTATTGCTCTATTACAAGTATATCTAAAAATAAAATACAGCCTATCTAATATTTTAGATAGACTGCACATGTTTTACTATGTTATCTCTATATTATTAAATGTTTACAAGCATAACTTTTCCAACTCTATTATCTATGTAATAAGCTGTTTCAGCATCTAACACATCATACTCAATGATTTCGCCGTCACATAATATAGTCGCATTTATTGTTTTAAGTGCTTCTCTTACTGCTTCTGCTATGGTATTATATTTATCAAATAGTAATCCTACTTCACTGTATGCATTATACACATATACACCATTCTTTTCTACTTTACCAGTGTCCTCTTCACTTGTCAATCTCTCTTTTACTAATTGTTCTCTGTCTAATTGAGCTGCCTTAACTCTCTCTTCAATGATACTTTCCATTATAGCCATGTTAAGTCCCTCCTCTGTTATTTCTCCATTTAACTCTGTAATCTCTGCTAATAATACTGTCTCAAACTGCTTTCTCAATGTTAATTCGTTCATCTGTTAATGTCTCCCTGTCTCAAATAGTCTCAAATTTTCTTTATAATAAATATATCTACATTGATTTATAAGAAACATACAAGGACATTTTTTGATTTTTAATGCTAAATCTACAAATATTTTAATGTTAATTAACATTATAACTAGTATTATGTACTTTATTACAAGTTCAAAAAATGTTGTTTTTTCAAAATATACCATAGTATATTCAGTTGTTTAATTGTTAACTTGTTTTTATTTATAGTAAACTAGTCTATTTACATTGGCATCCATTCATGAGTTGCTAATCTGCTCATCTCATGCATATTAGTTATTGGTACAAGTGTATTGGTTATATACTTTTTACCATAATCTAATTCTATACGTATTAAATCAGGTCTAGATTTACTATAACTACACCTGAAGTGTTTTGATAATTCTTCAGTATTAAACTCTTCTCCATTAGTGGTTAATAACCTAATTTTACCATTGTTTAAGTACAATATTACCATAGGTAGTGTCTTATGCATTACTGCATTTATTAATTCATTAAAGTTGTACACTACGCCTTTTTCAGAATTGTATACTGCTACATATCTTATATTATCTTTAAGTATTGTCAATAAATAATTGTTTGCACCAACATATTGTATTTCATCGTAGTCGTTACTTAGTAACTCTACTCCATCACTTCTAATAAGTCCCTTCTTACTACATGATATTTTATCCTTATCTATTTCAAAAGTATAAAATGTATTTGTACATGCTAATTCATTAGGTTTAGTGATATCTTCATAACTCTTTTGTGATACTATTACACCATTTTTGACTAATTTATATTTAAAATACTGTATACAGTCTTTATTAACTGCTATACCATTAGTAGCATGATATTCTGTTGCTAACAAACTAAAGTTCTCGTTTAAATCAAAAGAGTCATATGATTCCATCCTACCTGTTAGTCTATTTATGTATCCTACAGATTCTCTGTACATATCTACTCTATACTTAACACATATTTTAGATTCTCCTTGTATATAAGTATATAGTCTATATGTATCCACATCAAATATTGACTCTAAATATTTATTTAATATAATGCATCTCGAACTAAACTCCACCTGCACAAACTCTACTCCAACCTGTTTTAAGTTAAAGAATGATAATGAGCTTTTATTATCAATTACTTTCTTTTTATTAGTTGAAAAGCAGTATATTGTAGTGCTATTGTTTGTGTTATCGTGTATTGCTAAAAATATACCTAGTAACTTTAGTGTGTCTTTTGAACCACTAGCTATCTCAATACCATTTTTATTTACTATTGTAACATTATCATCTTGTTCACAGTATATAACACTATCACTAAGTGGTTTCACAACTGAGTACATCATTTGTAAAATGCACATTCTTGTTTTTAATTCTTCATCCACTTTAATTTCTGAATACATCATATTCAGCATGTTAAGCGTATCACTTGTATGCTTATCCATATTACACCTCTTATGCTGTATATTTTAAAATTCCAAATATACCTATTATATATAACTAGTCTAAGTTAATGTATAACTAGTTATTACTTATACACTATTGTCTTACCGATATCGTCTATTGTTAGAAGCATTAATTCATAGTCACTATAAGCATCTGAACCTTTGTCATATGTATTATTATCACTATAGTAAATTTTTATTTTATCGCTTACATCTATTACTGACTGTTCTGAATAAGTTCCCTCTTGTATATCTTTTTCATTATATACAACTAAAAATAACAATGTGTCTCCTGAGAAAAATGCAGATACTCCAGCAGTATCTACATGAGTTACATTTCCTTTAAATTGTGGTAGCTTAATTATTAGTTGGTTATCTATTATATATTCTATAAAGTCATCAGTATTATATGATACTGTACTTTCATTCTCTACATTAGCTTTATTGTATGCACTTATATTGTTACTATCAATTCCTATGATTTCAAGTGCTCTATCTAATGATATATCATCTTCAATCATAAGTCCATATGATGTCTCATTAGTGCACCAATTTATAATTGTACAGTTTGGATAATCTTTATATCCCTGCCTATATTCAAAATATATAATGTTAGAATTATTTACATTATAAGCTTCATCTATTTTTGACTCTTCGTATAAACCAAGTATATCTGCTTCAACATCTACAAAAGATGACGCTTTAAGTACAAAAGTAGTAGTATTTATAGATACTACTTGTCCAGCAATTACTTTAATATTGAGTTCTTCTTCTGCTTCTGTTACGAAAGAAGGTATATCAAGCGTGAAATATACCTTATCTTGTAATTCTTCTATTGACTCAACGTTACTTACACCATTTTTGTTGTTACTGTTTAATGTTACACCATCTTTTAATGCTCCCATAAATGCAATATAGCTGATGACAGCTATAATTGCTATCATCAGCCACACACTTATATGGGATGACTTCTTATCTTTCATCTCATATCTCCTTATTAAGCTGCAATGTTCTTGATAATCTTATTGATGTTATTCTTAACCTTTTCAGGATTTGCATTATTTTCTTTAAGCAACTTACTCTTAACATAAAGCTGTGTCCTGAACTTTCCATTATCCTCAACAACCCTGATATAAGCAATCTCTTTAATTTTATGAGATACATTCTCTTCATAATTGATAACTCTGAAGTACCTCACAATTCCGTCCTCTGCCTTCTGTCTTTCTTCAGTAGAACCGTGACTAAACACATCTGCAATATCCTTTGCAATCTTAGGATTCTTAACAAGTTCAATATCGTATTCAATTGTTCTTGCAGGAATGTTCCATAGCTGTTCTTTGTAAGGAATATCATGTTCATTGTAGTTTACATTTAACTTCAATCCTCTGTTGAGTTTTCCAAACTGCTCAAGCTCAGGAACTAAGTGCTGAACAACAACTGTCTTGTCCTCACTTGCTTTTTTCTTACCTTTTCTCTTAGGTTTCTCCTTGTCCTCAATTTCAATTTCGATGTCATCTTCATCATCTTCAACTGACATGTTAGCTGCTAAAAGGTCCTCAAAGGAAACTCCCTGAAGCATAGCCTGAATTTTCATTGCATTTTCTTCTTCTTTTGTCATTTTTACTTTTGCCATTATGTTACCTCCAAAAATATGATATGTAATTGTGTTTTTATTATTTCTCAATTCCTTATATACTTATTATAACCTATATTCTGATATTGTGCAAGTATTTTTTACTAAATAATTGAAAAATTTATTATATTTTTGAATTTTCCACTATTATTGAACACTATAATCTTGTTTTTTGAAAATCACAAAGCCATTTGTATACTTAAATAATGCTTTACCTATTATTTTATCACTGCTTACAAATTTATTTTTCCAAAACCTACTATCATAAGAGTCTGCCCTGTTATCTCCCATCATAAAGTAACAATCATCTGGCACAGTGTATGGACCAAAATCACTAACTAATAAACCCTTTACATAGGATTCCTCTAATTTTTCTTCGTTTATATAAACATACCCGTCTTTCCCCTCTATTGTATCTCCAGGTAGCCCTATTACTCTTTTTATGTAATATATATTTTCTTTACCCTCTATAGGTGGATGAAATATAATTATATCTCCACGATTTATACCAGTTATTTTGTATATTATTCTATCTGCTATTACCCTATCTCCAATATCTATTGTATCTCTCATTGAACCAGATGGTACTACTGCATTTACTATAATGAAATTAAAAATCACAAATGCTACTAAAAATGATACAAATGCTGTTTTTAATATTTCAGAAGGTGATAAGTGATTACTTTCTTGTTTAGCTTTCTTTTCCATTTCTTCTCCATTTCTTCTCCTTATAAATAAATGACCCAAGCTTTATAAAACCCAAGTCATTTATAAATCTTACTTACTATATACAATTGCTTTTAAGAAGGTTCATAATTATTATCATTATGAAATATCTTTTCATCATCTAATGCTGTACCCATCTTAATCTTAAAGTTCATTGCTGTAGCCAAATCTTCATAAATGTCTGATGTATTAACTATAGATGTATCATTTAGTATTGAACGTTTCATTGCTCTTTTTACAAGTTCTTCAATCTCATAGTAACTAAGTTTAGCATATTGTTTTGCACGTCTTTTTACTATTTCTCTTACTGTTTCATCTACATCATCATTTATAATAAACTTTGGATAAATAAAGTGCTTAATACATTCATCTATGTCAAGTGATGGTCTTCTAAATGCCATTTTAAGATTGAAACGTCTTTCAAAAGCTGGGTCTAGTCTATGAAGCATATTAGTTGCAGCTGCAAATACTGCATGATGACTCATCTGGTCTAATCCCTGAAATATAGAGTTTGTAGCACGTCTAAGTACTCCGCCATCTCCACCTCCATCACGATTCCAGGCTACTGCATCGCACTCATCAAGGAATATAATAGCTCCATCATAATGTTCAGCTATATAATTTCCAAGCTTAAAAATGTTAGATATATTTTTTGCAACATTACCATCTGTTAATGCTTTTGCTATATCTACATAAACCATTGTATAATCAAGTAAATTACTAAGTGCTTTTAAACTGAAAGTTTTACCAGTACCACTGGCACCGTATAATAACAATCTATTCATAGGCTCTAATCCATATTCATATAGTACATCTCTATATTGCTGTTCTTTTATGAATGCTTTATACTTTTCTTTATTTTCGTCACTTAATATTACACTATCAAAAGATATATTTGTATCTACTGGCATTATTAATTCATCCCAGAGCTCTTGATATTCTTTTGGTAAGTCACTTTTATTTGCTTTTGCCATGTTTATATGCCTCTTTTACTTTTTAAATCTGATATAACTAATTCCCTTAATGTATCTCTGTTTTTATTAAATCTCCATGTTATAAATATTGATGGAACAAAAATCAATATTATGAATAATATCACTGATAATGATATATTATCTGTTATTTCTTCAGTTGCTAAAGCTGCATCTGCAATAATTCCAAAGATTAACATAATATATAAATCAATGAAAGCTTTTACTTTATACTGATAACTCTTTATTTTGCTTTGTCTATATACAACTAATGACTGTGATAATCTTACTATAGATGTTATATCAAAAGCTGCTATGAATATAAATTGTGATGTTAAAAATACTGCTGCTCTATCATAACTGCTCCATGAACAACCAATATTATCAAAGAAAAATATCATGAATAGTAATATCATTACTAAACTCAATATCAGTAGTGGTGCTGATAATAAATACACCACTACTGCCTCTACTGCATTATTTTTACTGTTTGTCCTTTGGTTCATCTGTATCTACCCCACTATTTACTTTGTTTTCATCATATTTCAGTAAAGTATTTAACTCATTTATTGAGCCATCCCCAGAAGTCCTTCTAAGTTTCCTATTTTCTTTCCATGTTTTTATTTTATTTCTACATGTTAACTTAATTATTATAACTATAATACCAATTATTACTATTGCAGGTATTAAACTAATAATTGTAAATAACAAGTTTTCTAAGAAGTTTAAGAATCCTTTCCATGTATCAACACATTGGTTCTTTAACCTATCAATAAATGTATTTTTCTTTACTGGTTGCTCTACTTCAGAATACTCTAAAACTTCTCTAAGTGACATTGTAACATAACTATAAGCTACATCACTATCCATTGTACGAATATACGTTGTTAAACTGTTGATTTCTGATTGTAACTCTGTAATTGCTTGATTTATTGTAATCATATCTTCAATTTCAGTTGCTTGACTCATCATAATCTCAAGTCTTTCCATTTCTGCTTTAAGTCCATCAACTTGAGAAGTTGTGTCGTAATATTCTTGAGTGATATTATCAACTGTCTGTGTTTTTGAAGTTACATTGCCAAGTTCACCATATTCTGATATAAATCTCTTATAATTAGCTGAAGGAACTCTTATGACAATTTCATCAGTTCTTCCAGTTTTATATTTGCTGCTACTTGAATAGTAACTGTCATAAAAATAAGATATTGATTCATCTCCAAATGTTTCAGATGATATAACACAATTATATTTCTCCATCATATCCTGTAACGCTGCATATGATTTATCAAAGTCAAGTGTCTCAATATCTACATAGCATTTATATACTAACTTATCTTCAACCAATACTATATTACTATTGCTACTATTATTAGTAGTGTTGTCTATATTTTCACTTTCTATGTCTTCTTTATCTACCTCGTTGTAATTATCAGTTTCTACTGTTTCTTCATAATCATCTGAACTTCCTTTATATTCAGATGAAAATCCATAACTATCATTTGTTGAATATGCAATATCAGATGATGTTGAACCGCTTGTTGAATTTACTGCACTACTTGTTGAACTTCCTCCACTACAAGCTGTTAAGCTCATTACAGTTGTCAATGTTATTAATAAAGCTGTTAGTCTCTTTTTCATTACTGTATTCTCCTATAATTTATTTGTTCTTAACATAAAAATAGACGATAAAATTACATTAAAAAATCTAACTACTACTTGTTCTAATGTCAATTTCATCGTCTATTTATAATTACTTTTATTTTTTACTGTTGTATGCTGTATCAAGTTGTGACTGCATTTCAGCTGTATATTTTCTACTATATATTGTATTTATAATAGCACACCCTTGATTATATAAAGTATCTAACTGTGAATCTCCCTGAGGTAAATTGTATATATTACTTATGACTTCTTGCACACTCTCTCCGATTACTCTATCTTTTCTATAGTCATATACTGTATAACCTGATGATAATTCCTCACTATCATCTCGTCCTGCTAAGTACATTTCATAAGCATATTCAGGTAAATCATCTGCCATCATAAATTCTTCTTCATCCTCACCATACAGTTCATAATCAGCTTGCTCAAAGTCTGTAATGATATCTTCATACTCTATTAAACTTAGCATTGATTCTTTCCAAATATTACCAGGATAAGTAGAACCATACAGGTTGTTCATTACTCTTGGTTTATCATATCCTACCCAAACTGCTACAGTGTAATAAGGTGTAAATCCACAAAGCCATCCATCTTTACATCCATTTGTTGTTCCAGTTTTACAAGCTGCTACCATATCAGTACTTCTATACCAACCTAGTTTAGCTGCTGTTCCATTTGTTAGCACACCCTTCATCATATCTACCATGGCATCAGCTGCTCTTGCTGTATAAACTTGAATTTCCTCAGGTTCAACATAAATGTCATTTCCATCTCTATCAAGTATTGATACTATACAAGTTGTTTGCCTATATGTTCCATGATTTTCTAATGTTGCATATGCACCTGCCATTTCAACAGTTGATACTCCATAGGTTAATCCACCAAGTGATGCTGCATTAAAATAATCATCAGGACAAATCTGACTAAATCTCATTTCATTTAAAGGAGTCATACAAGTATTAGCACCGAACTTATCAAATAATTGCCAAGCTACACCATTCTTACTTTGTTCAAGTGCACTTCTTAGTGTCATCATATCACCTGTCAGTGATTGTACATCTACTCCTTTTTTCTTAGCTTCTGAAACATTAATGTTATATACTACTGAGTTAGGTGTATATCCATTCATAAGAGCTGTTGTGTACACAACTAATGGTTTTATTGTACTTCCTGGCTGCCTATAACTCTGATATGCTCTGTTTAAGCTGTAAGTTTTTGAGTCTGTTTCTTGACTTCTTCCACCAATAACAGCTATTACTTTACCAGTATAATTGTCATAAGCTGTTATTGCACCTTGTAAATCATATATTCCAGTTGCTTCATTTACTTCTTCATCAAAGCTTAACTGATTATCAAGTATTTCTTGTAAGTTACTTTGCACGTTAGAATCTAATGATGTGTATACCTTATATCCACCACTGTATAACTGATTTTTTGCTAATGCATATTCTTCCAAGTAGTTTTCATTATATTCTTTGTACTCATTCATATCTTCAAATTTATACTTAAATTCAAAGTTATTCATTTCCATTAAGTACTGTGTTGCACAATCTACTGCATATGTTGTCATATAGTCATTAAATTCATAAGTAGGTTGTTCTATTATAATTTCTTCGTTTATCGCTTTATTGTAATCTGTCTTAGTAATAAACCCTAGTTCTAACATATCCCCTAATATCTTGTCTCTTCTTTCTAATGCTCTTTCAGGATTTTTATATGGGTTATAATACTCTGGACTGTTTGGTATTGCACATAAATAAGCAATTTGTGATAAGCTTAATTCATTTACATCTTTATTGAAATAACCCCTTGATGCAGCTTGTATACCATAATAAGTATTAGCAAAACATATATCATTACAGTAAAACTCAATTATTTCTTTTTTAGTATATTTATCAGTGAGTTTCAGAGCAATTAACATCTCTTTAGCTTTTCTCTCAAGTGATACTTCATGTGTTAAATAGATATTTCTAGATAACTGCTGTGTTATTGTAGATGCTCCATGTACTTCCTCACCCTTTGTTTTGACTGCATCTAAACCTACTCTGATTAATCCCTTTATATCTATGCCAGGATTATCCCAAAATGTTCTGTCCTCAACTGCTACAAAAGCATCTATTACCTCACATGGTATGTCCTCATATTTCAAATACTCTGAGTCTATATCAGCTTTCAATTTAGCTAATACATTTCCGTCGGAGTCATAAACATAACTACTCTCTGTTAATTTAAAGTCATCATAAGTGCTATTCTCAACAATATTTGTAGCAAATTCATTATATTCTTTGTATATTGGTTCTATTTTTATCAAAGCAATTATTGCTACTGCTATACCACATATTAATATTACCACAAAAAGACTTATTATAAGATTTTTAATTATTCTTAAGATATCTAATATAAATGCTATAAGTAATGCTAATATTGTTACAGGTAATGGTTTCTCTTTCTTATGTGCTAGCACTCTTCCTATATAGCTTTTAATCTTTTTCTTTTTAGTCTTTTTTCCTTTCTTCTGATGCTTATCTGAATTATTACTATTGTTTAATAATTCACTCTCATTGCTCAAATTTACATCTTTTTGCATATCCTTTACATCTCCAATTGCCTTTTATTTTTCCTCAGTTGCTTATCTTAATTCTTTTCCAAAGTTTCTCTTTACTGTTTTCATTGCTTATTATCAATTCATACTCTTTTGTATCTTCTAAATAGCTGTTTAAATCTAATAAACTATCTGTCCATATATAATCAAAAGTGTATTTATTAATAAAATCTTTAATGTATTCTCTATCTTGTAAATTGTTTATCACATAAACCATCTCATCGAGTGCTTCACAATTACCAAGTTCTTTTGCATAGGGCCATTGCCTTGAATCTACAAAACATTGCATGTCATTATATATTAAGTAATTTCCATTTGAGTAACTTGCTAATATTTTTGTATCATCTGTGTATTCATCTTTTAATCTATTTATTATTTCCTCATTTCTAAAGCTATTTACATAATTATCAAAGTCGCTTTCTTTTATACTAACTGTTTCTATACTTATAACTGCTATAATCAAAATTCCTGCTGGTATTGTTGCCTTTAAAAATTTGTTTAGCTTTATATGCTTGTTGACTTCGTCACTAAATATATCATGTAACATTATCTCTAAGTATTTATAACCATACATCATCCAAGCTATATCAAATAATATAAATGCTTTTCTTGAGTGTAATGATAATATTAACAGTGCTACATTTATTAATATTAGCTGTAATTCTTTTCTTTTAACACCGTATTTACCTATATAATATCCAAAGCTTATTACTATTGCTATAAGTAGTACTCCTAATAAATAATTGACTTCTGCTGGTTTCCACTCTGTTATGTACTTTGTTGTATCTAAGTTAGGAACTTTTACTATAGTGTTTAGTAATTTTATTCCTGAGGGATTTATTAGCGTTGCTCCAAGGAATATCAATATCTCTAATAGTTTATTCACATAATATTTAATGTTAATTTTCTCTTTATCATGCCAATCATTAAATATGTCATTTGCAATCATTATAAACCATATTGCTGTTATTACAAGTATTACTCCACCATGAAAGTTAGCTACTAATACTCCTAAAAGTAAATATATTAGTTTCTTAATGTTATTCATATCTTTATTATAAAGATGTATAATAATTAATAAAAAGTATATACTAAATTCTGATGGTCTATTACCTGCATTTCTAGGTGTTGCATAAATAAGTACCATTGATATTATTGAAAATAATATCAAATTACTCTTATTTCTTGATGTTACATACCACATTATTACACTGTTTATAAAGCATAATCCAAAGAATCCTGTCAAACCTGCTATTGATATTATTCCATATATCAATGTTTCATATAGCCATTCTTGTGGTATCCACTCTGTACCCTCTAAGAATGTAAAATTATTACTTAATGTAATCGTGTGTTGTTTTACTATTTCTTCCCCTAGTTTATAATGCCATAGTATGTCAGAATCTAATTTTGAATTATGCATTATAGATACTTGAAATAAGCTTATTGCAATTATAAAACTGAACATCAATACATTACTAATGTTTATCTTCTTCTTTTCCATGCTAAAACCTCATAATATAAAATCATATCAATTATATAAAATTGCCATATTATGAGCATAACAAAAGGAGTAACTATGCTACTCCTTTTGTATATTATATCATATAAAATTGAAAAAATCAATAAATTTTTGACTTTTATTAAATATACTCTCTAATTATACCTGTCTGTATCATTGCAGGACGCCCATCAGATGTATATAACTGCCTATCATATCTATCTACAAAGTAAGCTATTCCAGGACTTCCAATTATAAATTGTGCTCCAGGTGCATACCTTTTTGGTGTATTTCCTAATTTTCCGCCCCATATTAATCTATTGATATTGTCAACATAGTAAACACTTTTCGCTGTTTTAAAACCTCTCATGCTGATTATCCCTTCTTAATATTGTTGTATACATCTTAAAATAGATGGGTCTGTTGTTTTTATTTGTGCTTTACATCCATTAAGCATGTTTTCTATTCTTTTTACCTTTGATATATTGAAGCTTGATAGGTCAATGAATTGTGCTTTACACTCAGAAAACATTCCATTCATGTATATAACATTGAATGTATCGAAACTTGATAGGTCAAGAGATTGTGCTTTGCAATATGCAAACATCTCTTGCATATTAGTAACATTTGATGTATTGAAGTTTGATAAGTTAATTGAGTGTGATTCACAACTATCAAACATAGATTGCATAGAAACTACTTTTGATGTGTTAAATCTTGATAAATCAAGTGACTTAGCAGCACACCACTCAAACATGTAATCCATTTCTGTAACATTTGATGTATCGAAGCTTGATATGTCAATGAACTGAGCCTTACAGTTACTAAACATAGTAGACATGTCTTTGACTTTGTATGTATTGAAACCTGATAAGTCAAGTGATAATACACAACATCCGCAAAACATGCCCATCATATTAATAACATTAGAAGTATCGAAACTTGATATGTCAATATGTTGTGCTTTACAATTATCAAACATACTAGACATGTCTGTAACATTTGATGTATCTGTGTTATGAAAACTTATTGATGTAAACTCTGTTTTTTCAAATAATCCCTTTGATGACTGAGTGTCATCTAGTTGAATTTGTTTGTTCGATACTAGTAATACTTCTGTATTAGATTCTACTAATAGAAAGTCATCTGAAATTTGTTGTGCTGTATATCCTAACTTCTTTACTTTGGATATCATTGAATTTAGGTTTTGATTTGATTTGAATTTTAGTGCTTTTGGCTTATTTATTTGGTCTACTACTTCTCTTGTAAGAAGTACATACTGTATTTTTTGTACTGTTTGTGTTTTCTCACTGGTTGTGTTTTTTACACTTGTTTGATTTTTTTGTAGTGGTATATTGCTATGTTTAGTGTCTACTAAACGATTATCTGATGTTAGAGTGAGATTTAGTACCTGTATTTGTTTAGTATGAATTGCATCTTTAAGTTGTTGTGGAGTTAAATCCTTAGTTTTTCCTTGTGAGTCTTGAAGTTTGTAGCCTATTATTTGGTTGGATTTATTTCTGAATTTTTGGATACATTTTGCTTGAATCATAGTTGGTTTCTCCTTTAATATTATAATTTAAGTATTCCAGCTTTTATTAATGCTTTAGCTGTACTTTGTATTTTGTTCCACACTACTTGTTTTATTTGTATTCCATCTGTACAGTAACGTAAATCTCCATTATCATTTAAGTAAGCTAAGGTAACTATAGATGCTCTGCTTTTACCGCTTCGCTTATCCTCAAAGCCTACCCAGAATCTTATCTGTCCATATGGATGTCTTTCTATATCTGCCCACCAGCAATTATCTTCATATACTCTTCCATGCCATTCTTTTCCATCAGCCTCTGCTTTTTTAATTGCATTTACTACTTCTTTAGCTGTTAAAGTTTTATTTGTAATAATATTCTTAGCATTATTGTTTCCATACTTAGTTAATGCTTTAATACATTCTTTTATGAATTGCTCCTTTTGCTTTGATGTAACTCCCATACATTTTTTGGAGTTCCGTTTATATCATAAATATTTATTGTCATATGATATCCGTAATTATCATGAAACTTCATGTATGTTAAATCAACATTAAAATCCCATGTTAATGAATCATTATCCCAACCTACAAATGAATTAGCTACTCCACAATGTTTACTTATTTCATTAGCCACTGCTTGTATGTCAGTCTTAAGTTTTTCCTCATTAAAACATTCAATCTTATATCCAAACTGCTGACGTACCACCTTATCTCCCCAGTGTGCTCTGCCACACCATTCCATTGCAGAATTTTCTTCTTTTTCGTTGTCTACAATATTTATAAGTGCTTGTCCTAAATTCTTTATGTCATCAAAGTACTCTACTTTTGAGTGGTCCCTATCGTGTGGGTCTCTGTAAGTTAATCTGAACATGCTATCTACCTCCAAGTTATCTATATAATGCTCTATGAAACTCTAATATTACTTTGGATATACTATCTGGTATACTAAAGTATCTATTATCATAATTTATGCCATAATAGCTTGCATCTACTAATGTCTTACCTATCAATCTTCCTGAGTTTTCATATTTATACACTTCGTAGTATACTGTGTTTCCTGGTGTATTTACTGCTTTTGCAATGTATTTATAACTACCTGTACTAAGTTTTTTAATTACTACATTGATTGGATATCCTTCTCTTATTGCTAATCTTATTGTATTTATGCTGTTTTGAAAATTTGTTGTTCCCATATTTTTGTCCTTTCGTCTTATTTAAAAATAATTAAAACTACCTATATTTGATATATAAGTAGTTTTAATAGTAGTTTTGATTGATATAATTTGATTTAAAGATACTAATTAATGTTACAGCATAAACCTCCGTGTGTTATATTATGTATCTTCTCACAAACTTTGCTTGCTGCACTCTGAGTTGAAAAGCTTAGTGCACATGATTTACTTGTTGTTGATTCAACTTTCTGTTTAGCTATACTTACATGACTTGCATATCCTTGAAATACTCCGTCTATACTATATAATTCAATATGTAACTTATCTATATTATTCATTTTCTACTCTCCTTTATTCTGTGTTTTTCTTAGACCATCCACTTTTATTGAGCAACCTGATACGTTCCAGCTACCATTTTCTCCTGACCAATAATTATATATCCAGTTTATTATAAATATCTCTGGTTTATTTCTATTGAACTCTTTGTCATATCTAATATCAAAGCATTGCTCAAATGAATTATCATTTCTGCTTTTTACTAGCATATAGGTGTCATTACCGTATCCACTATTTGATTTACCCAATATAACTCTAAGTTTTAATTCTTTTCTCTCTGTAAAGTCTGGTGATATTAATGATACATCTAATAAAAATTTTGTTGCATTTTTCATCTTATGTTCCTCCCATATTTAATGTAATTGAAATCTATTTGGAAAATCTATATCTATGATTCCTTCATAGATTGCTGTATTTCCAGTAAAATATGCCCAGAATTTATCACCATAATCATAGTGCCACCATTCAGAAGGTAAGTTAGTAAACCCTGCTTTAATCATAGCGTTGTATAACATTCTTCTATTATCTCTTACTTCTATATCTTTCTCATACTCTTCAAAATGATTTGTCCATGCTTTATCTGAAAAGTCATCAAATTCAGTTCCCATATTTAACCATTTTCCACTATTGTCACATATTGTTAAGTCGACTGCACCTCCAGTATTATGTAAGCTTGGATGTTTTACATCATAGGATGGTTTACTAACGAAGAAGCTTGTTTTAAAATCAATTTCATCATCACTTAAATTTGGAAAATTGTTCTTAACAGTTTGTCTATAGAAGCTCCATAATCTTTGCTGTATACAAATAGGTCTGTAAGCATCTAATATCACAAATTTATATCCGTTTGATAAGTACATCTGAGCTGTAGCTAACTTATCTGCTACTGTCTCTCTTGCATAACAATCTGAATAACTTCCTGGTATCCCTTGTTTGTTATATTGTGAACTGACTATAAAGCCTCTCTCACTAAGTGATACTATTTTTTCATCATGACTATCTATTTTATATTCTTGTATACTTGGAACTTTAAGTGTTGGTATCTTTGTGTTCATTTTTATTCCCCCATGTATTATACGTTATCCCATCCATTTTTCTGTAATCTTTGTAATCTCTTAGATGACTCTTCACCAGTATCAAGATTAATAGTTCTTTGATAAGTGCATGGATTCTTAGTCCATTTACCACCTATAAATTCATTGTTATTGTAGTTCTGATTATAAATCATGAGGTTTCCTTTTATACTATATGTTAATATACCATAGTGTTCTGCATATTCAAGTGCTTTTTGTTCATAATATTCTCTCTTAGTCATGATAGTCCTCCCTTACATTATTGATGTCAATATATTTTCTCCACCTGTGTCTACATATCTATCTTCAAAATCTCTATTCATTGGAGTTATCTTCTTTACCCAACTTTTTCGTAGAAATTGTGTAGTTACTTGATATACTATATTAGGATTTCTGTCAAATCCATTTTTATACATGTCTAATACATATTTTCCAAATTGTTCTACTGTATTATATCCTTTAAATGGTTCATATTCACCAGGTACCTCTGTAAAATATATAAAGTCTGACCAACCATAATAGTCTTGTATCTTACAGAATCTATCAGGTATATCTAATTCTACAATGTATGTTCCATCTGTTTTTGCTCCACCAAAATTTACATGATGACCTATAGGACATAAAAATATTGGCCTATTGGAATATCCATAGTGTTTCATCATAAACATATATGGTTTTATCAAGTTTTCTGATACTGGTGCATTATGTGGTACTGTGTATTTACCATATTTCTTAAGTATCATTAGAGCTTCTTTAGACTGTATTGTTATTACTTTCATCTTGTTATAAATCTACCTTCTGTATATTGTTTATTTATCAATGTAATAGTTTATTCTTAATCCTGTTTCTTTACTACAATTATAGTATGAATACTCATTTATTAGTGCATCAAATGATTTTCCACATTGTTTATTTATAGATACAGGTGTTATCCATATACTTCCTGGTACTGCCTTACTTGGTAATAGATGTATTGTATTACCTTTATTATACTCTTTACTCGCTGTTCTCTTATCAACTTTTATAAGACTCATGTATTTATCCTCCTTATTATCTCTTTCCTAATGTATACATTCTATTTATTTCATGCCTATGTTGTAAATCTTTTACATAAGTTACATGTTCTTTAGATAAACTGTAACTGTTAGAGTTCAATTTCTCTACTGCTTTTATAACTTGTTCAGTCTGCCTTTTGTTCCATATTACATTATTATAACTAAATAGTGCTTCAGCAAACATATCTAAGGTGTAGCAACAATTACAATTAACATTACCTAAATATGCTTCAGGGTTTGTAAATACAATCATTCCTGTCATATAATTTCTAGGAAGTTTTAATTTTTCACTTAAATGTTGCAAGTGTAATTCGTTTTGCTGCACTGGATTGAAGAAGGTGTAGTGTGCATGCCCACCATAAGCTCTCCATCCATTTTCACCGTTTAGTACTTGAGTCCAAACTTGTCCATTTATATCTCCAAAGACCCAACCCTTATGGTTCTTTGTCTCAACTACAAATATTCCATAAGGGCTTACAATTAAATGGTCTAGCTGACTGCTTTTCTTAACTATTTCATAATAGGAAATATTAGGATTTGATAATATATGTTGCATAGCCATTTCTTTTCTCACAGGTTTAAATTTCTTTTTACCTATTTTCATAGCTAATTCCCAGGGTGTTTCTCCATATTTTTGATATGACTGAAAATTATATTTTCTAAATTGAGTACCTGTCTGTAACAGAATATCGTTTAGGACTGCATACTCTTCTGGTAATGACTTAAATATAGCTGCTATTGTAAACTCACCATACATACCGCTTACTGTTGCTTGATATCCACCACCAGTTTCAATGTTTTTCTGGTACATCATATCGTTGTGAATACCATTGTTATGTGTAAAGTTTTTACCTAGTTTGTCATTCCAATCTGTATAATGACTTTCATCATATACATGTTCGTTAAAATCCCAATTATCCATGTTTTATACTCCTGTTACACTTAGTAATAAAATCTATCACTAAGTCTTTTAATACTAGATAAGTGCACTATCTTTTTATTTTTAAAGTCAACTATTCCTATTATAGAAGGTGGTACACATTTTCTATAAGCTATTGTAGATTCTTCTCCTATTATATTAGGGTCTTTACAAAAATATCTTTTATCTAAGTTCATCTCATTGACTGCTAATACTATTATATTATCATCGTACCAAGATTCTGGTATGTTATCTGCACATTCTACATAGGATGCTGCACAATCCTTATCAGTTGAGAAATAAACTAAGTTCTCTCCTATTTGTCCCTCAAAGCTTTTCCTGTTTGTTGCATGTAATCCTTCTCTTTTTATACTGTTTATAAATCTCTGTCTTGTTGCATGATATAACATACTATTTACCTCTTTTATTGCTTAATTAAATCTGTCTTACGTTTGCACTTATAATAGCTTTTGTTAATACTTCTGAAATTTCTGCACTACTTTCTTTTATAGAGCCATTTAAAGTTCCTGACTCTGTTATTATTATATCATCTATATTATTTCCATTTATTACATTGATTGTAAATGTTCCATCTGTGCATTCGACAAGTAATCTGTAATTATTTCCGTTATCACTTACGTTATTAGCATATAGTACTTTCAGACTACTATCTGTTTTACTTAGTATCTTATCAATTTTAGCAGGTGTTTTGTCTCCTCTTATCTTTGTCCATCTACTAATAGCTAAGTCTAATAACTCTTTGTCAGTGTGACTTCCTATAGCATCCCCTATTTGCTCTAAAGGTGCTCCATGTTTTTTCATAAAGTATAATGACTGATGGTCATCTGCTATATTATATAATTTAGGTGCCAGCATATTAAAGATGTTTGCTAATTTCTTTGCACATGCCTCTACTGATATTAGAGGATTAACTATTATAGAGTCGAAGTTCTTTATATATCCTACTAATCCTACACAGTGTTGACTTTCACTTAAGTATCCCTGTCGTGCTAGCTTAACGTCAATTTGCACATTTCCATCATTTGTGTTTTTAAACATAGCAGCTAATGCTATATCTGGTGAGCCACATCTGCTTATATCTTTATGTAATACGTAGCTATACCCCTTATATTCTTTATGCTCTTTCACATCTAATGTTGTTATTGTGTGTCCTACTGTAAATACATCGTTAGATATTGTACCGAATAATTTGGAATCTAGGTATCTGTAGTAACAATTTCCTACGCCATATCCCATGTTTATAGATGCTATACCAGTTCTTCTAATTCTTGATAAGAACTCTCCTAAAGGTCTTACTGCAACACTGGTATATTTCTGCTCTTTAGCGTGCTTATATACTATAAATAGTGCTTGATATATTTTTGATTGTGTAATTTTAGATACGTTTTCATACTTTACATTACTTTCAAATGTATCATATGAATCATATTCATTCCACATTTTTATTATTGTATCTACTTGAATAGGTTTGTTGTTGAGTAATTTTATGTAGGTTTTGTATAAAATTCTATCAAGTATTTCATCATCATCTTTACAATCTTTGTATTCAGGTTTTTCGTAGTATTCATCTAAATCCCATAGCTGTAAATCATCTCCAGCATCAAAGGCTCTGTTCTCTACTACTTCCCTATAGCTATCCCCCATACATAACAATTCTTTATCTAATAATACTAATGCTTTTGCTACATCAGAATATCTGTCAGTACTTCTTTCTTTACCAGGTTCTACAGGTGCTTTACCTAATACTTTAGCTTGTAATTGTTTCTCTGTTGTATCCACTAACCTATTATCCGATGTTAATGTTAAATTAACTATATGTATTTGTTTGTTTCTAATTGCTGCTTTTAAATTATCTGGTTGAACGTCCTGTGTCTTACCATTTAAGTCCTGAAGCCTATAACCGTAAATTTTACCTGTGCTGTCTCGGAATTTTTGGATGCATTTTGCTTGAATCATAGTTGATCCTCCTAATTGTTTAATATGTTATACTTTTTATTCAAATATTCTATATATTTTTTCACAAATTCACATATTGTACTATTAGATGTCTTTGCAATATCTAAAGTGCACTTTTTATGCTCAATATATTTATCTACATGTTCATACTTATTAAATAAGTTGAGCTCACATTCTATACTATTTTCTGTTATGTATATCCATAGTTGTCCATTGTACTCTATATTTTTTAACTGTATAAAAAATATATTGGATGTTAAAGTAGCTTTTATATCATCATAATCATAATCACCAAATGTTACTTCTAATCCATTTTTATTAATATCACTACATGATTCTATACTCTTTGTAGCATCATTAATTCTTTGTTCAATTAATTCTTCTCTTGATTTTAATGGTGTAGGCTCTGCGCCAAGTACCTTACTCTGTAATTGTTCATATTTACTGTCTATTAATCTATAATCAGATGTAAGTGTTAAATTTATTATGTTTATCTGTCCTCTTTTAATTGCTTTTTTAAGGTTTTCTGATGTTACATCCTGTGTCTTACCATTTAAGTCTTGAAGTCTATAACCATAAATCCTTCCTGTGTTGTCTCTGAATTTTTGGATGCATTTTGCTTGAATCATGGTGTGTACCTCCCTAATATTATCTGAATTTCTTTTTTTTCTTAAATGATTTATACTGTCTTACAAATTCTTTTAAGTCTTTCGAGTTGTAAATCTTTTCTGCATTGTTACTATAGTTCCAGGTTGTGCAATCTTCAGATAACAATGCCTCTCTTACTTCTACATATTGCCTATTTTGTTCATCAATTTTCATAGCTAGTAAATATAAATATTTTGTGTTACCTAATACTTGTTCTGTTCCTATGTAGTAAGAGTTATAAAACTCCCCACGTAAGTTATAGATGCAATCACCACAAAATCTAGGTCCATTCTTATGTCTTTCATTGTAATCATCATTAAACATAAGCCTTTCAAGTTTGTTCTTAATAATCATAATTGTCACTCCTGATATTATCTAACTATTCCATTTAGTTTACATAGTTCTGTATATCTTGCATCAGCTAAACATTGCCATCTCTTTATACTATGGTCACTTGTGACATTTCTTGTAAGTTTTCTTACATCATTCCAAAAAGTGTCAATATTAGTTAATGCATTTAGCTTATCTATCTTTGCTATGTCTCTATTTTCCATTGCATAATCATATGTCATATTATATCTCCCCCCCCTTACCTGTTAAATAAATATAGTGCATCATTAAATCCTTTTAAGTAACCCATTACTGCCTCAGGTTTACCAGAAAATATTTTATTTTCTACAATTACCCCAGTAGGATTATTTTGCACACTATAAAGTATATAGTCATACCAATGAAGTGATGTTTGCTCTGTCTTTAATCCAATTTTTAAGTTTATTCCATTAAGTTTTGTGTTTATATTATTTATTTCACTCTGTATTTTATTAAAACTATTTGTTTGTTTTTTACTCATTATGTATTAATACCTCCCATTTTGTAGTGCTTCCTTGTCAAATTTCTTTAAAGGTGTTATTGATACTTCTTGTAATGTTTCTAAGTCTATTTTATATTGTATATCTTCTTTGAAAATTGAAATAATCCCCTTGAAATGACATATTATATACTAGGTATCTATTGTCAACTATTCTATATTTTGTTATCCCATGACTTTGACAATACATTATGCAATTATCTCTAAGATGCTCTGGTATTTGCCTCTTATTCATTGTTATTCTCCCATGCTAAAAATTTATTAAAATTAAAACTACCTATTGTTGTTAAATAGGTAGTTTTAATAGCATAATCAAAATTAAATTATCTTATACAATAACTAGGCTTAAACAATTTTTATCATTAAGTAAGTCATACTTTTCACCTGTTACTATATTTTGGCATACAGGTCTTAATGGATAATTCTCATTATTTTTAAGTACGACACAAAGTGCATCATTGCTAAGTTTAATAGTTGAACCAATTGGATATAGTATGACACAATTGATAAATACTTTGAGTATATCTAAATCAAATTTATTTGACATACCCATTAGTATTTCTAGTGCATCTGCTGGATTCTTAGCCTCTTTGTAAGGTCTCTCTGTTACAAGTGCATCATAAACATCTGCTATTGTGAGTATCTTAGCCATCTTACAAATCATATCATCCTTTATACCTAATGGGTATCCCAGTACCATCAATGTTCTCATGGTGTTCTAACACTGCTTTCTTAACTTCTTTTGGTATATCATCTATATTCTCTATCATTCTATAACTATATACAGGATGCTGTTTCATTATAACCCATTCGTCATCATCAAGTTTTGATGGCTTATTAAGTATCTCATTTGGAATTTTACTTTTACCTAAATCATGTAATACGCCTGCTAATGCTATGTCTTGAATAAATTTATTTGTTTCTCCTAATTTTCTGGCTATAATCATAGCCATAGCCCCAACGTCAACGCTATGTTTAAATGTATATTCATCACTTACTTTTAATGCATCTACTGATATTGCTACAGATTTACTAGAGTCTAAGCTATGCATAATTGTATCTGCTACAGACATTGCTGAATTTGATATTGTCTCTGGGCTATCTCCACTGTACATTAACTCTACACTCTCAAGTGTTCTTTGTTTTATAGAGTCTGACAGCTTAAATATTTTGTCTTGTTCTTCTGTATCATCATATTCAATAACTACATCCTCGTTTACCTCAATGTCTATTCTGACTTTTCCCATGTAGTTTTGTAATGACCTAAGTACTTTATCGTTTACTTCTGTACCCTTACGAATCAATAATGCTCCACCTGAAGTAAATATATCTTCACTAATGTAACTTCCTATTGGTATATCTGCTGTATAGCATTCAATGTTCTTTTTCAATGGTGTCACCTATTCATTATAGTATATTACTTTATATCTATAATGCCTGTATTCCGTAATATTATGTAATCTCACTAACCAACAGTGATTTTAATAAATGAACACTATACATCAAGATTAAACTTATCTATGAACTCTTGTTCTGTCAAGATTGGAATGCCATATTCCTGTGCTGCTTTGTTCTTACGACTTCCAGAAGTTGTATCATTTGTAATAAGATAGTTTGTACTTCTTGATACACTGCCCGTTAATTTTCCACCTTTACTTTCTACTAAATCCTTAATAGCACGTCTATTAGGGAAAATGTATACATCACCAGTTACACAAATTGTTACACCACTCATAGATGTATCAGAGCTTATTTCTTCATGTATAATATTCAATTCTTTAACTAATCTTATGAATTGGTCTAAATTTGCTTCGTCATTAAAATATCCAACGAAGCTATCTGCTATTACATCTCCTATACCCTCGATGTTAATTAGGTCATCATAAGTAGCTGCAACAGTGTCTGCTAAATCATAATTAAAATGCTTACATATTAGTTTAGCTGTAGCCAATCCAATATTTGGAATAGCTAAAGAATAAATTAAATTTGCTAATTTTACATTACGAGCATTATTAATTGCTGTAACCATATTTATATATGATTTCTGACCAAAACCACTCATGTTGATAATCTCACTCTGATGCTGGTCTAAATGGAATATAGAAGGTAAATCAGTTATTATACCTGCTTCACTTAATGTTTCAAGTGTTGAACCACTAATACCATCTATGTTCATTGCATCTCTACTTACGAAATGCTTAAATAATCTATTTCCCTTAGCCTCACAATCAGCGTTCATACACCATAAAGTATATACTCCGCTCTTAGGGTCCTCATGAATCTCTGTAGGACAACCACAACAAGGACAAATGCCAGGAATTTCACAAGTACCTGACCTTGTTAAATTTTCACTGACTTGAGGAATAATCATATTAGCTTTATAAACCTCAATTTCATCACCAATACCAAATTCCATGTCAAGGAAGATTGATACATTATGAGAGCTTGCTCTTGATACTGTACTTCCTTCAATATCAGTCGGTACAAACTCAATTACTGGTGTTATTACACCACTTTTTCCTACTGACCATTCAACACCAGTTACTGTTGTTACTGCTGTTTCATCTTGCCACTTAAATGCTTTGCTATGTCTAGGTGCTTTTGCTGTTCTTCCTAGACTCTTTCCATATGCCTTATCTCTATAAGTTAATACGAGACCATCACTAGGTCTACCCATTTCCTTATTGATAATCTTAGCTTCAAATCTGTCAATTGCTTCTAATAAGTTGCTAGGATTAACTACTTCATATTCTACTACATCAAATCCAAGCATCTTCATAGCTTCTAACTGCTTATCTACTTCATTTACTAAGTTACCATCATATGACTCTATATTAAAGCAAGTCCAATTTACATGTCTTTCAGCTGTTATACTACTATCAAGCTGTCTAACTGAACCACTACATAAGTTACGAGGATTCTTATAGGGTTCCTCCCCTACTGGCAATGAGTTATTAATTGCTTCAAAGTCTGCATAACTAATAGTTGCTTCACCACGAAGTACCAAATGTCCATTATATGCAATTTTTCTAGGTAAATTCTCGAATGTTTTTGCATTAGCTGTTACTACTTCTCCGACCTCTCCATTACCACGTGTAACTGCTTCAGTTAAAACACCGTTATCATATGTTAATACTACTGTTAAACCATCTAACTTCCATGATAATACACCTTCTCTACCATTGAGAAATGCTATTAATTCGTCACGCTCTTTTGTTTTCTCTAACGATAACATAGGTGTTTGATGTTTCTTTTTAGGTAAATCACTTACTACCTCATATCCTACATTTACTGTTGGACTATTATTTAATACAGTTCCTGTTTCTTCTTCCAATGCTTTGAGTTCATCATAAAGCTTATCATATTCATAATTACTCATGATTTCTTCATCTTCCTGCTCATAAGCATATCTAGCCTTGTTTAATATATTTACAAGTTCATGTATTCTATCAATCTTAGCATCGCCTGAACTCTGATATTTTACACTAGCTACACTTTTTATTTGTTTTACATCAACTTTTTTAGGTTCTGTTTTAGTTGTTTCAGTGTTTCTTTCTTCTTTTTTAATAACAACTAATTTATCATTTTCGTCCACTCTTAAGTTTAAAATGTTGATTTTATTAGTCTTTATTGCTCCTATGATAGCTTCAATATTGACTTCCATTTCCTTGCCAGTCTCATCCTTAAGCTTGTAACCAATAACATTTCCATTTGCATCATTTACATACCCAATTGCTACAGCCTTTAACATATGTTTCTCTCCTTTAAATTAAATTATTCTCTAGATACCTCAAAGTTATCTTCAAAATATTTACAGCTAACAAATACTTTACTAATACCAGGTAACAATTCTATATCAGTTTCTGTTGATTTTGCTCCGACTACTACATCAAACTTATGCTGATTGTTTAAAATCATAACGTTTATATCTACCTCATTAGAGTTCTTTATGATTAATTTTTCATTTTCATATTTTACTTTTATGTGATTATCTTTATAAACTGTTGTGTCTGTTGCTTTAAGTCCAGCTGCTAGTATTACCATTATTATTGCTACAGTAAGTATAAACCATATATTTAAACTGAAATCTCCAACAACAAATTTAGGTGTTTTTACTTTTCTACTCATTGGTTTCCTCTATTCTTATACTGCTTAATATACTAAAATCAGTCTCATCAAAATATTTATTCCAGTAGTACTCACTAAATATAGCTGAAAATAAATCAATATTACCTAGTTGTTCATCAACAAAAGCCTCAGATGCTATAAATTGCAATCTGTCTATTAATTTATTATCATAAGTATCACTATATTTCTCTAGTATTTTATCAATTTTATCTGATATTTCAATAAAATCAAGCATGTCGGGTTCTTCTATACTTTCATATAATAATTTACCATATGCAACTACTTGTTCCATAAATTCTATATGTAATGCATCATTACTATTACTGTATGCTAATTTTATTGAACCATTGTAATCTATTACATCTAAATAATCTGGTAATTCATCTAATAGTCTGTTTAAATTTACTGATTGTTTGACCCAATCTAAATCTATATATGCTATACATATCATTGTTTCTGATGAACTCATCATTTTATAAATATTTACTATTGTTTCAGGTATATCTACTATTATATATGCTTTTTTGCTATTAAGATTCATGTCGTTTACAAATCTATATTCTAGCTTTCCATTGTTCCTACAAATTGCTTTGTATTCTGAACCTTCAATATATTGGTATATATAATCCAAATAGACTGCATTTATTTCATCAATCTCGTTATATATTCTATTTCCTTTTTTATATAAATTATTATAATTTGTATTTATAAAAAATAGCATTGCTATACTCCTAAAGAATAGAGATACACTCTGCGATAAATAGTGTATCTCTATTCAATACTATTCCTTACTAGAAGCTATTTCCAAATAAATCAGTGTCATCATCAAAACCAAACCCTAATGTCTTTGGAGTAAAGTGTTTACATTCTATTCTAACTAATGTCAAATTAGAATCCTTTGTAATTTCAAGTTCTTTCTTGTATATACTTAATTGTTTCTTTAGTTCATCCTTATGTTTACAGACCTTTTTGTGATCGCACTGCTTACATGCTAATATTGTTACATTACTCTTTTTCTTAGCCATGCTAATTCTCCTTATTATACGTATTTCTTCAAATCATCAATCTTATCACACTTTTCCCAAGGTAAATCAATATCAGTTCTACCAAAGTGCCCATAAGCTGCTGTCTGCTTATATATTGGTCTTCGTAAGTCTAACATTTTAATAATACCTGCTGGTCTAAGGTCAAACTCTGTTCTTACAATCTCTGTAAGTTTTTCATCACTTAACTCGCCTGTACCAAATGTATCTACCATGATTGAAGTAGGTGTTGCAACGCCAATAGCATAACTTAACTGAATTTCACATCTTTTAGCTAAGCCAGCTGCTACAATGTTCTTTGCTACATATCTAGCTGCATAAGCCGCACTTCTATCTACCTTTGTGCAATCTTTTCCAGAGAATGCTCCACCACCATGTCTTGCCATTCCACCATAAGTATCAACGATAATTTTTCTGCCAGTTAAACCTGCATCTCCATGTGGTCCACCAATTACGAAACGTCCAGTTGGATTTATATAGATTTTTGTATTTTCATCTATCATATCCTTATCAACTACTGCATTTATTACATATTCCCTAATGTCATGGTGTAAATCTTTCTGTGTTACATCCTCATTATGCTGTGTTGATACTACAATAGCCTCAATTCTCTTTGGTTTTCCATCCTCGTTATATTCAACTGATACCTGACTTTTACCATCTGGTCTAAGGTAACTTAGTCTACCACTCTTACGTACTTCTGCTAATTTCTTAGTCAACTTATGTGCAAGTACTATTGGATATGGCATAAGTTCTTTTGTTTCATCTGTTGCATATCCGAACATCATACCTTGGTCTCCTGCACCAGTGTTAAGTAATGCTTCTTTATCTTCTCTTGTTTCAAGTGCTTTGTCTACTCCCATTGCAATATCAGCTGACTGCTGGTCTAATGCCACCATAACTGCACATGAATTGCCATCTAAACCTTTGTCTCCGCTGTTATACCCAATATCTAATACTGTTTTTCTTACAATACTTGGTATATCAAGTTTAGCCTGTGTTGTAATCTCTCCAGTTACAAGCACAAATCCTGTACAACTTACTGTCTCACATGCTACTCTACTGTATATATCCTGTTCTATACATGCATCAAGAATTGCATCTGATATTGCATCACATACCTTGTCAGGATGTCCTTCTGTTACTGACTCAGAAGTAAATAATCTTTTCTCCATGATATCCTCCTAATTACATAGTCATTATTTATATTATAAAATATATTTAAAATATATACATGACTAATTTTAATGTTCATATATTAATTCATTATGCTATTTTTTGTTGATTTATCATTTCAATTATGTCATTATACTCTGTATCAATAAGTTTATCTACTTTATCATCAATGCATGTTACAGATACTATTTTGTTATCATCAACATATATTGTACCTAGGTTTTCTAATTTGTCATTATAAATATTATTAATACTAATTATTCCATTATCTAAATATTCTACCATTGTTGATTCTAAATCTTTCCAGAATACCTTATTGTTTTTATATGCATATCTAACTAATTCTTCAAATATTCTATGTTTATTAACAGAGCATCTTTTAGATATAGTATCAATCATATTTCTAATTGCCATAAATGAAGTTTTTCTGTTCATACAGTATTCACTGTAATACCCCTCTGTTATATTGATAATTGGTTTGTTACCTTCTTTTAATTCATAGTCTAAATATACATCATCATTTATTAATCTAACATGTCTACTTAATATTATATATTCATCTCCTGATAGTAATTTAATTTTTAATGCCCTATTTTTGTTTTTGCAGCTGTCTTTAAGTATTACTCCAAGTCTTGAGCTACTCATATATGTTATCCTCCGAGTTTTTAATGTTTAATTGTATAAAAAATAATACACAACTTATAAAAGCTGTGTATTTAAAATTGCATATTGTTACTGCAACAGTTCCTTAATTCGGTTAAACATTTCCTCGTATGTATATAAGTACTCCTCGTTGTTGTCATATATTAATTTATATACGTAGTATCCATTAGTGTTTGTAACTGCTGAACACTTAAGTATTTCATATATCAAATCTAAGTCAAGGTCAGTTATTTTACCGTCTGTGCTTTTTATTAACTTTATTAGCTCTCTTTCTGATGTGTAATACTTACCAGTTCTTAATGCACTTAGTACTTGTTCTTTCATGTAACTAAGTAATTCATCTACTTTTGCATAATAATCATTAGATGCTTCCATCTGTATATTTCCAGGTGTTCTTGATGGACACTTTGTTAACATTTCAGTTGATAAATAGCCCTCACCTGACCATCTAGATGTATAGAACTCTGTCAGATTGTATCTTCTATCTGGTTTTCTCTTTGTATTTTCTGCCAAAGTAGTATCAAAATCGTTCTTAAATGCTGATATATAATCATCTAATGATACATCTGATAAAGGTCTTTTTTCCATAAGTGATTCTATATGGCTTTCATCTTCTGCTAGTACCTCTTTCCTATTCTTACTAATGTCAAATTCCATTACATTAATGCTTTCACATCCTACATATCCTGATTTACTTTTGCCATACTCTGTTTGTGTTCTTAACTTATGCAATACATCTTTTCTCATTGTCCAAGATGTTTCATTGTTATAATCATATTTAATTGGCTGATAAAAATTACCTAAGTAAAAATCATTTTTACTAAGTGTAACATAATTATGTCCTAACTGCCACTTTGATGTTTTCTTTGTATTCATACTCTTTCTAAGCTTGTTATCTTTAATTGCATCTTTGTACTGAGTCATTTTAGGATGTAATGCACCAACGTTACCATTCTTTCTTGCAAAACAAACTTTCTTATCACAAACTCCATTCGTAAATGTTGACTGCAACATTAACTCAAGTAACAGTTCTGAATTAATTCCTACAACACACTTTATATCATCCTTTGTAATTAAACAATTCCAAAATGATAACTTTCCACCTTGTGAACTTCCACCTGCACTTTCAAGAAGTTGTAAAGTAAAATCTTTGTTGTCTGTTTCAACTACTTTTGCATCTTCATAATGCCAAAGTAATATACCTTTATCATCTTTCAGAATGTTTCCATCTTTATCTTGCTCGTATACTGCTCTTCTACCCCAGTCTAATGCGCTTTCTAACTGCTTTTTATTTTTAGGGTCCACTATGTAACCTTGTCTGCATCCGTATCTAGTGTTTTCTGCTGCTGCAATTACAACTATTATATTGTCTAAAAGTTTCCATCCATTATATTCACTACTCATATTAGTCCTCCATATACTTATGAAACATCTCTGGACTATGTAGTTTATAAAACTCTTTTACTTCGTTCTGCCATTTTTCATAAACTTCTTTATCTTCTTCAGGTACTTTCCAAGCATCACTTAAGTAACAATCATTAGAGCTACATAGTACACAACTATAATTTACGATTGGTCTACCATCTTCATAGTATCCCAAGATATCAGAACATTCGTTACCAAATCTATTTTTAGTGTGTCCCTCTTTCTTCCACTTGTCAATTAAAGGATTTCTTGGCATATCCTCTAATGGTGTTCCGTCATCCATTATAATCTGTAATGGTAATTTGATTTCATCTTCATTGATTACTGATTCTTTGCTCATTGTTTAATCTCCTATTTAATTTTATATTGAATATATAAAATTGACTATCTTAATATCTAATACATTACTTAATGCTTTATCCTTTTCGTTTATTAGTTTTCTTGCTAGTGTTGAACTGATATTCTCAATTCCCTCTGGTTGTTTTACTATTACAAAATGGTCTCTATATAAAGATAATGTTTCATCATTTTCTATTATTTGTTGTGCATTATCCCCATCTCGTGTAATAACAATAAAGTTAAATTTACTAAACAATTTCTCCTTGTGTCTCCACCTACACATCCATGCTAAATTGTCAGTACCAACTATGGAATATATTTCACTGTCATTATATTTTTCTGCTATATGTTTTAATGTGTTATATGTATGTCCTCTTCCATCATCCCCATATTCACAATCATCTATTTCAATGTTGTAATTACTATCTTCTATAAGTAACTCCAACATTTTGTGTCTCTGTTCTTCTGTATAAACTTGGTTGTTTTCTGTCTTTTTTGACATTTTTCGTGATACATAATTTTCTGATGATGGTATAAATATACCCTTATCTGCTTCTATTGCTTTTATAGCCTCTTCCATTATTCTTTTATGTGCAACAGTAGGAGGGTTAAATGACCCTCCTACCACTACTATCTTATTTTCTTTGCTCATTTATTATTTCTCCTGTACAACACACTTAATTTCAACGACTTCTAAATCTTCTTTGTTGTGTTTCTTTCTATCTCTCTGTGTTACATAAATTGGATTGTATCCATTAATTGCTGACTGTGCTCTCTTTTCTGATTCCCAATACTTATGTCTCGGATTTGTAATGTCTGATACCAATTTTCCTGTGCTTTTATTTTTTACTCCAAACAACATGAAATTTTCTGCATTGCTGTCTATCATTCTGCTTAAGATTTCTTCTCTTAATATTCTTCCTGACCTACCACCAAACCTTTCAAACCAAAATGCCCATACTTCAGTGCCTATTGCAATATCATCAAGTGACTCACTGTTTAAATCATGTGCACTCTCATAAATCATAACCTGTTACCTCGTACTTTCTTCTAATGTCTATCATCCAATTTTAATTAGTTTACATATCTGTAACCACTTACAACCTTTGTTTCAACAACTCTTATTTCTATGTTTTGTACATTTATTCTGTTACTATTAATCAAAGTTTGAATTGCATCATTTAAAAATTTATCACTATGATAGATTTTTGCATCTCTTAGCTGATTTTTAAATGTATTCATACCACAGTAATAACAATTAGTTGCTGTATTAAATATTACTTTGCCATTGTCACTGTTTATAAACTCTTGTTTCTTACTCATTCATATATTCCTCTGCTCTTAATATCATTCCCATATCTAAAAAGTATCCATATAGAAAATCTTTCTGTTTCTTTGTTAATTCTCTTGAGTTTGTAACTCTATATCCAACGCCACTAGGGTCATGTATGAGTACATATCTTTTAACCCTAATTAGAAAATCTCTGAAGTTTATACCCATTGCATTGTTAGGTTGTTCATCTAACCAAATATTGTACTCTTCTCCCCAGTTTTTGCTGTTAATAATCTTTTCTGCTGACTCTTCATGTGTTCCCCAAGGTGATTCCGTAAACTCTCCTGTAGGTGATACCCAACCATAATCATGATTAATTACTTCTTTTTCTTCAGTATCATTGCTTTCTGGTTTAGGTAATCCATTTTTCATGAAGTCATTTATACATTCATGTAGTGCATCATTGTTAAATCTATCTGTACCAATCATATCATATATGTCATTTACATTTAGTATTTTGCTCGGGTTATCTTTATCCCTAAAGACTATAATACCTCTGCAACTGTCATATGAATATACAATAGGTAAGCATTTCATAAGATAATAAATACTATATCTCATAGTATCATTCAAATCCATATCTGTTACAAAGTTTGTTCTTGCTTTGTATCCAAGATAATAAAAATAGTATAGAAAACCTTTCTCAAAGTTTTCACAACGTGCATCAATGCCTATATATGCTTTCTTTAATGAACATTTATCTTTTTCATCATGAAATTTACAATATTTATTCTTACATTTAATCATTTATTTCACTTCCTCAAATTTTTCTCCAATGTATTTATCTGTAATCTTAGTATAATCATCAGAAAACAAATGGTAACAATCATCACCTATTACTATGCTCCTAATAATTCTGTTATGGTCTAAGGTTAATGTTCCTATTGTTCTTCCAGTAATTCTAATTGGATACTGAATTTTTTCATCATCACTTGTATCCCATATATGGTCTAGTACATAAACTCTTACGAACTCTGACTTGTACACTAAGTTTTCTGTTAATTCCTTTGTAAATTCACAAATGAGTTCATCTTTTAGATGAATATGTCTTTCTACCTTCATTTTGTTATTCTCCTAAATAGACTGAAGTAATTCATTTATCATTGATTGACCTTTAATTGTAATTTCTGGGTCCTTCTCAACCTTCTTATGTTTATGTGTTTTAATTTCATATGTTGTTTTTGTATATCCCTTGTTTACTGTACAACCATTTACATGTATATCTTTCTTACCTGTACGTGGATTATATCTCATATGCTCTGCTCTTGAATGTTCTCTAGGGCTTGCATGTGTTCCTGGTATGTAATCTTCATCATGATTAATGATTCTCACCACTTTTTCATTGTTATTTATTGTGTCTGTATAAATAACAACAGGAGTATCACTCATAGGTAATGGCAATGCCCCATATTCTACTTTTGCTCCCTCATTTATAACTCTTGTATTCTGTTGTCTGTTTTCATATGAATAAACTACTGTAGCTACTGCATTTAATAAGTCTAATGGTGATAGTACTCCACTATTAAATGCTTTACACTTTTTACAATCTTGTACTGTACAATCTACTCTCTTAGACCCATCACTATATTCAGGTGCTAGTGATGCTTTATGATATGGACATTCTCTATTAGAACATACAATACCAAAATCCTCTGTTTCTGATATTACTTTACCTTCTTTGTCAAAAGCATTAAGCATTACTGTGTAATTATATGTAGCCATTGGTTCAAATGTATCTCCAAAGCCTACTGATAATTGAATTTCAGAATTGCCTTGTCTTATTGATGCTTCTCTTGTAGGAATTAATGCTGAATATAGCATATCCCCAACTCTTAATGATATTTGCTTTGCTTCGAATTCATAATTTTTATTGAATAATACATATTTATATGGGTCACTATCCTTTGATATAAAGTTATCATACATATATTTTATAGCTTCTTCTGATACTGTATACACCTCTGCACCAAGCAGAGCATACATTCTTATAGTTGCCCAAACTTCCTGTGTATTGTGCTCTGACTGTAACCACTGATATGCCCTCTTGTTTGTTCTCATTGCTTTTGTGTTAGCAAATCTTAATACAGCTGTAGTTGTATTATATAATGAATGAACATAATTCTCCATAGCATCACTATCATCATTACTAGGTACTGATGTAGAGTCTATTTTGTTAATTATATTCATTAATGACATTTTACCACTTAACTTAAGTGTTTGGTCATATCCAGCAACTGATAATTTTATTCTTCTCTTACGTGCTTCAATTAATTCCTGTGTTGTCATTATTTACCTCCATGTTTAACTTTTATGCTTACATTATTAGCAGTGTATGTTTTAGTTATTTTATTATGATAATCTCTTATAACCAACTGTGTATTATTTAATACTATATCTGATAATACTACAATCTTTCTGTATGTTGAATCATGCCATGTCCAAATAGGCTCTTTACTTATTCTTTCCTTATTTTCTTTAAGTCTATCTGCTATTTCATATTCTGTATCTTCTATTAATAATTTTATTATATCATCTATTTCATTCATTATCAATACCTTAAATCTTTATTGAAAAATTCTATTTTTATACTATAATATATCAAAAAGCAATAAAAAATGCATCTACAAAATATAGATGCATAAATACTAATTCATTTTGTTTATATTCAAAATAGTAACCTTGTCAGCATGTGATAATTGTTGTTTTATCTGATTTGTAAAACGTGTTATCAAATCGTCTAATTGTGATGCAGTAGAAGTTGCAGTGTCTGTTGTATCAACCATAATGCAGTTATCATACACATGTCTTTCTTCGTATGTAGCTTTATTTATATAAACAAATGATACAAAATAATTATGCACTGTTATATCCTCCAATCAAAAGTTTCATAACTATAATTAAAATTTCAAAATTTTTTAATATAATGTATAACCTACTGTGACTATCTAAATTGTCAATACATATTTGAAAATCTTAATCAAAGTCACGAAACACACCTCTTTAATATCATTTATATTTTTGTAAGTTAACAACATTTTATTACATAAGTTATAAATTAACTATTTTATACTTTTATTATAATAAAATGTTGTTAATATATGTTATCCTTATTAGGACTTTTGCATATTCATTAACTCGACTAATATCTTACAATATCCAAGTACCTCAGAATACATCTGTTCTGGAAAATGAAATCTATCTTCTTGTCTCTTTTCTACAAAGTCTATTAAGTCAGTTCCATATTGATAACTTCTAGCACAGAAGTCTACTGCCATTTCTTGTCTTGAGTTTCTACTCATTTCACATATATCTTCATAATGTTCAGGATGATGCTCATTATTTTTCCAGTGTAATTCAATTGCATCTTGTCTGTACATAGATAGACTCTTGTCAGCACTTCTTAATGACTGTTTATCATTAATAATTCTTGTGAGTGCTCTAAACTCATCTTTGTTTAATATTTTTGAATTATCATGTACCTTTACTTTTTGTCTAAGAATTTCAGCGTCTTTTTCTTGCCCATTAGCTTCAAGATAATCTGCAAATTTATTACCAATTTCAAGTACATATCCCTTATGAATGAATGTATCCTGAAACATCTTCTCAACGTCAGTCATATATTCATCACTGCCTGTTAGAAGCTTCCAACTGTCTTTTGCATGTGATTTCAATGTATAACTCTTATCAAGGATTAAGCTTTTGTACATGAATGATATTGAAATAATATTATCTGTATCTCCTTCATTTTTCTCTGCATTTAGTACTATTTTGACAGGTAAAATATCCAATGAATCCTTTGTATTTGTTAATATTAACCTACTATTCTCAAAAGGTAAATAGTCATTTATATATAATCCTGCATTACAATCATTTACTTCTGTTCCAAACAGGTATCTTAATATGTCATCGTTTACAAGTATCTTAATATGTCATCGTTTACAAGTATCTTGTAAATTTTATCTGACTTTCTGTCCTGAACTGACTCACAAATGTAACCTAGTGCAGTTATTTCTGCTATCTGAAACTGAAATGGATACTTTTCTTCTTTAATGCCTTCTACTTCAGCTATAATCTTTCTCCATGCATTTCTAATTTCAAATTTCATGCCTACATAAAACTCTGTCATAGTTACTTTTATCATATTTATGTTAACCTTTCTATTCTGTATAAGTCTTATACCACTTTTGGTATTGCTCATAATACTGTAGTTTAAGTATATCATTCACAGACCTTATGTTAGTTCTAAGTATAAACAAAATATCTGATAGTTCTGTCCATTTTTCTTTAGCCTCTTTTAAAATAGGTAAAAGTAGTACTTCTGTTTCAGCTGCATTTTTACCTATTGCATCAGACTCAAGTGCAAATGGCATATCAGATAAATTATTATATCTATCGAGTGCTTTAGTGATTAAAGCTTCTTTACTATCAAGTAGCTCATAAAAATATCTACGTTTTGTTTCAATTTTCGATTTGTCTGTATCAAATTTTGTTACTGTCATATGTTTTACAGCATGTTTAATAACATCATTGAATGGTAATGTCTCAACATCTATTCCACAATCTTCACATACATCATGTAACAGTATTGTTGACATTATGTTATCATCTCTAATTCCAAGAGCAGCTGCATAGCAAGCCATTGATAATGGATGTGCTATATAAGCTATTCCATTTTTTCTATACTGTCCTCTGTGTTTCTGTCTTGCATAATTGAGTGCCTTTAATGACTCCATCATACAGGCACCCTTAAGGAAAGCATTAAGATAAGTATACATCTTGTCTACATTTGGTGTGTAATTCAATACTCTTTCATCCATACTAATACCTCCTTGTTTAATTCTATTATTTACTAAGTTCTACAAATTCTATATCGCAATAGTCTGAAACTGATAAGTCCATAAGTAAATCTCTTACTTCTCTATCAGATGAAGTGATTTCCCATCTGTGTTCTTTTCCATTTAATTCAATGTCAGCATTTTTACAAATTAACTTAATAATCTTAATCAATGCTGCCTTATGCTCATATGTATAGTAATCATGAATGATTACATTAGCTTGAAACTTATCATCAAGTGTTCCTATATCTTCCTTAATACATTCCAATGTTAATTTAATGCACTCTTCAAAAGTTCTAAGTGATACTGAATCATAACTATTGTAGAATGTATCAAAAATCATAAGTTCATCTTCATCAAATGATGCGAATACCTTCATATGTTCTACGTTAGCTAAGAATTTATCACTGCTAAATTTATACTCCCTGTCTAATATTTTAACTACTACATCTAACATCTCGTTACTGTTATCTGCTGTAATATCTCCTGCCTGGATTGCTTTCACTGTTTCTTTAAATAGAACTGATAAGTCTACATATCTTTTACAATCTGATTCTTCACTCAAATCAAATGTACTTTCATGTTTACCAGTTGTATCAACTGTTACTATAGTAATATTTTTTCTTGTCATATAATGCTCCTCCGATTCCTCATAATGAAATAATAAATTAATTATTACATATTATATCAAATTGATACTATTAACTGCTCTATATAATCTATTTCATCTGATGTTAAATCATATCTACTGTATAGTTCCTCATCTGACCACTGTTTATTAAAATCTACAATAGGTATAAACTCAAATGTTTTGTATGTTGTGTTTTTCTGAAATCTATGAAAGAATAATAGTGCTCTAAAGAATTTTGTTTTTATGTATTCTTCACAATTTAATTGTTCTTCAGCTGTATCAAAAGGTCCTATATTCAGAAAAGTCTCTGTACATAACTCACCAGGCTTTGATAATATTCTATCTGCAGGTTTTGTTGACTGCATACTATATGCATATCCAAAGAATATATTGTACTTATTTATATATTCTTTATGCTTTAGTATACTTTCTGGATGTATGTACCCACTTACTCTGATTGCCCCTTTTCCACCCAGTACACCATAAACTTTGTTATATCCGTCTTTATAATCTTGCTGTAAGTCAGCTGACTTATATAGTTCTGGTCTATTAAATAAATCAGTTGCAAATCCATAACAATTTCTTTCTGATACTATTGAATCAAAAGTTAATTCACCAAATTTTCTTGCTTTTCTTATGATATTTAGTTGTCTTATATCTCTTATTACAAATCCAAAATCTTCATAATTAAGCTTTCTATATTCAGTAAAATGTTTATTATTCTTATCAATGAATGTATAATTTACATTTCCACTGTAATTATTATCTATTAAGAAGTAGCTTATTCCACCATCAAGCCAAATTGTTGGAAATACTGCTCCAGAAGTCTGATAGTCTATGATATACTTGAACTTATTGCTGTTTATCATATTATATCTAAATTGTTCAAGGTTCTTACCTCCTTGCATCCATCTTGAAGGTACAATGAATGATATAATATTTCCAATGCTTAATCCTAATTCAATGAAGTTTTGATATATTGGCTGCATACTTGTTGAAGTTCCATCAGACTCTTTTTGATATGGAGGATTTCCTATAATGATATCAAATTTCATACCTTAGTTCCTACTCTTCTTTAAAATTCCTCATCTTCATCTAGTTTATCACTATATTTAAAGTTCAATGTTTGAATATTCATATAGTTTGTGTATTTACAATTATTCTCAAGTCTATCCTCTTTTGAGTCATGTTCTATATCTTCAAGAGTGTGCCCTATACAAGTAACATCTGTTCCTCTCCATTTATATTCAACGAATATCATAGGTTCAGTTGTTTCTTGTAAACCTAACCATTTGTTACCTGTTAAACAATTCCCATGCTGTATGTTTCTATCAAGAATGAATTTTATAACTTTCTCAAGTTCTTGTGTTAATTCAATTGCTTTAAAATGCCAAGGTTGTGTTTCTCTTGATGGAAGGTCTAATACATTTACATTTCCTGTTTTTATTAGTTCCATCATACGTGACTTAGACTCTTCTACATTGTCTCCCTGTATATCTACTCCGTATATAGATGAAACTGCGTGTACTAACCATAAATCCTGCTCGTCTAATGGTAATTTTTGTACTGCATTTAACTTTCTATCTAAGATACGCATTAAGAAATTTCCATTACCACAAGATGGCTCAAGATATGTTTTATCTATATACTCTTTGATACTTTCAGGTGTCATTAGGTCTAATATATTACCCTTTGTATCTACTCCTTTAATTTCTTTGTCTGTTAAATCTAACATATCGTTTACAATACTATCAGGTGTAAACACCTCTCCATGTTCTTGTACTCTTTCTTTAGATTTAATTGATATAGCACTATCCATTAGTGTTACCTCCTTAATTATCCTATATAGAATGTTACTTGCATCTCATCTTTTAGTATGTTATCTTCATTTGATTTTAGGTTTAATATATTTTCTACATCTTCAGTACTGCATCTAAAGTCGTACTCATTCATACTACAGCTGTTCATAAATGCTACTGATGAATACTTATCTACTTGTTTGATTTCTTTAATCTGTAATACTTTTAAGTCAGCTGCTTTTGCTATAACTTCAGCTTTCCTTTTTGCTTTTTTAATAAGATTACTAACTAATATATCCTTGTAATCTTCTACATTTTCAGCTGTATATGTTACATCAACTGACTCTATATCAAAATTATCTAATAACTTACAATACAATTTTGCTATACTTGTATTATCACTAGATGTCTTTAATACTATTTTCTGTGAGAAACTATATCCTAATAATGTTCTAACATGTTTAGTTTGTGTTTCCTTGACATTATCTTCAGATTTTGCTATATGTTCCTTAGAGACATTACTATATTGATACTCTGGTCTAATGCTTTTTGAACCAAGTTTTACTTCGTTTTTAACATTGAATCCCATAAAATCTAGTAGGTTAGTAATACCATTCACTATGCCTACACCATTTTTACTTGCTGATTCATAACTTTCATAAATTTTCCCGCTATTACCTGCTTGTATTGTTACAATTACTGTATCTGGCTTTACTTTTACTTCATCTTGTACATTAACTTCTAATATGGTTGCCTCTGTATTAATCATTTATGTTTCCTCCTTAAAAATCAAGTGCTTCACTTTCATTAAAATACTTATCTGTTAACCATCCATTCTTTACGTAATATAATCTTTCTATACTTGTTTCATCATCAGTTTGACCTGCACCTATGCTTTTATTTAATGTCCATTCATCTAACTGAATAAACTCTTTTACATGCTTGCCTATCATACTATATTCACTGATTAACACTAAGTTATCTTTAGCCATCTCTATCAACCAGTTGTCATATGCTTCAAAATCAAATGATTCAACCATTGTATACTGTTTTACATTTCTATATGGTGCATCACAATATATAATTGCATGGTATGGTTTTCCAATCTCATTGTATCTTCTATTCTGAAAATCTATTCCCAATAAGCTTTCTCTTTCAGCACACAAGCTATTATATACTTGAAGCTGTGGATTCACCATTTTACCTGTTACACTATCTGGATATTCCCCTGCATACCCCTCAAAACATCTTCCGCGAAAGCTACATGCTACACTGCACCACCCAGTTAACCATTCTGGGTATAACTTGTTTTCATGCCTATCATCTTTAATCTTGTACCATTCTTCTCTTGTTATGTACTTAAAATCCCACATACCTTGTTGCACTTGTTTCATAAGTGCAACCATATGCTTATTTATATCACTTAAATGTCTGTTAGGTATTCTAACCATTTCTCCTACTGCACAACCACCCATGAATGGCTCATAATACTCTGTTATATTTTCATTAAAAGCTATATCATTGATGTATTGTGATATAAATGGTGCTATTCTACCTTTTCCACCCATGTATTTCATAATTATTTATATGCTCCTAATAATTAACCTAATGCTTTTTTAACTGATTCTAATACTCTATCTGCTTGAAATGGTTTAACTATAAAGTCTTTTGCACCTGATTGAATTGCTTCAATAATCATTGCCTGCTGACCCATTGCAGAGCACATAATACATTTAGCAGTTGGGTCAAATGCTTTAATATCTTTTAGTGCTGATATACCATCTTTTTCAGGCATTGTAATGTCAAGTGTTGTTAGGTCTGGATGTAATTCCTTATATTTCTCAAGAGCCTCTCTTCCATTTGCTGCTTCACCACAAACTTCAAAACCGTTCTTGGTTAGAATATCCTTGAGCATCATTCTCATAAATGCTGCATCATCAACAATAAGTATCTTTGCCATTTTAGTACGTCCTCCTTATAAATACAAAAAATTTACAAATTCAAATTTCTACCCATATATAAATTATGGATAGAATACATGTTCACAAAGCAATGTACTCTATCCAATCTTTTATAAATCATTATATATTTCTACTGCTCTATTTAATAAAACCTCAGACTCATTATTTATCTTTTCATCAATAACTTCTTCCAATAATGTGTTTAATATAATTCCTATATGTTTACCTGGTTTAACTCCAAGTTTAGTCATTATATCTTTTCCACCTATTGCCAAGTCTTTTAATGAAAAGCATGATTGTTCATCTAGTATCTGCTGTATTCTTGCCTCTATTCCACTGATATCTATTATATAGTGACAATTTTTATTAGGATAAATATGGTCATTCATATCAGCTTGCTTAAGAATAAACCAATCATACATGAAGTCTACTCCATGTTTATTGAGTGCCCTCTTGACACTAGCTTTAGTGCTTGCTACCTCCATGTCATGATACTGAATCAACTCAAGTGTTCTTTCTAACTGTTCAGTTGATATTCTAAAGTCATCTCTAAGAATACCCTGTGACATCTCATAACTAATTTGTGGATGCCCATAGAAGTGCCCCCAGCCTTCCATATCTTCTATGTATGCTTTTGGCTTTCCAATATCATGCAGTAAAGCTGCCATTTTAATCTCAAACTTTGTTGTGTTACAGTTATCTACAACATATAAAATGTGCTCATATACATCATGTTTATGATACTTGTTATTTTGATTAAAGTTAAAGCATGGAATTATTTCTGGTATAATCGTACCTATAATGTCTTTATATTCCATAAAATGCACTTTTACAGGTTTTCCGCTGGTTAACATTTTTCTAACTTCGTCTGTTATTCTCTCTTTTGAGATATTAACAAGTAACCCACGCTGTCTGTGCATTGATAAGGAAGTATATTCATCAATATTAAATTGATACTTAATTGCAAATCTAAGTGCTCTAAGTATTCTTAAACTGTCCTCATCAAATCTCTCACTTGCATTTCCTACTGCTCTAATGATTCCATTCTGTAAATCTAAATGACCATTAAAATCATCAATAAGTTCATCAGTTAATGGATTATATGCCATTGCATTAATTGTAAAGTCTCTTCTTTTTAAGTCCTCATGAATATCTGTAATAAACTCTACTTTATCAGGATGTCTACCATCTGAGTAGTCAGCTTCACTTCTATAAGTAGTGACCTCATAGTTTTCCCCATTGATTACAGCAGTGATTGTTCCATGCTTAATTCCAGAATCAAATGTATATATTTTATGTTCATTCATTACTCTTTTGGTTTCTTCAGGTGTTGCATTAGTACATATATCCCAATCATGAGGCTCTACTCCCATAAGCATATCACGTACACATCCACCTACTAAATATGCTTCATATCCACTATTGTTAAGTGTTTCAATAATTCTTATCGCATCAGAAGGTATTATTTCATTGTATTCTTTTTCCATTCTGAAACCTCCTTATATATTAGAAGTCGTATCCTTCTAGTGTGTCATCTTTATCCTCTACTATTTGTTCTTCACTTAATCTACTTTGTGCTATATTAAACCATTTATTGTCTTGTTCTATTCCAATAAATTTTCTACCTAAATTTAAACATGCTCTTCCAGTTGTTCCAGTGCCCATTGTAAAATCTAGCACAGTGTCGTTCGGATTTGTCCAAATGTTAACACATCTTTCTATAAGTTCAACTGGTTTTTGCGAAGGATGTTCTGTTTTCTCGCTACTCCATGGTACTATTGGTGAAATGTCATACCAAACATTAGTTAATGCTCTTGTTGTCTCGCCATTTTTACTTCCCATGCCTGCTGTCTTTTTCTCTATGTTTGAGTACATCTTGTGATATGTAGGATTCTCTCCTTTACAGTACCATAAAATATCTTCTCTTGTTGATACGAAGTTTTTAGTTGCACCTCTACCTTTTATTCTATCCCAAATAATCCAATTCATTGGTGTAAATAAATTATCCATGATGCTTTTTGTTTTACATACTTCACTCCAACCTTGGAATATTATGATATTACCATTATCTTTAAGAAGCTGATAACATAATTTGAGTGCTCTTTCAATATCAAAATTATTATCCCAATTAGCTATATCAATATTATAAGGCGGGTCACATATAACTGCATCTACTTGTATTTTTTGCCTAATGAGTTCTTCCATTATAAGAAAGCAATCCCCATTATGTATTGTAAATCTATCTTCATTCATATTGTTCACCTTAATATATTTCTTTGTTTACATTGTACTTAAATATTACATATGTATATGAACCATCTTTATAAATGTCTAATATCTCATAATTCAATGAATTATCTACTTTACTTATAAAGTTAAGTAAATTATCGCTATAGTAGCATCTATATGAGAAATATTCTCCATCATCTGATATAGTTAACTTATTATCTACCTCAAGTTCCAAATCAGTATATACTTTGTTTAGTTCAACCTCTACTTGCTCTGTCTCCTCAGTTTCCACTGTTTCTGTCTCTTCTTCATTTTCTTCTTCAACATAAGCTGCTTGCTGATTATAAGACATTATGTCTATTAGCATCCAATTTAGTGCTAACATTGCAATAGCTACTGTCAAAAATAGCCATAATGGTTTATTTTTATTGTTTCTATTGTTTTCTTCCATGTGTAACCCCTTAAAAATAAAAAGAGTGAGTACTACTACAAGCACTCACTCTAATTTTACAATGTTAATGTTTTTCAATAATCTTGTCAATTAAACCATACTCGAGTGCTTCATTTGCATCTTTCCAATTGTCTCTCTCCATATCTGCAAGACATTCATCAAATGAACGACCACAATTCTCTGCAATGATTCTTGTAAGTTTTTCTTTTGTTTTAATTATATGCTTACAAGCAATCTCCATTTCTGTAGCTTGTCCTTGTGTACCTCCTAATGGCTGATGAATCATTACCTCTGCATTAGGTAATGCAAATCTCTTTCCCTTTGCTCCACCTGCAAGTAGGAAAGCACCCATACTAGCTGCCATTCCAATACAAATTGTATTGACATCACATTTTATATACTGCATTGTATCATAGATTGCCATGCCTGCTGTAACACTTCCACCAGGGCTATTTATATATAAGAAAATATCCTTCTTAGGGTCCTCTGATTCAAGAAATAACATCTGTGATACTACTAAACTAGCAGTTGTGTCATTCACTTCATCTGTAAGCATGATAATTCTATCCTTGAGCAATCTACTATAAATATCATAGCTACGCTCTCCTCTGTTAGTTTGCTCAATTACGTAAGGTACTAATGCCATTTATTTATCCTCCATGTCTTTAGATTATTACTCCATTATATCTATGTGGTTCATTACATATGCTATATGTCCAACCATCACTTAACTTAACTCTATCCCCAGGATTTGCATGTCTAAGCTTTTCAATATCAGCGTCAGTTAATTTTCCATCAGGATAGCTTAATATCTCTCTGATTTCTCCCATATCTAACTGAAGCATATTATTACCAAGTACACCTGCTTTACCAAACATTCCGTAGCCTGTTGGCTGCTTATTTACTTCTGCAACTCTGGCTAATTCTTCTACCTTGTCGGTGTTAGCTTCGTCAGGTTCCATATACTTAAATCCACTGTACTTAACTAACAACTCAAAAAATCTTTCAATGTTGTTTCGTGTAATACACAGTGCTCCTATCTCATTTAAGTTTTCTCCATCATACAATGATGATGTCTTACTTATATACCACTCGGATGAAATTGAATCCCACCTGTAAAGAAATCTTCTGTAGCAGTCCTCCTCAAGTTTTTCAAGGACAATCTTTTCATGAGGTAATACTTTACCGTTTCGTCTAATATAATTTATCTGCTTTACCTTTAATGGTTTCTTATTCCCAATCAGATGCTTATACTGCTCTACTACTTCTTCTTTACTCATGACCATTTCACTCATTATGTAGCCTCCTTTAATTAGGCAGATTTCTTTGTTCTTTTATAGTGCTTCTTTACAAACAACTCTCCGTTTTTAGTTGTAAGTTCAATGCTTGAAATGTTTTCTTCAGATGGAATTTCAAACATTGCATCATTCATTGTTTTCTCAATGATTGTCTTAAGTCCACGAGCACCTGTCTCATTCTCGAATGCTTTATCAGCAATAAAATCAAGTGCATCTTCATTAACTTTAAGCTTAACATCATCAAGTTCAATCAAATCTCTATACTGCTTAATGATGCTATTCTTAGTGCTTGTAAGAATTTCTTTAAGGTCATTCTTTGTGAGCTTATTTAGCTTAACTGTAATAGGTAATCTACCCACGAGTTCAGGAATTAATCCCTGTTTTTCTAAAGACTTAGGTGTTACATCTACAATAGCTTCTGTTTCTTCTGCATCTTCTGATGTATTAAACCCAAGGTTCTTTTTCTTATCCTTACTCATTGTAAGTCCTTCAAAAGCACCACCACAGATAAACAGTATGTTTGATGTGTTAATTCTTACTCTATCACCCTGAGGATGTTTTCTTCCACCAGTAATAGCTACATCAACCTCTGCACCCTCAATTATTTTAAGAAGTGCCTGCTGAACACCTTCGCCTGATACATCACGTGTAATTGACATACCTTCACTCTTACGAGCTATTTTATCAATTTCATCAATGTAAATAATACCTCTTTCAGCTGCTTCAATATCCATATCAGCTGCCTGAAGTAGTCTAAGAAGCATGTTCTCAACATCATCACCAACGTAACCTGCTTCAGTTACAGTTGTTGCATCACAAATACAGAAAGGTACATTAACAATCTTAGCACATGTTCTTGCTAATTCTGTCTTACCAACACCTGTAGGTCCAACCATCAAAATATTTGATTTCTGAATATTTGTCTTGCCACTTACAATTCTTTTGTAATGGTTATAAATACCTACTGCAATTGTCTTTTTAGCTTCTTCCTGACCAATTACATAATCATCAAGAATATCCTTAATTTGAACAGGTGTTGGAATTTCAAAATGAGTTGACTTAATTGTTTTACCTTTGCCCTTTGCATCGATGATTGCTTCATCACCTATAAACTTTTGCATCTCTGATAAACAGTTTCCGCAGAAGCTTAACATTGCTCCGTTATCAAGTAATATGTCAAATGTTTTTGTATCTTTTCCACATGTACTGCACTTTCCCATTCTATGTTACCTCTCTTTCACTTCATATATAATTATCATATCATAAATTATTGAAAAAATCAAGTATTTTCAATAAATAAATTAAATTTATATTGAAAATTTATTACTAATGTTTATACTTTATTCTTCAATGTCTTGTGATACAAATTTGTAATCGAACATAATTCCCTTACTTGAGTTTACTCCCCACATACGAAGCTTCCAATCAAATCCTTCAAATAATACATCAAGTCTATGCTCTTTAGTATTTGGTATAAAGTGAACTTCTACCATATCATTAAATATTTCTTCTGGCACTACTCCAACTAACTTAGTGTCTATATAATTAATACATCTTTCTTCCATTTTTATTTGTGTATCTCTTTTTGTCTCACAGTATACTACTTTAAGCTGTTTTTCTTTCAGTGTTGACTTACATACAGTTTTTTTAAAGTAGCTACCCATAATCATATAGATTACATAAGCTATTGCATCATTTGAATTGTTAATCTTTACATCATACATGTTGTTTTCCTCCGTGTCTTTAAACTATACAAAATGACTTACTTGCATAATTATAGCTTGTTTGCCATAACTATACATGTAAGCCACATTGTATTATTTATAGTAGGGAGAGATGGAATTGAACCACCGACCACGTCCTTGTCCTGGAATTAAGAAAAGGTTGCTGTGTGTTTCACAAGTTACAGATTAATAACAAACATGAAACGCTCTTTACGTGCTCTACCAACTGAGCTATCTCCCTATAATCAGTAGATGTATAGTATCTACTGTTTTACTTAGTCAACCGAAGTTACTAAGTGACACCTTGAACGTTGTAAGTACTATACACAAAACGTTCGTATGTCGATCCACTGTCGTTATGATTTACAATGGCTGTTTGTTTCACAAGTTATAGATTGATAACTCACATGAAACATTCTGGTTTTCATTAGGTCTAACTGCATCATTGTTGATGACTAACTGCCTCCAGAATAGAGGAAGATGGAATCGAACCACCGACATCCTGATTGCCCTTGATAATCAATTGCTGTTCGTTTCCCAATACAGGAAACACTTCTTTTTTGTCAGGCGCTCTCCCAACTGAGCTATTCCCCTATATTTTAAAATTTAATTATACTACTAAAATGTATTATTTCACAGTGCTTCTTTAGATGAATATGCACATTCATAGTATAACTTTGTATACTTTTCTATACATTCTTTGTCAGATTGTATCAATGCTTGTAAAGTCTTTAATCTAATGTTTCTAAAAAATGCTGACTTCTTATGACTGAGTATGCTATACTTAAGTTTATGCTTATACAATATTTTATTGTAGTATCCTATCTCCTTGACATACTCTTTTATTTTGCAACGATTATCTAACCAATTCTGCATGTAAATTATTTTACCCATTTAGCATCTACCTTTTATTAAATGCAGGGGTTCATCTATTTCACTGAACCCCTGCATAAACCTTATGCTGAAATTCCGCTGTAACGTTCGCTGTTTACAACAGCCATCATCAACTCATAAGGAGTTGTACCGATGTTTTCCATTACCTGCTTAAATACATTAGGTGAAAATCCACTTACCATGGATACACCACGTGCACTCTTAGACGCATGGAATGTTGCGTTTTCTGCGTTTACGTTCCAGAATACAACCTGAGGCATCTCGTATCCAGCCTCATTGTATCTCTTCTTCATAACATCATAGAATGTCATGTTGTTGTCTCTATCTACACCATTTACGCAGTTAATCTGCATATCTGATACGATTACGATTGCCTGTGGCATATCCTCCTGTGTAACATTACCCTTAATGCAAGTGTTCAACAGTAAGTTGAAAGCTGCCTCAAGATTTGTGCTGCTGTAGTTTACAGGTGCTCTCATTGCAATGTTATAGTTATCCTTAAGTGTAGCTGCGTTCAACTCGATAAACATAGGTCTATCAGAGAAGTTCATCATCATATCCTTAAGGTCACCCTTATTTCTCTGTGCGAAGTACATTGCAAGACCGAATGCTACATCAATAGGCTCAAGCTTAGACTTGCATCTGTAAGAGCTTGTCATAGAACCTGAAGTATCACACATAATCATTGCATTACCCTTGCAAACATCAGGAAGTGACTTCCACATTGTTTCAAGGTCTCTTGTGTAGTTATGTCTTACTTCATAAATAATGTCGCAAGGTGTAACTGCACCCATGTTCATCTTCTCTTCACCGGACTCAACCTTCTTGTTGAACTCTGCCCAACGTTCAGCATCGTTCTTAGCCAGTGCCTTTCTATTCTTGAATAAGAATCTTGAAGCACACTTACTGTATTCGATTTCATCCCACTTGCCTGCACACATCTTAGCCTCAGGAAGGTCAAGGTACTTACGCAGTGCACGAAGCTTCTGCTTGTACTCCTTCATGGTCTTAAAGCTGTATCCAAGCTTCTTAGCTGTCAGCTTACCAAGTTCCTTAGTAGCCTCTACTTTGGAATCAGGTGTAGCAATCCACTTAGCAAGAAGTGAAATGCTCTTACCCTCAGCCATATTAGCAAGGTCAAGTTCAAACTGGTCCTTCATGAATGCCCACATTGCATCCTCAACCGGAGTACCGATGAGAGAATACAAATCCTTAGCACATCCAAACTCCAAGATAGCCCAAAGGTTCTTTTCTACTGACTCAGGATTGATTTCTGCAAGGCGTCTAACCATTGTCTTGAAAGTATCCTTCTCTCCATATCCGCCACGTATGTCACGAGTATAGAATAAAAGCTTAACTGCAATGTCCTTATCCTCAGCAAATGCTCTGCTGAAAAGAACTTCCTTATCTTCTACTGATGCTGCTCTCATTGCACCTGCTCTGCCGAACATGTCCAAACAAGCTGAATCTGTAGTAGCCAGTGTGTCACAACCGTTCCAAGTTTCTGTCCACTTAGCTTCATTGTGAACTGCATCTCTTAATGCTCCCATGTCTCTTTTCCTCCTATAACATGATACTTTTTGATTGAACTAACGTTCACACTTTTACAGAGTGTATTTTCTTTAAAATGTTGCTGTTAGTATCACAATAGTTGCTTTATAGTTAAATTGCTTTCGCAATCAACTTACTTTATTATTATATTACATAATTTATTATTTGTCAACATATTTCTTAAATATTTTTTGAAAATTTTTTATTTTTACAAAAAGTCAAAATAAAACCAACTATGAATTACACAGTTGGCTACTTATTTATTTTGCATAATAATCTTCCACAGCATGCCTCCTTAAATTATAAGGAAATCATAATCACTGTAATTCAATGTACATGATTTATAGTGCCATGTAATTGAATTACTATTTTCACTAAAACTGGACGTTCTATACACTTACTATCGTGTAAGCAAGTTAAACTATTACATTTGAATTTTATATGTAGTATGTTTTACTTTTTGCTGTATGCACGCCAGAAGCTTATGCTTACATTAAATGCCAACAGGATACTTTATTTTTTGAAGAATGCTGTTATTCAAATAAATTGTAATTGCTGTTCGTATCCCAACATCATATGTTTATTCAATTTTCATAAAGGAAATCTTTTATTTATCTCCCTTACAAATAATACTATACCACTTATTTCCTTTTTTGTCAATAAAAAATTAAATTATTTTTTACAAATTTTTTGAAAATCAATGTTATAACTTATCACTATATGTTTTTGGACTAAATGGCTTTGCATTTTTATAATCTCCTAAATAAGCCTCCCACTGTTGATATGTCATACCATCAATGACTTTATTACATAATCTAAATTCTAATTGCTCAAGTACATCCATAACCATTCGTCTAGCTAATGGATAGTTTCTATACTTAAAATATAAAAGTTTAGCATCTGATATACAATGTTCCCAGTAATAATCCTCATTTGGTACATTTGCATATTTTAAGAAGAAATTATATACGTCTGAGAATATGTATTTTTCTACACCTGTATACTTTTCTGCCATTATGCTATATCCTCTCTTTTTAAAATAGTACCATCCAAGTTATAATATGTATCATCTGAATCTTTAATACATCTTATTCTATCATCCAATAGTTTCAAATTATATTTCTTTACATCAGTTTCTACAAATTGTGAAATTAAATTCATTTCATTGTTATATACTACTATCTTATCACGTACACTTTTTCCATGTACATCTTTCTTTACTTCAATAATAATGTATTCATCTGTCTTTAATGCAAAGTCATAACAATTTTTAATCTGTCCATCTAAATCAGTTTCAATGAAGTTATCACAAATTGTCTCTCCTTCAACCTTGTTTAGTGTCATGCTGCTTCTACTCTCAACAATGAAATATATTGAATTATCCTTTGTACATACATATTTACAAGGTGCATCATAAGTTAAACTCAACATTGCTTCAATAAACTCTGTGTTCATTATTATCAGCTCTCCTAATCTAAATCTACGTTTACTGTTATTTCTTCATCGTTCTGCGCTGTTGTTTGAATGTTTTCTTTACTTTGCTTATTTCTCTGACCTATAATGACACTAGCCATTAATAAAAGCATCATAATGAGTGCAAATATAATTATTCGTTTAGGTGAAAACGCTGTATCTGATGTTATACTGTCGTATTCTCTCTGTGTTCTTTCCTTAATTGCTTGTAGTTCTTCATCTGATAGACTATCTTTCTGATTGTCTTTCTTAATTGCTTTAGATACTATTTCCTCTTCTTCAGGTGTTAATGAACCTATTTTTTCTTGTAATTTTTCTCTACCTGATAGTTCATTATTTTTATTATTTGTATAATCACTGTTACTCTGTGCATCTAGTTCATTAAGTTCTCGTTGTTTTTGTTCAATCTCTTGTTGTAATTCATACTTTCTTCTTTCTTTATCTGTTAAGTCACGAACATCTACTATTTCAATCATGTTAATCCTCCAATAATAAATCATTTCTTAAATAGAAATGACTGTAGTGTATATTATATTCATCAAGATAATCAGTTACTTCTGTATAATCATTTCTCAAAATGTCTAATACATCTTCACTTAGCTTACCTCCTATTAAATTAAAATGACCCATCTGAATAATAATCATGTCTGGATTATTATTTCTGATTTCATCTTCTTTGTAATATATAGCATCAGTATATTTTTCAAAAGGTATACAAGGAAGTGATGGATATTTATCTACAGGCACTTCAGTATTATAATAAAGTAGTCCACCATATCCTATATAAACCAAATTTTCATATTCTGAATACTTATCTCTATATAGTTTTGCCACTTTGTATATACCATAATTAGCATCATCGGTTATATATAAGTTATATAATGCATCTGTATATATTTTTTGATATGTTGTCATCATATAAGCAAATGATAAACATACAATAATTGGTGCTATCTTTATTCTTAACTTAAATAATGATTTAATAATGCATACTATAATTGGCACACAGAACACCATAAGTACTTCAGTATAATGAACATATGGTCTACCACTCATTAAAGCACCAATTAATACCATTATGTTTAATGAAATATATAATAATGTCATCTCTTTTCTATGTACTCGTATAACAATTATAGATGCAATCATAATAACTAATAAAAATGATAGATGAATAATTACAAATGGTATCATCTCTTTTAAATTATATTGACCATATACATCAAAGCCATTGTTTCCATATAATTCATGTATCATATCCATAAAACAATGATTACTTATTGTGTATACAAGCATTGGTATATTTGCTAAAAGTATACCACATAAACCACTTATTATGTTATTTTTTAACTCTATGTAATGCTTGTCTTTTAGTGTTGTAATTAATAAATGTATAGCTATTGGTATATAAAATATTATGTAATTTGGTTTCATATTAAGTATTATACCACATAGAATACCATGTAACAACATCATTTTATAATTGCTATATCTTTCATCAAAATGTCTATATAGTGCTATCATTGATGTTAAGTAACATAACATTATAAAATCTTCATTATATCCATTAAATGTCATTACAGGTGTCCAGCATAGCATTAATATAATAAAATATGTAGATGCCATACTTTCTAATAATCCCATCTTCATTCTTAGTGTGTTATATAAGTAACCTATAACGATACACATTAATGTTGTGAAGATTATATACATTCCTATCTGTGATGTTCTACTTATTAAAGCTGCTAACGCATATATTAAAAATATGTACACACCCTTTTGGTCAGTGATATCTCTATATAATACTTTGCCATTCAATATTTCTCTGCCTATTATAAAAAATATTGAGTTGTCCTCTGCACATAAGTCATAGACTGGTCCTTGTAATGTAAATGCTCGTAAAACGAATACTCCTATGCATACTATAAAATACTCAATGAAATTCTTAAACATTATTTTTGTATCTTTCATAATTTTCTGCTCCACACAATAATTCTTCTATTGTTACTAGTATTTCAATAAAGTTATCACAAAAAATAACTTTCTTATTCCCTATTGTTTCTAAACCATATTTAGATGTGTTCCAAGGCTTTTTTAAAGCTATGTTATACATAGCTTTTGACTTTGCTATATTAAAAGGTGAGTCATCTACCAGTATGTATATATCATCATTGAGGTTCTTATTTTTAGCGTCTGTTATTACATTTAAAGTGACTTTTTCGTCAGGAAAACAAAGTTTATCTACTAATTCAGTATGTTTAGTTTCTTTTACAGCCTGTGTGTTACAATTTGAATTAATATGTACTGTACATCCGAGCTGTTCTAAGTCAAATATTGACCCAAACCCCTCATACCACTCAATGTTTTCAAATATTTTAGAGTCACTATATTTTTCAAGTAATAGTTTTTTCTCATTTTCATCAAGTTCTTCATTATGTTTTATGTAGAAATTTTTAATTTTACTAATGTCTATTCCTAATATATTACATACCCTATCATTTAAACCCCATCCTGTATCATCTACATCGAATATGACTACTCTATTTATCATGTGCCCTCCATAAATTAAATTATAAATATATGTAAAATACCACTATGCCATATTTTTAAGCATAGTGGTATTTGCATTTTGTCATTATTCTTCTGTTAATTCTGCTTTCTTAGTGTTTCTCTTACTTCCATAAGTGCTTTTCCAAGTAAATTCTGTCCAGCCTTACCTATACACTTAGGACATTCGCAATTACCCCAGATATTATCATGCCATCCTGTTGTATTTTCGATAAGTTCCTCATCCCCAGTACTAAGTAATATTTCTTTTAATTCTGTGTTCTGAGTGAATTTTGCAAGACACACATCTACCATTAGCTGATACTTAATCTCTTCCCAATCTGGTCTAAGTGATACCTTTCTGCCCATCTTCTTTGAACCAGAAGCTGTATATCCACAGAATCTCTCTCTTTGCTCCATATCAAGTGTTTTCTGAGCCTGCCATGCTGCTTCACTATTCTTAAATGTTAATCCATCAAATGTTACAACGCATGGATAAAAATTACTGAAGCACCCGTACTTAATATTTGTTTTTGAAAACTTAATTGCCATGATTTATTCTCCTTTATATGTTAGTTTGTTGATAAAATTCTTTTGTCATCCTCACTTAATTCAAGTATATATTCTCTATCACCATTGTTCTCTTTTAACCAATCTTCTGTAACATCTTCTGAATTTTCAAAGCACTCTTTCACAGATTCGATGATTTCTTCATTATGCCAAGTGTACACATGTGCTCCCATAAGTGTCAATAAACACTTGTCTCCATTAGGATTTGTTGCCATTACTCTGCTATCAATATGACATTCCAAAATAGCATCTAATGCTCTATCAAGTGTTGGCTTAATATTAGATGGGTCGCCAGTATTATTAAGCTTGTTATACACTATTTCTTTTAGCATACTTCGCTTAATGACCTTAACCAATTTTGTATTATGTACTTCTTCTTTAACCATTCTATATTCCTCTTTTCATATTTTATTGAAATATTATAACATAAATTGATATATTTTTCAATACTCTTTTAATAATTTTCCAAAAATATGCATTGCATCTAAAAAGTCTGCCTTTGTTTTGGATTTATTTATAGCTTCAATTATATCTTTTTCAGTCATATCTACTACCATTCTATATAAGTTTATTCTTTCTTCTTGTTCATCTATTTTTATCTGCTGTTGTTTTATAAGTTCATTTGCTAATATCTTCTCTTCTTCAAGTTGTTTTATTTTGCTCTTAAGCTCATTTATTTCATCCTTATAGTGTTTAGCTATTTCTTGTCTGCATTTCTCTCTATTGAATTTTTCCTTTTTGGTATTATTGTTCATATTACTATCTCCTACGTTTTAATACTGTAATATTATCTAAAAATAGTATCTACTGTATATTAAATTTTGTAATGCTATAAATCACTTCCAAAATTTTTAATTTTTAATTTTTAGACTTCTTGACTACCAATGCATACCTAAAAAATAGCCTAGTGAGTATGAAAAATCGTTCCTATGTTTATATCAAATAATTATTTACAACAAATTAACCATATAATACCTATAATTTTTATAAAATGTAGATACATGCAATGAATACTCACGATTGTAATAGAGCTATATTCTAGTAACCAACTAGTCATTAAATTGTGGTAAATCTTACATTTATACACCTATTGAAATTATTAAAAAATAATTTATAGAGTAAATATGTTATACTCGCTTTGGTATAGCACATATTGTTTCTTTTTCCTCTTCCTTAATTTCTATATCTGTACCATTAAACTTCATTACAAGCTGTCCATCACATTTGTAATTGTCAAATACACTAAAATCATATTTCTTTTCTTTTTCTTTTTGCTTCTTCATATAATATTCACAGTATCCTCCATCATGAACTCCGCATTTATACATTTCAGAAAATTTACAATCACATATCCCAGTGCCTTCAGGATTTTTCTCATAGTGTTTAGTATGAATTAGTGAAACCTGTCCATCAATTTTCTCGAATATAATACTATCTATAGAAAGTGGTAAAGTTGTATAATATGTATCTATATAATTTTCACAAGTTTTACATAATTCCATTTTAAATGCCTCTATTTTTAAATATTTTCATACTTATTATATTTTACTGTTTCTTATATTTATCTCTATTTTTATAATATGATATGCTATTAACTGTTATTGTTATTAGCCTACTTAAGCTAGCGATATACAATCCATTTACAATGTTATATACTGCCCATAAACTATTTGCTATTATATTTCCTACTCGTAGCTTCTGTGTTGTATCTAAATACCAAAGATAATAACATGTAAAGCATGGTGCTGATATTGATATTATTTGCCAAGGATTGTCCATTGTTATTACTCCTAAGCCTAACTGTATTAATATAAATGTTATTGGTATAAAATTATATTTAATTAATTTATCTTTAAATATGTATATCAGTGACCTTAATGTTATTACTACATATATTATCACAGTTGTTTTATCACCTTTTATTGCATACATTATTAAATTAGCTAAATTAAATAGAAAAGTTACAACGTATATATTATTTTTATTCTCTGTAATAGCCAAATATGAATTGATTATTACTAATATAATTTGAATGATTATTATATCCATATCTTTGTACCTATAAAAATAATAAATTGGAGGTTAATCATAACCTCCAATACTCCTACTATTTACAGTGTTTTATTTTAAATCACTACGTAGCACTACTTGATTTCTACCATGCTCTTTAGCGTAATATAGAGCTTCATCTGCTTGTTTTATTGTATCATGGTAATTACCACCAATGTATGTTGATATTCCTACCGATATTGTAGCATTACACATATTTTCTCCAGCTTGTATTACTTGCTCTCTAAGTGTTTCTGCTATCTGTTTTGCCTTGACCTCACCACAATCATGAAGTATTATAATAAACTCTTCTCCTCCCCACCTGATTATGTAATCTGTCTTTCTTACATAAGTTTTAATGATTTCTACTAAGTTCTGAAGTACTACATCTCCAGTTTCATGCCCATATGTATCATTTATTTTCTTAAAGAAATCAATGTCAATCAATAAAACACTTGCTCTTTTTATCTCAAGTTCATTTGTAGTTCCTATACACAAATCTTGTATTTTATGTCTATTAAATGCTGATGTTAACTGGTCATGAACTACTCTTGATTCTATTTCTTCACTTGATGAATAACTATCTAAAAAGTTATCTTCAAGTATATTTAATATATATTCAACACAAGCATATGTCATTAATTGAATTATAAGTGTTAATAATAAATCCATATTTGGTATTATTGCACCAGCAAGTGCTAATTCAATTAAAATACCGATGTGACCTAGCTGTGACCATCCTTTTGGAACTGCTAAACCGAATGCCAAGAATGATAACTGTATAAGTAGGAATGTATCACCTATATAAGCAGGGTTATCTAAATTTGATATTGCCCAAATATTACATGCCCCGATTCCATAAATTACTAAATATGATAGAGCGATATTTGTTTTGTAATTATGTCTTTTTGTTAAATAAATATAAGGATATATAAATATTAACATTAAGCATCTTGGTACTATATTTTCTGTTACTAATCTACCCGATAGTATACAATCAAATACAAAAAATAATATTGAATTTATCATCATGTTAACAATTATATTTATTGATAAATCCTTATAACTATTATATTTTGCTGAATAAAACTTATCCAAGTCATCTCTGCTTAATTTAGCTGCTTTATTTTCCATAATCTTTTCTACCTCATTAAGAATAAACCTTTATTTTTCTAATGTATCTCATCATACCTGAAGCTGATATATCTAATAATTCAATTACACTATACTCGTTATTAGTGCTATATATTGTGTAAAATACTCTATAACCTCCATGTTTACTGTAATTTATTTTAAGATGATTAAACTTATTTATGTCATTATCAAATATATTTCTTAGGAACATATCATCTCCTAAGATATATACTTTACATTCATTCTGTGTATGAATCAAATCTTCTATGATATTTATTATCATATCAATTGTTTCACAACGTTCTGTATGTATTCGTATTGGTTTAAGACTAATTTCTGGATTAAACTTATAAAGTCTAAATGCTAGTAATCCATTTTCGTCTATGTTATCTACTACTATGTAATAATCTATCATTGTTTCTCCCTAATTTTCATTATGAGTTTTCTAATTGTATCATGATTCTTAAATAAGAAATTATTGTATGAATCATTTGCTCCTGATAATCTATCAGCTTTTTGCAAGTATTCAACTATATAATCATTTGCATATTTAAGTACTGAATTATCATTAAAAGATAAATACATTGAGTATATTAATCTTAAGTATGCTACAATATCATAGCATCTTCTTTCAATTTTACTTGATGGCTTCTGTCTTTTAAGTATTTGACCTACTTTTGCATAAACTTCTTCGCAATTTAGTCTGCTATTATCTACTAAATACACTGTCATATCTGTACTCATATAGTTTCTAATATCTGTCTTTAATATCTTAAATATAATGTCTATTATCTTTAAATCCATATTGTCAAAGTCAAATACTACAGAGTTATTCACTATAAAGTCCTTGTTTACCAGTGAAGATACAACTGTTTGATTCTTAATTATAACATTACCATACATTTCACCAAATGCAAAGTCTACTTTATTACTGCCATAGAATATAACCGTTTTGTCAACTAACTTTCTATCGCTTATTATATATTTTACATTTGGTGTTATTGCTATTTGCTCTCCGTTAGGAAATTTAGATGCCCGACCTCTTTCATCTACTAAAGGCGCCATTCCAATCATTCTTGCTTTTAAATAGGTGTTATTATCTGCCTCAGTAACAGTTCCAATGTTAAGTTCTTTCATTAACTGTGCTTGTTCTTCTGTTGCTCTATCCATAAGTTTACCATCTTTAGCTAACTTAAGGTTAACAACACTTACTTGCTTATTGACTATTGCATTTTTTAATGCATCTTTTGATACTATTCTATGTTCACCATTTAAGTCTGCTATTTCATATTCAACGATTACACCATTGTTATCTCTTATTTTCTGTATGCATTTACACCAAAGCATTTTTGTAACCTCCAAAATCTTATTTGATATTTAAAACTTTTCTTAATGTTTCCCTATCTTTATCAGTTATATATTCATTTTCATAATAAACATAGCTTAATATCTCACGCTCTTCATCAGAAAATCTAACTGCTGGTACTTTTGCTTTAAATGCTCTTGCCATTCTTATACATAGATTATATTGAACTGTTCCTATGTCATAATCTTCCATCATGACTCTTATATTATCTATATCTTCAAAAGTATATTTAAAGTGAGCTCTTTTAATAACTCTAAATTGCTTACCATTACCTAATCTATAGATTCTTCCGTTTATTAATGGTTTACTAGTCTCTATATAATCTGATTTTCCATTATCTACATATTGTATGTGATAAAATTTACCCTGCTCTATTTTACCCATTAGTTATTTCCTTTCTTTACGTATTGCTTTTGCTGTTTCTTCACTGACATTTACTCTATGAAAGATGTAATGTAATCCAGTAAAATTTTCTCTAAGAAGTTTAATATCATTATCTACTTTTGTTTCATTGTCATATACTCTGGCATCTTTCTTATGTGCTAATGAAAACATTTTATTTATAGCAACATCCCCATATTTATCTAAGTATTTTACTTCACCTCTAGCTGCTCTTTCTATAAAACTATATTTTATAGAACCTATATATCCAAGTGATATAGGCTCTCCATCTTGATAATCTATTCCAACCTCTATGATATATTTCATAATTATATGTCTCCTTTCTTATCTATAAAGTTTCTTAATTATATTAGCTACAGATTCACTAATTGAATTAGTGCTTATTAGCCTATTTATAATAATATTTCTATCATCATTATCTCTAATATCAAGTAATAAGCTCATAGCTGATGTAAATTGAGCTACTTTACTATCTGCTGTACTCCATTTTATATTGCTTGTATTAACTATGCCTAATAGTTCAAAAACTATATCTCTATCGTTTATAGATATTTGTTTAGATATAATCATTGACTCTACCTGTCTTTTATACAGGTCAACTGTTCTGTTTACTCTTCCATAAGAATCTACTATATCTTTAAATGAGTTTACTAAAAACATTACTGTTGTTATGTTATATTTTCCCATGATTACACCCTCCAACTATGATGATAATAATATTAAGTAGAATTATAGTTTATTAACTAGTTTTATCATCAAATAATCTATGTTTATTTACATGATATACATTGTTTATCAACTTGTTCACTGAGTATTGACACAAAAATTATATCAACTAGTTATTAAAATTTTTAATTTATTATATATTGAATATAATGACATAAAAATAGGAGTTAATAGTTGCTATTAACTCCTAAATTTTTCCAACTAGTTTTATTCAATTTTTCTACTGTTATTAAACTAATTCATTAATCTTTCTAAATCTTTCTTTATGTACATCTACAATAGGAATTAATGCAGTATCTTTACCATTATTTGTTGTAATGATTTCAGACACTGAATTTATTGCCCTACTTCCGTTTATATCCATTGTAAGTTCTATTAATAGAGTGTTCACTATAGAGCTATGTGCGTTATCTGTAAGTCTATTGTATGCTTCACTAACATTGTTTGCATGCATTGTGCAATATTTTACATCTCCATTCTTGAGTAACTTAATACATGGCTCTGATATAACCTCATCCAGTGTTACGTTTTCAGGATTTTCAGGTATTGTACCTAATATTACTTTTAACGCTGTACTTTTACCAGTTGCAAAGCGACCTATACATATAATAGATAATTCTTTGGTTACTGCTTCGTCGATTACATCTCTTAACACTGATACTCCTTTATACTTAGCTATAGTGTCAAGACTAATACCTAACTCCCTTATCTCATTGATTTCGTCACGTGTAATCGTTCTTTCCATAGGATGTCCTCCAGTACTTAATTATTTATTTTACTTTAAATTAAAAGTATTTTTAAATGCTTCAACATTTTCACCCTTGTTATCATTCATTGCAAATATGATTTCTTCAAAATATTCATCATAACCCTCTGTTTTTAACAGTCTAAACATTTCTTTTGCAACGTAATTAGGGTCATTTTTAAAGACACCGCACCCAAAGGCTCCAAGCACTAGTATTCTATTTTCATTTGCAATAGCTACTTTAAGTACTTGTTCAATTCTTCTACTCATTGTTTCATTATTTTCTTTAAGTGTTACGCCTATCCCTCTAGATGCTCCCCAGTTAGGTGCTGCACAAGTAATTACATCTGCAAACTGTGGATTTACGTTATTAAACCTATTTCTGAAGAATAATACATCTTTTGTATAGATTATTCCATCTGAATACTGTGCTTTATTCAAATTTGCCCTGTTATACTCATAGAAACTCATATGTTTCTTCAAGCAATCACAAAGATTAGATGCATAACACAGGGCTTCCTCTTGTGCCATTGCACCGCTCTCAAATCCACCACCAGGATTCTTTGAGGATGCAAAGTTTAATATACACAATTGCCCTGCTCTGTTATAGAATGGCATCACATCTGCTCCATAGGATGACATCTTATACTTACATGGTGTGTTAGTTTTTCTACATATTGATATATCAATATTATCTAGCTGTTCTTTTCTATATTCAATTGATACAGCTAATTTTAACTTCTCTGATATATCAATTACCTTTGAGCCTATCTGTAATTTACCAGTAGCACAAATCTTTTTTGTTTCTGTTGCTCTTTTAACATTAGTTGCATTAAATCCCATTTTGTTATCCTCTTATTATACCATACCTATCGGTATATATTTTTTGTAACATTGCATTCAAAGCTTCAATATTTGGTTTCTGTGGTAATATAGTATGTTTAACTGAATAATCATACTCGTCCTGAACTTCTTTTAACAGTTCATAGAACTCAGGTCTTACTCTCATACCATTACCTGTCATGTATTTACCTAATCTGACATCCATTAACATTTCCTGGTCTTTTCCATCCCAGTGTGTATGAATTTCCATATTAGTATTAAGCTTTATACCCATTTTATATAGTCTTAATAGATGCATCATATGTTTAGCCATATGAATTTCATCTTTCTTAGTATTTCTTTTGTTGATATTACCATATTCAGACTTGATTTTATGAAAATCTCTAAGTAGTGTTTGAATATCTCCTAATGGATACTTACTAAACTCACCTGATAATACTATCATATCAGCTACGTTATTATTAATATCATCAAGTTTGTATAAGTAATCATCTTCTAGTCCATCTAAATCATTTCTGTACAAGTCTGTTAGTGACTGTATTTTACTTGTTCTCTCTTGGTCAGTTAGCTCTTTATTTTGTAGAGTACCTGCTATATCAAGTGCAAATTTTTTTCCAATATCTGCTTTAGTTTTTTCATACTTTTCTCTTATTACTTCTTTGTATTCTTCTACACTTAATATTCGTAGTGTAATATTACTTTTACTGTCTTTATGCTTTATATTAAAAGCATCAAGTGCACAATTTAAGCTGTGTAGTAACATTTCTAATTTCTTTTCGTCATTGTTACCATTACCTAATAATGCATGCTCAAGTCTATTATACTGTGCTCTTGCATAGCCTCCAAATGTATCTATAGCTCTAACACTTAAGAAGTTTTGCTTGTTATCAAGAATTGCTTGACCATAAGGTGTTATATATAAATAATCCTCTGGTCTACATCCTAATATTTCAATAGTGTTAGGATTACAACTCAATAACAGTTTAGTCATCTTATTTAGACTGTATATTGTTGTATCTGTGTTTGTTTCTACCACTTGCTCAAAGTCTCCCTCTAAACCAAATATCTGTTTAGAAGGATTTATAGCAACGCCTCTTACATCTATATCACTTTCTGGCAAGTTTGTTCCGTATGCTCTACTTCCACCTAGAGCAAGTAATATTATATTATCCCCAAGATATTTATTTTCTTTTAAAAAGTCATATTCACTTGAGGTTAAAAGTTCTTTTGTTTCCTGTTTTGTCATATCTTTATACCTCTCTTTGTTACTAATTATAACCTCCTGTAAAGTTAATACTTAATTCAGGTGTTTCAATAAGTTTAGCTAGTTTTTTATTATAATTAAATATGCTATCCTCATCTTTAATAGGCTGATTTTTGATTAACCTATAGATGAAAGGTGCCTCATCTGGATTTACACACTTAATATCATAGGTGTATGTTAATTCATATTCAAGGTCACTAAATATCTTCTTAATGTAAGCATCAGAACCTTCCACTTTTCCTAACTGATAATACTCAAGTTTAAGTGGAATTATTGATGACATTTCATCAACTATCTCTTTGATTTTAAGTAAATCATCTGTACTAAATTCATCTGCTTTAAGTATAATTTCATCTGAACATAAACTACTAACGTGTCTTTCATAGATTGAATCTTCACTTAATAATCTCTCCAATAGTAAACTCATAAGATATTTCTCATAAGTTACCTGCCTCCTTGGATTGCAGTTACCAAATATTACCTGTCTGATATACTTTGAGTTAATGATATGCTCAACATCAGTGAACTGCTCCATAAACTCCCTATAGTTGAAACTCTTAAAGAACTCTGTTCCTATGGTTCTTCCATATGCTACAAGAGCACTGAAGTTTGCTTTTGACATATCAATACTGATGAATCTCTTTCCAATATTGCTTGCCTTATAAACATCTGACTGTGGAAAACTATACTTACAAGCATACTTATTCATATCATCACTGTTTAGTAATTGAAAAGTCTCTGAACCCTTGATGTAATCAATTGCTTTATCCTTTACCTGATTGTAATACTCAAAATATTTCTGAGTATCATCAAACATTCTTCTAACTTCCTGACAATAATTGATGTAGTTCTCATATTCTCCAAAGAGTTTTAATCTATCTATAAAAATGTCTCCACTATAAATCTTAAGTGGAATCTTTCTATCATCACAGAATCTCTTGTTAAGTTCCTTTGACATTGAATTAATTAAATGTTCCTGATGTGCCAATGGCATTGTATCTATATTCATATTTATACCTCTTTACTTTCTTAGCTAAGTATACTTATTACTAAATTATGCATGATTTCATATTTAAGTTCTAGTCTACATAATCTTTCATAAGATTTATCCCTATTATCATTGTTTAAATGATTCTTTTTAATTCCTTCAATATCATATTTTAGGATGCTCATATCTTTACTATTAATGTACTGACTCTTTACTTTATTATATCTAAGTTCATTAAAAATGTTGTCTAATGAGTACTTCCCAGTAAGAATAATACCTTTACAAGCTTCACACACAGTATATAATAGGAATAATCTATTTTTGCAGGAATTATCATCTTTAATTTTACCTGCTTTAATATCAGAATATATGCTGATTGCAATACTTGTTAAAGTACTAAATCTCATAGCCTTAAAATACTCATCTGAATCTACAAGTATTTTATAATTCTTAATGATATTATGAAATACCTCTGTTTCCCAAATAATTGCTTTGTCCTCTACTAGCTGTAAAAAAGTAAAATTAAACTCAAGCAATTTTTCAATAAAGTAGTTTAGAGATACTAACTTAATACTACCGTCCTTACTTTTGAATGCTCCAAAGTCCTTGTTACAAACAATGCCGTACTTGCTTGGCAAGAACACAATATAACAAGATTTATCCTCAGTTTCACATTCATCAGCAGGTCTACCTAAGTTAATGTCTGTTCTGTACAATACTGCACAGGGCTCTCCAAACAATACTCTGTCTGACTGCTTGAGTTCGCTAAGTTCTTCCTCGATGACTATTGTGTACTCTCCTCCAAGTACTCGTTCAAATGCTTTCTGCATAATAGTTACCTCCATTATTTAATTTTTATTTACTTAAAATATCAAAATGTATCTATACATGCTATTTATTTAAAAACATGCTTAGTATAGATTTATTTGTATCCACTGCAATTTCAATATTACTTAAATCTAAGCAATCCTTTGTTTTATCGCTTTCTTGCTCTGCTTGTTGTTCTGCTCTTGCTCGCCTTTCTTTTGCTCTTTTTTCTCCAACCTTATTATGATATATGTTGTATAATCTTATTAATTCGTTTTCATACTTTATATTTATGTAAGGATATGCAATCAATGGTTCTAATATTTTACTATCTTTGTCACTATTACATTTGCTACATAGTGGAATTAAATTATCCATTGTACTTGAACCACCTTTAGACCTTGGTATATAATGGTCTACTGTAAATGTTTTCAATGTTAATTCAACTCCACAATGTGCACATATTCCACCTGACTTGTTTAATATATTTTGTCTTTTGATTATATCAAATATTGACAATGTATAACCTCATTTAATCAATGTCTGTAGATTTTGCTAAAGATGAATTTTTATATCTATCATCCTCAGTTACTTCCTTGATTAGTTTTATTTCTCTAGGAAGTTCCACTGATTTACTCTCCTCAGTTAATTCAACCTCTAGGATTGCTTTATCTTTCCAGAAAGGATAAATGTCAAGTTCAAAATATGTTCCATTACATACAAAGCATGTTCTTGTTTTTCTTACCTGGTGTAATGAAGTATCAGCTTCTGTTAATAATCTTAAGTACTCTTTTTCTGATATTTTTCTTTCTATTTCTGTACGTGATATAGAATTTATTTTCTGTTTCTCTGTATAATAGAAAGAGTAACTTCCATCTACACCACGTTGTCTTATTCTTCTCTCTGTTCCATTTTCATTTGGAATCAAGTATGTTTGAATAATATCAACTGTTGTACAATCATATTTAGTTTTTAACTGAGCCATATCAGGCATCTCAATTAAGTATTTTCTTTCAATTTCTACTGGTACTGGTACTCCTAACAAAGAATAAACCTCCTCAAGCAGATTGTCTATCTTCTTATCAAAGCTGCAATTATTTGTTATTACTCTAAGATGTGGATGTCCTGTCCATGCTCTCATACACCCTTTATCTCGTTCTCTTGCTTGTTCAGGTGTTTCAGTTCTTGCTGAATTATTTTCACATGTATAAAACTCTTCTGCACCGTCTGCTGCTGTTACTAAATGAAATACACCATCATAAAAGTCAAGTACTTTTATATTATTAACGCCAAGGTCATTTAATAAATTGTCATAATCATTATCTGACATAAATCCCTTAGCGTCTGGAATACCTCTATCAAATATAATTACAACGTCTTGGTCATGCTCGTCAGAATATTTCTTAGCCATTTCAACGTATGCTTCATTTCTACTTAACTGTGTTTTAGCTAATATTCTTTGAAAGGCATCATTTCCTATTGTAACTGGACTTGCTCCACTGTTAATAACATTTGTTGCCATTTCCTCAACAATAAACACTTTGTATCCCTTGTTTGTTAATTGCTGCTCAAGTACTGATATTGATGTTGTCTTTCCACCACAAGGTCCCCCAGTAAGTGCTATCTTAGTAACGTTGCCCATATTCAGTGCACCTCCATTATTTTATTAAATATAATAAAAATATTATTAGGTATTATTACAGGACATTTATAAAGCTTAATTTATATCTTGCATTGATATGTTACGTTTATCCATTATGTACCTTATTACTTTCTTGCCTATATCAAATATTACTGCTAATAATGGAACTCCTATTATCATTCCAGGTAATCCCCATAAGCCACCAAAGAATAATATTGCAAATAGCACCCAAAATGTTGATAAACCTGTTGCACTTCCAATGCATTTAGGCCCAATTATATGTCCATCAATCTGCTGTAAAATTAAAATAAAAATAATGAAATATATTGATTTTATTGGTGATGCACTAAATATAATTATTGCACCTGGTATTGCTCCAATGAATGGTCCTACAACTGGTATTATATTAGTAATTCCTACAATGACTGAAACTAGAACTGCATATGGCATTCTCATTATACTCAATGATATAAAACATATAATTCCTACTATTAAGCTGTCTACAATTTTTCCAATGAAGAATCCACTAAACATTTTGTTTGCTATTCTTACTTCATTCATGACTGCATCATATGTAGTTTTACTTAATAATGTTCTTAATATTATTTTTGTATGTATAGCAAAGGTTTTTCTACTAGCTAACACGAATATACTAATGATAATTCCAATTATAATATTTAAAATAGTTCTTCCAAAATTAGTTACTTGTCCAACAACACCTGTTATTATTTCATCCATGTGGGGTATTACATTATTATTTACAAAGTCTATTACTACATCATTAATTTCCTTTATATCCCCACCAATGATGTTACTTATAAAACTATCTCTACCTGACATGTTTTGTACTGTTGATTGAAATGTCGCCCATGTATCTGGTGCGGTTTCTATTATATTAGCTATACTTTTTATGCTTTGTGGTATAACTGTAATGACAACTACTATTAAAAGTGCTATAAACACTATTTCTGTTATTGCAACTGCTATTGTCTCACTATGCTTTTTAAATTTTTTACTTAATTTACTCTCTATTTTATTGCAAAGAGGTGTTAATAAATATGCTATACATCCACTATATATGAATGGTACTGCTACAGTTACTAATCTACCTATTAAATCTATTATGCTTTTATAGTTTATTATAGCTGCTATTATTAAACTTAATATTGTTACTGTAATTATTATCAAAATTACTTTTTCTTTAAATGTTTTATCTTTCATACTACTAGCCTCACTAAAAATAAAAATAACTGCTTATAATAATTTATAAGCAGTTATGTAAGTTACAACTAGTATCTTATTATGTTATAATCTTTAAAGTTGTTCTATGAAATTTTTACTAAGTATGAAGCTATATTTTCCAAAGTCTTTGCCAAAATTTACTACGAACTCTGGTTCTTCTTTTATGCAATCATCATATATTCTTCTGCCTATATTCTTAATTGCAACTGTTTTGGTCTCTTTTGTCATATTCTCAATACTAGGTATTACCCCTTCATCTACCATGTTTAATAGCTGTTTTCTAATACGTGCTTCTGTTACTACAGTGCTTGCAAGCTCTCTTTTATTACGTTCATTATCAATCTTAGCTTGCACCCTAGCAGGGTCATACTTCATAATCTCTCTGAAATCAGATGCTACAAGTTTTACCATCTTGATTCCTCTGTTTTTATCATATGCTTTAACAATTACACCTTCGCCCTGTTTAGCACCAAACTCTGATTTACCTACTAATCCCTCTGCTATTGACCAATCTTTAAATTGTCCATGGTACAAACAAGCTGGTGTTTCTACACCAAGTTTATCTGCTATATCATATATTTCATTAGGTAATAAATACATTCCAGTTATTTTATCTTTAATACCTATCATGTATATTCCGTTTTCTTTATCAGCGCTGTATCTAACATGATGAAGTGTTAAATATTCAAAATATGTTATAAAAGAACTTGGAATATTTTTTCTTATTTTATCCTCAAGTTCCAATAACTTCTGATATGCACCTCTATTTGTATACCAATCACCTAATTCAAATCTTCTGCCATAGCATCTGTACTGATTGTTGTCATCAATTTCACAACTAATGTTTGTACCATCAATCTTTTCCTCTATCCACACCTCTTCGTTAGGTCCAAATGTATCAAGTAGGTTAGACTTTAGATATGGTATATCATAAAATTTATTAGGATTCTTTTTTGTTTCATCAACAGTATCTGTATGTTCACTCCTGATTACTATTGGATTTCCATTTTCATCGTACTCAATTCTCATTGTATTTCTCCTTAATTACTGTATGAATATGCTCGTCTGACAAGTCCATTTAATGTTGTTACATTCATATTATAATATCCTCTTAACCAATCTTTTAAGTTATAATATTCATTTTCGATGTCTCTTCTCTCACTTAAATACTTATCTTCTCTATTTAGTAAGTTTATTATAAACTTCTCATAAGTGAGTAAGTCTAGTAGTGCTACCTGTTTACTCTTATTGTTTTCTCTAGAAATCTCTATGATAAGTTTTCTTGGTTCCCATATCTGTCCAGGCTCTCCAGGAACTACTCCACTAAATATTTTAAGCTTGTTATAGGAATAGTTTAGGTCTGCTAGCCATGTTAATAATTTAAGCTGTCTATAACTTAAATCTGTATATTCAAATTCATCCTTGTATGCTACAACATAAACAATATCATTGTCTACATCTTTTCTAATGTAACCTCTTACTGTATCTGCAAAGTTATAATTACATCCAAATGTTTTATCCAACCATTCTCTATGACCATCCTCACTATATGTCCAGTATAATTCTCCGTTTACAAATGCCCACATGAGTCTATTTCTATGAAATTCTCTTTCTGCTTCTGTCATAATTATCTCCTTACTTACATACATCAATAATTGCTTGTGCATTATTAATCTGTGGCTGTAAATTTTTTCTAGCTGACTCTTCATCTTTCCACATTTTACCTTCAAGATATGTTTTAATGTATGTTGCACGTTCCTTAGCCACTGATTTTGTATGTGTGAGTTCATCTATCTTTGGATATAGAAAACGTTGATTAATAGAGTCTACTAAATCTTTAATTCGTGTTGCTGAAAATTCATCATTGTAATCATACAGATAATGAATTAGTATCTCCTCAATACTAGCATGGTCTTCTATATGTTCTAATAATTTTTGCAACTTTTCTTTATCTGTCATTTCCATATTTCCCATGTTTCGCCTCTTATATTTCTTTTATTGAACTCTGTATTTTTTAGGTATTTACTCCAAAAATTTATTGCTTTATTACTGTTAGTAGCTATACAAAATCTAAATTTTTTGTTGCTTTTGTTTACTATAGTGTCTACTACCTCTTTACCTATACCTTTCCTCTGATGTTCATTATTAATATGAAGTTGTCTACAGAATATATAGTCACGACTATCATCTTCAATAGTTTGTAACAATCCAACTTCCATATTGTCACAATAGATTATATACTCTGTATATCCATCTTCTTGTTTTGTTATCTGATTAAAAAATAAGTTTAACATACTTCTCTCTTGCTCACTAATCCTCTGATAGGTCTGTTAATACTCTAAACCTATTTCTATCCTCTGTTATAATGTATTCCTCATATGGATTACAGTACCACAGTGTTCTTTCTACTGTTTTATCCTTAACTTTCTTTGTTTCTTTTATTTTATAACAAAATGCACCATATTTCTGATAAGGTGTAAAGTCAGTTTCCCAATTAATATTCTTCTGTTTTAAAAGCATTTCCTTAATGCCATCACAGTTCACCTTATGTAACTCTTTGGTGCTAAAATTTGCATGCCCTACTGCTTCAACGCTATTACGAGTTGCATCCTGCTGTCTCCATATTACATTATTGATGCAATCCCATTCTGGAATATTGAATACTCTAGCATCAAACTCTGCCATACCTATTTTCTTATTATAAAATAGTCTAAGTGTATTTTTATACTCTTCAGTTCCTTCAAAATTTTCAATGTAATCATGTACTTTTTCACTGAAAATCTTATTAAACCACTTTGTAGCTTTACTTGCTGCAATGGTTTCAATTTTTCTTACCCTTCCGTTGAACCATGCCTGGCTTACTATTCTATCTGTATACTTACATACAATAGTGATTTCATCACTTTGTGTATATCCAAGTACAGTGCCTGGTATCTCTTCACAGAGTTTCTTTGTTACTTCAATCATTGTTATACCCATGATATTGTCAAATGGTTTCACAAATCCACGTGTATATGTATGAAATGCTTTTCCGTCTACCCTTATAATAAAAGGCATTTTAGGTACTAACATTCTGTCATTTACTGCTTCATATGCTTTTTGTCTGTCTCCTAGACTGTCTTTCTTAATTTTTCCCATGTTTAATTCTCCTTATTAAATGTTATTTAGTGTTCCTCCGAGAATAATCTCTAAGCACTTTCTTTTTATTTCTTGTGATAATCCAAAACCTGCTGCTCCTGGGTGTCCACCTCCGCCATATCTCTGTCTTGCAAAATTACCTACATGAATATTTTCGTTTTCTGTTCTTAATGAAATGCCAGTTCCAAAATTGATTATGTATAGGTCTCTGCTTGGAAACATTTCTTTCATCAAAGTAAATGTTTCTTGTAAATATGATGTTGTAAAACACCATACAACACTAAGTTTCTCATCAGAATCCAATGTTAATTCAGATTCTACAAAGTAATCTTTAATGTTTTCTAAGTATTTATCTACTTTTTCTTTGTAATCACTTAACATTTTAAGGTCTCTATTGTTAAGTATACTCTTTGCTGTAAAATTGTTAAGTGCTCTTTCATACATTTCTTCTACAAAACCTTCTAAACCATAAATGTCGCATAATTTATCAAGAGCAGAATATCTCTCATTTTCACCAAGCAAATCGTGCCAATCCCAAGTGTCATAAGCTGCAATCAGATGTATAATCTCCTTAAGAAAACTTGTTCCATTCAATAACCCATTGTACTCAAGATAATCATACATAAGTGATGCACCTGATGAGTGTGCCTTATTAACATCCTCATATTTATCTTTCATAAATGAGTCCTCAAGTAACCCACTACATACCAGTGCCCAATCATACTTGTTTAGGTCTATTGCAGTATCATGATGGTCAAGCAACACAATTTTCATATTGTCTTTTATTTTATCAATCTCGTCTGCTACTTCAATACTACAAGATATATCATCAATTATAATTAAATCATATTGTCTGTTCTCTGCATTGTCCTTAACATAATCAAGTATACCCTGACTCATTTCAGTGTTTCCTAAGTGTTTTACTACTAAGTCATTCTGAAATACCCACTTGCATAATATTTCTGCTCCAGCTGCATCCATATCTACATGTGTTAATAATAACACGCTGTCAATTATAGTTGGTTTTGTTAATTTACTAAATGCCTCTCTTCTATTCATTATGCTCTCCTTAACATTTTTACCCTGTTACTAAGTTCTGTTTAAGTGTTTTTTCAATTTCTGCCCTTGCAATCTGGTCAAAGTATGCTATACCAAATAGTTTATGTTCATCATTCCTATGCATATCTACTACTTTGTTGTAGACTTCAATCATATCATACCTTGTACATATATCTTCTACAAGGTATTGTACCTTACACAAGTCAGGGTCTCTCATTGCTCTACCTTTATGAGTCTCTAACCAACCCTTTGACTCTTTAGTTCCATTAATAAACTTATTGGCTTCATCCCATAGGTCATCTTTTAATTCCTGCTCTGTCCACTCTCCATCTAGGGTTGTTCTCTCAATATCACCCTGGTAATATGCAATTTCCTCACACTTGATTTTAAATTCTTCTTCAGCTGCTCTGTCATAATCCTCTTGACTATCATAAATTTTACCCATTGTCTTTATCTCCTAAATTTAATTGCTCTGAAAATGTTTTACTCTTTGCTAGTAACTCCTCAATATAAGTATTTGTTTCGTTTTCCTCACTTTTATTCTCAAGCATGTACTCTGCTATATCTGATAATTCATCTTCAGAATATAGCTCATCCTCTCCAAACTCTGTTAAGACATCACTTAGTACATATGCAAATTTTGCTTTAATAGCCTTTAAATGAATAAACTCTAGTGTTCCAGCTACCTTATCAAGTGTATAAGGCATCATTATTACATCGTCCTTTACCTTATACAGATTAGATAAAATATTGAAGTACATTGGTATTGCATCATTTCTTAACATTGTTTGGTACATATCTTCCATGATATTTGGTACAATATCAGATGCAATATCACTGAAGCAAGCAAGTGTCATAATATATTTCTTACGAAGTCTTGTGTTATCTTCAATAATACCAAGCTGTACCAAGTTAATATCATCAGGTTTTATCTTCTTAAAAATAATAGCACCACATATATTTCCATTAAGTCGCAATGCGTAAGCTTCACCGTACTTAATATCATTTCTCAATGAATATACATTATCATACATTGATGTATTGAAAATGTTGTCTGATTTTTGATTTAACTTATTGATTAAACTTAGTATTTCCTCTGCATCGCCTTCATATGCTCTGTCCATAACAACTTTCATAGTAAGTCTACTGACAGTTTGTTCAATCTGTTTCCTTTTAGCACCACGCTTTTTCATATTGAATATCATGATTTTATACTTATCAGGAATGATTGAATATGTAACAGCATCGAAGTTAATAAGTCTATTCTGCTTATACTCCCTAGCTACCTTGTCATTATACTCCCTATACTGCTTCTTGTATTCTGGAAGTATATGCTTATAGTATTCGTCTACTTTGTATACCCAACTTCCCTTATTGTAATTACAAGCTTTACATAATGCTACAAGGTTAAATTCATCATCATTACCGCCTTTTGACACAGGAAAAATGTGTTCAACTGTCATTGTAGCTGTCTCAAGTCCTATTCCACAATGCCCACACTTACAACCAGTTTTCTCAAGTATCTTTTGACGTTCCTCTCTTGAATAGAAATGTCTAACAAGTTTGTCCATCTTTCATTTTTGCCCTCACTTTCTGCACTTACTTAGTTAAATTATAACAGAAAAATTTTTCAAAATCAATAATTTTTGAAAATATCTTAATTATTAAATATATTTTACAGTGTTATCATTCTTTAAGTAATTGATACCATCAACATAAGCATATAGCAGCTCACTACCCCATAAAGCATGATATAAACCAACAGATGTGAAATTATGAATTTCTAAGATTGCTGTTCCAAAGTTACCTACTGCTATATCAATAGTATAAGACTGTAACCATTTTTCATTGAGCTGTATTAATGCTATTGCTTTTTGTAATAACTTAATATCAGGAAGATTCAATGGACTACCCTCATATGGTGCAATAGCTATTATTTCATGTCCTATTACATATACTCTGTATTCTGTTTTTATAGGAAGTATAGAACTTACTTGGTAAAGGTGTTCTTTATCAAGTATAAGTGTTGCATCAAAGGTTGACTTAGGTTCATAATTGAATAATTCATCAATATTAGTATATGTCGCATTAGTAATACTTCCATATCTTTTAAGCTGACTTACGTCCTTTAAGAAAAATTCTCCTTGTCTAGGTATCTTATCCCATTTGCATATATTATAATCCCTTTTGAGAAACTCATCTGTTTGTAAGTATTTAGGAATTTCTATAGGTATTTCATGAGAACAGTATCCAAACTTACTTAAATATTTAGTGACAAAGTCAATTGTTCCAACTGGTATATAACTATCACACTCTAAGTCATCTATATTTTTTAAAGATGTTTTCATATAACAATGAGTATACTTGTTTCTTTTTAATAGTTCTTCTATAATGATTTCTTCAATTTCTAATGTACCCTTATCTTCTTGTAATAGAAAGTTTGCCATAACTATTCATCTCCAATCTAAAATATATTTTATTATAAATAATATAAAAGGGTATACAAATATTGTATACCCCTAGTTCTGTGTCTTTCCTTTATTTTTCTCTCGTTCTATAAAGAACTTATATGCATCATCTATTTTGTTCTCTATAAACCTCCACTGGTCATGTATATCTACTGTTGTTTCACCTATCATATAATCATTGACATTATTAACTGTTATTGGTTGTAAATTTAATTTACTTGCATCAGTATTTACATATACTATTGTTCCTGCTACTTTTATTTTATTGTTCTTTTTGTATTCTCGTAGATACTGTACAAACTCTTCAAGCCTCATTCTTGATATTTTAGGTTCTTTTATCATTATTTCATCTTGTAATCTAATCATAAATACAAGTGCTTGTGTATCTGTTTTAATAGCTATCATTCTTTGTTGCTTGAATATAGTTTTTTCAAACTGTGGTTCACTCACCATTGTGAATGGCATTTCAAATATCTCAACTATATCTATTTCGCCATACTTAATGTTTAAATATTTTGTAATCTGTTTCTTAAATAGTACATATAGTCTATCATCATCAGTATAATTTTCAGTTTTCATAAGATAATGCTCATCAAGATATGTCTTACACATTTCTAATAAATGTTTATATCTAATTGTACTATTGTTATACTTAATATCCTTCCACTTAATATACTTAATATCAGTGTAACCTACACCATTAAATAACTGCATAGATTTTTGTATTTCTAATCTTACTAATTTATCTATTGAGTTATCATATAGAAAATATTGTAGGGTTCCCTTTAACACATGGTTTAAATATATATCTTCACTAAGTTCATCATAACTACATACAATGGTTCCTCTTTTCATACTTTGTCTTGCTATAGTTTCCTGTACGTTTATCTGACCTCTAGGTGATGTTAGCTCTTCATCTTCTATTGTTATATACTCTTTATATAAACCCTCTTTTGCTAATGCAGTGCACCATGTTGCTATTACTAATGCATATAAGTCATCAAGCGTCTTGCACTTACTTATATCCATTGCTTTGAACTTTTTAGTTCTAAGTTCATGATACAAGTATTTTAACATTTCCCATGCGTTTTCAACATTTCTATTGTTTTTAGGTCCTCTCATGCTATCACCTTATATTAAATATGTTTTCTTATAATACTCAAAGTCATCATTTAAGATATTCTTGCTTTTCTTACCTATTGTCATACGTCTTAAATTAGATGCTAAATATCCCTTGTTGCCATTATTTAATATTACATTGTATCCAGCTACATCTTCTTGTTGTACTCCAGCAATGTCTAATGTAAATAAATCTTCTTCAATTGACTTTACTGTAATTTCCTTGAGATATTCTTCTGTTGTGTATATGTTTTTACCACATATAAAATAGTTTGTATTGTCTAAATAACCTGTGTTTTTTACACTTAATTCTCGTATCACAATATCACAATATGTTCTCTTATTTGCTTCAGCTATATGTCTTGTTTTATTTGTTTTAAATAACTTTCCTACTGTACCATCTCTTTTTACAATAATAGATGACTTTCCAAAACTAATGAAATCATATATTCTTCCTTCTGCTCTATCTGACCTATTGTTTGTACATGTACACTCTTCATTAAATATCTCTTTATTTTCTATCAATGAATAAACTATTAGTCTATTCTTCATAGGAATTGCTACTGCTGCATCATAAATGTATTCACACTTTAAAATATTTTCGTATCTTTTTATTTCTTGCAATGTATTTAAGTCTATAATTACTGCCTTATCTCTGAATTCTATGAATCCTATGTTCTTACGTGTTGTATACTTACACATATCTTCATACTGCACAATTTCATCTGTGTCTTTATTATAAAATATAAGTACATCACATTTTTTGCCATCTGCACACCAATAAGTTACTTTGTTATCAAATTGCAACTCACTGACTCTTTTATACATCATACTAAGTAGTTCCTTGGATATTGCTCCCATTTATTTGTCTCCTATACATTTGAATTTAGTACTTTTTTGAATCTTTCATGCCATTTTGCTACTTTTTCAGGTGAATCATACCAATATTCCTCAAGTAAAGGCATTATTTCAAATGTTATTATATTTCTTAATATGCTGTCTGTTACTTTATCTCTAATGCAAAAATAACTATGCCCGATTTGGAATCCTGGTCCCAACATTTCATCTTTGCATATTTCTTCATTTAAGGTTACAATCTCTCTTGCTACTCTATTAAACCTCTGGTTATTTGAATATGTCATAAGCTGTCTAAACCCACTTGACTTGAATTTAGGCTCAACTGTAATGAATGCAAATCTTCTTCTCAAAGCATAATCAAGCATTACTAAGCCTCTATCAGCTGTATTCATAGTGCCTATGATATATAAATTATCTGGCACACTGAATAGTTCCCCATTGTATTTTAACATTATTTCTTCGTTTCTATGGTCTTTTTCAATAAGAGAGAACATTTCACCAAGTATTTTACTCATATTACCACGATTTATCTCGTCTATTATAAAAAAGTATGGTCTATGATTAATGTCTGCTGCTGCTCTTTTACACATATCATAGAATGGTCCATGTTCAAACCTGAATCCTCCATCTTCTGTTGGTCTAAGTCCCATAATAAAGTCATCATAAGTATAACTCTGGTGAAACTGAACTTGCATTATACGATTTTCATCTTTTTCTCCCATTATTGCCCATGCTAATCTTTTGCCTGTATATGTCTTACCAACACCAGGTGAACCTTGAAGTATAATGTTTTTCTTATATTCAAGAATCTCTATTAAATCTATAACATCTGTACCAAACACTTCTCTTTCAAAGTCAAATTTTGTATAAGGTGTGTTCTTTTTATGTATATTTGTATTAATACTTGGACCTATAGTCTCTCCATCTATGCCTACAAATCCAGTCAAGTCTACCTCTTCTTCGTCAAAGGTCATATCATCCATATTAATATTGTTCATATTATACTTCCTTTCTGTATTAAAATATTTCGTCTAAGAAGTCTAAAAATTTTATTTTCTGCTTAAACTTATTGCAAATAGGACATCTATATGCATTTATGCAACCTACTAAGTGTGCTAATGATTTACATATAAAATGAAATACAAATATAGCATTTATTATTGCAACTGTATAACATGCTTCCTTATTCATAATAGCTAAAATAATTGATATTAATGATAATATACTTATTATCATTGCATTATTTCTAAATGTTATAATATATCTCGGTTTCACTTGTTCCATTTCTACATTACAATGTTTGCATATTACTTTTTTAGGTTTATGCATTTTTATTTCCTCCGTATTTCTTTATATAAATCTTTGATAATTTACAATAAAAATTATTATACTTCCTATAAATTATAGTAACAAAAAAGGTACAAGTGCGATATACACATTGTACCTTAAATAATCTATTTAGCAACCCTAGGAGGACTTGAACCTCTCACTGTAGCAGTCAAAGTGCTATGTGCTACCAATTACACCATAGGGCTATATTTAGTACACCTAGTAGGATTCGAACCTACATCAGTCCAGCGTCCGTAGCGCTGCGCTCTATTCCATTGAGCTATAGGTGCATAAATCGCGCTGGAGGGATTTGAACCCTCGGTCACCGGGTATGAACCGATTGCCTTTGCCACTTGGCTACAACGCAATAATGTTCCCAACGAGAATTGAACTCATATCTACTGCTTAGGAGGCAGTTATTCTATCCATTAAACTATGAGAACATCTTAGTACGCCCGACAGGACTCGAACCTGCATTTGTACGCATTAGAAGTGCGTTGCCTATCCATTAGACTACGAGCGCGTATATTATATCAACCCAGGTACGACTTGAACGTACAGCCTACAGAGTCAGAGTCTGTCGCTCCACCAATTGAGCTACTGGGCTATAAAGACGATGATGGGATTTGAACCCATGGTCTTAGTTTTGCAGACTAATGCCTTAACCAACTTGGCTACATCGTCATATAAAAGCTGATGGTGGGATTTGAACCCACGATGTATGTCACCATACAATCAAACAGTTTTGCAGACTGTGGTCTTAAGCCTCTTGACTACATCAGCATGTTTTTATTTATCTCTCACTTTCTATAATCATTATACATCTTAAAATTTATTTTGTCAACAACTTTTTATAAAAAAGTTTTTTATTTTTGTTGAATGTTATCTTAATAGTAAGCAGAGTTGGAGTGGGACTTGTGCCAGCGTCCCACAAAACTCATGTTAAAACATACAAAAAGACCCTGGCAGTTAAATCAACTACCAGGGTCTCATAATAATTTTTGTACTGTTTTACTTTTCCACTACAAGGAGTCCTGTATAATCAACTTACACTCACCACAACATTTATGCAATTAAAATTAAGCATCTGTCTACATCTCTGTTGACACATGCGTCGTCTACATTGCATTTGCTGCTGTGAAGTTAAATAAATGTCTAAGTTGCTCATTTTTATTACTCCTTAATTATTTTAAAATACATATCTATTTTATATTACTGTCTATTTATTCGTACAAGTAAAACTCCTTCAAGTCATCTAACCTTAATGCTGCTAAATTAGCCTTTTCATCATAGTTTTTAAATACTATACCACAGTCTATGTTATATCTATTTGATGTGTGAACTATTCTTCCATAGTTATTTAATCTATCCTTCATTTCAAAATAATAAGGATATGCCTCTGACAATATTGTTGGTGTGTGTCCATGTACTAATATTGTATCTGGTATTTTCCCAAAACCATCTATATCCCTATCCCACACCATAAACTCTGATGCTTTATCTATTTCTTCATAATTTATTGTGAAGTCATCATTTATAAGATAATAAGGTATATTAGCATGAACAATAAGGAATCTTTGATTATTTACTATGATATCTTTAATATAGCTTAATGTTTTTATCCAATCAACAAATTCCATTATAAAATCACATGTCTCTTGCTCACTATGTGTTGCTACATCTATTTGTTCAAATAAATCATATCTATCAGAATAATTCTTAACTATATTTATGCTATTTAACTCTTCTTTTGTGTTGTGCTTTATATATTCTGTGTTAGTATTTATCCAATCAATCTTTTCTTTTTCATGATTTCCAATGACCATCTGATATTTACCATCTGATGTTATATTTTCCATTGCCCATTTAACTAATTGGTATGTTTCTGTTCCTCTATCTACAATGTCTCCAACAAGTATAAATGTTGCATTTTTATCCTGAGATTCTATTTTATTTTTAAGCTGTATCCACTCTGAATAACATCCATGTAAATCTCCTACTACATAAGTTCCCATAAATATTCCTTTCTGTTACTTACTTATTTTATCAGCTATTGAACTTGCAACAAATGAATCAGGTTTTACTTCATAGTCATATCCGCAACTTTTTATCCAGCCTACAATACCAGGTATAAGGTCTTTTGTTTTTCCTTTATCACTTCTACCTGCATCCACATGTATTGTAATTTTTGTATTACTTAATAATTCGTTATATACCTCATTACTTAGTAGTATGTCTAATAGTCTATCTGCATATTGTAAGCTTTGTGTTGTTTCGTAGTTTAATTTTACGCTTACGTTTTCTATCTTTTTAACTCTTTGTATATCATAAAAATATATACCGCCATGACCTACACATTGTACTGCTACAACAATTACTACTTTAGTATCAGAAAAGTTTTGACTATCTGTACCTACTATAATATTTATGTCTGATTCATATTTTTTACAGTTATTGTAATAATTGTTTATTATTTCAGCAACTTTTTCTAATGTAACTTTTCCATAAGTAGGGCTAATCATAACTTATCCTCCTTGCTATATTTTATATTTCTTATTATATACTCAAGCATACTTAATAGTTCTACCACATTATCACTATAATTATAGGGGTCTCTTAAAATTTTATTTATTTCTAATTCTATTATTGGTATGCCATATAATTTACTAATACTGTTTGCTATACAAAATTCTAAGTCTGCTTTATAATATTTATTAAGTGATATTGTTTTATCATCAATTTCTAGTCTTTTTGATAAATGTTTTATTATGTATTCTAATATGTCATCTCTATTATTTAATGTTTTACCATTATTAGTACAAATGTCTATTGATGACTTTTTATCAACACCTAAACCATGTATGTCGAGTATTAGTTTAATTCCATGTTGTTCTATTAACTTACATATTTGTTGTTTATATTTACATACATTTATGTTATCATAATTAGGGTCATTATTATCTGTACATATATTTGTTATTGAGTAACAATTTGTTTTATATTGTATACAATCTACTATTGCCCCTGTATACATATCCTGAGCCTTAATAATTTTATTTCTAACTTGTCTTACAGAATGAGGAGCACTTAAAAGTATTGGTACTGACCCTCTTTCTATTTTATAAGTTCTGTTATTAATTTTATTGCCATAGTATCCGTTTATTGCATATAGTCTTTCATATTCAATGTATTGCTCTATTATACCCATTTTGTATACCCCACTATTATTTATTACTACTATCATTTACCTAGTGTTGTATACTATGATTTAATACAAAAATAGTCATGATTATTATGCATCATGACTATTTTACAATGTATTATAGTAGGGTATAAGGGAATTGAACCCTTATTTGATGACTGAGAATCATCCGTCGTAGCCTCTAGACCAATACCCCATATGTATAAATCGACGATACGGGTGCTGACCCCGTCTGACGAGCTTGAAAGGCTCGCTTCTGAATCCGCTCGAATAATCGCCGTTATAATATATTGTAAAAAGTACTTTTTATAGTGCTCCTGGGTAGTTTTGAGCTACCGACACCTAGGGCTTCAACCTAGTGCTCTACCTCTGAGCTACAAGAGCATATTATTAAGTAGAGATGAGTGGAATCGAACCACTGTGTCACGCGTATCAGGCGTACATACTAACCATTGTATTACATCTCCATATTATATCCAACATGATACTAAATTAAACTTGTTTTGAGTGATAGTCAAAATGTTTTATCTTATATTTTGCTGTTTGTATCACAGAATATAACGACTTATATCGGATTCGAACCGATGATAAATGCATAGACAGTGCACCGCGTTAGACCTCTTCGCCAATAAGCCATATTTAAGGGGGACCGGACAGAATCGAACTGACATCTCCAGAGCCACAATCTAGTGTGCTAACCATTACACCACGATTCCCATAATAATTATTGTTATTCAGTGATTAGCTTCATAATATTTACTAACCAGTAACGACTCGTACGGGATTTGAACCCGTGTTATTCATGCGTGACAGGCATGTGCCATAACCAACTAGGCGAACGAGCCATATTTAATTGTTATTACTTTTTTATTATATAGCTTTTATTTTATTTTGTCAAGTACTTTTTCAATAATTTTTAAGATTTTTTCAATATTCAAATTGTTACTTAAAACTTAATTCATTTCCTTAACTCTAAATACATTATATACCCTAAACTTGATTTTGTCAACAGATTTTTCAAAAAAGTTTTAAAAAATTTTTCAATGATTTGTCAATTTTTAGCAAAGTTTGAGTGCGGACTTGTATGTACCATTTTAAAAAGTTCAAATGCTATCATCTCTAATTTGCGTTGTTTAATTTTTGGTTCATGTTCGTGATGCTCTTCAAAATCATCAATATCATCACTACTAATGTCACCACTACTAAAATCATGTTCCATATTTATACCACCTACCTTTATATTATAATGTATACAAAAAACACCTGAAGCTTACTTTCATAAACTTCAGGTGTTTTACAATATACACTATCCGATTATAAGTTAGCTAAATCATGTCAATAACACTATTTGATTGCATATCAATAAACCATTAATTCGTTCATCACAAATAAAATGGTCATCAAAATGTTCAATATGCTCATCAAATAATCTGACTAATTTTACTAACTTATTCATTGCTATTTACTCCTTTATACGTTAAACACAAAAAACACCTAAAGCCTACTTTCATAAGCCTTAGGTGTTACATAATACGCACTAATATAAATTATCTAAGTTTATTTAAGTATCAGCTGTTTAAATGAATTATTTTATTGAATGACAAAGAATCCATAATGTGCTCATCATGAATATCAAAGTGTTCAATATCAAATTCAAATGTAAATACTGAATTTCTCATGTTTACTTTGTCCTTTCTATTTCTTCTCCCATCAATAAATATATTATACCTCAAAATAACTATTTTGTCAACACTAATGCTACAGCTTTATTTTTTAAAATTTTATTTCCTAATATTATGCTTATAAGATATTAATATTTGAATATTTTACTGTTCTATTTCTACCTAGTTCTTTTGCTTTATATAATGCTATATCTGCTTTTTTAACCGTATTTTTATAACTATCAAAGTCATATTCACATATACCTAATGATATTGTTATTTTATCTATACTGTTATCTTGATTCTCTGCATCTTGTCTGATTTTTTCTGCCAGTGTATAAGCATTTTTTTTCATTGTATCCATATAGTATAATTAGAAATTCTTCTCCACCCCAACGTATTACAAAACCATCATCATCTTTTACATTATTCTTTAATATAGCTGCTAAATCTTTAAGTATAATGTCGCCCTTATCATGTCCATAAGTGTCATTTATTTTCTTAAAGAAGTCTATATCTAATATTATAAAAGATATGTCTTGTAAATTATATCTTTTTAGCTTATCTCCGTCTGTTATTTCATCTAATTTATGTCTGTTAAATACTCCAGTTAGTTGGTCTATATATGATAAATTTTCTAGTTTAGTGTTAGCTAGGTATGCTTCATAATATGATTGTGTAAATATATAATTTGATATTGCTATACCTAATGCACATGGTATTCCAAGTGATAACATCAAGTTTAAGTCCTCATAATGATTGAATGTGTTTGATATAAGTATGTTTACTATTATCATTAACTGTGATATTACTGCAACCTCAAATGAAGATGCAAACCCTAGCATTAGCATAACTAGTTGCATTATTAAGAACCCATCACTTGCATATTGTCTATTAGGCAAGTATACTATTGCCCATATTGTATGCCACATTATTGAATGTCCTATGTATTGAGATGCTATCATCTCAACTTTATAATCTAAATTTAATTTTCTTAGCCACAAAAAGATACTGAATGGTATTAATATTGATATTCTTGGTATAAGTGTCTCATTAGCAAATCTTCCAAACAATTGACAATCTGATATAAAGTAAGTCAAAGATGCTAATACTGATATTATTACTATTCCTGTATTAAAGCCTCTGTAGTACTTAAATTGCTTTTTGTAAAATTTTTCTTTTTCTTGCTTTGATATATTTAAAAATGAATTATCTGCAATTATTTTCATGTTAACTCCTGTCCATGTTTATTAAAATTTAACAATACTTAAAAAATAAGTATAATAAAAGGCTTAGTCGTTTAACTAAGCCTTTTATGATTTACCAACTTGTATAAACAATCTTTTCTTACCCCACTTTATCTCGTGAAAATCAACTGAATCAAGTGTTTTTACAAGTTCTGGTTTGTTCTTTCTTACTTCGTTTACCGATTTAACTATTCCGCACTCTATCATTATTTTAGGTAGAAATCTCTCATTTGTGAATAATGTATTTTGCTTTTCGTTATCTTCCCAATCTTCAGGTGTATTTGCGAACATTTGCCATGGTTCACAAATTGGTTCTCCTATAACTACATTTTGAAACATTGTTGCTTACTCCTTTATTATTGTTTATCATTTATTTTCCAATGGTATCCTTTATATTTAGTTCCATTTCTAGCTGCTACACTTATATTATAAGCACATGCTTTTACCATTTCTGAGGGTAATTCCATATCTCCTTTAATATATCTAGCTGCATCATTTAATGTATTAAAAGACTTATTTAATTCTATACAAGTTACCCCATTTACTAATCTTTTATCTTCTTTAATTATGTTATGCTTCTTTAGATATCTATTATATCTAGCTCTAACTGCATTGTAATCTAGATTATACATTTTAGCTAATTGTCCATATGTATATCCACTTTGTATATAATTAAATATTTCTTTATTTAATTGGTCATTTTCACTTGTCCTGTTTAATTTTTTAAAAGTTATATTATTCTTTCTAGCTACTCTATTTAATGCATCTATATTACAACCTAGTATATTAGCTATTTCTATATTTGTGTACTCTTTAGCTAAATTTCTTACCATTTCAACGTCTATTAGCTTTCTATGTTTGGTACATTCTTTATTTTCTTTGTTTTCACAAAATATTATGTTATTAACACAAGTGTAATCTATTCCTAGCATATAATTATATTTATCTATGGATGAATTAAACTGTAATCCATTGTAAAATACATCTTCTGCATATTGCCATCTGTAACCAGATGCTATACCATTCTTTGTACAAGCTGTTTTAATTGTTCTATAAAAATTTCTTTCATCTACTATTGGTTTACCTTCTTTTTGTCTTTGATTATTCACAAATTGTAGTGCTTCTTTTATAGATTCAAATATGCCTATGCGTTTCCATTCTTTTGTGTAACCTATTACAATTTTATGTATATTTGTTTTATTATCTATAATAGCTTTCTTCTTTAAGTCTCTTACAAAATATCTTAATTCATAGTTTGATATTTTATATTTGATGTTCAGGTCTATCATTGACATTCCATTTATATAGTCTTGCCTTATGTTTTCTATTATACTGTCATACTTATTTTGTCCTGTTTTTCTTCCACCTAACTGATTATTATATCCATTATAGTATGTGTCATATTTTGCAATATAATATATTTCTTTTTCATCTAATTCTTCTGATTTACATTGTTCAATTATTCCATACTCAAAGTTAGTTATACCTAGTGATTGTAATGCTCTATCTATTTCTGTGTTTCCAGCTAAATGTTGTCTCATTCTTTGTTCTAATGTTTGTACTGTCTGACCTATGTATGTTCTGCCAGTTTCTTTATGTTTTATATAATAAATACATGCCATATTATCTTTTCTCCTTAGTAAATTAAATTTACTTCGTATACATTAAGTGTTTAATATGATGTACTTATATAAATTTATATGTATAATGGGCACTGATGGAGTTGAACCACCCGATTCCGAAGAAAACGCGTTTACAGCACGCCCCGCTACCCCTACGGTTTAAGTACCCATGTTTGATTTTAAGTTGGTAGGGAGGGATTCGAACCCCCGAACACGTAGTGAACGCGTTTACAGCGCGCCTGCTTTAACCACTTGCATACCTACCAATATTATATTTAATGTATTTAACAGATGAGGTAGGATTCGAACCCACGTGTTTGATGTTATCTCAGCTAGATTTGGAGTCTAGTCGCTTCAGCCTCTTGCATACTCACCTATATATTTAAGTTAATTCACTTCCTTAACTCTAAATACATTATACATCTCATAAACAAATTTGTCAACACTTTTTTATAAAAAGTTTTAAAAATTTTCTTACTGCTGAACAGTAATTTTTAGCGCAGTTTAATAAGCTATTAAATGTATACTTTACATGTAATAACATCTTACTCTTGATGTATTTAATTGTTTTTAGTGATTTACACCACCAATAATCATAGTCACTTTCCATATTTAATGTGTCCTTTCTTATATATTTTAATGCACATAAAAAGCACCTGAAGTCAATCAAATGACCTCAGGTGCTTTACAATATGCACTAATTAGGTTTTTATATGATTCACTTAATTAACTGGTTGTTATCAACCTTTTATTCAATTGCACACAAATAAACTGATATGAATAATACCAGTAATAGTATGCATATGAATAAATGTTGTTAATTAAGTTCTTCATTGTTTTCTCCTATTTATAGTTCAATATTCTTATTGAATTGTTTTTCTTACTAAAATCTAATGTTATATCTGTATCCTGCTCTACTCCCTACACCAACCATAGTGTTAGTTAAAAATGTTACTGACTTTTCATTAAGTTTAAATCCAACAATATTATGTATAAACATTCTATCAGTGAATTTAAGTTTTCCGTTTTTACGTATTAATAACTCAGTTGCATTGTGTGTTTCTATATATTCCATCATTTCATCAACATTATTAAAGCTTTTAATAGAAGCTAAACATGTTGCTCCAGATATTGCAATATCAGCAAATTTCTTATCTCTGATTAACATACAACAAAATGCTAATACATCTTTAAAATCTTTTGACATATCTTTACCCCAGTTGTTTATTTTAGTATTATGACTGCTGTTAGCTATTATACTAGTGTTATTAGCAGTAGTGGTTGTAGAGCCACTACTGCCTTTCAGTTTTAATCTTCCTGTTCCCACTCCATATCGTATGCTTTTCTATCATAGTATGAAGTGTCTACATGCTTTCTTACATGTTTCTGCCACTGTTTCCTTACTTTACAAGAAGTTTTCCAAGACTTATCATTATGTCTTGGTCTATCATCCCATGTTGGTAAGTTCTCTTTTCTTTCGTCACCTTTAATAAACTCTTTGTACTCGGTAGCCTCAGATTGTCTCATAAGTCTACCAAGCTGTGGTATTCTATACCAACTACCATGGTGACAGTGATACTTGTGTACATTAGGTACAGGGTCATATCTGAATGTATATGTCTTACACCTTCTCTCTGCCCTGTATCTTAATCCCCTTGCATTTCTTAATTTTTTAATTTCATCAGCTTTTTTATTCACTGAATCAACTAATGAACCTACGTTTACTCTCTGAAACTCATCTCCAACAACTTTTGCTATGAAGTATAACTCTCTATATCTCCATGTTTTGTAGTCAAATAATCTGTTTCTAATCTCAATTTCCTTCTTATCTGCAGATGTTTCACTCATATCAACAGAAAGATTGTTTAAGATTGACTCTTCCTTATTGTAAATCTCGCTGATAGCTAATCTAGATATCAACTGCTCTCTAGTATAGTAGCAAGGATTCCATTTGAAATCCACATACTCATGTTTACTAAAGTCATAGTTTCTTCTGAGTGTTAATAATACGTAGTTTTTGTTCTTTTTCTTGGACATACTAAGTTTCCTCCTTTATTTAGGTTACTTAGTATTCATCCAAGCGTCTGTCTTTTCTCGTCATAGCTCTTTGGCTCCTCTCTAATATGTCTATATGAATATTTTTAGTTTACTTTAATTTGTCTGAATACTTCATTCATGTCCATATCAAAAATTAAATCTGCGCAGGCATCTCTACCAGTATGACCTTTATTTACTAAAACTATTTTTCCTTGACTTTTATCAAAGTAATCAATTAAACTAGCTGCTGGATAAACATTTAAAGATGTTCCTGCTATAATAAGTAAATCTGCTCTTTTAACTGCATCCTCTGCTGCTTCAAAAGCACCTTCAGGTAGCATTTCCTCGTATAATGTTACACAAGGTTTTACTATAGCCTCTTTACAATTACACTCATCACAAGTAGGTATTCCTTCACTGTTTTTTATAAATTCTGCACTGAAATCTTTACCACATATAATGCACTTATTTTTATGAATAGTTCCATGAAGTTCAATTACGTTTACACTACCTGCTAATTGATGTAGACCATCAATATTCTGTGTTATTACAGCTTTTACTTTACCTGCTTTTTCGAGTTCAGCTATTTTCTTATGTGTATCACAAGGTTCATATCCAAGTGCACACATTTCAGTCTTATAGAACTCAAAAAATTCCTTAGTATGGTTCTGATAAAATGTATGACTTAACATTATTTCAGGTGAATATTTATGATTAGTCTTTTGACTATATAAACCGTTTGGACTACGAAAATCAGGAATGCCACTTGCTGTACTTACTCCTGCTCCACCAAAGCAAACAATGTTTTTACTGTTGTCTATCATTTTTTGAAACTGCTCAATTTCTACCATGCTTAAATCTCCTCTTCTCTATTATTATACCAAATAATTGAAATTTTGTCAAGTAATAATTAAAAAATAACCCCAACTAACACATTGTTAATTGAGGCTACCTTTGTATGTAAATTATGTTTCCATAACCTACTGGCATTATTAACTATGTGCTTAACTGTATATCAAATTCTTACATTTGACTTGTCCAATAATATATTGTATTACTATACTTTATATTAAGCATCATAGAATTTTTCATACTTATCATTTCCCTTCAAAAATTATATCTCTTATATAATACTGTTTAGAAATGGGATTCTATTTGTTTCTTAGCTGTAGCTGTTGAATAAACCCAGTCTTTTATATGAGGCTCTGTAATATAATATTTGAATCTCATAGGTTTATCAGTTGCTGTACCTATTTTATCAATAATAGTCAACTTAATTTTCATGTTCCTATTTTGAATACTTTGTATACGAACAGATACTAAATCACCTGGTTTTAATTCCAATTCAGTGACATCAGCCAAACCTGATAAGTTCTGGCTTAATCTTACAAATACCCCATATTCTTCTACTGAAAGTACTGTTCCGTAAGTTACATCATCTTCATTGAATGATGCTACTTCTTCCTCCCAAGTTCCTAATAATTCTTTGTGTGTTAACTCAACTCTATAGTTTTCATCTATATGATTAACTACTACTTTTAGTGTTGATATACCCCTTAATTCTATGGTTGGATTTACAATATGTGTTACGCTTATATTATTTGTTGGAAGTAATGCTACTATACCACACCCTATATCACAAAATATTCCATAGTTCATTATTTTTAATACATAAGCATCAATCACATCTCCAGGTGTTAAATTTGATATATAATTGTCATAACAAATCTTTTGTACCTGTTTTCTTGAACAATCAACTATAAATATATCATCTTCTTTTCTTATGCTAATAGGTATATATTTAATGTGTCTATTAACTTTTGATGTAGCTGATGCTGGCTTTATAGGTGTTCCATCAGGATGATATTCTAATTCACTAAAAGGTATAATACCTATTATATTTTTGCCTATCTCTATAGTTAAATTGTTATCAGAATCACACTTTATAGCTCTTGCCTCTAATATTGATTGCATTCTAATTGCTTGCTTTACAGCATTTAAACTCATTTCTTCTCTATTTCTGTGAGTCATATACTCTGGACTATACTTACTCATTATAATGTTTTACCTTTCAATTCGAGATTATTTATTTTTCTTAATAAAATATATTATTCTTATAACTAGTGCTGTATTATATGTCTAAACTAATATTTTATTCTAACTCCCCAGTCCATATTTATGAGTATACTCACTAAATCCACCATCGTTATCATATATAGTTCCAACGTCATCTATAAATAAATCCATAAAATCCTCGATTGGATTATTCTGCTTTATTGTTCCATCTGATAATGTAATTAACTGTATTTCAGGTAAATTTAGTACTCTTTTACTTGTATAGTTTCCACATCCACCTGATACAAATAATTGTGTTCCTAAGTAACTATAAGGTCCTTTTGAACAAGATGCTGTATCACTTGATTTTCCAAATGTACCACCAACTAACATTAAGTCTATATTTGTTGAACAAAGACTATCTAAATTTGCAAGGTTACCATTAAGCATAATTGTGAAAGCATTTTTATCTGCTCCTGTTATACTATATGAATTTTTTTGTATATCTTCAGATGAAGCATTGTTCATATTACTTATTCCACATATTCTTATTGTAGAGTATTGGTTGTTAATTAATTCATCATTGATATATTGCATATATTGTAATGCATCTGCATCTCCTTTATTTGCTTTATCAATTATCTTTTTTCCATAAGCTTTTTCTATAAGTGTTGTTGCATCTGTTATACCTGAGTTCAAGTCAATTCCTACATCTGTTATATTTATTGCTTGAGTACTTGATAAACAATCTATTGTATCATTACAATTATATATGTAATATACTGGTGCTATCTTGCATATCTTATTGACTATATCTATTGTTTTTTCGTATTTACCATTTTTATCTTGATATCCACCTGATAATACTATTATGTCTGGTTCAGAATGTTTCGCTGCAGATACTACATTATTAGATGTATTACATATATCAGATATATGTAATATTCTATATCCTACAAATGATTTAGGTAAGTCATTATCGGAATATATATAATTTCTGTTTACTATCAAGTGGTTCTGTGACCACACCAAAAATATAATGGTTGCCAGTACTAATCCCCTTAAAATTATAGTAACAATATGTTTCGAAGCATTATTTAGTGTTCTATTTTGTGTTTTAAGCCTGCTCATGGTAATTTCTCTCCTCTAGGGTCAATATCTATTGTTCTTCTACAATTTATAAAGTCTTCACAAGCATAAAATCTATGACCAGTTCTACTTTCTTTTGGATACATTTGTTTTCCACAATAAGGACATTTAGGTGCTAATTTTCTGTTTATACAATCATCTACAAGCACTAAATCTCTTTTCTCTATTGCTCTTATTTTAGTTCTTATACGAATTGTCTTTATTCCTACTGAGTCTAATACTTGCATTATAAACATGTCTCTGTCTTTTGCTTCTTGAGTTTCATGTGTATAATCATCTAACTCAACTGCACAAATTATATCTAGTGTATTTTTATCACAAATTAAAAAGTCTACATGTTTATTTGTTATTTTCCAAAGAAAGTCTTTCTTCAAAGTTACTCGTGTATCCACCTCTGCAATATCTGCTAATCTAACTTTAGCTAGTATTGTAATTCTGTCTATTTGACATAAATTATTTTCCATAAAATGAAACAACTGCAATTCAGCGTCTGTTAATAACTTAGTTCCTTTATATGGAAATTCTACATTGATATTGCTAAGTTCCTTAACTTCTTGTTGTTGCTTTTCTTGTACTATCTCTTGTGTAGATTTTATAAATTCATTCGACGTATTTACAGTTGAAGTATGTAGTACTCCTATACCCTTTAACTTATTAGTGCTGTTTTTTGGTTCAGCCTTTAAGTTCTTAATGTCTATTGTATCTAATATAGATGCATCAGAATTAGTACTACTTATTTCTTCACTGCTATTTTCACTTTTGTATTGTTTTTCACTACATATATCTAATGGTTTTAATTCAGAAAATAATGTATCCAAAACAGTTTCTCCTAATATAAATAATAATCTTCAAGTGCCTCTAATATGCTATCCACTGACCTATTCATTAATTCATTTAGAAATTTTTGTTTGTACTCATCTTTTGCTAAATAGTATGCATAATTTAATGCCAGTACATAATCATCAAAATCTCTGCCTACAATTTTAAAATTTCTAAATCCTAATTCATAAACCTCGTTAAATCTTTCTTTTGTTAATGAGCCTACTCTATCATCTTCTATGAATACTTTAAATTCCTCAAGTGATAACTTTCCATCATAATGTATTTTATAAGGACACGTTATTCCTTTATAACCTATTTCTTTTGCTTTATCTTCATCTAAATCTGTTAATATTATTCTTTGAATGTCCTTATGATGTTCTAATCTTTGAGTGCAGTAAAAATTACATATGTCATTTAACATTATTTCTGCTTTATTCTTATTTATTATGCTACTTAGAAATTTATCATCTCGTCCATCTCTATAATCTATTACTACTAATTTATATTTTTCACATGCCTTATTAATGTTTTCTATGTTTCTTTCACACTTTGTAACTGATTGTATAAACTCAAAATTGTTTTTATATTTGTTTTTAATGTAATTCTCAATAATATCATTGTTAACAAGTATTTCATTTATGCCTGATTTACTGGCTATATCAAGAATTTCATTAGCAAATGTATCATTCAAATGTTCCTCAGTTACAAATGAGTTAGTAAAAGTCAATCTAAATCTTATTCCTAATGAATTATAGAGTGTTATTGTATTTTCTATAAGTTCTGGTGTCATACCATCATCATATAATGTCCTGCCACCATTCCATATGCAGTGTGCAAATGAACCGTAAGTACTTGATATATTTGTCTGATATTCAAACCAATCAGGATGCTCTTTAGTTAAAATAAATAAATTCATATTAACTGCAAAGAATCTTGGTGTATATGGTATGTATATACTTATCATTGTAATCACCCTTTATATAGAGCAAAACATATTTGCCCAATCACTCTTATTATATAATGAATCTTGATACACATGAAATGCTACAAACATTGATGTTGTATCATATCTTGCATCATGAAAACCTGTGTTTGTACTGTCATCATTACCAAATAGTGCTATGCTATACTTTTGAACTTTATCCTTGTTTATATTAAAATAGTCAACAAGTTCTTCAAGTTTAGGATTTTTATATTTCTTTCCACCTCTTCCACCAGGTAATTGACATATATCTCTAAAGTACTCCATTGTATCAAATCTGCCTGCTGGTTTAAATAGTACTCCTTGTCTCCAAAATTCTGTTGATATGAAATTTTCATCAAATTTCAAATTATGTGCTATCAATGTTGCATCACTTAATATATTGTATATTTCATCTTTATAGTCTGCAAATATTTTACCACCAGATGCTTCAGTATAAAAATCAATTCCTCTTCCACATGCCTCTTCAGCACCCGATGTTATGTAATCTATTTTAAAGAAGTAGTTCTTTGTACTAACTTCGCCGTTATCTTCTTCTATAATCATGGATAATTGTCCTATTTGACCAGGAGCAAATCCAGTTGTTTCTGTATCTAAAAATACTTTTTTCATGTAATTTAACCATCCTTTATATGCCCTTATTATATTATACTGTCAGTATTGATATATTTCTATGTCAATACTGACAGTACATTGATTTAAAATGCTTCTGCTATCATACTGAACACTCCAGTAAATATGTTTATTACTAAACTTAATACTATAAGTGCCCAACCAATTATGTTAGCTACTTTAGCTGAACGAATCTTTCCTTGATACATAGGATAATTACCACATTTGAAGTAATTGTTTGCTTGAACTGCCATTACTACAGTAATGATACCACATACACAAGTGAATATATTGCAGCAGCATAATAAGCATATCTGAACAATACCAAGTATTAACCATAACATGTAATCAGGTGCATTACCTTGATTCATTTGCTGGTTAAATCCATTATTCATACCTCCATAGTTGTTTTGGTTCTGGTTAAAGTTATCCATCTTCTTTTTCCTCCTGTTGTCTATTTATTTACATCTCTAATAAAAATGCTATACCGAATACAGCTACATACATTATGATTACAATAATGTAAATAACAGCTGCCACAATCCACCCAACAGTTAATGTTGTTTTTGCACCTTTGATTTTAGCTTGATAATCTGCAAAATTATCAACCTTAAATGCTGAGTTTGCAAGTATAGTAAATACTAATGCTATAATTCCTGTTATTTGACAACAACATAGCATCTGTATAATACTTAATACAAGACATTTTGTAAACTCAGGTGTGCTTTGTGGATTCATCTGAGGCATTTGATTCATGCCCTGATTGTAGTACCCGTTGTCCATCTCTTTTTCCTCCATGTTTTATTTATACTACAGTTGGTGCTAACCAACTAAATATACTTATATTTCTTAATATACCAAATACTATTAGTGCTACTGCATAATTTATTAAGAATACATCTAAGTATTTCAATAATCTATTCTCTTTTACATAAACTGCAAACTGCCAAATATATACCACTAAAATTATTGGTGCTGTTACAAATATAAATGGGTTATATCTAAATGCTTGATAGAAGTCTAATTTTAATAATGATACAGCCATTCTTGTACCGCCACAACCAGGGCAATCCCAACCTAATAACTCATGAAATGGACATACAACTCCTATGTTAAAATAAAATTTTGATAATACTATCAACAGTATTAGAACTGCTATGAATGCACTTATTAAAAATACTGTTGTAAATCTCCTAAACTTATCTCGCATTTTAAATATTCTCCAGTTATATTTATATTAATCTAGTGAGTGCTCCACTTGGTCCCCACTGACATCCTTCACTACACTTGAAGTCTTTGAATTGACATCTTGCACAAGGTGTTAATCCCTTACAGTCTTTCTCATCGACACTTAGTGTCATTGACTCAAGTAATTTCTGATTTGAGTAACTCAAATTATCTTTATTATCAATGAATAACTTTACTGAGTTCGTGGTAGCTTTCATTACTTCTAATTGTGCTCTACCACACATTCTTTCTTTACACTTTAATGCAAAGTCCTCAAATAAACCTTGTTCTGTAATCCTTACAATAGTTCCTTGTGGAATGCAATAAGCTACACTTCTGATATCCTCTTGCCATTCATCTTCTAACCCTGCATCTTTTACGATTTCTGGTGTATAGAATCCATAGCTAAATGCTTCAGTATCTCTAAGTAACATTGTATATCTTAATGTTCTGTGTCTCTGTGCCTGTGCTAACATTGCTAAGCTTCCGTAGTATACTAATGTATAACTGTCACCAATTACTTGATTCTTAGGTCTTAATCTTTGTTCAAAGTCATCAAATATTTTGAACTCTGTACCTTTCATTTCTCCTACATGCTGTGCTTCTAAGAATCTTATGTACTGATTCTTATTATCATGTAATTTTGCATCTCCAACTGCACTACTTAATGCCACTAGTAATTCTTCAGCTGAATTAAGAAGCTTTTTACTAAATGAATCTTTTGCATGAGCACAATTATTAATGAGTTCTGCTAAGTAATCCATTGTTAAGAATGCCTGTCTAAATGATATAGTGTATTCAATAGTTGTTGGTGTGAATACACTAATCATGTATCTTGCGTTTTCCTGTGCTAACTTAAATGAAGGAAGTGTTTCGCTCTTTTTAAGTTCATTCAATTCAGCCTCAAGGTATTCATCATCTTTAATATGAGAACAGCTTCCATTTATTACTGCTTTACTGTCCTCAATACCCATCTTTTTACATAATCTTTTACTTAGTATACTATCATCTGTATCAGGATACTTTGATAGTATCAGTGTCTGAATTTTACTTCTCCACTTTTCATATAATTGTAATTCTAATTCTGTTTCAGGCTGCATTTTAGTATATCTTGCACTCTTTTCAGAAGTTGCATAAACTCCTAAGCTGTTTAGTATCATGCACATCATTTTATTTGTCTTAATAACAAATGTAATATGTCCATGGTCATATACACTATGATGTCCACTTTTACTATTACCTGCTGCTCTTGTTAATGCTTTATCTATATTCTGTACGCCATCTTCAAAGTAGTCATCTGGCATATAGCATACTCCAGCTGCCTTACCTGATAATAATGTTAAGTCTGCATTAAGTTTTTCTGGTGTTTCTCCTTCCGGTACTTCATAAGTACGTGCTACTACTCTTACTTCCTGCTTCACTGTAATTTTCTCCTGTCCTAAAATTTTTATTTTGTATTTATTATAAAAATAAATCATTTTGAAATATATCAAGGCCTTATGATGAGTTTATTATAGTCACACAACTAGTTCACAGTCATTATTTATATGTTTTTTATATCTTTAATAATGTAAAAGCATAGGATTTAATATAACTCTTTATATCCTATGCTTTTCTAAAATTTAATATATGTTTTCTTTTATAGGAATATTTACACATTATATATTTATCTATAAACTTATATCCTGTTTTCTTATAATGCTTAATTAATATATCTCTATATTCTCTTTTAGATACACCAAATATTTGCTCTGCCTCATTACTAAAATCTCCTGGTATAAGTAATACTGCTGATGCATCTACCATTCCATATGTTTTAATAATATCTATTATGTTTAAATGTATCCATTTTGATATGCCACATTGTCTGAAATGCTTGTTTACATACACTCTATCTACTATTGCTATATTACAATCGATTGTATCTGTATTTTCTGCCCACATGTTTCTCTGCATATCTAATGCCTTGCTGAGTAACATATATTCATCTTCGCTCTTTGCTAATTTTGCAATGTCATCAGGTGATTTTCCTCTGTTTTTTACTTTATCTGGAAATGAAAAGTCACTTTTTAGTATAAGTAAATCTGCATATGCAATAGCATATCTATCATTATTATCTACTTTTGTCCTAGATAGTCTTAGTTCTTGCTCCCTATGCCATCTCATTCCTAGCAGTTTGTCATCTTCCAAATTAAATGTTGATTCACCATAAACTGTTATTCTAATCTTTCCTACTCCTTGTGCATAAGATTGAATGTTTGTATTTATTGAATCCACTAGAGTTTCATCATTTTTGACTTCAATACCTCTTGTATTAAACATTGACATTGCATATCCATCTACAAGAACTCGGTCAAAATATCCAAGTGAACATATTTTGCTGACGTTCATCATATCCTCCAAGAATAGTAAGTAACTTTATTTCTAAAGCTACTTACTATATTTTATAATTCTTTACTTTATACAAGATTTTACATAATTACAAAAACTTGACACTGCTAAACTCAAAGAAGGCTCTGCTACCTCAAACTCTGTTAAATAGAAGTTTAGTGCCTGTGAGTTTATACTTAATTTAACTGCTATAGATGTATTAGCTAATAATGCTGTATGTGTTTTAATAATCGATAATGGCATTTGCCAATTTTCTACAACACTTACATATATTTCTCTACCGTTTACATCAATTTTTATACTGTTATCATTTGTTTCACTAGGATTTTCTGATACAAGTTTGTACTGTTCACCTATTACATTTCCTATGCTATTTATATTAGCATATTGTCCATTCATAGATGCTTCAGTAATTATTGCTTTTATTATATCAACAAAATCACTTTCGTTATTAATAACTTTTGCTAAGTAATTTGTTCTTACTGCTAGTGTATTTTTAAATATTGCCTTATGTGCCTGTAATGAATTTTTAGTTACTATAATGTTATTAAAGATTCCACCCTTGAGTACTACTATAGCATCTGCAACATCATTAACTTGTATATCAGTATATTCTCTTAACTGAATAGCTTCTTCTTCATATCCCCATGTATCAATTAGCTGTTGTGATGGTGTACTAGCATCAAAGAATAAGAATATATCACTTGTGTCAATGCCAAGTGTGTTGCATGTATCTGCCAGTATTGATGCTACCTGTTGAACCGATTCAATACCTGCAACTGCATATCTTGTACCATTGATTCTAGGATATTCTGCATATTCCTCAGTATATAATTTAATGAAGTTGTTTATTTTACTAAGGTCAGTCTGCCTTAAAACACTTAGTATATTTATATTTCCCATAGATATTGCTAGTGCTAATATAGCATCTAAACTCTTGCAGAATAATTGTTCATTACTAATTGCTTCGCAATTCATATTTATATTGAAGTTAATAGAACTACTACCTATGTATTTTATGGTATTAAATTCTATGTGTTCATCAGACCATATAAGTTCGTCTACTTGAAGTAACTGACTACATAATATAGCGTTTAACATTACCCCATTATCTGATTGTATATTTGCAAATGGCTCACTGTCAAAATTGATTTCATCATCTAGTTGTATTTCATCAGATGATGTATCTACATTATCAAATGAACTACTAAATTCTGCTTCAGATAATACCTCTGCTTCAGAGAATGATTCTTCTTCAAATGAACCATCGTTAAACTCATTCTCGTTAAATGCTTCTTGAGTGAATGATTCATCATTATTGAACTGTTGCTTATCTGCTCCAAATATATTATTAGTGTTATCGGATTCATTACCTTGTTTGTCTAAGGATACTTTAAATGTACCATCTTCACTGAATGACTCCTCTGCACTTCCAAATATATTGCTTTCACTAACACTAAAGTCATCACTGGTGTTTTCCTGCACATCTAGTTCTATATCATCTTCTGTACTCTCTGTTATTTCAGTTTCATCAGTGTTATTTACTTTATCAATTCCTAGTAAATCATCACCATTATTAGTGTCATTCTCTTCACTATATGTATCCTCTAATATTTCTGGTGTTTGTTCCTCTGTTATTTCAAGTGAACCAATTTTCTTACACTCGAATATAATATCAGAGAAATGACTATAAACTATTCTAAGTTTGTTCAGTACCTCATCTTCATGTATACCCTCTACTTTTACATCATATGCTTTGTTATTCATAATGAGGTCATTTCTTTCAGCTGGTTGTACAAGTTTGAATATATCACCATTAAATATAAACTGTGATGCTTCGTAGTTCTTGATTTCATATAATTTTTGAAGTGAACGACCTACAAATGTTGGTAAATCATCATACTGAATAAGCTCTGTATTTATTACAGCTACGTAACTTCTAGGAAGTTCCTTGCTATCTTCTATTACATTAAGCAAATCAATTGCTTTTTGCTTGTCTGCCCCTGGCATATTTTGTAAATTATCATTGGCTTCCTTAAGTTCTGTTCTAAGTGATGCTATTAATTCATCTGATTCTGCTACTTTACTACTAAGTTCTTGAATCTTTTCTCTATAAGTGTCTATCTCAGCCTGTATGTCTGTATCAACATTATTTGTTGTACTATTTGAATTTCTAAGTTCTTCTATTTGACTATTTAATGACTCTATCTCATTTTTCTTATTATTTAACTCATTTGTAAGCTCGTCAACAGTTTTTTGTAAAAAGTCTGAATCACTAGAACTCTCTGCAGATTCTTTACTTAATTCCTCTATCTGTGCTTCATATTCAGCTACTTTATTCTGTAACTCTGCAATCTTATTAGTATATTCTGTTATATCAACTTCTTCAGTGCTTGTCTGTTTAACCTCTTCAAGTTCTTTCTTGAGTTCATCAATTATAGTTGTGTATTCTGTTACATCTACATGATTAACTTCTTTATTATTTTCACTGAAAAATAAACTATCAATGACTACTTTGCACTGCTCAATCTTACTATTACTAGAGTCTCCAAGCCATGTTGCAACATAACTTGCAAGTATACCTAAGTTACTTTTCATTACATCTTTAACTTTTTCAGGTGATATATCTCTTTCTGATACAATGTTATCAATTATCTCTAAATTGAAACCATCATTAGAAATTGCTTCTAAAACACTTTTCTTAGTGTCAGTTAAATTTTCTAAGAGAGATATATCACATACTTCTGTATACTCTCTCTTAACCTTGTTATATCTACAAATAGTCATTGCTTCACCATTTGTAACTATAAATATACTAAATGGTTTATCCTTGCAATAATTCATTGACTCCTGTAGTTCTGCATTATCAATTGCATCTCCTAATGCAAATACTTTGACAGCTAATCTTGGACTACCTGTAGACAATACCTCCCAATCAATAGGCTTGTCTAAAAGCCTCTTTACGTCCTTATTTCTTCTCTTATTGTAACCTAATTCTCTCATAATGTCATCAATCATATATTCATTTGTTAATGAGTGATTGTGCATTATTTCACTTCTATTCAATTCCAATGTCTCTTTTAATTCTTCAATGTTGAATGCCATTTTTATTATTCCCGCCTTTTTAAAATATTGTTTTTCTCTTAATTATTTTCAAGACAGTAAAAATAGCATTATAAAAGGCGGAGATGCTATCTCCGCCTTAATCTTCATTTTTATTCTTTTGCTATGACATTTATTGTATAAGTAATACCCTCAAAACTATGTATTTCTAATGAATTATCAAAACTCTGTACATTTTCTGCCAACAGTTCTCTCTTTGTGTACATATTTGCTTCAATCATCCACAATACTGGCTGTATTCTTTGTTCATTTGAAACAGTAGCTGTTAACAAAAATTTAGAGGGCTCTATTTTATCAAATAATAGTCCCTCTAAATAATTGTTCTCGATAGCACTTAATATATACTGTATTATACCATACTTATGCATATAATATATGATTATTGCTCTTAATCTTCGAACTCTTCATCATCAAATGAATCATCTTCGAATAAATTGTCATCGTCATCTTCCTCGAAGTCTAGTTCATCTAACTCACGCTTGTAATCAATAATTCCTTTTGCAACAAGGGCAACTACTGCTGCACCTGCACAAACTATTGTTGCAATCCCTGCAACTTTAAGTGTCTTCTTCATTCTACTGCTCCTCCTCTGTCTCGTCATCTGATGTCTCTTCTTTTGTCATAGCTTCATCAGCTTTTTCAGCTGCTTCCTTAATTTTAGCTGCTGCCTCTTCAGCGGCTTCCTTGATAGCCTCTTTTCTCTCAGCTACTTTAGCATCAATTTCAGGCTCTTTCTCTTTAATCTTCTCTTTTACTTCTTCCTTAATAGATTTAGCCTCATAAGCTACATTGTTAGCTGTATTTTTTGCTACTGCACCAACAGACTTACCAAGCTCTTTTACGCTGTCAACAGCTTTCTTTCCATCTTCCTTAACCTTAGCATTTAACTCTGGGTCAACTACTAACTTTTTAACTGCAATTGCAGCTGCTCCAACTGCTACTATAGAACCAACAATAATGTTTCTTGCTTTCATATTAAAATCTCCTTTACAAAAAATTTTATACTGTTGTAACTAAATACTCTGCCACTTTGTTAAGAGTTCTACATTTTGCAGAAGGAATAGCACTACCGTTCACATAAACTACATATGCTGCTCCTGTGTGTTCCATGCCATGAAGAATTGTATATTTATTACCTTTAATGTATAATACAATTCTGTCAAATGTTTTACCATAAGTAGCTGCTCTCTTATTCTGGAACTCAACGTTGATATAATTCCAAAATTCAGGCTCCCAGTTTGTCCCCATTGCACTCTTTTTAAAAGAGCTCATCATTGAGTTTGTCTTTGCAATGATTTCAAATGCATTCAGATAAAACTCTGTCCAACCAAATTTGTAGCAAAGTTGCTGTGCCTGTTCAAGAGTAATTCTTGTACTACCACCAAGTACTGCTGTATTTTCTCCATCTTCATATTTAATTTTAAGTGCTCCATTCACATGTAAATCAAGTAATTGTCCAAGTGTCATTATGTATACCTACCTTTCAAAATGTTATTTTGTTATTTACTACCTTAAGTATATTATATCATATATAATTGAAAAATACAACTTAATTTTACATATTTTTCAATTTTTATTGATATTTTTTATTATTCACTATATACTTCACTTATTGACTCTCTCAAACATACATATGACTTTTCTTTTGTTTTATCTGTATATCCTTTATCTTCTATAAGTTTAATATATTCTTTAATTTCGTCTTGTGTCCATGTTGCATAACTTGTATTTGCATCTCTAATTACTTCTTCAAGGCTCATACTATTATATTCTATAAGCTTTCTTTTAAATGTTGATACTGTTCCTCTAATCTCTTCGAGCTTATTTATATCATCTTCTGTTGCTAGACAGCAACTTGTCACTGTAATTAAAGGTAAATCATCTGTTCCTGTTTCAATCATAGGAGATGCTTCCACAACGTAAGTGTTTCCCTGTTTTATCTCAGTGTTTATATTTTCTAATGCATTGCTGCTTAGCTTAAACTCTATGATTCCTGAGTACCCATTATCTGTTGATGTGTTACCTTTAAATGTATTATTAGTTATATCTGCCAATGTTACATCTATAATAAATGTAATCTTCTCTAATGTTCCAAATGTCTCTTCTTCAACTTCAGATGTATTACTTTCTGTTTTCTCCAATGATTTTGGATTTTCCTCAGAAGCCTCAATAGTTTCACTCTCAATGTTACTTTCAATGTTCTCATATGATTCATTATCATTATTTGATATGTTTCTTTTAATACCTAGTAATATAAAATATAAAATAATAAGTATTGCTAATACCTTTATAAGTACATCTACTATAATTTCTGATTTCTTCACATTATCCTCCTATGCTGCTTTATCTTGCTCTGTTGTACCAATCTGATTACTTATATTTACTACATAATTTATATCATTGCTAAACATAAACTTTATTTTGTATTCATTTAATATGTATGCTCTGTATAATTCTGCAAAGTATTCTTCCTCTGAATAGCTTGCTTGAATATAATTATCATTGTACTCAAGTAATTTATTCCCATTTTCTTCATATAGTCTCTTGAATGTTTCTTGTCTTGATACAAAGTTACTTCTATAATCTATATAATGTCCTATCTCATGCACTAATGCATATCTAATACAACTTTGATTTCCACATATTTTAACTGTTTTATCTTCCATTATTGTGGCTCCTGATATAGGATACCTTATTCCTAAATCTTGTGAAAGTGATTTATCAGTTAATATTATTTTCCAACCTTGATTTCTGAAGTCATTTCGTATGTTTTCAGGGATTAAATACCAATAATTATAAGCATAATTTACTATATTATCACTGATATCTCCATCAATTTTAATGGTATCATCAGGCGTTACAGATGCTATAATTACACCATCTTTATCTATGAACACTTCCTTACTGCTTCTTAAATTATCACATTTGATATATCCATAATTTTTTCCTGCTTTTACTTTATACCAATTGTTTGATAATTTACTTACAACTTTTATTTTATCTCCCTTATTGTATATACCCAAATTTGAACTGTTCTCGTCAGGCTTACTTCGTAGAATGCTATATGCAATAACAATCATTTCTTCATTGATTTTAACTTCTTCATAATCTGTATAACTTGAAACTTTCTTTGTTGTATCATTATTTTCTAACTTATACAGTAGTATATCAACTAAACCTATACAAAATAATGTAAAAATAACTAAAACTATTGCCACTTTTATTTTCCTCTTGTGTTTAATATGTCCATATATTGTACCCATAAATCTTACCATCTGCATTTATGTGAAATTCAAAAAGATATATCTTATTATAAATGTTTTCATTATTAGATAATCTTATATTACACATTAATACTGTATCTGATGTTTCACTATCTTGTGGTGTTACTATATCTATTGCCTTTTCAGATATTATTCCTGTTATTATGTTAGTATTTACAACATTTCTTCTATATTTTTCTAAGCAATCCTCAGTAAACAAATCCTTGTAATTCAATAACTCAGTGTCATTGCTAGTTATAGTTGATTCTATAATACTCATAATTGAGTTACTCATTTCAGTCTTTGTCATTTTTTCAATATTAGTATGTTGATTATCTGCACTAGTTGTTTTTGTCAATATCAATGCAGTTATTGTTATTATTACCATTGCTACAATGACATAAACTTTTGTTTTATTCCTCATATTTTATGCCTCCACCTTATATTTTATATAAGATACTACCTTACCATCATTGTTTAATTGAAATCTATACATATATTCCCCATACTGTAAATAGTATGCACTATATGATATATAAGTATTTGCATTTTCTGCTAAGTTACATATATCTTCCCACTGTATTTTTACATCGTCACTGTAGCTCTCCAAGTCAGATGCTTCTGTACCTTTTAGAAAGTTTATTGTATCTTCCTTTAATTGTTCTTTATTTATATTATCTGTGTTATTACTAAGTACAGTTGAATCATTACTACCGCACCCTGTGGTACCTATCAATAATAACATTGCTAACATCATACTAATTACTTTGTTCTTCATGATTTTCCTCCACTGTATTAGCTTTAACTTGCTCTGTTTCTTCAACATTTTCAGTTGTTTCTTCAATATTTTCAATTGTTTCTTCTATTGTATTCTCATTATTATTTATAGGTGTTTCATTTATATTTATACCAGAGTCTTGCTCACTCATATCAAGCACAACATCTCCATCTACCCCTGACAATAACATATATGAATAACTACCAAATATAACCTTAAATGACCTATCTTCTGAATTAATTAGTGTTAAAGCCCAAGTTGCTGGTTCATTATAACGATTTTTAAGATTCTCATATTTTTCTCTACCGCTTAACTCATCATCTATACTGAATACCTCTTCATCGTCTGTTTCAGTATCAACAGACAAGTCACAATAAACTGTATTTGACAAACCATTTATGTTTTTTATAATAAAATTTATGATTGTATTCTTGTCATACTTAGTATTTAAAGAATTAACACATGTATATAAGCTAACATATGTTACTCCCTTATATTTTACATCTGTACCATCTATAACTTCATATGCTACAGATGTATCTGTATTGTTAAGAATAAGTTCTCCCATTGCATTTTCTACATTTGATGATGTGTCCATTTGGGTATCATTATCTCCATTATTGTCCTGTGTTTGAGAATTTTCTGTCTGTGCAATTTCTGTCTTTGAGTGTATTGTATATTCATTTATCTCAAATTTATTTATAATTGCTTTTTCAGATTTATTATTTGCACATCCACTAAGAATAATTGTAATACTTAACAATCCTATTGTTATGAGCTTATTCCCATTCTTCATAGTCTATGTCCTCCTCATATTCTCCAAACATTGTAGCTAATGTTCCTGTACCATCATGATATCCAGATGCAGAACTGTTATTTTTATCAAGGAATATAATCCAATAATCATAATCAAGCTTAACTATATAAATGTCTTGAGATTCACTTTCTTCTGTGTTTACTAATTCATACTCTGTATAGTCATGGTCAAGTGCTGCTTGATTTACAATATTTAGCACTAATTCATTACTTATCGTGTCTCCTGTATCTAATTTACTTATTACACTGTTACTTCCCTCATATGATATTATTGTATCTATTGCGTTTAATACAACATCTGCATACTGTTTAGCAAAATCTACATCTGGCTGCACAAATTCTACTGATGATTGTTCAGTATTTTCCTCTGTACTATTATCATTTTTTACTTCGTTATCATTATTATCACCAGTGTTATCATTACTATTGCTAGTGTTATAACTTATATCATCTTCTACATCTATTGGGTTAAATGAATCATGATGTTCATTATTATCTTTACCTTGTGTACATGCGGATAATGAACAAGTCATTAGTCCAATTACTATTATGCTAGCCATTATTCTTTTCTTCATTACTCTATTACCCTCCTAACAGCTACTATAGTTTTATAATTCATATTATTAGATATTTTTACGCCATCTTTTGCGCAACTTGCATGAACTATTTTACCATTACCTATATAAATTGCAACGTGACCACTGTAACATACTATATCTCCAGGCAACATATTTGAAACTGAAGGATTGTTTACTGCTCTACCTGAGCTTCTTAGTGCTCCAGACTGTCTAGCTACTGTATAACCGAAGTGTGCATAAACTTTATTAACGAAACCGCTGCAATCTATACCCTTGCCGTCACTCCAGTCTCTACATCCCATTGTATTTCCACTGTATACATAATGACACCCTACAAATGTTTGTGCATATTCTATAAGGGCATTTCTCTTTGCATCAGATGCACTATTACCACTGCTACTTGAGCCTCCACTGCCACTAGAATTATTATTCCCAGAATTTCCACTATTATTCCCAGAATTTCCACTACTGCTGCTTCCTTGTTGCTCTGTACCACCTACAACTATTTTAGTAATGTTAGATTTCCATTCTGGATGACAATTTGTATTTCCTGGATTTGAATGTGAACCCCTACCTCCTGAATACCACTTAACAGTACTGCTATTATTTCTATTTACTATAAATTCTATCGTTGATACACTACTTCCGGATGTATGCCCCCACTTAGTCCAGTTTGAATCTCCACTAGACTTTATGTCTCCAACTATACATCTTATAATGTTACCATTCTCTAAGTATACGTCAAGTTTATCTCCAACTTCAGCTATTCCTCCATCTCTTTTCCATGTTGTTGCTACAACGTATCTTCCATCTACTTTACCAAATCCTTCTGAATCAAAAGCTGCATCATCACCAGGATTGTCTTTATTACTTCCACCAGTTGTTCCCCAGTTACTAAAATGTGATGTTATAAAAGCTGCTTGATTACTTGAACCAGGTACAGTTATCATCTGCCATCCCATGTAACTATACATGTTTGTATAAGGACATTCAAAGTTACCACCTGATGTAAAGTCATAAACTGTTCCACCTGTTAGTGTTCCATCACCGCCCGAACTACCTGTATTATAATAACTTTTGTCTCGTGTAATTACTATACATGTTGAATGCCTAGCATGTGATGCTACAGTACTCCATGGTAATGCATCATTCATGCCTTTTGCTATTGTATCATCTGTACCACCATACTTTGTAGATGCTGATGTAAAACATTTATACTTACCATCATCTGTTTTCCTAAGTACCATAAAGTGTCCAGAGCCACCATACCATGTAAATGAGGAATCACTATAACCTGAGTTTTCGTAGGAATTAATCACATATGCATACATAGAACTATCATCAAAGTATGTATTTAATGAATCCTCTGTAAAATTTACTTCTTTTGCTACTATGCCCTTACTTCCATATGCTGCGTTTATTAAATTTGCCATAGTTGAAAAGCTATAGGATGGTGTTGAACATGTATATGCTATACCATTAGCTGTTGTACTCTCAAAATATAATGAACCACCTGAACCACTCTTTATGTCACATTTCATTACGTCTGTAATAACTTTCCAAGGCGTTATTTCCTCTCCTAACAAGTTACTTAGTGCTATTGCTGTTGAATATATGCCACATCCTCTTTTACTCATTGTTCCATAGTCAGTTCCACCTGCATATAACAAACCAACGTATCCGTAGCTATCATCTTTAGCATTGAATGCACATGTTTCTCTAGACTGATGATACCAATAATATGTTCCATCATCTAACTGTAATGCAAATTGACCAGTTGCATTACCAGGTGTGTTGGAACTTCCGTCACCACCTCCGTTATTTGAATCATCACCCCATATAGCATCCCATGACCAACCTTCTTTATAATGGTTCATACCCATGCATTTATGACTTAATTGAATTAATGCACAGCTACCACAATCACAATTTGGATTTCTACCATTAACTTTATAATCACATAAAAGACTGTAAAGGTCTGCTTTTAATTCGTCGAAGGACATCTTCGACCTATCTTTGCCATCATCCTTCCTAAACTTTGAATTATTACCAACGATTGCTTTGTAGTCTTCTACCATTGAATCGTTGATTCTCTCTCTTATAAAGTCACTCTTAGCTTTACCATCTGCCCCTTCATCTATACTATCAAATGATTCAGAATCAGCATATGATATAGACGATTTCATATCATTGACTAATTTATCATACTCTGTAGGACCAAATAGTAACTCATACACACATTTTTCGTCATCTGTTTTATCTCCTGTACATTTAGCATAACATTTACAGTCGTCATCTCCCATAAATATTGTTTGTAATACAGTAGATATTGTTGTTATCTGTTGGTCCATATTATAAACTACTACACCAACTGATAAACAGAAAAATGAGCTGTATATAAAATTTCCTATTATTGATAGTGTTAATATTATAGCTGTAGTAACTTTTCTACTTACAATTTTCTTTAAATTACTAGCTGTAGCTTCTTTTACTTTCTTAGACCTTTTAATAAGCCATACTATTATATTAAGCTTATATTTACTGTCTAATGCACTTTTTCCATCGTTTTTTACTTTTTTATTAAATATTCTAGCACCTATAATACAGTATAAACAATAAATTGCTGCTAATGCTGATATTATTCCAAGTGCTATTAATAATATTGCAATGAATAAAATCATATTTCCACCGTCCTAGCCAAATAATAAAACTTAAATTCTATTTTAGCTAAAGACATAATTTATGCTATATTCAATGCAACATTCTAAAAATGAGAAAAGCCACTAACTGTTAGTTAGTGGCTATCTCATGAGGTTACATAATTCAGTAAAATGCAAAACCTTCAACAAGAAGGTGAGTGGACCTGAAGGGAGTCGAACCCTTGTCTGAAACAAATCCATTAAACTTTCTACATGCTTAGCTTGTTTTACTATTTTTGAATGCTTTCACATCCAACGCTCTTGCTTGGTGGTTCGGCTCCTCCATACAAGTCACGTAGCTGCTTTATTAATCCCCGAATATGCCTTCACCACTGCCCATCGGTAGATAACCTAGATTACTTTTAACTGATAAACGTTAGCCTAAGTCAAACACTATCTATCAGCTTGAACCGATTTTAAATCGGGTGTAGTTCACTGCAATTAAGCAGCGATAGCTACAGGTCTGCTATTGTCAGCATTTATTGTTTTGTGTCTTTTTGAAGCGGTGTCCACGCTCCGCTGCATGCTTATTTAACTTCAACTGCCCCATCGAAACCAAGGCAGGCCCATATAAAGTTTTTTTGGGTTTTGTGCCCGACAACGGAATAATAATTCCATCGCCGGACATTTAAGCTTCCTGCAACCCTACTCAGAAGCCTTCCTCTTTCACCGAGCCCTTCCTCTTACACGCTTGGGTGCTATTATAACATCCAAGCTTTTCTCTCCTGCGGCACGGTCTTAATATTTTAGAGGGCTGCTTATTTCCCTTCCCGATAATTTACATGAAATTGCATTGACTAGTATTCCAACCCCATGCTGACTTACCTTAACGTAGTAGTCATGCCTCTTATTACGAACAGCTAGCTTTTCAAGTACCTTATGCTGATGTTCGGTACCCTAAGTGCCCACCATCTTATAGCCTATGAAATATGTTGTGAGCACTCTACCATAATTCACTAAAGCTTACACCGACCAGCCTCCTGCGCTTACACTCTCCCAGTGCACCGCTACTGCGCCGGCTATCTCTGTTAGGCTTAAAGTACCTAACCCGAGGCTGCACCTTATGTGCCCTGCGCCCTGCGCCCCTTACGGCTAATCATGCCGTCACCGCGCCACGCTAATGCCAACTAAGTTATCTATGGTAACCCTACCGCTTCAACAGCCTTTATGGCACGATAGAGATATACCCAATCACTGTTTCAGGAATTTTTATTACTTCCTTACTACTCTTATATAATATCATACATTTTTCTATTTGTCAACAACTTTTTTAAAAATTTTTTGAAAATTTCTATTTTTATTATTTCCTAACAACAAAATTATTATACCTCATAAAGTTATCGTTGTCAACAAAAATATTAAAAATTTTTATTGACAACGATATCTAGTCTTTCCCAGTGTCATCATACCCGTAGATTCCTTGTCTTTCCAAGGTGTCATCAAATCCATTCCATACTACCATCAGGTGTTTTCTTTTCCTTTCCTAATGATATTGTTTAATGTTTACTTGTCTTTCCGTTCCACTCAAAGTTGAAGTCTGTACGTTTAATCTTACACATTTCACCATTTCCACGATGAAATACAATGCCCTCAATCATATGAGTTCTTAGGTATTCCTTAATACCTTCAAAGTCTCTTGGTACATCCTCAAGTACAACTGAACCATGCTTTACAAGTATATCTCCTTGTTCTACATGTTCTGGATTATTCATGAAGTGTTCACCTATAAGTTCATAAGTGCCATCTTCTAAACTATCCTTTTGTCTCTCAAATGCTACCTTGTGCCACTTGTATTGTGGCTGGTCTGTAACCTTAACCCAGTGTGGAAAGTGTCCAGTAATTGCATCTGGTTCTTCTTGACAAGGTATTGCACCTTCAGGTAATTTTCTGCCAGCTTTGTAGTCAAATCTAGCATAAATGTTTCCATCTTTGATTAGACAGCATGTTCCATCTAATTTTTGTGTTGCAATTCCCTCACCATTGATTACCCATTCACAACCCTCTGTTACTTCATTTACTGTGTTGGCTACATGATGATTTTCAAATGTTCTTTTGAACAGTGTTTTCATTTTCTTCATATTGAATACCACGAAAACACCTGAGCAGGGTTAATCAGGTATTGAACCTGAATCTTCAAGTTTGGTTTCTTGATGCTTTCCTTAAGCTATACCCTGTTTATATTAATCTTCAAATCTTAATTCTTTATGTTGCCCACATTTAGGAATAATTGTATTCCTAAAAATTTTCTGTGTATCCTTTAAATAATTCTGTGGATAAGCCATTGATGGTGAAAAATGTGTTAGCCACAATTCTTTTACCTGTGCTGCTCTGGCAATATCAGCTGCTTCATCCATCATCATATGCTTCTTTTCTAATGCATCTTGTTTTTTATCAGGGTCTCCATACATTGCTTCACAGATAAATAAATCAGAATCATATGCATTTTGCATAATAGATTCACATGGTCTTGTATCTGTACAATATGTAATTTTTAAACCCTTTCTTGGTTCTCCTAATACCATATCAGGTGTGTATAACTTTCCATCTACTGATACAGGTTCTCCATGTTGAAGTACTCCCCAAAATTTCTTTGCCAATCCTAGAACGGTTGCTTTAGCTACATCAAATTTTGGAAGTCTACTTAATTCAAATGTATACCCATAACAATTTACTTTGTGATTAACTTTAAATGCATGTATTGTAAAATCTTTAAATGATTGCTCTGTTATTTCATTTATTCTCCAATTACAATATGGTGTTTTAATCTCTTTGTACTTAATTTTATAAGGGAGTACAGGAGCTATAATTCTCATTGATTCTACTACTTTTTCGATGCCTTCAGGTCCAATAATTGTTAATGGCGATGTCTTTCCTTGATTACCCATTAATAGCATTAAACCCACTAAACCACTCACATGGTCTGCATGAAAATGTGTAATGCAAATTATGTCTATATCTTTGCTACTTTCTTCTGCATTTCTTAAGGCTAATTGTGTAGCTTCCCCACAATCCACAAGTATACTCATGCCATTATATTTAACTAATAATGATGTTAAGTATCTATCTAGCAAAGGCATCATACCACTTGTACCAAGCAGTTTTATATCTAACATATTGTTCCTCCAAATAATAAAATGGTTGCTGAGGGAATCGAACCCTCTCATGTCAGTATTGGAAATTGGGAAACCAACACTACAAGACCTGCTTAGCAACCACCTTGTTCTTACCGTCTGCTCCACCAGCTAACGATAATTTAGCATTTTCGACTTTTAATTTTTACTGAGATGACATATCCACTTTGTTGGGAATATCACCTCAGTTTTTTATATGCGCCCTTCCACAAACGCTAATAGCAGGAAATTCTGTAAATCCGTAGTCGTGCACAACTACCCTGCCCCTACACTGTATAGTGCCTCATAGGGTTTCTTCTTTATCGCACCCTCAACGTTAATTTTAAATGAGTTCTTTTTGATACATTGACGCTCTATCCTATCATGTTTGTCGAATCTAATTCCGCAGATTAAACCCAACTACTAGTGACGTATTCATACCTCGTTGATATCTCTGTTCCACATCAGTGCCCTAGAAACACATCAGCTATGAACACCTAAGACGGTGCTTAGGAGGTTCCCTCCGTACACGTACGCAAGGTTCACCTTAGATGATTTTTCCGTGATTTTATTAACTGGCTGCTGCCATTCAACCATCCAAACTGCAACTGTTACCAGAGCCAAGCACATATATCATATCGCCGTACACTTTAATAATTAAAGTGTGAAAATGTAGTGGCAAACTACGACTCATATGTACCTCATTGTACTTTAATCTCTTACATGAATGTATAACAGTTTAACCTATCTGACCTTTCATCAGAACGAGGGCTTATGCATCTTCTCCGTTGTGTCACAACCACACGCTGAAGCCTTATCCCATTCTTCACTTAAGTTTATCTTAAGTTACTAGGAACGCACTCCCTTTTATCCAACTGTCAAGTTATTTTTCCTTATGGTTTATAACCATGATTTTAGGGGCACTGTTTGGATTCCACTTGCTTCCACTACATCCAAAAAGGCTACAAGCTTACTCATCCCCTATGTTTGCCAATTATCTCTCCTATGGAATCAATACCATAATCTCAAGTATATTGGCTAGCCCTAGAGGTAGGGATTGGACCTACTTTACACGTGAGTCGCGACACTCCACGTTTCCTGCCTGACGCTCTATGCGTTCACTAAGGCTCTAGGATATAAAGTTAACCACAGTGTTACTGTTTTTTATACTCGCATGTCCTTTCTCTCTTTGAAATCATTCACACTTTCACACTGTGAGCTGGGCATGCTGGATTCGAACCAGCGCAATGCAGCAGTCAAAGTGCTGTGCCTTACCGCTTGGCGAATGCCCAAAATATTTAATTCTAATGAATTAAGTGAGTTAGGAGAGACTCGAACTCCCCCACAATAAACCTTATCGAAGTTTCGATGTACAGCGCTTATTACACGTTACTAATCCGAGTTTGTTTATGTTTATCTCCCTGTGAGACTCAACCCATATATTTATTGATATACACCCTCCTATACTGTATATCATTTTGATAGTCATATCCTTAGGTTATCTTATTACTAAGTCTACCCTCAACTATCCCCTAGTTGTATCGTTATCAACCAACGCTAGTCCTTAATTATACTGGTTTTGCATGATATGGAACAGTTTTCTTCTGCTATTCCACTAGGCATCCATACCACACTACTCTGCATATACCCATTATACAGAGACCTAAACGATTTGCATCAGTCACCACTCTGATGCTTAGAGGAGTTTTACCTATAGCAAAACCAACCCTGACAACTTATCGCGCCCAACCCAAGCGCGAATAGCCTCTACTGGATTCGAACCAGTGTTACAATAGCTTTTAGACGTCATATTTCACTACTGTATGTGCTTATTCTTTACTTATTCACAAACCCTCCCGTAGAAAAGGAGTGCTATGCCATCTTGCATAAGAGGCTATATTGTTTAACTACCTTACATATATTATAATAACATATAAACTTGAATTTGTCAATACTTATTTTCAACTTTTCTTGAAAATTTTTTCTTAATTCTTAATTCTTAATTCTTAATTATATTAATTATATATTAATGTATATCTACATTGCACCTAACTTAATCCGTATGACTTTATCCAATAATGTACTGTTGAGTCTGTGCGCCCGTACATCTCTGCTATTTGTTTCTTTTGTAAACCTTTGTCTAGTAATTGTTTTAATTCTTCTTTAGAAGGTTTTGGTGATTTTCCTTTGGCTTCAACATTATAACAGGATGCACATAATCCTTTAGCATTTAGGCTAGTTACTCTTCTGCCGCATCTAACACATATTTTGTTGTATGATTCTTTGTACTTTTGATTAATTATATTCTTGGCTTTATTAGCACACTCTAAGCATCTATTATTTCTTTTACTTGTTAATTCTTTACCACAATCTATGCAATACACTTTAGTTTTAAATGTTTTAACACTTTTTAATGCATTATCTGTTATCCAATAATGTCTGCCCTCTGGTTGATAAGCATATTCTCCATTAATATATGCTTCTTTGTCAAATTTTGTCCTAAAAATTTTGTTATCATACACTAAATCTGATTGTAACTGCCACCTATGTCCATATGATATGTTTCCATTTTTACATGCAACATCTATAAATGCGTATGCTCCATATTCTGTAACTGCAAAATTTGTATTGTCTATTATCCATAAGTATGCTTGTTTAATACTCTCAAATGTCCTTATAGGCTCAAATTCTTTTGTATACATTACTAATGACTTAGCAGGTGTATTGTTTCCTTGACTGCCCATATTTATATATTCTCTCTTTAATTCATGTGCTAATACTATATCATTAACGTGATGTGTTGATATATTACATTCCTTAGCTATTTTTGCAAATGAATATCCAGAAGTATACATGTCTGCTACCTTATCCTCATAATCATGAACTGGTCTTTTACCAGTAGATGAACAAGGGTATACAGAATTATATCCGTTATTTAAAGAGTCATACTGTTCTACATAGTACTGCTCATATTTATTTAGCTCAGAATCTTCACATTCTACTAGCTGTTCTACATAGAAGTTTTCTACACCTAATTTCCTCATAGCTATGTATATCTTAGCAGTCGCTCTACCCCTATTAGCTAACATGATGTGTTGCTTAAATCTTGATTCTACAGTTTGTATAGTTTGCCCTATATATACTTTTTTATTAAGTGTATTTCTTATTATGTATATGTATCCCATAGTAATCAACCCCATAAAATAAAATTAACTGACTTATTATTGATAATAAGCCAGTTAATTGAAACTTTATAGTGGACCCAGTAGGACTCGAACCTACGACCATTCGGTTGTAACCAGGATAGCTAATGCTACGTGGTTCCGAACCGTACGTACCACTTTCATGGTATACGGCTCTCCATCACAAAACTGTGACTACCTTACTTCCCTCCAGTATGTTTCCATACCTTCATAGGTACTATTTAGGCTCCGACTGTACAACTCAATAAGACTATTAACCTTATCTAACACCCAGAATGCAATCTGTTTAAATAGTGCTTGTACCCTCACATGTTCCAATATGCTTTGCTTTACATATACATTTAGGCTCTACCTGCTCACTAACACCACCAAGCAGTTATTAACTGTATGTTTAAGCAGCTCATAATACTTAAACACGAATGTTAGCACATTCATAAGTAGTTCGTGTTCCTAGCCATGTGCACTTTATAGCATGTTTACCGAGTTTACATTTAATATTTATTGCATCACACTAAATGTTCGATGTCACTAAACATATTGATTATTCAATTATTGAACGAGACTTTTGTTAATTTATATGTCTCAACATGTCTCACGATGAGCCGAGTGCTCTAACCAACTGAGCTATGGGTCCATGTATAATGGGGTAGCTTCTTTGCTCACAGTAGCCTACAAAACTTAAATCTTACAGTAGTTTCCAATACCGACTGACTCGGCACTGGCTAAACTCCGTTGTAGTTTCCCCCTGAACTGCTCTTTATATATAGTGATTTAACCTAATGATTACTCATTACAAAGTGTGATATTAACTGGACCTCAACCGTCACAAGTAAACTAAACTTTGTTTCCACCACCAAGTTTAGTCGCACAGGTAGGATTTGAACCTACACGTAAGATATAAGTCGACATCCATCTTACACAGAATGACTGCGTGTCTACCACTTCCACCACTGTACGATATTTTATAGGGCTATGCTTTCATTCATTTACACCAGTGGTTCGTTCTAAGTCTTAATGACTCTGCTCTACCAATATCCTGCCCTATTTATAATCAAGAGTGTTACTTGATTTCCTGCCTATGCTTATTCAGCATCCCCTGTGTATCTTTCACACTCTTAACTATCTCTCAACCTTACTTCTATATTATATCAACTAATTACTATTTTGTCAACACTTTTTTCAAATATTTTTGAAAAAATTTTCTATTTCCTTAACACATTTAATATAATAACATATAATCTAGTAATTGTCAATACTTATTTTATAAATTAATTACACCAATTATATTATAATGTCATAATTCAATGCTACTTAAATCTACTAATGTATATGATTTTAATATGTCGGTTACTATTTTATTAAATTTTTCTTTTCCGTATGCATGTGTTGACATTGATATTACTATAGGTTCTGCATATTTATCTGTCTGTAATATAATATCGTATCTTATGTAATTATCTTCTGTATCTACTTTTATTATTTTTACTGTTGTGTTGTCTATAATATAATTATCTGTTGTTAGGTTTGCTTTTGTAATTAAATTATCACATTCTGCATATATCATATCACATAAGTCATCAAATTCTATATTATTCTCTTTATAAATCTTTATGTTCATTACATCATCTGCTACTGAGTATTCCTCACTATCATATGATAATGTCCTAATGTCCTTAAGTTTATCTGTTGCTATATATCCTAAACTATGAGAACCAAATACATTACATTCTGTTAGGCTTGTTTTATTTAACTTGTTCTGTAGCAATTCTAATTCGTCATCTTCTGTATTATATATAGATTTTTCTTCATTTATCACTGCTTTTTTAGTTACTGTATATTTTTCATTATTATATTCAATTGTTGCACCAGATGTTATTATTGCCACTTCGTAATCTTTATTGTATATTACAAAATTAATTTCAAGTTTATCAATACTGTCTATTGTATTATTAGTAGTAATAATTGCACATTTATCATTAAATTCATTTTTCCTACCATCTGACACTATACTACTACCCAAATGTTCTCCAAAGTACATTTCATTTGTATTATCTGTATCGTTATTTATAGTAACTGATTCAATTCCAATATCAAATGATTTAAAGTCATCATTTATTGCACTAAACTTAAACTTAGCTTGTTTTGTATCTTTATCATATGTAATACTATTTGTGTCTATACTTATTACAATGTTATTATTGTTAAATAGTGTTTCATAATTTTTACTCTCACTATTTTCAATTTCTGAACTGCTATTTATTGTATTTTCATTTGATTCTGATACATTATTCGATGCACAAGCACATAAACTTATTACTGTTACTGCAATACTTATAAGTGTTGCTAATTTCTTTTTCATATTATTATCTCCTTTATTTTTGTATATTTAATATATTTATAGTATCATAATATTCCATTATAATGTCTGGTTTTGCACATGGATTTTCTATATTATTTATCCTATCTGTGTATATTTTTTCAATTTGCTCCTTGTAATCTTTATCAATGCTTAACAAATTAATTGGAATTACAACTACAGATGCATCATCATAATTTAAGTTACCCTTAAATTTATTAGGTGCTATTGGATTACTCACTACAATGAATTTACTATCACTATCCACTGTACTTACTACATCCCCTATATGTAAATCATTAGGAATATTTATGAAATAATTATATAATTCACTATCTACTTCATTAGCTAATGAATATTTCTCAACTTTGCTGTCCTCGTCAACTATTATGTATCCTATTTCTTCTACACTGCTTACATCATATATACCTACTTCAATACACCTACCATCTATTTGTTCTTTTATCTTTTCTAATAATGTACTTAATTTTCTAGAACAGTATAATCCAGTATCATTCTTATATATTAATACTATGTTATCATCTTCACCATAAATGTATTCATTTATTTTTCCTATTTCATTTACTATTTTTTGAATGTCACTTATGTAATCTTTTCTTAGATTATTTTTAACATCCTCAGACTCTAAATATAATTGCAATAAGTTTCTTTTTGTAGATAGTTCTTCTGTAGAATTTAATATGATTGTAATTTGTTCTTCATATGTAAATTGAGTGTTGTTTTTTGTAATACAATCTTTTATATAGTTTGATTTTATTATTCCTATGACTAATTTATTTAAATCCATGTGTATACCTCCAAATAAAAAATGATTTTATTTATAGTAAATAATAAGCCTAAAATAAAAGATACTACATATTAAATGTAGTATCCCCATTAACTCATTTATCTTACACAACCTTTTCCTGCTTCTTTTGCTTTATATAATTGCTCATCTGCTTTCTCATACAGTTCCTTATATGTATTTATATGGTCTGTAATCATTTCACTTACGCCTATACTTATTCTTATACCTACCATCTCGTTTTCATAAGGTAACTTACTATCCTCAATCATAAGACAAAGCTTATTCATAACAGCTTTAAATCTATTTTTATCTATGCCTACACCTACTATTATAAATTCATCTCCACCAATTCTAATAGGATATGCTTCATTTATTACACTGATGGATTTTCTCATTGTCTCTGCAACTTTTTGTAGTACTTTGTCTCCAAAATCATGCCCATAGGTGTCATTAAATCTCTTAAAGTTATCTATATCAATACATGCAAGGTTTAAATATTCATTCTTTGAGGATGCCTCATCCATCATATGCCCTATATTATCCATCAGATATTTTCTATTAAATATCTGTGTCAATGGGTCTATTACTAAGTTACTACTTAATTTTGTAATGTTATCTATTGCATCAACTTCTGACATTGCACCAAATGAAAATTGTGGATTAAGCTTCATGATTAATACCATTATGTAGCTTCTATATCTAAGTGTTATTGGTTTACTAATAACAAGGAATGCTTCAGATTTTGTATATGTAAATCTACATCTATCTTCTTGTGTAGATGCAGTATCTTTGCATATACATCCACATTTATCGTTAGCTAAAGGACATATACTGCAACATGATTCATTTGTTTCATTTATACCATATTCTGTGACCTGTATAATCTGTTTTTCAACAGGATTCACCAATAATATACTACTGAATAATGGTTTTAATATGCTTATCTGTTGATATATGTTTGCTATGTTGTTATTTCCTTGGTTAATGTTCCCTACTCTCATTGTTATTAATCTTCCTCATATAAAGCTGTTCGGCTTCTTCATCTGCCTTGTATGCTGTATTCATAAGTGCATATATAAATATTATAAAGCATAATATCACAATTACTATTGCTATAATTTCCAAAGCCTTCATGTTATTACCCCACTGTAAATGTATATACTGGTTTATTGTATATGTTTAGTAATTGAATTATATGTAAAGCTGTTTTACTCTCTCCATTCCACAATCCAATTGCAATGTCACAATCTGAAATCAACTGTCTATCCCTAAACTCATACCATTGTCTGTTTAGTGGAATATCCTGTGCTTTTTCAACATCATCAATGATGAATGGTTCAATACTATTGTCAGCTGCAGTGATTTCTACCTGTTTAGTTTCTTCATTGAATGAAGTTAAAAAACTTTTAACAGGAAATTCATATACATTATTACGAGCCGAGTCCATAGCATAAATTGTTACTTTATCTGCTCCAACACTACTAAGTGCTTTATGAAAGGCAGCATCTGCACCCTTTCCATCTCCTACTATAAACTCGTGCCCCTGTCTAACATATTCCTGAAGCCATGTTAGTACATCACCTGGTACTCCATATACATCATAAGAGCCAAATAGAAATATTTTTCCCATGCTTTTAATTCTCCTTATCTGATTTAGTCACAAGTGCTGTGTTTTTGGTTATAAATACTTTGTTATCTTTCCATGTTACAATGACATTATCACCTTTTATAATTTCACCACTAAGAATATTATCTGCAAGTAAATCTTCTATTGTGTTCTGAATTTCTCTTCTAAGGTTTCTTGCACCATATTCACTACTGAATCCAGTACTTGCTATATGATTTACTAAAGGTTTTCTAAATGTAACATTAATACCATTATTCTTAAATATTCTATCGGATAATCTTGATAACATCAGTGTTACAATCTTTTTAGATTGCTCCTCAGTTAATTTATCAAAGATTACTATATTATCTAATCTGTTTAAAAACTCTGGTTTAAATGTTTCTTTTAGAGCCTCCATTGCTATCTTCTCAGGGTCTTCATTATTAACATCTGTCACTTCAAAACCAAGTTTTCCCTTACCAAGTTTCTCTGCTCCATATCCTGCATTAGATGTCATTACAATAATACAATTTGTAAAATCTACTGTATTACCTTCTCCATCTGTCATTTTTCCTTCGTCTAATAACTGTAAAAAGATATTGAATACTTCTGGATGTGCCTTCTCAATTTCATCAAAAAGAATTAAACTGTATGGATTATGCTTAACTTTTTCTGTTAATTGTCCACCTTCACCATATCCAACGTAACCAGGAGCTGTTCCAATCATTTTACTGGTGCTATGTTTTTCAGAAAACTCTGACATATCTACTTTAATGAAGGATGCATCACCCATAGCTACTTCATTACTTAATACTCTGCATAGTTCTGTTTTACCAACACCAGTTGGTCCTACAAATAAAAATGATGCAAGTGGTTTATTCTCTTCACGAACACCTGCTTTAGAACGTCTAATAGCCTTGCATACTGTTTTAACAGCATTTTCCTGACCTACTAACTGTTTTGCTATAGTATCCTCAAGAGATAATAGCTGCTTAGCCTCTGATTTATTAAGCTTATTTACATTCATACCTGTAATCTTAGATACTGTACTTAATACATCACCTTCTGTTACTTCTTCTCTATCAGAAAGTTTTACTACAGTTCCTGCTTGGTCTAATATCTTATATGCTTTTGCAGGAAGTGCTTTATCTTTAATGTATCTATCAGATAATTCAACTGCTAATTTAATACATTCATTAGGTATTTTCACATTATGAAATTCCTCATAATTTGATATTGTGCTTGCAATCATTTCAATAGCTACATCAATAGATGGTTCCTTGACATCTACTACTTGCATTCTTCTATTGAAAGCTGAATCTTTTTCTATGAACTTATGATATTCTTTTGTAGTGGTTGCTCCAATAACTCTTATATCTCCATCTGATAATGCTTTCTTAATCATATTACCTGCTGTATCAGATGAATCTCCATTTGAGTTTAAATTTACAAATGTATGTATTTCATCTAAAAACAGTATAATATCAGACTTTGATGCCCAGTCAATTAAGCATTTCATTCGTTCCTCAAAGTCTCCTCTATAACGTGTTCCAGATGTAAGCAATGCACTATTTATATATATTACATGTGTATTCTTGAATTTCTTTGGAACTTCACCACTTAAAATACGCTGAACAAATGCTCTTGCAATTGTAGTTTTACCTACTCCTGCCTCTCCTACTAAACAAGGATTTGCCTCCAGTTTTCTGCTAAGTATCTCAATCATAGTATCAACGTATTCATCTACGTTTGAAATCTTTTCTTTATTCTTATTATCCTCAGAGTTCATGTCAACAACAAAACTACTAAGTTGTTCAGGTATTGTAAATCTTGACTTACTCATATTTTTTATATCTTCTACAGACACACCTACATAGTCAAGAAAATCATTTAAAACATCACTATCAATTTCTAATAAGTAATCAAATAGTGCCTTAGGTGTTACATGTCTCCTTCTCATAGTCATCTTTGTTGTTACAGTTGCTAAAACCATAAATAGTTCTTGAGACATGGTGTCTAAGTTATATGGGTCCACTTCATTATCAGAGCTTCCATATGCACCTGACTTGGCTTTAATTTGATACGACTCATAAAACATATCAAATGTTGTATTTAAAGATTCTAATATGTCATTACCAAGTTCTGTTTTTTCAATCAGAGCTAAGAATAAGTGTACTGTGTTAATCTCATCGCAGTGTTCTGACTCTGAAAACTGTATAGCTCTATTTACAATTGCATTAGCCTCATTGTCAAAGTTCATTAATCTAATATACTGCATATTTTTCTTATTCATTAAATGTACCTCACAAATTTATTTTTATACATAATAATACAAAAATGCTGACTATAAAGTCCTAATAGTCAGCATTTTGTAAGGTCACAATATATGAATGTTTATTTAGTCAAATATATGGAACTCATACTTTCCAAGAGATTGACCCATTTGCAATCTCTTAGCACACTTATAAGCATCTAATGCTGATATTACAATTACAAGTGGTGATAATATTGCTCCTATACCGCATGTTAGTAATGTTATAATAAATATAGCACCCATGCCACCAAACAAAAGTAATAATCCTTTTTCAATCTGACCATTTATCATTTGTCCTAAACCTGTTAATAAACAGCTGACTACACAAGCTATAGTAGGTTCAAGTACCAACTTATCAGGTGTGACTATCTCATTATTCATTTGGTTATTATATTGCTGATACTGTCCATTCTGTTGATATTGGTTACTATAATTGTTATACTGTTGATACTGTCCATTTTGTTGCTGATATTGATTATTATATTGTTGATAATTCATATTATTATACTGTTCATCATTGTTTGTACTTTGCACTGTACTTTTTGATAAGTCAACCTTCTCTTCAGGTTGTTTATTATCATTAGTAACAGCTTTAATAGATTCATCAACTTGACTTTCATATTCCTTTGCTTTTGCTAAATCGACTTTATCTACAGTCTCTATATTGTTATTTTCTATCTCATTATTACTGTTTTCTGTTTCATTTTTAGTAAAATCATATACTTTAGATTCTCCCATTGTTTTAGTCCTCCTTGTTAATGATAACTAATTTGTTATAAGGTATTTCTATGCCTTCTTCTTCAAATCTATCTAATATTTTTATGCGACAGTCACTGCATGCTTTGTTATTATCGACTACATTCTCTGTCCACATTAATATTCTTAAGTCTACACCACTTTCTCCAAGAGATATACAAGTTGCTTCTACAGGTTTTTTATTCTCTTTCTTCTGTTCATCTGTTCTATTATCATAAAATAGTGGGTGTTGTGTAACAACTTCTTCCATGATTTCTAATGCTCTATGACGCTTTTCCTTATCTTCATAAGCTATTGTTACATCTATAGGATAACATGCTCCTTTAGAGTAAGTACTATTTTCTAATTTAGAACTTCCCATTATTGAATTAGGTATTATAATTCTTACATTCATGTAAGTTCTTATAACTGTATGTCTAAGTGTTATATCCTCAACAAATCCTGCTGTGTCATCTCCTACTATTTTTATTCTATCTCCTATATCAAAAGGTTTAAATATAGATATTAAAAGTCCACTAAATATATTAGCAAATGACTCCTGTGCTGCTAAACCTAATACTGCCGCTATTATACCAGAACCTGCAAGTATTGTATTTGCTATTCCTGATAATGCATCAAATTGAGATGCTATTGAAGTAATTGCCATTATCCATACAATTGCTATTAAAATGTTTTTCAAAAATTTTATGTGTATTCTATTAGATATCTGCTGTTTTCCAAATATATTTCCTATGACTTTTACAATTACTCCTGTTAAAAACAGTGTTATTAATGTTCTTACTAATATTGATACCCAAGTAATCTCAAGCAAATTACTCATGTCTTACTCCTATACAAGTCTATATTATATCCTAAAATTTTTACAAAAATTATATTACACGTCTATATTGCTATGCTATATTTTATGCAATGATTATACTGTTAAAAGTTTATATGATAGTAACCCAACCAATCTTAATATATTTTAAAGCTATTACTAATAATTAATAGATATTTATAATTTACTGTTAAATATATCTATTATCTAAAAATGCAGTTTTACATTATATGTTATAGTAATTCGTCATCAACTTGACAAACTGTACCATAGCTTATAGGCTCGTCTTCTTAAAATGACACTGCTGACACAGCTAATTCACTAGAGTAATCATCTTCAATTATCTCTAGTTCAACTGTAACATAGTCGTCCTCTTTCATAGCTTCAAGTTTATCACAAAGGTCATCCACGTCGACTCTAATTTTCGCCATTGTTTTTCTATACCTCCATCGAAATAAAATAAATTTTGTTAAAACTAAATCAGATGCATTTTAACATGTTTAAAAAATTATCTAATTTGCCATATAATAAATTCATATGCAATAAAAAAGTGGTATGAATATCTCATTCATACCACTTAGTGTTTATAATCTATATATTCTTGGTTTAGATAATGTTTTTAATGGTCTGACTATAACCATACTTAGTTTATCTAATGAACGTTTACTGAAACCACTAAAATCTAAATCTGTAGTATCATAAACAAATATTCTGTCAATATATCTTACCCAGTTACAATTTCTAAATTCAATGCTATTTATACAACTAGGTATAACTACAGATGATAGTTTATATGCTACAGATGAATCTATCATGCTATTTATGTAATACTTACTTGTACTAGGTAATACAAATTGGTGATATTCACCTAGTATTTTTGCAACTGAGATTCCCTCATATTCTTCATCTGTATAAAAATCTGTTCCTCTGACAATATCAAATACTGCCTGGTCTTTATATATCCTATTTAGCTGCTCTAGTTGTTTTTCTAGTGATAATCCTAACATATCAGCTTTGACACCAAAATTATCCCCACTGGGATTATGTAAAATTCCATTTGCCATTGTATTCTCCTATAAAAGACTCTCTGCTAGTTTAGTAAGTGATGATAAGTAATCTTTTAGTATACTCTCTCTTAACCTTTGTAATTCATTCATATCTATAGATGTTTCCGAATAAGTTACTAATGTTTCTCTATATAATTTACTTAGTGATTCCATCAATGTTACTAAGTTTATTATACCACTTCTTTTGTTTACTATATAACACAATAGGAAGTCATAAGCTATTTTACTTGCTTTATCATCTTTATTTAATAAGTCAGTAAACTTAATCTCAAACTTTCTACCTATATCTCCAATGTTTACATAAAATTGTACAGCGTATGCTCCTTCTATTATCACACGCTGTACAACCTTAATTGCATCTGAATTAAAGGAAACATCATCTATCATAATGATACTCATTATTTATCCCCTATTTTTCAATGCTCTATCAATATCTATTTTTGTCTGTTTATCTTTAGCTGACTGACGTTTATCATAGTCATGCTTACCTTTAGCCAAACCTATTAGTACTTTACACCTTCCATTGTTGTCTATATATACTTTTAATGGTATAAGTGTATATCCATCTCTTTGTATCTTCCTATCAAAATCATTGATTTCTTTTCTGTGTGCAAGTAATCTTCTTTCTCTTGACTCGTCTACATCAAAAGAATTAGCTGTTCTCCAAGGTGTTATGTGCATCTTTTTGATGTACATCTGTCCATTCTCAATGCTAATCCAAGATTCCTTTATGCTTGCAGAACCATCTCTAATTGACTTAATCTCATTTCCTCGAAGTTCTATACCGCATTCAAGTGTTTCTTCTACAAAGTAATCGTAGCGTGCCTTTCTGTTCTCAATACATACATTGCTCTTTTTCTTTTCCATTTCTTTACCTCCGAATATTTTAAGGTTATTTTATATTGTTATTATGCTTTTAAATAGTAAATACTTCTTTTTCCATAATAATATAATGTTTTTCTCAATTTGAAAGTAATATCCTATTTCAGAAACAAGCACCTGCAATCAAATTCAGCTAAGCACCTATCCCCTACTCTAGGATACCTTTCTTGTACTTTCTTGTCATCTCTTTTTAGTTCCTTTCATTTAGTACACTATTATAATAACATATAAAATCTATTTTGTCAAATAATTTTTCATATTTTATTGAAATTTTTTTATTTTTTAGTTATAATGTATTTATACAAAATAAAAGAATCACTTACAAATTGTAAGTGATTCTTAATGTATATTATATTATATTCAAATGTATATTATATCCAACTACCATCCATCTCAACATCTTCATCGTGGAATACATTATTTTCAAGACGTATTCTTCTCTCTTGCATTTGTCTCACAGATAAATCAGGGTCTTGCATCTTAGATACATCTAATCCCTCACTTACTGCTATAGAGAGCTCTGCAATTTGAGCTATTGAGTATCTTGAATTTAAGTACTGTCTTATATCCATTCCAGTTTTTAACTCAAGTATGTAATATCTCATTGCTTCTACTGTGTAATCAGGAAAAGCAAATGGTCTCACATTTACTTTTTGTTCTAGCCCTTCTCTTAATACCTTCATTTTAGATGCTTCTAAACCTGGATTTGCATATATCCTTATATCTACGCCATGCTCTTTACCAAGCTTTAATTGCTTAATTTGTTCAGGTGTGTATATTTCTTCAAGCTTATTAAGTGTTTTTCCATTATTAGAAGTATTTACTCTTCTTTTATCTGCATATTGATTCTTTCTTGTAACAATTCTTTCTTCTATAAATGGACTATTAGGATATGATTTATAATGTGCTGCTTTGTTCTCTTCACTCGCTGGTATGAATATAGCATTTTGTATAGGAATATATCCCTGCTTTGTTGCTCTATTACCGTAAGCTATCATTTCTTTAATTGGAATGCTCTTTACACCACCATCATAGTTTGCTATCTTATATCCTATGATTTTATCATCAGAATTAACAAGTTGTGATATAATTACAAATGGTCTATGTTGAGGGTTATCAAATCTCTTAAGGTCACCAGTGGAACCCTTTACTGTTCCATTCTCAAGTTTAATGTTTAACCACTTAACATTCTTTTGCAATAATTGAATTACCTGTGCCTCTGGCATGAGTTTACATTCAAATTTCCAATTGTATTGTTTTTCTTCTCCCTGTTTAGGAGCTATTGTAGCTATTAAAACTCTATATGCTTTTTGTGAACCATGTGAGTCAATACCTACAACTATACCTAATTGTGTAGCCATAGTCTTTACCTCCTATTAATTCTGAATCATAATACTATTATTTGTACAGAATTGTAAAAACCTAGGACATACCTTATCAAATGAATCATCTAAGATTACTGATGCTATGTCTTTTACACCTGAACATAAGTCACGTGCTCCCATTATACCATAGTCAAGTTTTACACTAGATGCATCAACAAGCCAATTAGTTGCATTAGCTATTCTTCTTACAACTTCACTAGGATATTCTCCATTAACTCTATTAGCAGATTTAAGCTCTTCATTAATTTGTTTAATGAGTGATTCTATTGCTATATAAACTACTTGTGGTTCATTAGCATTTACGTTACTGCCATTAGCCTTTCCACTTAGTATGTCGTCTACACTAACTACATGACCTTTCTGATTATATTCATAGAATCCTGAAAAGAAACCTGCTTCTTTTACACCAATGGATGCTGATGCTAAGAACTCTGCTACTGCCATACTAACTGGTCCGCCATTGTACTTCTCTTTAGCATTAAGTAATTTACTCAATTTTTCCCATGTACGAGGACAAGGACATAATCCATCTAATTCATCTGGGTCATATACGTGTAATTTAGATGGGTCATAGCTTAAATAAGCTACAACAGATGGATTCATACCACTCTCTATTGCATATTCCTTAAATGATTCAAGGTTTGGAGCCACTCTAAAACCGTAACATCTAGTAAATAATGCTGCCTCTGCACCATTAAATACACCACCATCATCAGGACCATTTCCTAAGCCAACGCAAATCCACTTTTCAGGTAATTTGTAATTACCAAGTGCTCTCTGTCCATCTAATAACTGATAAGCAGCTGCTCTCATAGTTGATGAACAAGAAGTTATTTCGTCTAAGGCTAATATACCACGTTCTCCATCTCTAGATACTATTGGAAGTAAATCGTTACTTGCATAAGTTGTTGTACCCTGAGCACTGACAGTTGGTATACCTAACATATCTGTCTCTGTCATATTTACGAGACGTAGTTCACAATATCCAATTCCAAGTTCTTTAGCTAATCCCTTAAGAGATGCAGTTTTACCCATACCCATCTTACCTAGGACTATGACAGGGTCATATATTTCCATGTTAAACAAATCTTTTATAAAGTCTGTTATTTCATGTATAGATGCTTCTCTCATGTTTAATGTTTCAGCCATTGTTTTATATCCTCCTTAATATGTAAATATGTAACCACTTTCAAAATATATCTTTGTTAAATAATCTATGTCGTATTGAACCTCATCCTCTGTTTCATATCCAAGTGCAAATTCTTTATCACTTGTTAAGTGTACTTCTCCACTCTCATAATCAATTTTCTTTACAAAGCCACAACTTTTTCCATCTTTTGTTGCTTTAATTTTTAAATGCTTATTTGCTTTTTTTGCAGATGCTATATCCATTTCCTTATCTCCTTTAAAATTTTAATACCCTTTATATGTAGTAAATGCTAGTAATCTAGCATTTACTACATTATACATTATATGTCACTTATTTTAAGAGGTGCTTTTACTCCAAATGGAGCTTTAAACTTGTCATTATCATGTATAATCCATATGGTGTTTTTATATTTTCTCTTGTATTTACCATCTACCTCTCCGAAGTATCCGTCTGTAAATATTATTATAAGTGAAGGAACTGGTTTTTTATGTAACTTGTATTCTTTATTTGTCTCAAAGAAATCAAATATACAGTTAGCATCTGTTCCACCACCTCCCATAGGCTCTTTAGACAATAGCTCTTTATACTGTTTAAATGGATATACAGCTCTTACTCTTGTGTCCCAATAAATTAATTCAGCATCTGCTTTATACTGCTTAAACATATCCTCTATTTGTGATAATGCTTGTCCTATATCTTTAGGTGTTATAGAGCCAGATGTATCTATGCATATCTTGATATTTTCAAGTTCACCAGCATCTGCCATATGAGGTCCTGCAAATACCTGTCTGCTTCCATCTGAATTTCTTCTTGTTAAGAATCTCTTATCAGGATGCGCAAAAGTATACTCTTTTTGACTTGCTTTTGTTAAATAACGCTTAAGTACACTTCTCCAATTTACTTTAGGTGCAAGTGCTTGCTCAACATATCTTTCAAGGAAGTCTGGAGTATCTCCACCAAAGCTATGTCTTTGTTTATGTATTGTTACAGCTTGACTTAACAGGGATGATGCTGCTTGATTTAGCTGCTCAGGTGTTTTTCCAACAGTGCTACTATCATCTACCATATCAGTATTCATATCTGGAATACTCTGTCCTCTAAACTCTTTTCCTGCGAATCTTCCTTGTTTTCTTTGCTGTGATGCATTATAATTACTGTTATTACCTGAATTATCATTTCCAGTTTCAGAATTATTTGAGTCATTAGAACTTTCAGTATTATTTGTACCATCTATAGACTGTGTACCACCAGATTTGTTATGTGCATTACCCTTAGATTCTTCATTACCATTATTACTTTCATTGTATTTAGGTTCATTTTCACCTTGACTTCCTGAATTTGATTGTGCATTTTGCCCATTATTTTCATCACAAGCCTGTTTTGCACCTTGCTCTAATCCTTCCATGGCTTTCTTCATATCTTCTAAACCTTGTTGCATTTGTTGTTTAGATTGCTGATTACCATTATTAGTCTGTTCTTGTGAATTATTCATCTGATTAATACCAGATTGAATCTGGTCTAATCCATTTTTCATTTGTTGTGCACCTTGTTCAACCTGTTCTCTATTACCATTTTGCATACCAGAGTTCATCTGATGTGCACCTTGCTGAACCTGCTGCATACCTTGATTTATTTGTTGCTGAGCATTCTGGTTATTACTAGAATTACTCATACTCTGTTGAATTTGTTGCATACCTTGTGCCATTTGTTGTGCACTTTGAGCTATTTGCTGCTGGTTATTATTTGGTTGTCCTTGAGACTGTTGTCCTTGAGACTGTTGTCCTTGAGACTGTTGTCCTTGTTGATTCTGCTGACTTTGGCTATCTTGATTACCTTGCTGTCCTTGGTTACCTTGCTGTCCTTGGTTACCTTGCTGTCCTTGTTGATTTTGTTGTTCTTGTAACTCTCCATATATAGTTTCAGGTGTGTCCTTATCAACATTTACTGCTTTATTATATAACCCAAACTCTGGTATACTTATATCATAGTTTGAGTATTCGTTACTATAAGCTTTTAAATTAGCTTTCTTTGGTACTCCAACTTCCTCAAGACCAAACTCTTTAGCTAAGTGTCTATTTATGAAATAGTCAGTAGCATAATTCCAAGCATCATGTTCTCTACCATTTTCTCTAATTCTATGCTTCATTGCTATATGACATACTTCATGTAATACTATAAACAATAAATCTGATAATGATGTATCTCTTACAAATTCAGATGAGAAATACAATGTATCAATAGACACTGCCATTGTGTCCACATTATCCAAGTTAGATGCTTCTACTCTTTTTAATAATGCTAATATAGAATAATAAAATGGTCTAACAGTTTGAACTCCAAGTATTATATATGTCATTTTTTGTTCAATTGTCATTCCAGTAACTGGGTCTACTTCTTTTAACTTACTGTCTGCACGAGGTACTCCAGTTAGTACTCTAGGTAGTCTAGGGTCTTTTTCTCTATTATATATAAGTTGTTTTTTAACAACTGGCTGTTCACTCTTAACTTCTGGTTGTATTGATTTCTGTTCATTTTGTTGTTTAGCTGCTTTTTTAGCCTCAATCCATTTTTTACCTGTTGGTGATTGCTCTATAGGTATGTTTGGATAATTTCCGCTTATTGCACTAAAAAATGTTACTCCGTTCTTCTCTACTATCTTACCGTTAGCAACATCTAAACCTTGTTCTCTTTTCTCTAAAAGAGCATTAGTTGATGCCTCTATAATATGCCCTTCTGCATCACTTACTCTGTACCCAATATCATCTATAGTAGCTAAAATTGTAATTCTCTTATTATTACGTGTTAATACACCATCAATAAATGTTGGATATCTATCAAAACTTCCATTACTTCCCTTAAGTTTTCCACCACTTAATGTTATGCCATTTATACTTAATTTCTTGTTTTGTAATACGTATTTTACATTATCACAAGGAAAGTCCTTTATTTCATTTGTATCTTCATCAAGCAATCTTACCATTTTTACATTGTTATTTATATCTTGATGAACTGCTATTAATGTAACTCTCACTGTAAATACCTGCCTTTCCAAGTTTATACTAACTCAATTACTCAAATAAAAATCTAAAGCATTTTTCGAATTGTTTCGAAAATTTAGAATCAACTGTGGTTGAATCAGAGCCTTGCTTGTGGCTTATATCCAATGCGAAGTTGGAATACTTTTGTCTATTGTTTTGGTTTGGTTTAAGATGCTTTCTTTTGGTTTAGTTTGGTTCTCTGGAAAGTATCTATGTTTATAACTCTTGGTGTTATAGATTGCTGTGTTATAAACTTTGAGTCATATGTTAGTTTGTTATTTGTTGCTTTACTTAGTATCTGAAATGCAGAATTTATATCTGCATTAATGTATGTGTATTTGAAGTCTGTTTGGTTATTATGTTTGAATAAACCTCTTTTGATTCTTCGTGTCTTATTATAAAATTCTTTGGTGACTGGCTCTTTATCTAAGAATGAAGTTCCTGAGGAATAAGCTTCTTGTTGAAGTATTACTTGGATTCCTTGCTCTTTAGCTTTGTAGGTTAACATTTTAATGAAGATGCTAAATCCTATTTGAATAAAGGTTTGGTTGACATTCTTAGAAAGAGAGGAGTTTTGTTTCCAGCCTTGGTTATAACCTATTACAAGTATTGATACTTTATTATCAAGAAGGTATTTTACTATGACTCTAGATGCTTTGTGATAGAAGTCATTGTAAACTCTGTTTCTTTTTGATATTAGCATCTGAATAGCTTTGGTTGTATGCTTTTTGTTTGAAAGCATTGAACTGGATTTTAGGTGTGCTAGCTTCTTATTGAAATTTTTATTATATGACTTTAAACCTTTGCCATTGAGTATTAGCGGTCTGCTTGGTTTTGGACCATAAGTGACTATGGCTGCGAAGTTGTTTATGCCTAGGTCTATGGAAGCTATATTATGCGGTTCAGTGCTATCTGTGTATTCTGGAAGTTGAATTTCTTTGGTATAAACTAATTCAATTCTGTAGCTGTTTAAAAGAGGAATGATTCTTACTTGTCGTATTGGGCTTTCTACAGAATCTGAAATGTATAAGTCATTATCTTTTGGTAATGAAAGGTTTAGGTGTGTTTTTAAAGGTGGTATGTTGGTTGATGATGGAAAATGGATATAGCCATCTTTAAATTTTACTTGTTGGTTTGTAAAGTATAGGTTGAACCTACCTTTAGATGGGTTCTTATAGTTTGGTAACTTTGGTTTGGCTTTGTATTTCTGTGGATTTTTATTAAAATCTTTGGAAGCATTTATGAAAGCCTTCATGTTTTTAGAAACTACTTGAATTATCTGTTGAGTTGTTTTTGTTGGTAAACTCTTGTAGTCTGCTTCATACAAGCTCTTATGAAAAGAATTTAAGGCTGCATATCCTATGGATTGTTTATATTCAAAGAAACTTTGTCTACAAAGGTAAAGTGCTGAATTGTAGATGTTTTTTGCTTTGAATGATAAGTCATCTATGGTTTTGAACAATGTATTGTTTTGTTTAACTACAAGAAGGGTTTGTGTTCTTGTTACGTAAGTTGTTTTTGACATTTGGTGACCTCCTTTCTTTAAAATTAAAAATTTATGATATTATTATTTTATAGTAGAATTTAAGGTGGTGATTTTTATTGGTTGTTAGCTACAAGCTTTGGTCTTGTTTTAAATAGTAAATACTTAGTATCAATGTATTGTCTACTTTTGTATGTTTAATTTTGATAAATCTTTCTAATACCATTTGAATTAAGTGTATTATAACAAGATGTATATAAAAATTATGCAATGATACATAAATATTTAATTGCTATAACATAAAAATACGAGTTACTCATTTATAAGTAACTCGTATAATTATTACAATATTTACTGTAACTCAAATTGTTTCTGGAGTACTATCTTTGTATCTCCCTTTGATAATATAACAACTTCTATAGTGTTATCATATTCATCAGTAGTTGTTGTTCTTGTTAATTTATATGTAGTTTCGTATAATACAGTATCTGATGTTTCTTCATTAGAAGCTGCCTCCTCTTCTTTTTCTGCAGCTGCTGCCTCTTCCTCTGTTATAGGTGCCCCTTCTAATATTTCCTCTCTTGTATATTGATTAATTACATTGTCTGTTTCATCATACTCAGTGACAAGAACCGTACCATCTCCTTGAGGCTCCTCAGTTGTATAAGATACTGCACTGTTATCTTCAGTAATACTTACATCTTCACCACTGTTATCCTCTGTACATTTCAATGTCATATATGATTTACCATCTGTTTCATATGTTCCATATGAACTTGTACCTGTTTCTACTAAATAACAACTGTAAGTTCCATCTACATTAAACTGATAAACATCTCCGTTTTCTGTAACAAAACCACTTGTTATGTAATCCATATATTCATCTGATTTGTTATCTGTATCTTCCTTAATATCTTCTGTAGATACATCTTCACTATTCTCTTTATCATTAGTTTCTGTCGTCATATCATTAAGTCCAGAATCATTATTCTCATCACCAACAGAAACTATGATACCAGTATCCTTCTGCTTACCGCATGCTACTAGTGACAATACCATTGTTGTCATTATGAGCAATGTAAATATTTTCTTTTTCATTGCTGTTCCTCCTTTAGTTCTTTTTGTCTGGAACAACACACATACTGACTTTATTTCCCTCAATCTTAGGTGTATTTTCAATTCTGTATGAATATTTTAAATGACTTACAAGTGCTTGTAATTTTTCAGGACCCTGATTTATTAATCTTACAGAACGCCCTTTATATCTAATTGTAAGTCTTACTTTATTACCTTCTTCGAGAAGTCTATCTATGTTGTTCGCTTTTATAATCAAGTCATGCTCTGCAATTGAATCAGAAATGACAATTTCTTTTGTTCCTTGTGCATTTAATCTAGCCTTTTTCTTATTATCTTTTGCTTTCTTAGTCTTTTCATACTGAAATTTTCCATAGTCCATAATTTTTACAACTGGTATTTCTGCTTTATCATTCAAACAAATCACATCCTCACCAGTCTTTTCTGCAAGTTCGATTGCTTCTGATAACTTCATCAGTTGCAATCCCTTACCATCCTCTGCTACTACATTTACCATATTGGACTTAATTTCATTGTTAATCATGTTTTGTTTCTTTTTCTCCTTTTTGTATTTTTATATAAAAATAGACCCACCAACTCTACAAGTAGATAGGTCTATTTTTTCACGAGTGTACTTTTCATATAAAAATCTCCTTTACTTCCACATCTATATAATACCATATTTATACAATTTTGTCAACTGACAGGTCTTAAAATTGTGTATAAATTTTTCATTAACTTTTGAATATTGGAAGTTCGGATAATCTACATTCATCAGTGCTTTCTAGTACTCTACCTTTTGAACTAACTCTTGCTTTTATGCCAAATATTGAACCTTGTTCTGCTAAATCCCAAACCTTTGATATACTTAATTTATAAGCCTTGCCTTTATCATCTTGTGCCTTGTATCCTATACATTTTCCCTCTGTTCCAATTAATCTACCTAGTAATGATAATTTTATACTTTTTGTTCTATCTGAATATGGAAGTGTATCAGTACCATTTTCTATATCTATCATATATTCACTGCTAAGTACATCAAATTTAGCTGTTGCATTACTAATTTTATTACTTCTTGCTAATTTAATTGCATCTTGTAAAGATGTATTTTTCTTATTGCCGTCTGTATTTTCAATAGTGAATCCTATAAGTGATATCCCTTTTATCTCCTTAGCTACTATTCTGTATTGGTTAGGTTCCATGTGTTAATTACCCTCCAATCCGCTGAGCCTATGTATTAATTCATCAGATTTACATATGTAAATAATATTTCCAATAGGTTTAACTTCACCATCTCTGAATATACCTATATCACTTAAGTTTAACTCACCACTATTTACTGAGTTAGCTACAAACTTATCATTTATTATTCTTGCTGCTCTGCTCTTACTGCTATTTTCACTTGAGTTCCTTATAAGTATATCAGTAGATGTTGATATAGAACTTACGTAGTTAAACTTATACTTAGATAAACAGTTTATGTATTCTATGTATTCCTGTTTATTTAAAAATGGAATTATATTGTCACAAAATGCTATATTTAATTTATAATCTGAATATTTCTTTATTTTTAATTGCATCTCTGCAAATAAAAATTCTTCCATGAATTTTATTAATTGATTATAAATCTCAACACCAAGTGTAGATGCCTCTGTTGTTGACAATCCTAATCTTTCACTTATGAATGATAACTGTCCTTTATCTATCTCATTGTAAGCTTCTGTTACTGAATCAAATCCATTAAAAATAGCTTTTGCTGTATTCTCTATTGATATTATGCCTGATAATTCAGCTATTTCGTACAATGAATATTCTCTTTGCTTAGCCTTTTCCAAATTTTGTATAACACTATCTATATTATGCATATCTGCTCCAGTGATACTTCCATTTTTAGCTGCTGCATCAATCATAAATATTTGATATGGTGTTGTTAGCCCAAGTTTTTTAACTATATTTTCAATATCTATATCAGATATATCAAGATTTAGTTTTTTACTTATAGCATTTACTCTGTTTATTATAGTATATATACATTTTTTATTAGAACAGTGTGCAGTTTTCAATGAATCACTAAATTCTATTTTTGCCCCACACTTACATCTAGATTGTATACTTTTCAGTAATATAGGTGATAATATTTCATTATTTAAAGCTTCATCAAATCCTATACTCATGTTATCTCCATTATACAAATTTAATTTTTCATATTCGTATTGCTTTATTCTGAAATTTCAGTGTTATCTTCAATAATATTTTCGGTATCTTCTTCAGTTTCAATTGTTTGTTCTATCTGTGTTTGATTTCCTTCATCAGCTTTGCTGCCACCTACGAATTTTGTTACTGCAAATATGATAAATACAACCACGATTACTGCTACAAAACCTATGAGTGCATACCCAAACATTGCTCCGCCACTCATTTCTTTCTCATTGTCTCCATTTTGATTAAAAATCATTGCTTTATCCTCCTATTTAATATGCTCTTCTCTTAATTATAGTGTCTCTTGTTCTGCATTAACACCTGGTTTACGACGACCTATACCATTATTTGAATGCTCTTTCTTGTACTGTTCTTTATTCATACCTTTAGCTACAATGCCTTTACGAATAGTAGAACCAAGTTTTATTATTCTTTTAAATCTTCTTTTTTCATCTTCAAAGATTTCTTCATTCTCATAATGAGATTTATCTTCATCACTAAGCTCATTATAGTTTCCAGTTAACAATGCTGTATCAACATGTAGGTCATCTGTTGAATATAGATGAACTAATCTATGACATGCCACGCAAAGCATTATACCATTCTCAGGAGTATCTGCCCCACCAAGGAATACAGGTAAAATATGATGATAGTCTAATATATCAACGTATTGTTCTCCACCTCTCTTACAACACTGGCATGTAGATTTATCTCTAGCCATTACGGTTTTCTTAATAATAGGGTCTACATACTCGCGTTCTCCAACTTTTTGTTTATGAGGCTTAAATCCATTCATGTCTTTATCTTCTTCAATCATCTCATTTAAAGAAGCATCTTCTATATCATCATCAAGATTTTCTGCATTTATTGATAATGCTTGAATCTGTTCCTCAGTGAGTGCATCACCATCAGCTTCTTCACCTGAACCTTGAATCTGGTCAGCACCAGACTCTTCCTCGTCGTCATAAACCCTTGCTGCTTTTTTGTTTTCTTTCTCTTCCATTGTCTCTTTTTTACGACGCTGTTCCAATTTTCTGAATGCTGTTGCTATATCATATACTCCGTCATATAATTTTGTAACAATATCATCATCATTATCATTGAGTATATCTTTTAATTTAGTATAATCACCACTATTCATCTGAAGTAAATACTCAATCATAGCAGGATTCATAATACCTTTTTGTGTCTCAAGATAATTTATATAATCTACTTGTTCTTTTATTGAATAATGCTGAGAATGATTATACATTGCCTCAAGAATAGGAATTTCTGGTGTATTTACTCTGTTGTTAACTACACAAGGTACCTTAACTTTTCCAGCTCGTGCACACGCTTGTAATCTTCTGTAACCATCTAATAGTACATAAAGACCTTCTGTTGCAGTAGGTGCTACAACTATAGGTTTTAAAAGCCCAGTTGATTGTATTGATTGCACAAGTCCCTCAACAGATTGCATCTTTCTAATTCTCTGTGTTATAGCTATCTTTTCTATATCAATATATGTGAGTGTAAATCCATTTTCCCTATCGTCATTAGCATCCTGTACAACAATGCTACCAGCATCACTTATAAAGTCAGACTCTGCTGTTGGTATCATTTCATCTTCATCATCATGTAAATCTACGTCACTTAAGAGTGCTCCATCTTCTATACCATCGTCACTAATGCCTAGGTCAGACTCATCAACAGCCTCGTCATGAAACTCTGCAAAAGATGTGTTATCATCTTCTGAAAAGTCATCTTCAAGTGTACCTTCCTCTAATAGTCCATCTTCAAATTCTTCTTCGTCTATACCATCAATGACATCGTCATCAAATTCCATATCATCGAAATCAGTATTATTTTTTAAGTCAGCCATTTTACACCTCCGCATATAAATTATATCAACTAGTTCTAAATTTGTTTTATCAAATCATTAAAATATTTACTTACTTTAAAAGTAATGACAATTTATATGCTTTATTTTATACTTAAAATGACTGTTTATATTTTAATTGTTTATCTTATTTTATTCTGAGTCAGTATAGCTTCCTTATTATTCACATAGAAATATATAATGTTTCCTGGCTTTAAATCATATGTATTGAGTGTATTTATATCTTGTACACTTACATTTTCTATAGCCAAACAATCATTACATTTTGTTGATACCACTTTTAGTATTATATTCACTTCACTATTATTAAGTGTTAATACAGATTTTAGTCTAGCACTAAATATTTTTCTATAATCACATCTATCAAATATGTATATAAATTTTGAGTATACTTGCTCATAACTTAATTTTCCATTATCACGTATTTGATATCCACTGTACTTATATATTATTCCTGTTGTATTCTCTATATTAGAAAAGTAATCTCTAAAACTACTAAATGCTTCATTTATCATTGAATAATCCACATTTCTTATAAGTGCATGATGTGGAACGCTAAAACCTAATTCTCTTATATATTCTATTTTCTCCCATTGTGTTGTAAACTCTGTTTCTTCATCGGTATCTATGAATATATCATCTAATACTATGCTAATATCTTGATTATTCAAGTTTAACCTTAATAAATGCATTGTTGAAGCTTCAACATTTAATGATATATTCTGTGAATCTTCATGATTATTAAAAATCGTTGCTTTTCCTCTTAGTTCAACCAACTTGTATTTTGAGAATTTTTCAACATACTTAGGTAATTGCTCTCTAAATCTCTTAGTGACATCTGTATATTTGTAACCGTCACCAATTATATTTATTCTATATAAATATCCATTAGTATAAGAACACCTAATATTTATTCCAAGTATATTTGGTATAGCTACCATGTCAATACATTCATCATCTTGTGATTTTATATATTTACATAGCTCATCTATATTTTTATCATCTGTTCCATATATTTCATTTATAGTTCTACTACTATATTTCATTAGTAACTTATCATATTCATCTGTAGCTTCTTCAGTTAATGATGTTTTATCTGTAAATGCTAAAGAATCTGACTTTAACTCCTTAAGAATCTTATTCATTTTTAAATAGTCATGCTCATATGCATACATGCTAGTTACTAAATTTGCTTGTTTATAATCAACAGTATAAGACTCTAAACTAGCTATATCTGCACCTACTCCAAATCTATTAAGTTCATTTAAAGTGTTAATATTTATCATTCCTGTTTGTCCTCTTATTAAAATTATATAGCAAGACATACATAAATTTAATATGTATACCTTGCTATATTAATTATGTATTGTTACATTATATTTATGCTTCTACAATAAACACATCATTTTTATAATCAATGACTTTTGATGATTTAATCAATTTTCTATTCTCTGATGAATTAGCTATAATAATTCTACACTTACGATTTATCAACTTCATAAAGCATGTATCTAATAGCTTTTCAAGGTCCTCAATATAATTATTTATTGCACTTAAAGGAAGTCCTGCTGCATTTAATTTTACAATCAGCCATATTCTTCTTAACTGTGGGTCTCCTTTAATATCTTTTGGTGATACTGCTTTTCCCATAGTCATCCAGTCATCATATTCTTCATCACTGAAATCAAATTCTGCACAATAATTACTTCTTTGTGCCATCTTATCATCAATCTTAGTGCTTTCCTCTTCAAAATCTTCCATGCTTGAAATTCCAAGCGCTACTTCGTCTTGCCTTACCTGCTTTTTGTAGTTATCTACTTGAACGCAGTTCATGCATTTACCTTTAAATAACAAGTCACTTACATTTCCGCATCTGATACATTCATGCGCATCATGACTTTTCTTACAACTTGGACAGATATTACTAACCTCTCCTAATGAATCTGTAACAACATCGAGTGCTTTCACATTCCTTCCACACCAATTACATTTAGCCATTGTTCTTTACCTCCGTTATTTACGTGTAACCCTCCAAACAACAGCGTAAATATAATCATACTGAGCTGCAAGGTTACCTATTCGATGCTCCAACACCACATTGCCATGGTGTTTTGATGAAAATTTAATAATCAGTACTTTATCATCATCAGGACCCATTGTATTGTATATGTGCTGGTCAAACTTAGTCTTACCATCAATTTCAGTAAAGCTAATTCCGTTTTCTAACAGCTTTTTAGGTCCATTATAAATGTCATAAAACTCAGTTAACATGTTGTCATCTGTATCTGCCCCAATAAATACACTATTATATTTAAAAGGTCTAACTTTTTTCTTTGACTGTAAATCTTCTCCTGAGCCACCTTCTTTTAAAGTTGTACAAGCTACATATCCCATACATATAGCATCAATTTCATCTTGTGTAACTTTATTTAAGAAAGGTAATCCTTGTTCTACCTTTGCTCTGACTGCTTTCTTCTGATTTTCAGTTCCACTAGGAACTTTATCAGGAGCTAAAAACAGTCTTTTCCATTTCATGTTTGATATTTCATAATGTTTAATGTAGTCAAACTCTGGTTCATTTTCTATAATCATTTCTTCAATGAAGCTTCGCAACATAAATAGGTTACTTACAGCTGTAATATTTGCTATTACAGGCTCTTCATAATAAACCTGCTGTATATACTTATTTCTTCTCAGTATATCTGCTACTTGTCTCTTAAGTCTTATCTTGTAATGTACAGGTGTCTCCCCACTAGCATCTCTTGTAGCACACATAGAATACATAAGTGCTCCGTCTGACTCTCTTAGTATTGCCAAACCTGAATTTGATGTAGAACCATCTATTGATAGAATTGCATATTGCTGTACATTTATATCTTCCAATGCACATTCCATCATTATTATTCCGCCACCTTGAATTTGCTGTGGTCTCCTAACTGTAAATTTCATATTTCCACCGCCTATATTATAATATAGTTATTGCAATAGCAATAGCTATTATGATTATTGCAATAATATTTATTGTTATCTCTATTAAAGATAGTTTCTTATATTCTTTCCACTTAAATACTTCACTTTTACTATTTGTTGGTATCCAATTTACTCTATGTAATAATAAATGGTCCCAATTGTTACCTTTTATTTTAAATGTTCTGTGACATTTACTGCATTTATCTATACGAGAAATCTCTTCATTAAAAGTGTTACAATGACTACAATAAAAGTTACTTTTAATATCCCTATAAACCCATATTTCTCTTAAAAGGTTTAACCCAAATAGAATAATTGCCACACCCCATATTATAATAGAAGCTATCATTGTCTTATACCATACTCATCCATTGATTCAAGTGTAAAAATAAAGCTTACTCCTGTTTTTGAAGGAAAAATCTCACATGGCTGAATGCGTTTTACTCTAAATCCAGATGGAATTAAAAATTTTTCATTGACTGTTTCAATATCCCAATGTCTAATAGCATATGCATTATATCTTAATGATATTGGCTCACCATTAGGTCCTTTGCCATTAATTACAATTCTATTTGTTGTATTCTTACTAAAGAGTGCTACCTCAAACTGTCTGTTACCCTTATCATATTCTGATTTTAAGTATTTAGCAAGTGCTACAATGTCTCTTTTTCTTCTTTGGTCTGGCATATCTTTAATTAATTCACCTGCAGGTGTCTGTCCACCATTAGCCTTAGCTACAGATTTTGCAAGTTCAGCTGTAATTTGCTTAGCTGTTCTTAAATCCATATCAAATATATAACCATTAGATACCTCATAAACTCTTAATATCTCATCGTTAGTATATCCACATTTTAATACTTCTCTTTTAATGGTCATGTATCTTTCATAAATTTCCATGTCCTTCTTATTATTTTTTAGAAGCATAGTATATGTGATTCCATCAAGAACTCGTGCACCAACTTCACAAATCATGAACTCTGTCATCATATCTAAAAGTTCTTTTGAAAACTCAGCCATGTCGTTTATATCCATCCTTTCATATTATTAAATATCAATAATCTTTAATTATTGAATAAAATGTATTCAAAAATGTTGTAATAGCATTTATTAACAACCATATACTGTTCTTGCTTAAAACATATTTTGGAGTATCAGAAAACTATATAACTGATACTCCAAAAAATCAATTGCTTATTACTGTTTTATATCTTCATCCTGACTTAGGAAATAACAGCATTCAAGATAACAACGAGCTTGGAAGTCTTGGAATGAGCCATTATGACGAGAAGCAACGCTATATATTTTCATAATATTATTGTCTCGCTCTTCTTTACTAGAGAATAAACCTATTACTTCGTCAGGTGTTCTAACTGTTTCAGCTGATTCACCACCTGCCGTTACGTCAATAGTTTCATCAGGATTTCTTCTTAAGAAGTCAACCACGTCTTGCTTAAGCTGTGCTGGCATAATACCAAGAGCTGGACGTTTCAGTCTATTAGCTAAGAAGTTCTTAGTCTCCATGTATGCCTCAGAAATTCTTTCTACTTTACCTTTTCCTTTCTTTGACATAACATTTACTAATTGGTCTATTACCAATACATCAAATTGATTCTCATTTTCATAGTGTGCTTCAATAACATCAAGAAAGTCCTCTACATATGCTGTACCCTCTATAAATGATAATCTTCCATACTGTTCGCTAGTAGCCATTATCTGTTTTGCACCTGCTACTTGTTTCATAATTTCAGGTGACTTATTATATCTCTTTTGTAGAATATCTTTACTTGATATTCTAATCATAGAACCAGACTTGCCTCTTGCTTTTAAATCAGCATATGAACTCTGTGCTAAGAAACAAGATACTTGCATTGCTTCCCACTCATCTGCTGTACCCTCTAAAGGCCATACGCACACATTATATCCCATGCTAAGTGCTCTCTGTACAAGATAATTTGTAAAACGAGTTTTTCCACCCTTAGGTGGTCCCATAACACCTAACATATTGCCACGTCGCAACTCTCCTATTGTTGCATCCATCTCTTTAATGCCTATTGTAAATAGTGCATTATCATCAACCTTATTTTCTCCCTGTAACTCATTACCTAACCACTTTTCGTCAAGTACAAAGCTATGTATTCTACTTTCATCAGATAGTGACTTTATGATATGCATGTTTTCATTATAATACTCCTGCATATCTGCTAAACCCTGATAGTGTCTGATTCTTCTACCAGGTTTCTTTGCATCAAAACCAGTGTCTGACATAATTGATGACATATTAAGTGCTGTAAATTCAGCAAATGCATTTTTATACCAATCTGTGTATATTTTACAAGCAGATGTAAATTCTTCTTCTGTAACATATAACATTGACAATGCTTGTAAATCTTCTACAAGTGACATTGTTACAGCAGTGATAATATCATCATCACTTGCAATATTACCACTTTCTGTAACTGAATATCTCTTTTTATCAATGTATGGACTATCAAGTATTAAATCTCTATTAGTTTCTACAATTGACTCAAGCTGTTCTACAGTGAAAGATTTTACCTGTAATGTTACAAGTATCTCGTAAAATATAGCATAGTTGTTATAGAATATATTAAAGGTAAAATCAGCTGAAAATCTAGGTCTACATGCCTTAGCTATCATTACCTTATTAGTTATCAACTCTGCATTAGCTGGATTTGTTCTGTCTATACCACCAACTAACATTGCTCCGAATATATTTCTAAGTGAATTTTCTATTCCTAAGGGAATAGCACCTATTCTATCCCACATGTACATTTACTCCTTAATTAAAAATTATCGTATATCTTATACTGTAGGTTTAGCTTGTTCCCTTAGTTTTTCTTCAGCTTCTGCATTTAATTTATACTGGTTGACCATTTTCTCTCTAAGCTCTCTAGCTTTTTTGATTTCTTCCTCATCAACCCATAATACGTCATCACCTATAACTACAGTGTAATCCTTGTTATATTTCTCAAGGTTAATCAATCCTTTATTAGGAACGTCCTTATAAAGTACCATCTTCTTAAACCAATCTCCAGATGCTACTCTTGCTACTTTGAATGCAGTTCTGTTAGAAAGCTGTCCTAAATTAGTTAAGTCACAGTATGATGCTTTCATTCTGTTTGTAACCATAAAGAACTGATTTTCCTTAGTTATCCAGTAGTGTCCAGGCTCTACTGTATCATATAATCCTTTGTATTGCTTTCTATTACCAGATGCATTACTATATAGTACTCGTGTACCACGTCCATTAGGATAAACCAAGTTGAAGTAACCAGTATAATCTCCACAGGCATCAGCATAAATTAAATCTTCTGCCTTTTCAAGACCTGCCTTTTCATACAATTTATCTACAAGCTTTCCTCTACCCTGGTCAATGTCATCTACTAGAATCTTATGCACAACTCCATATCTATCAAATACCAATAGATGCTCATTATTCTTAATGTTCCATCTAAGAACTTCCTTGTCTCCATTAGGAGCAACATATGTACTCATAATATCCTTTGTAGATAGTAACCTTCTAATATAACCATCTTCAGTGAGAATTACAGTTGTTAATTCATCACTAATCTTAAGTTCAGGTGCTTTAGTGTCATCTTCAGAAAGTTCAGGTGCAAGTGTTGTTTTATTCTCTGAACCATACTTATCAATCATGTCTTGTAAATCTTGATTTATAAGCTTTGCTCTTTCTGCCTTATCGCTAATTACTTTTTTGCTGTATGCAATTCTTTCACGAGTTTCAGCTAATTCTTTAAGTGATTTCTCTGCTCTATCCTTAGTAATACTTCTAATCTTCATGTCAAGCAAGTATTCTGCCTGAATCTCATCAAGATTATAAGTACTCATTAGATTAGCTTTTGCTACAGCTTCAGTATTGTTTGAAATCATCTGAACAACACCATGAATATCATTCTTAATATGGTCCCAAGTAGATAATAAGTGTTCTTTCTCTAAATCCTTGTCTAATCTGTATTGATATACTCTTGTAATACAGTTCTCTCTAAACTCAATCCACTGTTGTACAACCTCAAGAATAGACAATTCCTTATATCTATTATTGACGATAACTCTTGTTCTAAATGATACCTTACTTCTAAGAGGTGTTAACCTACATAATTCTTGAAGTACTTCTCTAGAGTTATATCCAGCTTTAATTTCAACTACAATACGTAGTCCATCAAGACCAATCTCATCACGAATGTTCTTTACACCCTTAAGTGTATCATCTTTCATATGTTCATCAATTGCATCCATGATATCTTCAGCTGTAGTACAATAAGGAATTTCTGTAATTACAATCTGATTTGAGTATACCTCAACCCTACCAGAGATAGTAAATGTTCCTTTACCTGTTGCACATAATTTCTCAAGTGATTTAGCATCTGCATGCAAGAACCCACCTGTAGTAAACTCTGGTGCACCTAATACATTAGCAAGACCAGCTGCATCAGTAATTGTTCCTTGTAAGACTCCCTGAGTTGCTTTACATACATTTGTTAATGAAAATGATGGAATGTTTGAACTAATACCTACAGCAACACCTGCACTTGCATTTACTAATATACTAGGAAATTTAACAGGAAGTATTACAGGCTCTTTTTCTGTTCCATCAAAGTTATCTACAATATCTACTGCATCTTCTTTAATTCCATCAAAGAACTCTGCACAAATAGGTGTTAACTTAGCTTCAGTATAACGAGGAGCTGCACACTGTAAGTCTCTTGAATACACCTTACCAAATGAACCCTTACCTCTAATGTAAGGAATGTTAAATCCCTCATATCCTGTACTCATACCTACAAGTGCTCCATAAATAGAGCTGTCTCCATGTGGATGGTACTTACCCATTACATCACCTATAATTTTTACACTTTTTGTAGTGTTTGCATCAGGTTTACCTAATCCATTGTTATGCATCGAATATAAAATACGACGCTGTACTGGTTTTAAACCATCGAGTCCTGGAATTGCTCTGGAGATGATAGTATACTTACCATATGGAAGATAATTAGTTAATAATAGCTTGCTAATTTCCATTCTTAAAGCCTCCGTTTACTTTTAATTTGTACATAATTTTATTAAAAATCATAATTATTATACAATAAAGTAGGTAACATAGTCAATAATCCTATTATTGTTGCTAACTACAAAATTGCTAGCAAAAATAATTATAAGCATAAATATAGACTTAGCATTGCTAAGTCTATAGATTAGTAACAATCATTTTGATTTGATTTTTTTCCTACTATGTATAATATTCTATTTTTTAATGTTTTCTTATTTATCTTAATGTCTATATTATCTATAATATTGTATAAGTATTCTAAATTTAATGATGTACCTATCTCATTGTATGCTTTTTTAGCTGCACTCAATAGATTAAGCTTTCTACTTCCATCAAATATTAAGTTACTGTATGATTTACTATTAGCTTGAAATGCTTTATTATAATCATAGCTGTAAGATATTCCGTCTATTGTATTTGTATTTGCATTAATACTGAATGCCCAATTTTTCATATGTCTATCATCATTTAGTACTAATGCATCAAATATAATCATGTTAGCGTATTCTAATTTATATCTATCTATTGCAAATTCCTGAGGTATTTTACCATAATTAGTATATGTATATTCACTTATTATAAACGCGTTTTCCCAATTTTCATTAAGTCCTGTTAATATTTTTGACTTTGTACAATCTATATTATCAAGTTTTTTATATTCATAAGTTGCTGATTTAAACCCAACTAATTGTGCTATAAACCCTGCATATATTTCGTTTGTTATTTCGCCTATTGGTCCATTCTTATATAAATATATTTCATTATTTTCTCTTACGAAGCATTTAGGATATGTTCCTTGACCTGTATATTCTGCTGATATGTTTTTATCAGTTATTGTAAATGTGTTAGCACCTCTCAGTGCTACTAGATACAGTGATTTATTTAGAGAATTTGTAAATAAGTTTATATCTTCATATTTTATTTTACCTAATTCGTTTTCATTTGCTACCCAATAATTATCATTGATTGATAATGCATGTGTTATACACATCATTTCAAATTCTTGGTTATCTCTAGATAATCCTAGTGTCATGTATATTTTATCTGCATTTTTTCTGCTTAATGGTAATGCCCTATGTACTAACCACTTATATATTTTAGTGTAATTAATATCATCTATCTGTAATGCTAATGGTGATTTATATTTGTTTAATACCCTACTAGTTTCTATTTCTATAACTGGTGTATTTTTATTCATAATATAATGCATATTATTTAATCTCCCTAAGTAATTCATCTGGAATAAAAGGAACCTCTGGTATACCACGTGCATCTAATTTAATCTCTGTAATCTGTTCTTTCTCTTTCAAAGGTATTACAGTTGTCCATTTACATCTTCCACTTGGTGTTATTACTTGTTTAAGCAGTTCTATAAATTTATTGTAATCTTTTACATAAAAATTATAAACTGTTCTTTTCATTTCTTCAAAGTCAAAATATTCTTGCAATTTTGTATTTGTATAGTCACACACTATGCAATATAAAGGATGAAAGCATAAGCCACCAGTTACATTGTATATTCTTCCTAATTCAGTAAACCACTTATCATATTCTATGTTAGGTTCTATTTCTATATATTCTTCAGATAATTGTATAAGTCTATTTAATACATCCTCATATGTATTATCATATTTTGCTAATGCCTTTATATTATCTAAGAATATATTTTTATCTATTATGCCTGCTTCATTTGCTAATTTGTCATATTTTGTTAACTGCTGTAATTTCTCCATACTTTAAAATTCCTTTAAATATTTATAAATATACTATAAATATTATTTAGCATAATATAATGTATTATTAGAATAAAAATGCTCCAATTTGTTGTCTGTACATTCTCATTTCTTGCATCTCACCAGATTCTTTTACCATATTATAAAAATCAGGTAATTCTTCCCATTCTCTAAGTGCTATTCCTTTTTCTTCTAAATCATTATTTAATACATCCATAAGCATATCAAAAACTGCTTGAAGTATATCTCCTGCTACTTCTGTTATATCAACAAGTCCATCATTGACACCAGGTGGTAATGGTATTCCAGCTGCATCTGATATCATGCTTAGTAATTCTGCTGACATGTTTACTAAATCAACAGCTGATAATTTAAGAAAACAATTCATTCCTGTATTAGGTGTAAATGTTAACAGTGCTCCTACTAATGTTAATATATCCATTTCTAATAAGTTTAATGTTATTGCTACTGTACCACAATTTTGATTAAGCTGTCTAATAGCTGTAAACTCCGGTATTGAATCACATATGAATCCACAATCTTGCCCTATGAGAATCTTCATAAAGAACGGTCCATATATTGGTATACTTATTTCTTGCATTGCAGGGTCTATGCCTTGCATACCCAATGATGATGCAACATCCATACACCCATCTGTACCTATCATATTAAAACATTCTGACATGTCAATCATTTTAAAAGACCTCCAATTTTATGCTATTACTTGAGGTAAGTTTTCTAAGCTACATCCATTACCTTTTAAGTATATATTACCTCTTTGATTGTGTACTACCATTACATTTTCAACAAGCTTATTCATACATAATTGTGTTAGTTCATTAATCTTAAGATTTCTAGACCTACCAGTTGCTATTTCTTGAACTGCGAATCCTAGCATTCTTCCATCCATATCGACTACTTTAGCTGTAACTCTATATTTGTATGTTGATTTAATATTAGTATTAGCTGCTTGCTGACTATTATTTCCTTGTCTATTAATAGTAGGTCTCCATATTTTCTTTTCTGGTGAATCATTAACAGAACTAATATTTATATTAGCTGGATTCATGCCTATTTCGGAACTATTAAATGTAGGTTTGACTGACTCTGGTTGTATTTGTTTATGAGCAAATTGTCTATCTCTATTCCTATTAAATAGTGTAAATATCTTTCTTGTCTTTGACTCACTACCCATATGTCTTTTAATAACTGCCTGTAATGGAATCTTAAATATCTTTTTGAAAACACTTGGTGATATCATTGCTAAAGAACTTTTATCTACTTGACCATTAACATCTACTTTTGCTACAATATAATTACCAGGTTTTGTTTGAGTTCCGTTAGGTAAAGTTGCTATACAATTATTAGGAAGTTTCATAACCTTATAGTTTTCATTGCATGTATTGTATGCTAAATAAGGTTTATCACTCTTTAGTACAGATAGTTTTATTTTATTTCCACTTGCATGAACATATGTCTTTACAAGGTCCTTTCTAGTAATTAATTGTGTTTCACCTGTTATATGTTTGACTATTACATCTGGTCCACCAGGTACATAATCTGCATTAGCTGCTTTATCCTTATGAGACATTATTCTAAATTTAACTATATTCTTGGTTTTGACTGCATCAAGAAACCCTTTATCTGGGACTGAATTACAATCTATGTTTATTATACCATTACTTCCCTGTGTCATATAATTAGGATTACTCATAGTTGTTCTGTCTCCTACCTTTCTATAATAAAGTTATACATATACTGTATAAAGTTACTTTTTAGTAACTTTAGTGTGTACTTAATTAAAATTTTAATATCATATATTTTATATCCTAAACGTAAAAAAATAGGAACATGAAGTTAATCATGTTCCTATTATGTAATGATTGTATATTTTATTATTAGTCCAAGTTGCCTTCAACTAAGTCAAAATACTCTTCAAGAAGTATTCTTCTTGTTTCAAGGTCATCTCCAAGTAATGCATTGAAGTATCCTCTTAATTCACTGTCATTTTCAGGATATTCTACAGGTATTAATCTTCTTGTTTCAGGTTTCATAGTTGAAATGCTCATCATTTCAGGGTCATTTTCACCTAAACCTTTTGAACGCTGAATTTTAACCTGTCCATCTTTTGCACCAAGACTCTTGAAATATTGCATAATCTGTTCTTTTTCGTTATCATCGAATGCAAACTTGGTTTCCTTTTTGTATGTCATTTCATACAATGGTGTTTCTGCAATGTACACTTTGCCAGCTTTTAATAGGCTTGGACTTAAGATGTAGAACATTGTTATCAACAAACATCTAATATGCATACCATCGACGTCGGCATCTGTACAGATGATTAATTTACCCCAATTAAGTTTATTTATATCAAACTTAGGTAAATCTTCCAAGTTTTTGTTCTCTACTTCCATACCACATCCGAATACTCTGTACAAATCAATGATAATATCATTGTTTAATACTCTAGTAATGCGTTCCTTTAGACAGTTAATAGGTTTTCCCCTAACAGGCATAACGCCCTGAAATTTTGGATTGCAAGCTAATTTTACAGAACCAAGTGCTGACCGTCCTTCCACGATGTATAGCTCTCTTTCAAGTATATTCTTACTTGAACAATCTCTGAAATCCTTAGGTTTACTTGAAAAGCTTACTGCTTTGCTGAGTGACTTAATTACTTTCTTAGATACCTCAGCACCCTCTTCACGTGCTTTTTTATTTATAACTGCTTCACCAATTACTTTAGCTGCAAGTGCTGTGTTCTGTTCAAGCCAATATCTTGTCTTATTATATACAAATTGTGCAAATGCATTTCCAATAAAAGGATTATTGATTGCACCCTTTGTCTGGTTTTTAAAGAATGTTCTGTTACCAGGAGCATCTGTACTAGCCACACAAATTAACATACTCTCAATATCTTTATACTGGAACTTATCCGCTCTTGTTAGTTTTCCAGTTGCTCTACCTACATCTGTAAATGCTTTTGATATGCCTGCTTCAAGTGCACTAACAGTTACGCCGCCCTCAAACATATTTGAGCCATTGTGATAAATCTTGACTACACTGTGTTCTCTACAGAAGTTAAATGCAATTTTCATATCTACCTTGTAATTAGGTATTCCATTTAGTGCATCATGCTCTGGGTCATCTGTACCTTCGTCAGAATCAAAGAAGTATGCTGCTGATGGAAGCATCATCTTTTCATCTACTACTTTATCTACATATTCTGCCATGCCTCCCTCATAAAAGAAGGTAATTGGATTACTTAATTCTACATGTTCAAATTTTATAGCAAGTCCTGCTAACAACATAGCCTGACTATTAAGTAACTCCAAGAACATATCAGCTGATAACTTCTTATATCTTAATGCAGGAAATACTTCAGAGTCTGGCTGAAATACAATTTTAGTACCTGTACCATCTCTAAGAGGTGCCACAATACTCATTTTCCCTACTGGTTTACCCTTTAAGAAATGCATTACTCTTGTTTTTCCATCGTATGTTGCTTCTACATCCATGAATGAACTTGCATACTGTGTTGCTGTAAGACCTAAACCATTAAGTCCTAATGCCTGTCCATACTGAGCTGAGTCATATTTACCAGATGCATACAATGTACATAATGCTAATTCCCAGTTATACATCTGTTCAGCTTCGTTCCAATCCATTGGAAGTCCACGACCATTATCTACAACTTCAATGACATAAGCTTCTGGTGAAGCCCCCTTTTTAATTTCTTCTTCTGTAGCATTTCTAACTATAACGCTGATTTCTTTACCATGACCTTCACGAGCCTCATCAATAGAGTTAGCAATAATTTCATCTACTGAATGAAATGCACCCTTTTCGTCATTAGTACCAAATATAGGTGCTGGTCTTTGTCTAACCTGTTGTTCATCCTTTAATCGTTTCATGTTACGATTATCGGCTTGTGTTTGATTAGCCATTTTTTACGTCCTCCTAACTATATTTTTGATGTAAAAATCAATTATTAGAATAATCAATAATTTTACAAAATCAATACTTATTATAATAAATTGTTGATTAATCAGATATCTTTAATTTTTACAATGTTAACCCTTATTTTCCATGATGATGTTTGCGAATCTTTTCTGTATGTCAGGTATTAAATTAGCACTCATTAGGTTATTAACAATAACTCCCATACATGAACTATCTTTTGAAAGTATATTCCTTATTACAATATGTGTATTTTCGTCTACACTGTTCCAATCATTTGCAATGACTTTGTCAAAGTATACTTTGTTTCTACTATAAACTATTTCTGGTATTGCGTATTTTAATAAGTTTCTTGTATCAAATTCAATTGACTCTACCAGTGCTCTTAGTCTGTCTATCTGTTCTTCATCTGCAAATATCAATTCTGATACAATGTTTTTTATTTCTGTATTATCTTTTAATAATAGTTGAGACTGTTTAATATTATCAATAGACTGTTTAAATTTCTTAGTATTTAGTAATTTCTTACAATATTCAGGTATATTGTTTTTATCATATTGCATTAATCTATTGTAAGCTGACTCTGAATTAGTATCTACAAGCTTTTTGTACAAAATACCAAATTCAGTATAATCAAGCAACTTCTTTATTCTGCTGTCTCTCTTACCCTCATATTCTGTAATCTTAAGCTTATCCAAGACGACTTGCTCAAATTCTCCTAAGTTATTATTCTCATTTCGCTTTGATAAAGACATTATAGCAAGTTCATAATCACCACCAATGTATCCATTTGATTCACTGTTAATGATACTTTGAATTTTAATTATTGCTCTAATATCTTTTACAGTGTTTATCATATCATTCTTATCTATTAATTTTCTTTTTAATGATAATACCTTTTTATATCTGATTTTTAATGCAATAATACACTGCTTACCAAAGTCATTACATGCATATCTCTCATTAAATATCTGCTGGTCTCCAAATGTATCTAATAACAAATCAATATTGTCATCTAAACACCATTCTTCTGTAGTCATCTTATTTTCTATGATATTTAACTTTCTAATAATTGACTTAAATTGTTGTGTTATATGTTCTAATCTCTGTGCATCATCTGACTTTAATACAATACTAATGATATTACAATAAGAACCATCAATGTCTATCTTATTTCTCTTACAGTATTTTTGATATGATTCAGAAAGTCTACCTTCCAAGTTTAACTGTCTTAATCTATTAATCTTACTGTTTAATTCTTTTGTATGTGATATTCTATAGTACTCATAGTTATATTTCTTTACACCATCTGCTACTTCAATAAGTTCAGAAAGTTTAATATAAGGAACTACACTGTACTTATCATCTTCCCAAGTTGCATTATCACTACATCTAGGTGTCATGTATAAATAATCACCAAGTAAACTATAAATAGTATAGAAGTCACTTCCAACATTTACATTATCCATAGTATATTCACCAAAGTATCCCTGAATAAACAACTTTTGTATTGCACAAAATGCATCTGTCATACTATATTTATTTTTAGATGTTCCGTTTAACCTATCATATTCTTTTAATATCATTATAGGATGTATATTTGGTGAGTCAGGGTGCTCATCTTTATACTCTTTAATGATTGATGCAATAATCTGTGCATACAATAAGTGTTCTACTTTATCCTTGTAGTCCTCAAATTCACTCAATAAGTCATCTAGTTCTAAATCTTCTATACTAGAATACTGTCCATTGTCTCCATAGGTATTTTCTAATGATTCCATTAACTTATCAGTACTGCTATCCATATTTAAAGCACTGATAATATCTCTTTCATCAGGTGTATCTGTACCATTAAAGATTGTCTGAGTTATATCAAGTGTTTCATTATTACCCACAAGGTCGTAAATTAACTTGCACTCATCACATAATTCTTTTACCTGTAGTGCTCTTCCAAGTTCCTGTACAATAACATTTTCTGAACCACTTTTTCTATTCATTATAATGCCACGAGTATTCTCTGGATGAAAACTCTCTCCACCTTTTAAGCATGTCATAATAATATCAACTGTTCCAGGTGTAGCCTCTCCTGTTAATACTTGTGTACTTTCGTCTACATTAGAATTTTTACCATGATATTCATGAATTACTATGTTTAATTCCTTATTTCCATATGCATTAATAAATAAGTTTCTTACACTATCAATTGACTCTTTTAATTCAGCTATAGTGTTAAAGAATACAAACCATCTGTCTCCCTGGGAACCATCTATATGTAATTCTTTTAAATCACTATGTATTTGTTCTTGAAGTTTACTGAAAGAGTTAACTTTATACTGTTCAATAAGTTCTTTAGCTCTTGTTATCGTTTCTTGCACATTAAGATAAATCTTTCCACGTTCCTGTAATTTATCAAAAATTGTGCAGTATCTCTTTAACCTTGCAATATCACAAGATTTATATTCAAAGTTACAAATTTGGTCATTTGCTACAGCATACTTTAATCCTCTGTTTTGATAATCTACTCCCAATGTAAGTTTAGGTGTAAGCCAGTCAAACACCCATTTTCTATCATCATATCTCCTATTATTAGCTGACATTGCAATAATAGTTGCATCTGCATATTTGTTTTCAGTATAAACTATGCCTTCATATGTCTTTTTAGCAAGTGCATGATGTGCCTCATCAATTACAATTATGTCAAATCTTTTCTTATTAAGCTTGTCTACATATTTTTCATCTCTTTGTAATTGAGTATAATTAACTACACTTATTGTATCTCCCCAATAATCATCTGACATACACTGTAAAAAGTTAGTACATGAGCTGGCTGTTGATATGTATAATACATTAAATTTCTTTCTCTTACTTTCTTTTTTCAGTGTATATATTATTTTTGCAAGTATGTAGCTTTTCCCACCACTAGTAACTAAGTGTATTGCTGCTTGATTATGACGAGCTATAGATACCATAGCCTCCATGTATATCTCTTCTTGATTCTCTGTCAGCTTAAAATTTTTAACATCAATTCTTCCCATAATGCACCTACTTATTTATAATTAATAATATAATTACTTATAATATCTGTATGTCATATTTTTTGTTATTGTTTATTGTATTGTGTATTAAATATAGTTTTAAAAGATTGATATTTTTACACACTAGATTATCCTATAACCACATTTTCTGGAAATTTTTTCCACCTAATCCAAAAATCCATTCAAAAATTTTATAAAAAATATAACCTTGAGTGCTACTTTAAATTTTATATAATGTTATACTACTTGATTGTAAGCTGTAGGAAATTAGTTTTCAGTTGTCGATTTTTTAATTTTTATTAACCACTAACTTATCAAATAGAAATTTTATTTTTAATTTATGTTGCTAACTGTTTTTAAGTATAAAAATAGTACATATCTGTATCTTAGATATGTACTACTAAAAATAAATTAAGTGACATTGATTTTTTATCTCAATGTCACTTAATAAAACTTGTTATGCAACTCTTGGTTTTAAAATTACCCAACTCTTAATCATTGCTTGAGTTAACTGTATAGGTTTGCTTCCAAACAATTCTATATAGCAATTACTTGCTACTTCTAAGTAGTCATCACAAAATGCTTGAGCACTTTCTGTATCCTTCTTGTATGCCTTTTCAACTGAAAGTCTATCTTTTATTACTATTTCTCCATTAGCTTCACAAATAATGAAATCACCTGCTTTAAAAGGTATTCTTGTGTTATTCATAGTATCATGCACTATTCCACTGTGTTTCATATATGCACTTCTTACTGTAAAATTATCTTTATTCTTTGTAGGGTCTACAATCTTTCCATTTTCCCCAACCACTAATATAGGTAATTTACCTAATTCACAATCGACACCTCTTAATATAAGTTCAGGCTTGTCTGAACCAGTCCTTGTGTATCTCTGTGCTACTGCATTGCTTATTAACTTTTGAACTGCTAACCTTATTACGTCATCTCTCTTTTTTCTTGTTATAGTGCCACTATGGTCAATGAGCTGATAACCTAAACATTTGTTTTTTAACATTATTCTATGTGTTATTGTATATTGTCCCATAGGACTTACATTAGCTACATTAGACTTTCTAACTGAAACACTTGAGTTAGCTACCTGCTGTGAACTTTCTGTATTACGATATTTATCTTTATTAGGGTCATATACAGGTAAATTATTTAGGTTTATTCCTTTACCCCTAAGTATAACTTCGCCGTCAGTACCAACTTGAATACGCATATTTGAAATTATACCTTTGCCTATTAACCATATAACTCGCTCTCTGCTCTCTTGAGCTTGACTTCCATCTTCTCCTACAAGATGGTATCCAATTATTTTTTGACCGTCCATATAACGACCTGTTACTCTATAAATTACATTAGGATTTACCATTTGACTTCACCTACTCTTAATTATTTATTTAAAAGATACTCAAAATTCTTTCCAATGCATCCTTGAACGCATCCAAAAAATATCCCTAATGTGTAATTTTTGGTCGTTTTAATTGTCATAGTAATCTAAATAACTAGTTTTTGCACCATACAAACTAGTTATAAACTTTTAATCTATTTTTGAGTATAATAAAAACTAGTTAGTTGTTATTCTAACTAGTTTTACTATTTGTAAAATGATTAACTTATTGTCATATATGCTAATTACTACTTTTTACAGGGTTTGTTACAGATTCTCCACCTAACCTCTTGAGTGCTTCATTATCAGTATCTACTATTCGCAATTGACTTCCTCTACTCCAAGTATTGCATTTAGGACAAAGATAAAATGTATTTGATTTATGAAGAAATGCTTTACTATCTGATAACTGTGTGAAGTCTCTTTTCATTTCTCTGTTTGTACATTTACTAAATGTTAAATCATTCCATTCTCCAAGTAAGCTGTCTTTAAAGCACCAACCACACCTCACTTTTTCGTTTCTACTAATCTTCATCTTAGCACTCCTTAATTAACTATACCTGTATCAGATTCGATATTCTCGCCTTTTTCTCCAAGTTTACCTTGTCTTGGCATTTTATAACATGATACATGATATATTCTATCATAGCAGTTATCTTTTTCACTATATGCAAGTATTTCGTCCCAAATGTATTGTTTTAGCTTAGGTTGCTTCAAATATAAGTCTAATGATTTACTCATCATTACAATAGTTGGTAATCCTTTTGCACCTCGCATTTGCAATATCTGACTTAACATATAAGACTCGATTTCTCTTGCTGTTTCTTCTGTAAAGAATGTGAATAAACAATCTGAATTGATATAATCTCTAAATGAAAATATATTTTCAATCTTATCAGGTCTTTTTATATACTCATTACCGATTATTTCATTACCATTATTGTCTCTTAATACTTCATAATACTGCTCTGAGTCTCTTACCATATATTTATATACAACATTATTCTTAGGATTCAATAATTCCTTTTCATTATCATCTCTTAATTGTGCAAGTTCAGATAATGATATATAAGGTGCTACTCTAAATCCATGTGCATTTAGTGTTATTAAACTCTCGTAAACAAAGCTTGTTTTACCAAAGCCATTAGGTGCTCCTATTAAGTAGCTACGTGCAGGTAATTTTTTCATTCTTATAGCTGATAAAATACCATTACATACTTGTTCATACTCACTTAATTTATGTGTTGTAAATGCTCCCTTACTGTGTTTGAACATTGCTCTAATATTCTCTTTTATCTTATCAATATCAAATGCTGAATCCTTATATGCTTGTGGAACTATATGTTTTTGAACTGCTATATGTCTATCTTCATTTGTTAAGCCATAGAATATTTTATGTTGTTCTTCTTTTACTTTTGGTTCTATAACATCCATACCTGCTTCTTTACATTCACTATAAAGTTTTTCATTTGTCTCAGATGTCTCTTCTGTTTTTACTCCAATGTTATCTAACACACTATCAAGAAAGTCCATATTTTTCTCCTAACTTTTCCACTGTTCTATAATAATTTTATTAACAATATCTAAAAGCAAAAATTATGGTGCTATAGAATCTTATATAGCACCATAATTGATTAATGACTAATTTTGTATTAGCAGTGTATTACCATTAATTGAAATGGTGTTTATAATGCTCTTTACAAGTTCATTCTTAGTTGAATCAACATCTCCTCTATAAACAAAGACGTATGTCACTGAATAAGTACCAAGTCCAACCATACCACATATCAAGTAAGCATTTTCGCTATCAATCATAATAGGTGTTTCTGCCTGTTTACCAAAGGAAGTAGTTCCAACAAATATATCAGTATAAGTTACACCTGAGTATGAAACACTATCAAACCATGGTTGTAATACATCAGTTAACAACTGGTCAACTGGTAATTGTTCTGTAATTGAATTTACCTTAATTGTTCCAGATATTTTATTAGTTGACTGCTCAAGTTCCAAAGCTGACCCATTTATTCTTGAAATCCATGTTGATGAAGGTGATACTGTTACTCCGCTTGTAATTGTAATACTTCCATCAGGTACTATAGGTTGTGCATTTGGATATACAAATGAATTAGGAAAGATTATCTTACTATCAGTTGAGTTAAAAGTAAATCTTCCTGTTCCATCTCCGATTGTAGTGATTGCTTCATTTACTGTTCCGTCTTTTGATAAAGCATCTAATGAGTTCTGTGTTTGAACCAACTGTTCTGTTAAGTCATTATATGCTGATTCAAGATTTTCATACTCGGTTATAATCTCTGACTTTTTCATTCCTGAAAATCTACCTTCATCACCACAACCTGTTAACATTGTCATTAACAATGTTAGGATTAATACTATGCAAGTTATTCTCTTTTTCATGTTTAGGTGTCCTCCATAATTTTAAATTACACAATGTTTTAATATATAGGTTGTTTTTTATGAACTGCTATTTATTTCGTTGATTTCATCTTCCATCATTGATTCAAAGAAGAAATCAACTGTTGTCTTAGCATCAATTGTAAGGTCTCTTGCATCTTTTGCTCGTTGTTTAACAGTTGTTGTGAAGAATCTATATTCATCAGTGCCTTTATACAACAACATTATGAATGTCTTTAACTTATCATCGACATTTCTATCAATACGAGATGCAATCTGAAAACTCTTTGATGGGTTTGTTTCCATACTATAGAATATACAAACATCTCCACCATATAAATTCAAAGACTTCTTAATATTTGTAATGATTACATCATATTCACCATTGTTAAATGCTTGCTGTATTCTGTATCTCTCTGTAGCATCTGTGATACTACCATTCAATATGACTGGTTTTCTACCTATCTTTGCTAATTCATCTGCTATAGTTTGCTGAGCTGCTAAATGGAAACAGTATACCATTACACTTTCTTGTGAAAAGTCATTTTCTATAAGCTCACATAATCTATCTAACTTAGGTACATTCTTTCTGTCCATAGGTATACCACAATCTGGAATTAAGCTTGGACAATTTAACAATTCACTATACCTATAACCTTTTTCAAGTCCTAAACTCATAGCATTTGTAGGTTCTACCTCATATACTTTGTAAATATGAGGCAAGTCCATGCCGATATCTTTTTTACATCGTCCAAAATAAACTAGTTTAAGTGACTCTTTAAAAGTTGCTTGGTTTTTATAACCATTTCTTTCACGTCGCCAGTTCATCTTAGCTTTGCCATTTTCTTTTGTCCAGTATGATGTACGAGCATATGTACAAAACTCTTGTTCTATTCTCCATTTCTTAGGTAATAATGTCTGGTCCATCATGTCCATCTGATTATAAATATCAAGTATATTCGTTTCAAAAGTAGTAGCATTCATAAAATGAACACGCTTTACTATTTGACATATATTCTTTGTATAACTATACATTTTTGTTGTATCATTCTTTATGACACTGCTTTCATCTAAGAAGAATGTGTCAAATATACTACACATACCTTCTTCATTTATATTAAGTGCTAACCATTTACTGAATGGGTCACTTCTTAATGTACTATGCTTAATTACAATGCCATCTACTTTTGTCCAGTCTGTTTTCTCTATTACTTTTCTAATCTTAGTTGCTTCAGATGGCATTGCAACTACATATAAGCCAGTAAATCTCATTAACTCTGCTTGTGTCTGACCAATAGCACTGGTTTCAACTGCTATGAGAAATCTACTCATTTCTCCTTTGTATTTTAACCAATTTATAAGTGCTGCTACTTCAGCTGTTTTGCCTAACCCACAACCATCGGCGATGATACTTCTTGGACTTAGGTACATAAATGCAGTTCCTACTGTCTGGTAGTCTCTTAACTGTGCTACATACTGTGTATAATCTATTTTATCTCTCTTTATAATGTTTCTAATACTTTGTTGTTCATCTATACTTTGTTGTATTAAGTCAATTGGAAAATCAAATAACATATTTTTAAGGTTTGGTATAACCTTGGACTCTCTTGTCTGCATTATTAATTCTGCTTGTGGTTCACTCATATCTCCAAGATACATGTTATTCCACATTACTGGTACTTTTACTGCCATTATTATAACCTCTTTCTTTTAATGATTACTGATGTGTTTCTATAAGTTCAAATCTATATTTCTGTGTTGCATCTGGATATTTTTCATGGTCAACTTCACTTTCAAACATTGTTCTTGGTCTTACCCAAATGTTTCCTGTTCCATCAACTTTTTTATAAATGACCACTTCTTGCTCAGTCTCTGTATCTACACCGATACCTATGATAATATATTCTGTTCCTTTAAAGTGTCTTACTATATCAGCTGCTTTCCATGGTCTACGTAATGCTGTTACTGTTTTCATAATTAATACTCCTCTAATATTTTATCAAGGTATACTCTATTATTTATGTAGTATACTTCAACATCTGCTAAGCTTTTAATTTTATCATAATCGTTTTTACATCTGCTTATTCTATTCTTGATACGAAGTAAATTACCTATGTGTTCCTCTGATATATCATTTCTATTTTCTGGTTTTCTTAATGAATGCAACATGTTATCCAACAGTACTTTTGATGCTTGCATTTTATCATCACTGTTAGAATATTGATATCCTACAACTGTGTCTGCTGATTTAACTGCTTCAATTGCGTAGTCAGATACAAAACTTGATTTATTTTCTATTCCATAAGCCTTTCTAGCATCCACTATAACTCTAAACCATGGAAATGCTATATACATTATATCAATCATCATTGATATACATATCATAAAAAATATAAGCATAACTATCAAGTGTATAACTGTACCAATCATATTTGATAGTGATGTTATCTGAGTAGTTGCTTGACTAGTTACCTCACTAACTGATTTCTCACCATAAAATAATGTTGCAAAGAAATCTGTCAATGCATTAGCTATACTCTGTCCATTTAACATAAATATCATTATAAATGTTTGAATTGCTAATTTAGCTATTATTCTCTTACCATATTCATGTACTGGATTCCCAAACTTTGGTTTTGACTTATCAGGTAAATTAGGTACTTTATTTGATTTTGCATGTTTAGATGCATTTACTTTGTTTACCTTATTTTTATCTAAGGTATTATTCATTGCTTTTTTAATGATATCATCATTTAATAAATCAGTTATTAAACTGATTCTTGCTAATGTATCCTCAAAAGCTGCTCTTGTACCATCATTTTCAATACCTTGTGTTAGTTTACTTTCACATAGTTTCTTTACATATGTAATTTCATATAAGTCATTACTATCTAATTTATCTAAGTCACTAAAGTTATCTAGCACCTTGTCTATATATTCTTTAATCTGTGTATATTCATCTAATTCGTTGTACTGTTTAGTTATTGATATGCTACCCATAATATTTTATCTCCTTAAAATTCAATTTTAATTAAAAATTAAAGAGCTTTTTGTCAAAGTACAATAATTATAATGTTAATGACTTAATAAAATCTGAGTTTGACATAGATGTTTCTCTAAGATTCCTAGCTACCTTTAAGTTTGTCTCGGCTTCTTTTTCAGATGCCTTTGCTACTGATTCTAAAGCTTCAATTAAAATTTGCTGTGCTTTTGCTAATTTTTCCTCATCAACTACACTGCTTGTTCTATTAGCCTGAAGTTTATCAACCATATTTTTAACATCAGCAGCGTTTCTCTCAATGAGTTCTCCAGTAATTTTTCTTGTTTTATCAGCAATTTCAATTGACTCTTTATTAGCCTTAATACCAACTGCATTAACTGCCTGCATTTTTAAAATAGGCATTACATTTCTTGTTACCTGCTCTAACTGATATTTACTCTCTTGATTAGCCTTAATAATCATAAGTCCTTCAATTTGAGCTTGTTCTGCATTTACTCTTGTACCTGTAATTAGCTTTAATCTATTCGCAGCTGCTTGTAATCTAATCTGGTCAGTATTATTTTCCCTCTGTAATTCCTCTATATAAACTATGAGATTATCTTCGCATTCTTTGAGACTAATAACTGCTCTTCCCATGTTTTCATTCTGTTCCATCATGTATGTTACATACTCATCAAGCTTATTCCTTTGTGCTTCAATAGCCTCATTTATCTGTTCTATACGTCTTTCTACTTTTTCATATTTGCCTGCAAATCTTCTAATTGCCCTTAATGGAGATACTGATGTAGGTAATAATTTTCTTTGTTTAGTTACAATATCTTGCAGCTCATCTAAGCTTTCTTGAGTGGTACCTAAATCGCTCATATGTGCCTTTCTCAAGATTTCAGATGATTTTTCGCCAATGCTATCTTGAATTGAAACACCATAATTTTCTAATTCTTTTAATGACATACCTCTTAATTTAGCTGTATCTATTACACTTGTCTCTGAACACTTTACAATTTCATTTGATGCACTTGTATATTTTTCCATACCAAATCTCCTTATAAAATTATTTACAAATAATATAAAAAAGAGGCAGGTTTATGTACCTACCTCTTTTAGTGTTTATTTCATTTTAAATGAGTTGTCTTACTTACTACTGCTTTGTCCAACTCTTTCTTGAACAGATGCTAATTTTTCTGCATCTGTAATTTCATATTCATCAAGGACTGTTCTCTCTGCTATTACCCACTCATCATTTTCAATACGAGCTAAATAATAAACTTGCATATAGTAACCACGATTTAATCCTTGATATGTTACCAACTCTTCAGTTGTAAATTCTGCTTGGTCTTCGTATCCACCAATCCATTCTGTTACAGTACCACTATATACTGCTTGAATATCAGTTCCATGTTTAACTAAAACATTTCTTAATGTAGAGTTTTCATATTCAAGCTCATCAGATGATAATATTGATGCATCTGAACTAAAGCAATCATACATACCTTTATTAAGTGTCTTTGTTTCACCACCAACAACGATATCTTTAGGACCTCTAAGTAGTCTATTTGTACCTGCTGTATAAAGATTTCCAAGAAGTGCTTTTATATCATCTTTAGAGTCATCACTAATTGTACCTGCTAAGTTCAGTGCAATTAATCTCTTTTGTACATTGCTGTCAGGGTCAATAGCAGGCTCATTTGTCATTGTTCTTGATACTCTACACCAATCTGTAATAATAAATTTATTACCTTGCTGTTGAACTACTACATATGATATATCTTTATAAGTACCATATGAATCAACATCTTTTGCACCCTCAATTGTTGTTGTTTCTACTTCTAATAAATAAGAGTTATTAGCTGTATCTCTGTTTATTACCTGTCTAATAGTTGACATATACTTCTGAATACCAGTATTCTTATCTTTGTATCCCCTAAGTATTCCAACACCTATATCTTCAAAAATGTTACCAGATAACATACCTGCAAGGTCATCATTTACAATAGCTCTGTCTGCTCTCTCTATTATCTGTTCAAACTCACTCTGAAGAAACTCTGGTATAAGTACATTGTTACTTGACATATTAATACCGTTTGTTATTTCTTCTTCAATTGCATAAACATTTACTCCTAAGATATCTCCGCTACCCTCTGAGTCATCTTTAAATACATATCTTAGTGTAATTGTTCCTGCAAGCTCATCTCTATCAAAACCAAATGTTTTTAATCCATCATCTCCTGCTGGATAAATACCTAAACCTGATATGGTTCCCTCTGTACCTGGTTTAATATAAATCATGTCTAAATTAGGAATCATAGCTGCCTCTCCTGCAGAGGAGCCAATTATTTTATTGATAAGTGCTGTATTTAACTGTAATCTTCTACTATCAGGTGTTACTATTGTATAGTTTGTAGTCGATTCTCTGATTTCACTGGCTGTATTTTGAACAGACTCTTCTTCTACTGGTGTTACTGGTAATACCTCTTCAGTAGCTTCAATTTCTTCAGAGTTATTATCTGTATCTTCTGTGCTTATCTCACTATCTTCAGATGTCTCAGTAGTTTCTATATCTGATATATCTGTGTCCTGCTCATTTTCATCACCAGGTGCATTTAATATATCACCTGTTGTATCATTACTATCCTCAGTGGACTCATCTACTATATCAGTATTATCAATATTATCAGTGATATCTGACTGTTCATTATATTCTCCCGCTGGATTTACTTCTGCATATTCATTAGATACTATAGGTGCTGTATTATTTAGTACTTTAATTGTACTTGCATTAGCATCATATGTTGCACATTTATTTATTCCATTTGAGTAGTAGTATTCGTTTAGTTTGTTTACTATAACTGACATGTACTGTTCATCTACTATATAATTTCCCAAGTAATCCTTATGAAAAGCTCCATTTAAACCTACTATGTTTACTGCATCTTTAAATGTTCCTGGCTGCTTTGATGATATGTTGTATTGTATATCTACAAAATAATATCCAAGTGCTCCAGTGATATTCTGTACTTTTCCATCACTGAGTACCTCATTATCAATGACACCTTTTATATAATTATATGTATCATTACTAACTAGTTTAAGAGATTCCTCTGTAGGTTTGTATTCATTTAATCCTAAAATTGCCTCACACTGTGATGCTAAGTCTTTTAGTAATTCTGATTTTTCTCCTTCAATATCTCTTACTTCATATCTTGTTTCATGTACGTTTACATTCCTAGATACTACTGAGTCATATTCAAGTGCTTTTGCATAGTAATCAACTAATTCTGCTGATGTCATTGTAGCTGCTAATGGATATGATGCTACATCCTCACTTATAAATGAGTTACACCCAGTTAATGATAAACTTGCTACACTTAATAATGCTATTGCTTTTGTTAAATGTCTTTTTTTCATCGTCCTACTGTTACTCCTTTACTTTCTATTTTTATTAAATAACTTTTTTGAATGAGCTTTCTAATGTTCAATTCTCCAAATTTCTCGTTAAGTGCTGCTAATTCTACTGCTCTTGCTTTAACTCCCATTTTTATCATGTATATCTTCACTTCACTATACAATGCTTCTATAGACATTAGATTGTATCTTTCATATTTATCTATGTTGGTACCTGTCTTTGTCTTTTTATGAGAGTCTAATAATTTATCAATATCGTCAGTATCACTAACTTTATTAACATTATCCTTTATAGTTGAAGCTTGCTCTTTGGTTACACCACTTTTAAGTTCTTGTAACTGTTTTTCCATCTCTGTAAATCTTTGTTGCATTTGTTTGAGCTCTTCATTGTTAGGACTATTATCTGTATTATTGTTTAAAGTTGGTTTCTTTTCTGGTTCACTATCTTCTTCTATGTCTATATCATCCAAATTTATGCTATCTATTTCTTCATCAATAGTCTCATCTTCTTCATCGATAGTCTCATCTTCTATATCATCTTCAAAATCTAAGTTAATCTCATCTTCTTCATTAGATGAATTATTACTGTCACTTGCAGTATTTATAGTAGAGGGTGTAAAATCATTTTCAAAATCATCTATTATTTGTAATTCATTCTCACTAAAAGTATTTTCATCTTCAAGTTCAATGTCATCATCTTCTATTTCAAAGTCATTGCTATCATCTGGTTCAATTTCATCATCTTCTACTTCAAAGTCACTGTCTTCTACTTCAAAGTTATCTTCTTCTACTTCAAAGCCATCTTCATCTATTTCAATATCTTCATCTATTTCAATATCATCATCTGTTTCAATGTCTATATCATTATCATTGTATTCATCATTTTCTATTTCAATGTCAGTATCTTCAATTATTGATTCATTAACATTATTCATACTTGACAATCTTTGCATTAAAGAGTTGGCTTCTAATACTTCACTGTCATCTTCTATATTATCTACTGTATTTTGATTTTCCTCTACAAAATCAAAATCAAAGTCAGTGTCGTCACCTACTAGTATAGGTGACTCTAACACTTCATCTGATTGTATCACTGGAGTATATTGAAGTATGCTGAATTTATGCATTATTGCTTCTTTTGTTTTCTTAGGTTTTACTGGTTTTTCATAGTGTTGTTTAGTTACATTCTGACCAAAAATGTTATTCTTAACATCTGCTAAGTCGCTCTCATAAAATTCAGGATTAGTGAATAAGAAGTCAGTAACTACTTCTAAACCACCAAGGCTTATTCCCATACTAGATGTTAAATTTTTAGAAAAGTTACTGTTCAATGTTATTACCTCCATTTTAAATGTCCTTTTTATATGTCATTACTATATTACCACAGTCATATACCCTTATATATCCAAGGTCATTCATTATTTCAGTCTCAGACTTACTATCATCTATATCTGGTATTGACTTTAATAGTTTGTGCTTTTGTGTTTTATATCTACTTAACACAATATTTTTATAAGGTTCTATCCATACATAATTTGGTTCTGATATTCTATCTACTTTAAAACCCAATTTTGTATATATGTTACCTGTAAATTTTGAAATGTCTGAATAGGTTAATACAGAAGATGGTTTATAATTATATAAGAAGTAACTAAACATCTTCTCTGCTCCACCTACAATTTTTACACCACTCTTAGTGCACATTCTAATGATTTCATATTCGTAGTCATGGTTAAATCTTGGTTTACCAAGTGTCAATATTGATATTAACTCATTATTATAATATAACCCAATGTTTATTGAAGAGTTTGCATAACCTTGTAAATGATACCTATTTATAAAACTCTTTGCCTCTTCTTTACTTACAAGTTTTACTTCAGTTTTTCTAGCATATATTATGTCACTGTCAACTAATAAATTATTAAGTAAATCTTTTATCTTTCTTTGTTTATCATCATCTAGCCACTCATACTCGAATATATGTACTAAATGTATTCCTTTCTTAGCACATTCTATTGTTTTTTGTTGATGGTAGTATTTATCTTTGTATATATCAGAGTGCCAAAAGTTGCCATTAAACTCTATGGCTATCTTCTTTTCTGGAATGTAGATGTCTAATTCTAATGGAGGTATCACATTCCTACAATTTAGTAGCATACTACCTTTATATATGCTTCCTATATATTCACCTAGTTCTTTTTCTACAGAACTTCTACTTCCAGAGTAGTCTACTAACTCTCTAGCATCGAATTTATTCAATTTTCTAGCTGTCATACAAGCACTTATACCTAGTGCTCTTGACAACTCTAATATTGTAGGTTTATTACTAAACTTTCTTATTATAAATGCCTTTAACTGCTCAGAATCTGATGATGCAAGTATTTGCTCATCAGTTCTATTCTCTTTAATATTAACAGTTAAGTCTCCGTATTTATTATATCTAGATTCAACTATCTTTTTACCAGTTAAGCATCCACATGATGTGGATGTACCATTTTTTAAAGATTTACCATATACATTTTTGATTGTTTTATTATCACACTGACATTGACACTTATAATATCCATTGCCAGCATACTCTAAAACTAACCAATTACCGAATCGCTCACCTGATATATCATCAAGTCTATCCATTCTACTACAAATTTCGCACTTATAATCTTTATTCTCATCGAGTGCTTTCCTTAGGTTAAATCCCTTAACAACTATATGCCTACCACACGAACACTTACATTCCCATGAACCACCAGGTATAAATTTTATAACATGTACACTACCTATAGTCATATCAGTCATATCATATTTAGGTTTATGTGTATCATACTTTATGGTCTGTGTAGGTTTTACATTGTATTTTTTACTACATTCTTTACAAGCAGTCTTTGTTCCATTTCTAAGATATTTACCACGTGTAATATACTCTCTGTTGCATATAAGACATGTACATTTCCACTCTCCATATTCACCACCTATAAACTCATCTGCTCTGAGCATACCAAATTGTTGTCCTTTTAATTCTATATACTTAGACATATGCCCTCCAAAGTATGTAGCCCATTATTTTAAATATCACTTAAATTCATATTATCAATATCATTAAGTATATTGCTTGCGTCATATTGCACTCTATTACTTGAACTGCCAAGTATAGATTGTATTTCTGCTTCATTTCTATTGCTAGCTACTAACATATTTGATGTATCAGGTATATCTACACCCATTTTATAAAATACTTTAGCTGCATTTTCTATAAACTCTGCGTTCTCACTATCATCTGTTGTAAGTGCTGCACCCTTAACAAATGTAGCTGTTGTCATTGAAGAGCTCTTTAATGCTATGTCACCAGGTTTAGTTAGTGCTCTTGTCCATTTTTGAATACCGAGTGTATCTATTACATCCTCGACATCTGCTCTTACAGCGGCTGTAAATTGCAACATTGTACGATTAGTTTTATTTACAACGCCTGTTGCTCTGTGTGGAACGAAAAGTAATCTAATTCCTTGACTAGGGAGTTGTGATATTAATGTTTGTATTTTACCATCAAATTCTTTTTGCTGGTCTTTATCTAAGTTATTGATGACTGTTATATATTCATCAATTACTAAATACAATACAGGAAGTTTAATTCCTTTTTTACGTAGCGCCCATATATCATCACATCTATTGTCAACTAGTAATTTCTTACGTCTTGGTGCCTCTACTTCAATGATATCATCTAATATCTTAAGTATTTCTTTATCATTATGAAGTCCGCATACATGAGGCATTAATGACATTGTTTTGAACAAGTTTGATTCCTTAGGGTCTACTATGATAAACATCACATCTTCTGGTGTGTTAAATAACATAAGACTCATAAGTATACTCAATACATACCAACTCTTTCCTGAACGTGGCTTACCTGCAATTAACATTGTATCAAAGTTTTTAGCATCATCAAGTATTACTTTACCTAAGTCAGTTATACCAGTAATCATAGGTAATTTATTCTTTTCATTTAAGAAGAAGTCTTTACAATAATCAAGTTTAAATACATCACCGAATGTTACTACTGGATTTTCTCCCTTAGATATAATTATGTTATAAAAATCACCCGATATAGATGCTGTAACTGCTACATTAGGATTTTCATCATCTTTCATGTATATTTCAATTTCTCTAGCTAAGTCTTCAGGTTTCTTAACCTTGTTTATCCTCTTTACTCTAAGTTCGTATGCGAATAATGTTTCTTCAGCACTTTCTAATTGACTATTTACTTCTTCTATAGTGCAGTTAGCTAGATTAGCTAAAGCTTTCATACATATTGTCTCGAGTGTCTTCCAGTCATTAGAGTCAATAACAATTGACTTCTTGTCTGCAAATTTAACAGTATTTTGTGGAAAAAGACTACAAAATGTATTTACTAATGTTTGTCTTGACATATACTGATTTGCGCTAATTTCCTCGAGTCTTTCTGCATAATTTATAGGGTCTGGCTCTACTAACTCTGCTGGTTCCTCTACAACTGGTTCAGGCTCACTAGGAAAATCTTCAAGGTCATCATTAAATATATCATCAAAATCATTACCAAAAAGGTCATCCATTATATCTCCAGAGTTATCCTCGACATCTTGCGTGAAGTTATCCTCTCCAGCAGGCTCATCTGCTATATTATCTAATGTACCTATTTCTTGTTCACCCTTTTTAGTAAGTATGAGTGCTGCTGTTCCTAAACCTGTTATACCTGTTGCTAATGTAAGTCCTCCACATAAACTAAATTGTACTCCACTACCTGATATTATACCTATATTAGCTATTGCACCACCTATACCCATGACTATGCCTAATGGTATTAATATACCACCTATTTTTATTAGGTTTGTACTTAAGTATGCATAGTCATCTGCATTTCTTTCTTTAAATGATTTTATCATTTCTATAAGAATCGCACCTATACCCTCAGCTGCAGCTGCTCCTGCATCAAACATTTTATCCATTGTGTCCTTTTGTTCAACTTGCTGACCATTTTGACCTACCATGTTTTGACCACCAAATCCTGGTTGTCCGAATGCTCCACTGCCAAATCCTGATTGTCCAAAGGTATTCCCTCTGCCAAAGCTGCTGTTACCAAAACCGTTTTGATTACCAAACCCTGATTGTCCAAATGTATTTCCACCAAATCCATTGTTATTACCAAAACCTGAGTTTCCACCAAATCCATTGTTATTACCGAAATCATTTGATTGCTGGTTTCCAAATCCTGAGTTTCCACCAAAACTATTTGATGAGCTTCCAAATGGGTCAGATGATCCTCCAAAACCTGAGTCTCCGCCATCGCTGCCACCAAACAGGTCATCTAAATTACCAAAATCATCAAAATCTCCCAAATCGTCGTCACCTCCTGACCCATCAAAGCCTGATTCAAATTGAGGATGATGTCTAACATCACTAACCCTCTCTATATCGTCCTGAGATACTCTATTATCCAAAAGTCCCATAAAATATCCTCCTTATACTATTGCACTTAATACACTTATAAATACTACAAATATTGCTACTAGCATTAAAACAGGAGTTACTTTTTCTATGTTTTCTTGTGTAAAATTATCTTTAAATGAAACTATATATACTATAATAAGTACAACAAAAAATAATAAAATGTACATTCTATATCTCCTTGTCATTAACTAAATATTCATTTTTTATTTAATTGTTATTTATGTATAAAATATAGAACATATCTAAGTTTGATATGTCCTATACTGTCTACTAACTAGTAATAATTTTGTTTAAAAAGTTTTACTTTAGTATATATTCAAAAATTAGGTAAAATAATAAGGTGTATTAGATAATACACCTTATTATTTATTGTTATTTAGTATCTTCTCTAACGTCTACACCAGTCTTAAACAGGGATGAATTTACGAGTGCAGGAGGTAACTTAACTTTTACTACTGCTTTCTTTCCATCTTCAAGTACAACACAAAATGCATTTTTATATCTACTTTGTGAACCAGATATTTTTTGTGAGCCAGTTTGCTGTGCTGAGTGTGCTTTTGCTATATTATCAAGTGCTAATGCTATTTCTTGTTGGTCAAATTTTTTACAAAACTCTGCTCTTGTAGTTGAATCAGGTATTTTACCTATTGCAAAATTTTGTATATTTTGTCTTAATCTTTTACCTAATTCGTTATTATCATCTAACATTGCTGCAAGGTCATTTGTAATAATGAAGTTAACATCCCCTCTTTTACGTCCACCAGTAATACTATTACTAATAGTTTCTGCTGAACCTTTTACCTCGCCCCATCTCTGAAATTCTTCCCAGACTTTCACATTAAAACAATGTCTAACATACTTACAATAGTTGCTTATCTGAATATTAACATAAGCAACACTCAATTGTTTAAGTCCAAGTATTACTGGGTCTGTTGCAGATGCTGCTGCTCCTTTCATACCAAAAGAGAATACTATAAACTTACCTTTGTATAATTCATTAGCTGACATAGGCTGTCTGAATGTACCAGATTTAGCCTCACCAGGTTCAAAATATACACTAGCGGCATCCATTATTGATACTGCTGCTTTATGCTTTAAGTTGTCAGCATCATTATCAACTAGTTCTTTTGTTTCTACCATGTCTTTTATTTCATGATATACATCATGTAATCTAAGTCCTTTACTTCTATACCAAGTATCCTTATTATCTGTAACGCCAGCTGCGTCATACATTCTTGATATAGCTAGTGACATTACACGTTCTTCTTCTTTAGAAAATGCTTCATCCATACCTTTTGCTATAAGTCTGAATATAGACATTATAAAGCTTATAGCACTCTCTTTAAGTTCATCATCAACCTGTGAGTCACCTGTTAAATCAGGTATTTCGCAAGGGTCAAAATAAACGTTACTTCCTTTACCCATAGATACAATCTTTACATCTTTTGGATTTCCTGCTCTTATATAGTTCGCTAAATTTGTGTACTCATCACCCTCGTAGTCCATTACGCAACAAACAAAGTTATCTGCTAATAGGTATGTTAATAAGGCTTTTACCCAGTATGACTTTCCACCACCAGTTGTAGCGCTTATTAGCCAGTTATCAGCTGCATCAGGGTCCTCTTTAAATTTTCTTAATACAGGTGTTTGTGATAATATATCTATACCAAGGCTTACTCCATGTGTTCCCACACGACCTTGTTTATAACTATTAAAGTTAGCTAGTATATCATCAGTTAATACTCTTTTAGCTAGTTTATCCTCAACTTCTTTTAAAGGATGTAATGAAAATGGGGATATTGCTCTCACCCAATCAATCATGTTAATTCTTAATTCTGATAGTTTTATATCAGACTGACTACATAGTTCCTTTAAAGATTTTACTGACTCTGCCATATTTGATAGACTTTCTTCATCTCTTTTAGCTGATATTGTTATTATGAAATAGACCTTCATAAAACTTCTCTTATGTTCCAATTCAGCTTCATTAAGATATTTTGTAGAGTTAATCATTCTATTTCTAGCTTGCGATTCTCCACGTTGAGTTCTGTAGTCAAAAACATCTATTGGCCCAGCATGCTCTTTACTATATGTTCTCCACACGTTCATCCTGTTTTTCATTTCTGGTGATTCCCAGTTTATTCTATGTGGTTTGCAGTTAAAATAAAAATTTATTTTAACTCCATTCTGCATACATCTCTTTCTTATACTGTCTATTAGTCTAGGTTGTAACCAATCTGGAAACTTACTTATCATAAAATATTTTGTAAGCTGTGTATCAGAAGATATGCTACTAAACCCTATTGCTATTTGGCTATTGTTTAGCTTTTGAGTAGGTTCAATGATAGAAGTTCCTGCACAAAGATTGGCTAGAATCATATCATACATATCCATTTTTTCTTTACGTTTAGACTGTCTTTTAGCGTTACGTGGATTATTCTGATACTGTTCCATAAACTGTTTTTGTTCTGGAGTCATTCCACTAGTGTTTAATTGATTATTTTGTGTGTTACCTTGTACAGATAATTGCTTGGATTGTTTTTGCGTGACATTCTTCCTTGCCATTTCCTAACCTCTTTTACTACTCATTGTATAATGTATTAATTTTACTCTTTTTAATTATTGTATCTATAATACCTTCCTTTGTAGTACTAGTAGCCTGCTTCATATACTTAGAAAAACCAAATGATGAAGAAGTTATTTCGTGTTTCTTATACTCTGGAATTGTAGGTATGTCAATAAAATTTCTATCTCCTATAATTTTCCACTCTTTACTTATATTTAAAGAATTTGCTACATCAGTAATAATAAATGATACATCATTTATTTTTAACTGTGCCTTTAATGATTCATAGTCTTTTTTAGAATTTATGACATAAAACTTAGTAACTAAGTTTCCCTCTACAACATCATTTTGTGTATGCATTCTATCATAAATGATTACAACATCAAATGCTTGGTCTGATGTTAACACATCTTCAATAATCATTTGACTAGGCTCTGCTACTACAAATTTTTCAATCTTGTTTATTAAATTACTCTTGTCTGTTATATAATCACTACCAGTAATTACTCTTAAAGGATTATAGACACTATATAATTCTGAGCCTGTATCATATATAAGCATCTTTGTCTTTAAACCTTTTCTCTTTAAGTAATCAAACAATATTGTAACGAGTGTATTTGTATACCTTACGTAAGATATTTCTTTAAAATAAAGAACTATCTTTGTTTTATTACCTTTTAATAATTGTGTAGATGTTGTCTTAAAGCTTGTTATTGTTGAACCGCTAGATGATGCTTGCTCTTGTAATTCTTTTGTTTTTTCTCTAAGTTTTTCATTTTCTCTTTTTAAGTTTTCAGCAGCTACTTTATGTTCGTCTCTTTCGTGTTTTACATCTTTCAATGACTCATCTCTTTCAGCTACTGTCTTACTTAATTTTTTCTCTTTATCTTTTAAAGAGTTTACCTCATTTACTAATTCGTTAGAATTAAATAATTCACAAGTCTTTTTCATATTATTTAATGATGTTGTTAAGTTCTCTATACTAAGCATATGCTCTTCTAAGAATGCTTTTAAAGCTGTTTCATTACCTTCTTCTACTAGGCTTTCTATACCAAATAGAATCATACTCATATCAGAAAAAGCTGTTAGGTCCCCTCCAACATATGTCTGCACTTCACAATAGTCAGGTTCTCTTTCCTCTAATATTTTTAAATAATTAGCTGATAATGACTCTCTACTATCTACTTCGTATATATCATAGTTATCAAATGTCATGAGCAATGATGCTAATGGTCTAAAACACTTATTTTCATCTGATATTGATATCAATATAATTCTGTTGTGCTTTTTAAGTGCTGTGTTTATAAACTTATAATAGCTTGCTACATCTTCATCACACTTGTTGTCAACAATAATTATATACAGACTATCTTGTTGATTAGCAGCATCAATGTTATCTACATTGATTTTCTCATAGCCATGAAATGTTTCATTAATGATATACTTTGTCATTTTATTTTTCCTCCGATTAAGTTATTGGTTGGAGTATATATTATACTCCAACCAAGTAATGAATTAATTATTTATTTCTTAAGCACTATATGCTCAAGTAATTCTAAGAATATTGCTTGACCCTTATGTGTGTCTGAATATTGAACATTATCAAACCAACCATTTTCAATCTCAGGGTCATCATTTATGATTCCAGCGATATGTAAATCTTCGAAGTGGAATCCAGGGTCCTCTCCAATAAGTTCCTGTACTTTCATATCTACTACCTTAGTAATATCAACACCGGTTCTTACTTTTTTACCAAGTAATTTAGTAAGATTTCTGTATCTATTAAATACTAATTGTGCTCTACTAAATATAGTATCCTGCATATCGTCTAAACTTATGTTGCATACATTAAGCATTAATTTTGTTATTCCCCAGTTACTTGCATCTGCTACAAGTACTAAGTTATCTGTCATATATGTTATTTCAGATAAGAATCCTGTTGCTGAACTAAATGGTATGTCATATATAACAAAATTATGACTCGTTTTTGCTAAGTTAACGAATCTACTGATTTTTTCCTTATGTAATAACTCACTTACAGGTGCTGTATCAGTACCAAGTCCCATTGTTAAAAGATGAAAACCTTGTTTAACAATACTTTCTTGAGCACTTATACCATTACTACTATTAACAGCTGACATAAGGTTTGCTCCATCAGGTTCCATACTGTCATAGTTTGTTTTTGATATGTAACTCTGTGTTCTTCCTTCAGTATCCATATCAACTAATAATACTGTATAACCTAATTGATTTATAATGTTAGCTAAATTATATGCCACTGTACTTGTTCCACATCCACCACAGCCTGTAACTACTATACTATTACCTCTAGAAGCAAATGGTCTAAGCTGTTGCTTAATATAGTTTATATCTACTTTATTATTGCCATTACCACTGTTTACCATGGCTTGAGTATCTTGTTGCCAAGATTGAACAGGTTGAGCTGTATTTAGCTGATTTACCATATTCTGGTACTGAGCTTGACTGTTCTGACCTTTACTAAATAAACCTATAAGTCCTTTCTTCTTTTGTACTTGCATTGTTGGTTGTTGAACTTGATTATTTAGATTACTAGCTGCCATTGCAGTTGCTCCAGCTGCTGCAGCTGCCATCATAGCTGCTTGGTCATATGATTGCTGGTCGAATCCTGCAGGATTTCCATTGTACATATCATTTTCCATAGTAGTTTGATATTCATCCTGCTGTTCATTTCCATACATATCACCACCAAATCCCTGCATGCTATCCTGCATTTGTTCAGTGCCATACATATCGTCACTAAATTGTCCTTGTTCGGTATTTCCATATGTATCCTGCTGTGTATCCCCGTACATATCTCCACCAAATCCTTGACTCTGACCATCATACATACTGTCATCAAAATTTTGACCCTGACTATCTCCGTACATGTCTCCGCTAAAATCTTGATTTTGATTGCTATACATGTCATCACTAAATTCTTGACCTTGGCTCTGGTCACTATACATATCACCGAAGTCTTCCCCCTGTGTATCAGTGAATCCATCCCCTCCAAAAGTCTGATTTTGGCTGTTTATATCTAAATTATCAAAGCCTTCAGCTTGTGTTCCAATGTATTCTCCACCATTAAAATCATCATTTACATCATCTACATCATCAAATCCAGGTATAAATGATGTATTAGCTTGTTGTTCTGTATAATCAGGAAGTTCTTCTGATTGTTTTATAGGTTCCATTACATCAGTTTCTATTGGAGCATCCTGTAAAAAGCCAGTATTTTCACCTTGCCAAGAGTCCTGTCCATTCTCATCCCATGGTTCTTGCTCGTCACCAAAGCTATCTGTAAAACCACCTTTAAAATTATTTCCAAAACCACTGTCGTTATCGTTATTTTCTTCAATGTATTCTTGATTAGTTTCATCAAGAAGGTTTTCTAAATTGTCAGGAACATCTACATTTTCTGCTTCAAGACCTTCATCTATTCCTAAGTTATCACTTATTCTACCTTGATTATCTTCAATTGAGTACTCATCACTACCAAATATATCATTTGTAGGCATTTCTGGTAAATCCATGCCTAAATCCATATCAGTTGTATCTATTTCTTCGTTAGTATCAGTGTTATCAAAACCGAGATCCTCCATCTCTGGAACAGCTAATTCAGGCTCAAATACCCATTCTCTAGGTAAGTCTGCTGCCTCTTTTACTATTAAATCTGCAAAGAAAGTAGCTTTATATGGAGGTTTCATAAACACTACTGCACTATCATTAGCTATAGGAAGTATTTCATCATAAATCATACTTGCTATATCTTCGTCTTGTGATAAGAATACATAATTACTCTTATGTACTTTCTTAGATATATCTATTGAGAATTTATTTATTCTCTGTCTAATTTGCATTTCATCTGTTATAGCACCATCTCTTGTGATACTTTGCTCAATTATTACTGCTTTATCAAAGTAATCACCCCTGCTAAACATATCTAATATGTCATCGAGATATTCAATTACCACAAAGTCATCACCGCTTGTAGTAAATTTCTTTCTGATACCATCAATAATGTTGTACGTCTTTTTTCCACCAGATAGTAATACTCTCATTTTTTATATTTCCTTTCTTTATAAATCAATGTATTCTTCGTCATCATCAGAGCTTGTATAATTACTCTTTTGTAGACTAACTTTGTTAGTTGTAGTATTTCTAGTACCTTGTGCTATGTCACTATTTTGTGATTGTTGTGTTTGTTGCTGTGGTTGTGGTCTACTTACTTTTCCAGGTTTAATAATACTGTTAAAACTTCTATTATTAGTACCAACTGTAGTTTCCGAAAGTGAACTGAAATCTACACCAACTTTATTTTTTATTTCCTTTCTATAAATGGACTTTTTAAGAGCCATATCACTAGTTTTTAATGTTTCCTTAATCACACCACTAGTTATTGTTCTGAGCTTGTTTATCTCTTGATTATTCAAAGTTTGGTCCTCACCATCTGTCCATAAAATACCAGTAATGTCAAATGGTTTAATCATACTGTTTGCATTGTTATTATACATGAGTAATGAAGCTTCAGTATAGTTAAAGTATGTTACACCGAACTCCTCTTTCAATAAGTCTACTATATCCTTGCTAGATAGTATCCTATATCCTATATAAGCACCATCTAACAATTTAAAAATGCTTTCTGTTATATCCATTATGATTGTATCTATCTTAGTTAAATCATTTGTGTAGAACAAAAAGTAATCACTTTCATATAAAGATGAATGTGTAATATTTTTAATGTGTCCTACTTCCATTTCCATTAGTTTTTGAATATTAGGATTGTCACTTTTATAAACTACTTTTGATAATTCTGCTAATCTCGGGTCTTTACCTGCCTGTTCCATTATATTCATCTGTACAAATGAATACTTCTGAGTTATCACATCCCTATAAAAGTCTGATATAGCATCATAATGTGTTTCTTTAAAATCAGGAGTTTTTCCAGTTATTGTATCTCTATCTACCTTAACCATTATGGCTATTTTAGCATCTGAATAAGTTATTATGGCTCCTTCATCTGTGTCCTTAATTGATGCTATGTCCCAAAATATTGCAGGTGTTGTAATCTCATGTTCCTTTAAGTCTAAATACATTCTATAATAAAACTTCTCCTCAAATATAAGGAAACGAGCTGCAAATGTTGATGCTATTAACCATATTGATAACCATATCACCCAACTTAATAACCCACCAGTTCCGTGACTACATTTATATATTATAAATGCTAATGCACCAATTATAAGTCCTATACAAACTAGTTTAGGTGTTGTTATAAAGTGCTCATTATAATTTCCACCCTCAACATTTATTGGTATTAGCATGTTTCCATTTCTATCTGTATAGTTTTCTCTTCTTTTTGTGTTTGCCATTTTATTATTCTCCTTGCTTATAAAAAATAAGGCTAGGTCTTAATACCTAGCCTTAGTGTCAGAAGCTAACTAATTAAGATTCACTTCCTAATTGCTCACCAGCCTTAATTTCTGCATCTATATCAGCAGATGTTGTGCTATTATCACTTTGTATTGTCTCTCCAGTATTATAAGCAGATGCTGCATTTTCGTCAGCGAATGCATTATCTGTATCACTGCTATCCTTAGTAATCTTAATTGTACTTTCATTAGATTGTTGTATATTTACATTTTGAGCAGGTGCATCTGATACTCCTGTACCACTGATGCTTTCAGTTCCACCACTGTTATGTGTTTCTTCCCCACTGAATAGTCCAGATACTCCATCACGTATATTTCCTGCAAAATCTTGTAATTTTCCTATCATTGTACTTGTTACAAAACCTATCATCTCAGCACCCATATCTCTATAATGTGCAAAACAGAAACATAAGTGTTTATACATTAAGAATACATAGACACATGATATTACTATTACTGCTAATAGCATCCAAACTGGGTTACCTGGATTTGTACTTACACTCTGTACTGACAATACCTCGTCACTAGATGATAGTGACATTAACATAGATATTAACAAATAGTATGCTAATGTATATAGCATAAACATTATATTGCTTACAAACTGTGCTCCTGCTACTCTACCTTTATATGCTGCACTACTAAATAATGCTTTTATAATTGCTATAAATCCTAAGTAAAATATAGCTGCCATTATTATTTGCTGACAAAGTGGTATTAACCATACGCAAAGCACTGCACATAATAGCAATAGAAATGCTGTAAATAGGTCAGAATCATTTAGCAATGTATCCATTGTATCACCATATGCATAACTTGTATTCTTAGAAACATTTATCATAAGCATCTTCATGATTGCATCAAATGATAAATATCTCAAATCAACTGACTGTGGATATATTTCGTAACGTGTATCTAATACTCCACTTGAACTAAACTCTTTGCAGAACTCCTCAGTTGCATCTGTAGCCATTACTCTGAATAGTACTTCTTTAGTTAATCCACCTGTACCTGCATAATTCACTAAAAGTGTCCAATCTCTAGCTACAGCTTTATTGACTGCTATACATTTTAATTCAACAAGTGTTAAATCTCCATCCTTAAGTCCATAGGCTTCTTTTTGTGCTTCACTAAATACCATTGGTCTGCCTGCTGCTTCGTAACACTCTGGTAACATTGGGTTTTGAATTGTTACTTTTGTGCCATCTGCAAGTCTAGCTGAAGAAGGCTTACAGTAATTGTTGTTTTCCATTAATTTGACTGCCCAGTTACATCTGTATGCCCATGACTGTAAGTTGCCTTCGTAATAGTCAGAACCGTCTGTTATCTCTAAACCTTGTTTCTTTCCATCAATCTCTTCTGATAATATACCTGACTCACCATCAAAACCTCCTGCTGCTAGAGTCATTTCATACATGTAAGGTATTGTATTAGTAAAGAACTCTTGTAAATCTAATACATCTCTTATGTATCCTGTATATGTTACATCTGAATTATCTACTTTTCCGGATACTCCTTCATGCTCTTTATTAGTTGTCATAGTAGCATACATAAAATTACTTCTGACATCATTTCCTACAGAATCTTGTTCTATCTTACCTTGTAGTCTACCTATAAGTGCTCCAACTGTCTTATCATAAGGAAATGAATCTTTCACAACATTAAAGAAATAGTAGTAAGGTGACTCTGTTGTTTTGTAGAATCCATAACCGTCTTTTAATGTACTTGCATCTGCTCTATCATACTGGTCAGATTTATCTTCATATGAATAGTAGCTATCCTTGTCTGTTTTCCATGTGTTCTGCTGTAAATTTGAATTTGCAGTGTCTATCCAAATTTGCCAAGAGTCTACATCTTCATAGTTGCTTAGTCCAGTACCAAATACACTTTCTCTTGATAGTGCTGTTGAGTTCATATTTAATGTTTGGTCATGTAATATGTAAGAATACAAATGCACATTTAAGTTAGGGTCATCATTTAATGTATATGCATAACATGCGTAATTCATTGTTGTTGATGTATCATCTGCCCAAGTTGCATCTTTATAATCTGTATAGAATGCTGTTGATATATAACTTCCTGATGAACTAGCATCTGAGTACTTGTTTCTACTACCATTTCCAGTCGCGGTTTCTTTATCAGCCGTTGTTGCATTACCATCCATAAATTGCTTAGATGTAGCTGTCTGTTTAGTTACAGAGCCTGCATCATCTGGCTTATAGTACCAATATAAATTGCTTCCGTCATCCCATACATTAGCAAGTTTCACATATACAAACTTACCTGAGTTTTGGTCATCAGCTGAAAATTGTTGCATTACCATAGGTAATACCCAACGAGCTGATGGTATGCTTTGTATTTCAGAATATATGCTATCATTAAGTTTCTGTGTTAATTTTTGACTTACATCTTGTTTTAACATTAAGCTTCTGTCTGTATATACTACAGATAATTGATTGACTAGACTCTTTACTACTGATGCCTCCTCAGCACTTAATCCCTCAAATTCACCTGTTTGTGATGTAGCATTAGCCTCCATTGAAGCGTTTGCTACACCTTCACTTAAAGTCCAATAAGTCATCTTACTACTAAATATTTTTTGTGTAAAGTTAGTAGTTATAGCTGGAGTGATTTCACCACTTGATGGTACGAGTAATATTACATTTACAACTGTAAATATACCTAATATAAACCAACTAAATTTTCTTCCTTTAAGTAATCCTATTACTATTAATAGTATTGTACATGTTATTATGAGTACTACTGCTATATCTATGTACTCATCTAAGAACCAACTTGTTAAGAAGTTTTCAGAGAAGGTTGGTACAGCTAGAAATCCTGAATTACTTTTTGTAGATGAACCACTATATACTGATGATGAACCTCCATAAACTATCCTATTGTATTGCTCATACAAGAAGTCAGCTATACCATTATATACCATTTGCTTTCTATACTCTCTACCAGCTTCTGGTGATAACATTAAGTATCCCATTTGCAATACTTCTGACTCTAAATCCTCTTCACTCATCATATCTGTTATATCAGCAGGATTTACATTTAATAAATCAGATGTTGGGTCATAAATTTCAGGGTTAAATTTACTCTGTGCTTCTGTACCACCTGATGATGATGTTTTATTTATTACTCCATACCAATCTAAGTATGTCATATAAATCATAGTTGAGTATGTATTAAATTCTGTGCCATCTGCTATACACAATACTGATGATACTGCTTGCATTACCTGGGAAGCTGGATATACTTTAACAAGTCTACTACAACTATTTGCTATTGATTCATTACCACCTACATCATTCCAATTAGAAGGTATATCAACATCTCTAAAGCTTGAATTACATGCTGTAAATTTATCCCATAAATAATCAGATGATTCAGTCTTGAAATCAGCTACACTTGATACTGAGCTAAGTGTACTTTGTAATGATGTACTATTTATAAGTCCTGATGTAGAATCACTAATATTTCCGCTATATACTTGATAAACCCAATTATAATATTTTCTTAATGATTTTCCATTTTTACTGAAGCTGTCCTCTGATGGTGTTACTACCTGCACTGGTACCACTATAGATGTACTGCCTATCAAATTTACTTTTGTGCCATCTGTGTTTATGAGTTCTGTAAGCATCTCTGGTTTTTTAGTCTCTGTATGATGCACATAATTAACTAGTGTAGATGCACACATGATTGTACTTTCTATGAGTTGCTTAGAATTACTTGTATCATCCCAACTTGAAACGTATGACATACTATTAACACCAGCTATCTCATACTCTAAGGGTAATTTATTAGAATCAGATGTAATATCTGCATCAAATAATGCATACATATAATCCTTAAATGTTGAAAAGGATGTACCACTAGTACCTGTTTCTTTTAATAATGCAGCTGCATCTGTATCATAGTAAAAGAATCCTGCCCCACTAATGTCGGAATCTCCAAATGCTGGTAATCCAGCATATTCTAGGTCGGTACTCCCACCTTGTCCTAAACCATTTATAAATGCTAAAAATCCATTACTCATTCTTGACTGATGCAAGTTTTCTACTATATTATCTGTACTATAATTTGAAATATAGCTATTCATCATCCAAGAATTAAGTATATTTATACTTTTTTCAGATGTTATATTTTGATTAACTGATGCAGGCATTACCATTTTATAGTCAGATAATACTATGTTTCCAAAGCAATCCATTCCTACTGCTGCACCTGTACCATACAAGCTGTCTAATTTGTCTCTGAATTGTTGTTGATAATCCTGTGCTGATGTTGCTCCTCTTATACCATTGCACATTGCTGCAAAAGCTTGTAAATCCCATGAGTTCATATAATCGAGTATAATTGTATATTTACCAGGGTTTGTTGCACTTTTTACATAGAATGTAGGTATATATCCTTCACTTATATATGCTACTGCTGAATAATTATCAGATGTGCCTTTATTACCAAATATTACATTGGTTTTATCAGCTACTACACTAGTATCATACTTGAAAAAGAAATCGTCAAGTGTTGCTGCTCTTAATATTGTAGATGCATCATCTACACTATTAGGGTCTGGCTTTTCTTCTATATCTAATGAGCTTCCATTATATTTAATATGTGTATATGCAACGTATATATTTTTTAACTGGGTACTTTTTTGTGATTGTATTGCAAATGAGGTAAAATTCTTTATTATTTCATTATTTTCTGGGTCACTACCTGAACCAAAACAAAGTGCTTGATATCCTGCTCCCTGTGAACCCTCACTACTAGATGTTGAAAAAGCAGATTCATATGTATCTAGGAGTGGCTGACAAAAATTTGATAGAAATACTCCCCAACAAACTATTTCCCACTTATTCCAATTATCTGTTGTAGCTTTTTCATTAAGTATTGGACTTCCTAATGCTTGATTAGTACCTAAAATACTAGATGACCCACTACCATAAGTCAATAATGGTATACTTGTTAATGTCATATTTGCAACTGATGCAATACATAGCAAGCTTATTATTGATTTTTTAATGATATTCTTCACTTTAATATTCATTACAATCTTACCTCTCTATGTCTTTATTCTAAACTAGACCTCTTATCATATCTTCAATATATGATGCTATTTTACCAAAGGTGTTAACTAATACTAATATTATTTCTGAAGCATCAACCCTAATGACTACTATAGCAACTGCTACCATGATTAAGCACTTAATTAACATGTGTTTACCATCTACATAGCAGTGGTCCTCGTTATTATATGATGGTAACTCTTCATCATACTGTATTGCTATCCAATGACCCAGTGTTACTTTATTTGTTAAGCTGAAACCTAAATCTACGTTTGTATCTATTATCCAGCAAAGCATTAGAATCATTGCATAAGCAATTAAAAATATACCTAATACTACAAATATTGTCCTTATAAGAGATGACCTACTATCAGCATCTTCGTCATCATAAATCTCTTGTATTTTATTAATTGTATCAAGGTCAAGTATTATTGCTCCTTGTTGGCTTAATTCATATTTGTAGTTAGTTTGCACATAAGAGCTTACCTCATCTGCTCCTATTGTATAATTGTATCCATGGTCTGATAAATACCCATTCCACCATGTTAATGATTCTTTTGATGCTGTGCTATTAATCCAATCACTGTATAGTGCTGAATCAAACATTGCCTTTGTAGTGATTACACAGTAAAATCTCTGAACTTCTGCACTAGTATTGTTTAAATCTACTTTACCTATGTACTTACTAGGAAATCCCATTGATACTTTTATGCTCGTTACATCTGTTGTACTAGCTATTTTATCTTGTGTAGGTGACACTTCAGTTTCTTCAGCTGTACAGTCTTGAGTTGAAGCTGATATACCAGCCTCTCTGAAATGTTTCATCGTATATTTTTCCCATTTATTTGAAGGATTGCCAGAACCTATTGCTAATGCATCTATATCACAAAAATCTGTTATATATAGCTTAGTTAGACTGCCTACTTCTTCACCATCTATATCTATAAATGATGCACACCAATCTTTATTATTTATATTATATTGTAGTGTATTATTATTGTATGTTTTATTGTTAAATGTAAATGAATCTGCTGATGTCCAGAACGTTGAATCTGTTCTGAATCTTATTTTTCTTCCAAAGACTACTGCTGTTTCACTATATGTTACACTTCCAGGTGCCCATGTTGCTTCTAAATAGTCCCTTAATATAATTCTTGGCACTACTATAGTTTTTGGTTTTTCGTTTCCATCTTTATCTAGTACATTTATAGTATATTCTCTGTATCCATCACATACTAAGCTTGATTTCTCATCACCTACAGATGCATCAAAGTTCATTGTTAGATATGGGTCACTAGTAGTTATCTCATGACATGTTGTTTTAAACGATGTTTCATCAGTATCATAATCATAACTAATTAATTTTCCTGTTTGTATACTTACTGCCATTCCTGAATCATCATTAAACTCTGCTGTTACATTACCGGTGCTCTCATCTAGTGTAAACTTGTCTATTACTGATATTGGATATGTTAATACATAACATCTTGTTGTTTGTCCACTACTAGATTGTGTTGAGTTTAATTTATCAAAGTAATAAGCCCCACTATTTAAGTTAATTGTATTTTCGAGGTCCTCAAATCTATCTTGACTAAACTCTATAAACCTTACTGATAATACTGGCTTTTCCATTGCTATAGCATGTGATGTATCTGAACACTCATTTCCAGTACCAGTACCATCCCAACCACAGTCAGAATTACTATGGTAGTAAAGTGTTTGTTTCATTACTAAGTCATATCCAGGTTCTGAAATTGAACTGTTAGTATTATTTTCGCTTGTTACTATTAAATTAAAGTCCTCATCCATAAGTGTTACTGCGTTGCCACTACTATCTGTCAATTTCTTAAAAAAGTGTGTAACTCCAGATATATCATCTTTGTCTACAGCTGTTTTTATTGCAGCAAATACCTCATCTATTGATTTACCAGAACTTGCTATTGCATCTGCATCTAAAACATACATGTCTGCTCTAAATCTTTCATTAAGTGTTTCGACTAGGTTATCTTGGCCACCAAAAAAGTTAATTGGTTCTACATTTGTTTTTTCTGTCCAAGTGCCAAGCCCATATCCAGTACCATCACTACCTAAGTACTGTCCTACTACATAATTACTTGCTACAAAGTAGCTTACACTTGCATCACTTATACTAGATATATCTTTTTTTACTTTTGAAAAAGTTCTTTTAAATTTTCCAGTGTTTGTCAATTCTGAATTTCCGTCGTCATCCTCATACTCAACGAACTCTGGTGCTCTACAATTAACATTAGAAACTGCCGCTGACAAAGTTTTAACTGCTGCATTACTAAGTGCAGATTCATCAGATGCTGTTATTATACAATCATTTTTTATTTTATTTACTTCGTCATCAATTTGTGTACAAAGACTATTGTACATAGTTAAGTCTATAAAACCTGCATCTAATAATCTTTTTGCTATATCCTTATTCTGTTGACCTCGTTCTGTTAAAACTAATGGAAAGTCTGATGTAAAATAAGTTGTCAATGAACTACCACATCCTGTAACTACTAATGCTCCGAATGTTGTCATTAAAAGAAATAATAATGTCCAAAGTTTCCTCTTCATATTTCCTCCTAAAATAAAATGACTACTCCATGTTGAAAATAGAGTAGCCACTATCTTAATAAAATAGATGCTCAAGAAAGTTTCCTATGAGGTTCCAAACAAGGTCTATTATGTATCCTCCGCCTTGCAAAACTAATGAAAGTAAGAAGAATATAAATATTATAGATTTAACTTTAATTTTTAAGTATACCCATAACATATCTCCTATTGTTCCATTTAATTCTCCACGACAGTAAACTTGCTCAATTGCATGTTTAGCATCTCTAAATGCTACACCTAATAGTCTCTTGTCTGCTCCCTTTGTTTCCAACTTGGTTATCAATTCATTTGTTTTCTCTCTTATTGCGGGAAAGCATATGTACATGACTTCCATAGTTATTATTATAGGTACGAGTATTATAATCATTAAAGATAAAATTCCTAAAATGATTGATGCTACTCGCCCTATAACGCCAGATGACTCAATCAAAGTGATATGGTTAAGGTCACCGTCGTATGATAACCTTCTTTCGAGCTCATTTGTAAGTTCATCTATGCTCATTTTATATCTCCAATGCTATTAGAAAGAATTGCTAATTGCCTCTAATATACCACTTGCAAGTTTAACACCAATATTTGTAAGAATATTGATATTTCCTGTAAGTAATATGAAGATGAGTACTGCAAGAATAACAAATGATATTATTCTCTTTTTAAAGTAAATCAAGTATGCACTTTGTCCTGTCTGTGCTGTCTCAGCTGATATAACTGCAAACTGTGCATCCTCTGTTACAATATTAAGCTTTGTCTCACCTTTATTGTTTGTTCTAGTAATACCCTTTGTACCATTAGCTTTTGCATCATCCATCTTACCTCTAAATACAGGGAATGCAATATAGCATAAGTCAAAAGCTGTGAATACTGTCATACCTACTGTTATAAATGTTACTAAAATGCCAAGGAATGTACTAATAGGTCCTTTTAAACCCGAAACTAAATCACTAGCTGTCTTTGTGTCTGCTTCTAATGAATAGTATTCATCCAAATCTTCAATCTGTTGCTGACCCTTTAATGATTTAGCCTTGTTCATAATGGCATCTTCATTCTCTGTTCTGTAGTAATAAGTTGTTGTAACACCACTACTATCAGTAACAGTAAATGATGTATAGTCTGCTCCAGCACCTACTGTTGCATCTGTTGTTAGTAAACTACCAAACTTAGATGCACCATATTTCTCAACCTCAGCTTTTACAGCCGCCGCATCTGCATAGGCTACTTCTGTACTAAGTACAAAAACTCCTGTCATCATTGAAATAGCCATAAGCAATACTAAAATTCTTGAGATGATTGCATTATTCTTAATTCTCATGTTCTTCTTCCTCCCTATAGGTTTAATACTTTATTTAATGTACCCTGAAATAGTAAAGGGTATATTATACATATAATGCCTAAAAAGATATTTAATACTTTAATAACCTTGTAATTGAAGGCTTCCCATTCATGTCCAGTATTAAACTTTAATGAACCAATCTTTTTAGGTACCAGTTTTAACTTTTTATTTACAAAGAATATAACTCTTACACCTGCACTAGTTAGCATATCACTGAATAAATGACTAATCCATCCAGATGCAAAACCTAGCATTAATATGCTTAGAACTTCTTTATTTACGATTGATAAAATACCTTTATTACATAAATACCTAGGTAAAAAGTAAGCAATTATTGTAAACCATGCACATATATCTATACTATGTGTTTGCCAACTTCTATGTTTACCTCCAGTAATGTGAATTAGTGTGTTTATTATCTTATTTGGAACTGTTTTATTTCCTACATTGGACCAGTCATGGTCTAAATCAGGAAACAATGCTCCTACTTTAGATGTCATCATTACTATTATAAGTGCTAAGTAATAATTCACTTCTGTTATACCCAGTCTATAGAATAGTATCATTGTTAAACATGCAAAACACACTGAATACTGCTTGTGTGTAGGACCTGTCATTTTTCAACCTCCTATAGTAATGCACTAATTTGTGTTGTTAATACACCATCTGAGTTAGGATTGTATCTAGGAAGTTCATGATTGATTAGGTTTAATCTACTCATACCAATCTCTTCTCTTTTAAGTCTCTCTTCTTCATCCTCTGCATTAATAAAGTTATTCACTTTTTCTAATTCAGTGTCTAATGCTGGTGAAGCACTTGCTTTAACTTTTATATATTTTGTTAAAACGTTACCTTCATCTTGTGTCTTGTAATTTATCTTATCCTTAAGTTCTGGTGTAAATGTACATATACCAGGTATAGTTGCTCTTTCACCTTTCTTCAGTGATTTTACAACACTCTGTCTTGTTGCTTTATACACTCTTCTTATGATTTCTTCAGATAACCCTGATATAGCTGCTATATCATCATATCTTTCTTGAATGCTCATTCCTGCCATTTATATGTCCTCCTAACTAAAGCTAAAAAGCTATATACTTGCGCCTAATGTAAAATTGATTTGGCTTGTCTTTGACTTGTTCTATATCGTAACCAGCCAAATCTTCAGAATATATGGCTGCATTAAACTGTGCCAATGACTTGTCAGGTACTGTTATTTTTACAGCTTCTACATCTGTATCTTCAAATATGACTTCTATATGTTTTAATTCGTCATACAATTTTGCTTTAAATGCTGACTTATCTCTCAAAGTCAGCATTTCATTTCTACGACGAGCTTTCCTAGCTTTCTCTACTTTGTTCTTATTTTTCAATACTTCGCTTGTTCTGCTCATTTAAAAGTCTCCTGTAATTTATATTTCTTAAATCATACCACCAATACTTGTTATACCTTTTGCTATAACATCACCTATCAAGAAACCTAAGTTAGTTAATACACCAGTTATTGCTAATGTTAATAATACAGGTGTTATAATTAATACTACCATCATGTCTTTTGCATAAGCTTTTAATGCACTTTGTGGTTTTCCATCAGGACCAGGCATCTGTTCTGCTGCTACTGCATTAAGTGCTGCTGATGATACCCATTGAACACGACCCATAGCAGGTGAAGCACCCATTTGACCTTGCTGCATTCCCATGCCGCCCATGCCTCCCATGCCCATGCGGTTCATTCCATAGCCACCTCTCATACCGTAGCCACCCATGCCTCCCATGCCGCCCATGCCCATGCCGCCCATTCCGGCGCCCATGCCCATGCCGCCCATGCCAGGCTGTTGCATACCCATACCGCTACCGCCTGCTGCAGGATTTCCAGCATATCCATTACTTAAAATTGACCTTGTAAATGGAAGAGCAATATAAACTAAGTCTAAAATAACTCTAACTACAAGAAATGCAGTTAAAAAGTAAGATAATATTCTTACTATAAATGCTGCTACTGTTCTTATGCCATCATTAACTTTATCTGCACCAGCTGTATCAACTGTTGTTAAGTCAGCTGCATTCTTAGTATTCTCTATATACTCATCTGCTGAAGTATATGAACTAGATGACTGACTAGAACTAGTACTAGTATTAGAACTAGGCTCATTATTCTGACCAACAGTCGCTTCATTACTTTCTTGTGTTGTACTATTTACTACATCGTCAAGTGAACTAGCATGTACTGTTGTAACAGGTAAAGTCAATAGCATAACACTTGTTAATACTGTTAATAATACCTTTTTCATTGCTTTAACCTCCTAAATAATAGAAATCATATTAAAAACAATTTTATACCCAAATTTCTATTCAATGTAATAAAAAATGACTACACTAATTGTAAGTTAGTGTAGTCATTTTTTATAACTAGATTCAATTTATGTATTAACATTTTAAAATGTATGCACTTACATATAATATCAACTAGTCTGTGAATAGATTAAAATTTTTATCAACTAGTTTTTTAACTATTAAGTGCATTTAATTGTCAAAGAAATCATCTATAGCCTGTCCAAGGTTTAAATTTTCTTTTTCTTGTCCTTTAGTTTCATCAATAGGTATTTCTATATCTGGTAACTGAATATTATCTAATAAACCTGCAGTTCCAGTTACTTGTCTAATATCACCGAATGATTCTTTAATATCAGCAGGTGTTACATCAATCTTCATTTGCTCTGCTACTGCTTCATTGTCTACCTGTAATTGTTTACTATGCTCATAAAGTGAAATTTTATTTTCAACAACTGCTTGCCCAGACTCATTAGCTAAACCATTTGCTAGTAACTCAATTTTTGATATGCGCATTGCAGTTGTTGTTAGTAATAGCTCATTTTTAGATGCATCTTCCTCAGTTAAGTTATTTGATAAATATTCTAATACCTGTAATAGCATATCAAAGTCACTGCTATTATACATTTCAAATAGTTCCTTAACTGCTTTTACATAGTCTAATGGATAATCTTCAAGTGATATTCCATGTTTTATATACATGCTGTCTAGAGCAAATTGCATAAGTCCACTCACAAAATCATTGATTTTAACATCATTATCTTTTAGTTTCTTATTAAAAATTAACACGTTTGCTAAAGAGCTATTAGCTGCCTTAAAGTATTCTATATATAAATCACTAGATACTCCACCAAGGTATTCTTTAACATTTTCAATTGTTACCTGTCCATCATATGTTTTTGCTATACCTTCGAGTAAGTTAATGCATTCACGTGGTACTCTATTTCCTTTTCTTGCTACAATCTCTAAAGCTTCACTGCTTACAGTCAAGTTTTCCAACTTGCTTATTTCCATAAGTCTATGAGCCATATCTTTAACTGATTGTTTTCTAGCCTCAAGTGTAAGCTGGCACCTTGATTTTACTGTAGTTAACACTTTCTCAGGATTAGTTGTTGCAAAGATAACAATTAAATGAGGAGGTATATCCTCAATTATTTTAAGCATTGAGTTCTGAGCCGCATTGGACACCATATGTACCTCATCGACTATAAGAACTTTATACTGTGTATAAATAGGTGCTTGTATTGCATCATCTAATACTTCTTGTATTGCATCTTTACCATTCATAACAGTAGCATCTATCTCAGTAACACCAGGACATTCTACCTGTGTACTTTCACCACTAATAAGTATTTCATTTATTGCTTGACACATCTCACACTCTTCACATGGTGTTCCATCTTCATGTGGATTTTCACATAGGTAATATTTACTAATAATACGTGCAAATGTTGTTTTACCACAGCCTCTATTACCATATATCATGATTACGTGTGGGAAATTTTCACGCTTCCTAAATCTCTTTGCTACTATATTTTTGATAGTTGGTCCACTATATTCTTCCATTGTCTTAGGTCTGTATTTGGTATACCAACTCTTACCAACTTCTGCTTCTTCTGACATCTGCATGTCTCCTCTCAATATAATAAATCTATTTAATAATTTCCTTAAATATCTGTATGCTAGCTATTCAGATTTAATTACATAATTAAATGTATCTATATTTTTAAATCCCATTTCTTCAATTATTTTTATTGAATACTCTACATCAAATTTTGTTGTGTAATCTGGTATATTGGGTATTCTTATAATACATTTATGTTGTAAATTATTATCTACAATATATTTTAACCATTTTAATGTATTTAGATTATCTACACCTGTGTATTCCTTATATATTTTATTGTTCATTGATTTTATATCAATGAATAATGCGTTTACTCTATTGATTATATCTCCTATAAACTTATTATCTATATTTAATGATGTTTCTATGTTTACTGTAATGTTAGGTGGTAATATATCAAGTATTTTTAAAATCATTTCACTTTGTAGTAATGGCTCACCACCACCAAATGTTATGCCTCCACCTGTTGCCATAAAGTAACAATAATCTATAAGTATGTTTGATAACAGTTCTTGCTCTGTTAATTCTTTTATATTTTTAGTACTTAGTACTTTTTTATTTATGCAATATTTACAATTTAATGGGCATCCCGCTAATGCTATTAATGTTGTTATTCCATTTCCATCTGTTGAAAATCTATGCCTATTGACTGTAATCATTTCAAACTTGTTCATTTCTTCTTTCCTTTAAGAAAATCTGGTATCTTGACAGGATTTTTCTGTTTATTTTTCTTATCCTTAGTTTTCTCTTTTTCTTTAGGCGGTATTACTAATCCAGTTAATGGTATGTCTGATGTTTTATCATGATTAATTGATTTTAATACTTGCTTACTATCTTTATCATCTACAGTATTATCTTCTAATTCGTCTATGTCATCATACATAATATCTCCTTCTAATGACTCTGCCTCTCCAAAAAATGAATTGTCTGTATCAAATGCATGTGCATTATCTTGAATTTCTTTCGCTGTATCTCCAAAAATCATATCCATCATACCATTTTGAGAAAGCTCATATATTCTATCCATTAGGGCTTTCTCTTCCATATAACATGCTGGACATGTACCACTGCATACTCCATCAAAGTTACATGGTTCTTTTCTTACTGCTTCTGGTATACCTAATGTTTCTGCCATTTTAATTCTTATTTTTCTAAGTTCTTCACATTTTTGTTTATGATATTCTTGCCTAGCTTCTTTACTAAAATCATCCATTATACTGTCCTCCAATAAAATTAATTATTATACACATTTTTACTTATGATGCTATTCCATAGTGTCCACAACTTTTCTGTAGTGATTCCTAATCTATGTTTACTTGCTAATTCATCTGTATAGTCTTCTAATTTATAAGTTGTATAATAACCTCTTTCTTGATGTGTTACAAGTGGAATCATTGTATAATCTGTTATTTCAATTGTTGATTCATTATTGTAAGTTGTTTTTGTAATAGTAATATCTGCCATACCACCTAATACTCTAGGATACTCATCTTGTGCTGATATGAAGTTTCCTAAACTATAATAAACTAAACCTTTGTTTCCATTGTCTGTTGTTCTCATTTCATAAGGCTCTATTACATGTGGATGTGCACATATTACTATATCTGCACCATTATCTATAAATTTATCTACTTGTTGTTTTGCATAATCAGTTGGTTCATATACATATTCTGTGCCAACATGAAGAATTGCTATTGTCATGTCTGAATTTTCTTCTGCTTCTGATAGTGTTTCTTCGATATCACTATCAGTTAGCATGTCTACTATATATTCTTTTCCTGTTCTTCTGCTTTCTAATCCATTGAGACCATAAGTATAATTAACGAATGCAAAATTTATTCCATTTGTTTCCTTATAATAAATATCAGATTCCTCTTCGTTATTATGTATACCTAATATACCAATTTCTGGATAATTCTCATTCCAAAATTGTAATGTATCTTCTATACCCTGTATCCCCTTATCTATAGTATGATTTGTTGCATGACATACTACGTCAAATCCTGCATTTACCTCTGCTATACCAACCTCTATTGGACTTCCAAACATTGGATAACCGCTATAATCATTTATATTTGCAGTAAAAATTGTTTCTTGATTTATAATTGCAATATCTGCTGACTCTATATCATTTTTAACATGCTCAAACATTGAATCAAAATTGTATAACCCAGGAGATTGCTCTGCTGATTTATACAAACTACTATGTATTAAACAATCTCCTACCATCTTTATATTAACAGTTTGGACTTCTGGTTCTTTTTCTTCTGTCTCTGTTTCTATAATTTGTTGTTCTGTTTCTATTTCCTCAGTATTATAAATTAACTCTGAACTTGCTTTGTTTTCAGTATTTGTAGATGGTACTTTAACTATAATGTTTTCTTTTTCTGTAACAGAGCATCCTGATAGTAATAGTGTTATAGATAATATTGTAAGTAGTAATTTACTTTTCATATGTAGTATCCTCCAAAAATAATAAGGTATGACTTTTAATCATACCTTATATATTGAAATGATTATGTTTATTGATACTTTTATTTTAGATGCTAATTATCTTTTCTATAGGTTGCATAATAGCTGTGTAAATAGTCTTTTCTTGACTCATTACCCTTTTTAAATGATGCTGATGAATTTGCTAATTGGTTTCCCATTAAACCTTGAAATCCACAACCACCTGAACGTTTTGTACATCCTCTAAATTGTTTCTTTATCCAGTGTACTTTTGTATCCCATTGTCTGCCACAATTTGGACATGTTATTCTTATGTTTTCAGATGAACCTTGAGATATATATTTTGCTTTCGGAATGTCTTCCTCTGCTATCCAGTTTCTTATCCATGGTATATCTGTACTATTCCATAAGCTATCTTCCATTTCTTTCATTGGAACTTCTGATAATATATCTTGCACCATATTATCATTAGGTTGTGGTAACATTATTCCATTCTGTCTAAAATAATCTATTACAAGTGGTAATAAATTACCTAAGTTGTAACTAGTATTAATCTCATGATATATAACTCTATGCTCAGATGTATACTGATTTTTTACAGAGTCTAATATCTTTGGTGTATTTTTGTACTCTGCTATATTTATAAGTATAATTCCATTCTTATTTGCAATCTGTAATTTCTTTATATGTTGGTCTCTTTTTTCTAAATGCCATGGGTATCCATCATATTCAATTGCCACTTTTAATTCTGGTATAAACACATCAAACTCTGTGTTATCTATTTTTGTTTTCTTTGTATTAGGAAATATGCTACTAAAGTAACCTATAAGTAACTTTTCAGCTTTTGATGTTTGACGTGATGAACAGTTTGGACAGTTTGTAAGTCTCTCACATCTAGAATTTAATAGTGTATTCCACTTATATCCACACTTATGACACTTCCAGTTTATTCTAGCATGTGAATAAGGTAATAATGTTTCAGGGTCTATACCATTGTTTAATTTATAGTCGAAGTCTCTCATAATCTCAGGAAATAATGTCATTACATTCTTTTGCTTTGTTGCTACTCTTCCTGTACAGCATGGTGCTTTTGGATATTTTACTCTGTTTGCAGGATAATCTTGCCATGTGTAATCGTGCTTATCACAATGCCAATAGACTTTAGTCTTCCCTGTATTTGCTCCTATTTCATGTATTGACTTCTTATTTAAACTTGTATCATACTCGTCTATTAAATGTCTTACTTCTGGATGTTCCATGCAATAATCATATAATGTTGTCTTAGGTACTCCCATCTTTGTTATCCTCCAATATAAATAATTTATATCAATATTATTTATATGTTGTTTTATATGTATATTAAAATGAGTTGTAATGTGTAACATTTTCATGTATTGTATGCATTAGTTTGAGTTGTGAAATTTTTACACAATAAAAAAGAGCCAGAACCCGAAGGTCCTGACTCTTTTGTGTTCGATTTGCAATACTCCAAAGTACTGAGGATTAGATTCCCTGCTCCTCGAGTAATTTGTGTATATAGTTTGCTGCAAGGTCCTGAGTAGTGTACTTAGCACCCTTTGTACGAGCTGCTCTACCTTCCTTAGGATTGTTGAGGTAACCGAATGTCTCAACGTATTCAGGCTTAACCTTTCCATCAGCGTCATCTACAGATAACTTAACTTCATCATCGTTAACCTGAGGAGTTGTTCCATCTTCAGATTTGTTGAATGCGAAGTAGTAAGCTGCTAACTCTTCCTTAAGAGACTTAGCATTCTTCTTGCTAGAAGATACAATCTTACCATTTGCAAGAGTGAATGAAATCTCAGGCATAGAGCAAAGCATTGTAGTATACTGACGAGTTAAGTTGATAGTCTCACCAGGAGCCCACTGTTTCTTAACTACCTGACCTACGAACTTACCAGTCTCATCCTGGCTGAATACCTCAGTAGTGTACTCGATAACTTCAGTACCGATGTTCTCAAGCTTGTATCCGCAGATAGCAGAAGTTGGCTTAAGTACACGAGCATCTCCAGAAGCCTTCTTATCAACTACGATGTTACCACCCTTACCATAACCAAGAGTATTAACAACCTTGATTGAGTTAGAAAGTCTACGAAGCTTGCTAGCGAAGTCAGGAGAAGTCTGAACTGTCTCCTTTAAAGATGCTTTCATAACTGCTACTTTCTCTTTTCTTGCTGCAGTATCAACTGCGTCTGCTGCTACAGGTGCTGTAGCTTCCTGACCAAAAATTGCGTCCATTGTTTTTTCCTCCTTGTGGAATTAAGATTTTTATTTATATCATGTACACTCCGTACTAGATACCTATTTACTTCATAAGGACTAACTCCTTACTACTCTTTTACTATACCGCTGACTTTTTATTTTGTCAACAGATTTTTTAAATTTTTTAGAAGTTTTTTCAAATTTCTTAAATCAATCATTTCTCAACTTCTAAATACATATTAACGCAACATTTTTATTTTGTCAACAAAAAATCTAGGATTTTTCAAAAAATTTTTTCAGTTTCAATGAATATTGAATTTCGCCCACAACTGTTTTTCCGTTGTAAGTTCCTAACTGAACATGAACTGTAAAACTGTTACCAACAACTAGTTTAACTCCCTTATTATAAGGTATATCCAACTCATATGTACCAGATAAACCTGAAATACTACCTTGTAGAGTTGTTATAACAACTAGATTATTATTAGTATCTACTGCTCTTGCTTTGTGTTCAATGCTTGTTATAGTGAATGTCATGTCTGAATACTCACTATTAAATTGAACTTGCTCATTATCTGTAATGAGTGTCCAAGTAAAATCATCGTCCACTTTGTTTGTTATAACGTTTTGTTGATTACTTGTTTGGTTTTGTTGACTTTGACTGTTGTTACCATCATTCACTATGTCATCAACATTTACATTATTGTCTTGCTGTACAACTTGTGTAGTATTGGTATTATTTTGAACTGTAGTTGTATCTTTTTTACTAGCTCTATTACTTATTACACTTGCGACTATTAGAACTATTACAAGTGCAACTATTCCAACTATTATAAGTATTATAGACTGTTTCTTTGTACCTTGTTGTTCAGCTACTGTGTCTTGGAATTGATTTTGGTTATCAAAACTATTTACTGATTCAGTAAATTGATTACTCTGATTATTACTGTTTTGTGATGTATCAGAAAATATATCATCATCTCCAAAGCCACCATCGCCAAAGCTAGAATCAAAATCATCACCGAATCCGCCTGATGTATCTCCGCCAAAATTGAAATCATCAGAGTTATCAAAACCATCAAATCCGTTATTCATATTTCCTGCCATGTTACTCACCTAATTTTTATAAAGTACAAAAATATCTTTAATAAAAACTAATTATTTTTATTTTAATGCCTAATTTTAAGCCAAATTTTACCAAGCCTATGTTTTACATATAAACTCAATGATGCTTCAATTGCTTAACTAGTTTTTATACTGACTATCTCACACTTTATGCACCTTTCATTATTTTACTTATGTTATTAGCTTCCATTATATTAAGTAGAGCCTCTGCTTTCTTAAGTGTTTCTATACTACTTACAGCATCTCTACTAATATTGCTGTTTTTATATTCTATATTCTCTGCTATACCACTTACTATAGAATCTACTATATTCAATATTAATAATAACTTATCAGTACTTGTATGTCTTACTGCATCAAATTCACAATCTCTGTTATCCCTTAATAATGTATCTAAAGAATATTGTAATGTATATTTTATTAAATCAATATCATATTCTGAAAAATCTATGTCGTCATTGTTACATACATCATGTATAGCTGTTTTTATATAAAAATCAACTAGTATATCTACTAAGCTAACTGCTAATTCTGTATACTTTTGTTTTGACACAGTTAATATGTTTTTTGACTTAGAATAATAAGTGATATCTCCATGCTCAACTGCACATCCTGTTATAATCTGAAACATACTTATTATACTAGATGATTTAATTATAGGTTTTGATACTGCATATTTTGAATTATCTAATGATATAGTTTGTCTTATATCATAAAGTTGCTTAACACAAGTTGTCTCTAAACTATCCTGTCTATGTACAACATTATGTTGTACAGCAGCATTAAGTTCATCTAATGTTAAATCATTAATATCTATTTCTTCCCCAGTCTCTGTATCTATGTATTTAGAACTATATACTGGTAATATAATATCAATTCCCTTAGAATTATTTTTTACATTTCTGTTATCTATTAACCATTCTTCGGATGTTCTAACATCATAAGCATTTGGATACTGTATTTCTATCAATATTCTATTAAGTATATCAAATCTACTTAAGTTATTATCCCTTTTTATAATATGTTTATATCCACTAGGTGTAAGTACTTTACTTATATTATCTTGAAATAATTTTGAAATTTCTACTGTCTCCATATCAATCTCCTAGTAACTAAATACTGTTTTACATAATCTTAATGCTCCACTCTGTATTGTATAACTATACAAAGAGTCTTTACTTATTTTATCATTTATCTTCTTAGATTTAATAAAGTATATTTTTCCTTTTTCTACTGAATATAATTCAACTCCATGTGCTATATCCTTAGGCTCCATTATTCTATTACTTTTTGCTAAGTATAGTCTTTTATCAATAACGAATACCAAAACATTATCAGATATTATTCCCTCAAAATAAGGAAATTTATTTAATTCATTAGATGTTTTTATAGCACATAATTGCATGAATAAATTATGTAATCCAGTGACTTTACACTTTTCAATCTTGCCTGATGTTTTTGTTCCATCAGATAATGGTTTTGCATATGCATCAAATCCATATGTTTTTATAGTTTTATAACGCATTTTTCCATTACAAGTATCTGCACTTAAGTTAAAACTAGGTATTGTTTCATCTGTTTCAACTGTACCTGTGCAATATATGTCTAGTGTATATTCCTCATCAGCTTCTGGATTTATAATTTTGTTAGGTAGAAACTCAATTCTATTAGGTATATTTCCGAATGTTAATATGTTTTCTAATTCCCATTTAATTATCATAGGTTGATTATTACATGCTTTTACAAATTCTGGCATGAACTCTACATAAAAATTAGCTGTAGTTTCTTTATTCACTATCTTTCTTAATAACCAATTGTACTCATTATATCCAACTGAGTTCTTAAACAACTCCATTGATGTATTATCTGTTCTAGTATCCTTCGAATAAACAATACTCCATGTATTATTTACAATATGTAGCGTCATACCTGTTTCTTTATCAAGTTTAATATTTAATCCATTATCAACCCACATTGCAACATATTCTTTAGAAAGAGACTTTATAAAATTTCCTAATGTTGCATATTTAATATCTGCCTCTATTGCATATAATGGATAAGGCATAGCCTTAAAAAATACATCGTATTGTTTAATATATTTACGTACTAGAGGTGAATTTATGTTTGCTTCTATACCATCATTTGTGCTACTTATTGCTGTATTTTGTAATGCTAATCCTTCAGCTGCTAACTCAAATAATTCAATGTTATCAATCTCTATTACTTTTCCATTAACCAACTTTCTCATGTATCATGTCTCCAATTCATTAATTTCTATAAATTTTAAATTATTTGCAATATATTGTTTATCATGTATATTAAAATTGTTATTACACAATAAGTAATTTTCTATGAAAGATATTCTTTTATTTTTATGTTCATCATCCATATTACTATTGTTTATATATTGTATAGTACTGCTTGAACTAAACCATCTTGTTAAGTGTACATCTATTATGCTATCTTGTTCTGTATTAAGTTCATATCTTAGTAATTTATCAAATATTCCTATCTCCAAGAGCTCTTTATTACAATTATTTATGTATATATCATTAGCTATTATAATTATGCTGTTATCAATCAACTGCATTACAATGTATTCATCAACGCAATCAGATATAAATATAGGAATATTATCAAATGAGTAGTCATAAAATCTTATTTTTATTATGTTTTGCTTACCATTATATATGAATTGTATTTTATCAACCTTGTTTACCTTCATTTATTGATGTCCTATCTATATACATTATTATATTTTTTCTATACTTCCCCTCTACTTCAGCAAGATACTTAAATCCTACCTTTTGTGCTACTTTTAGGGATGCTTTGTTGTCATATCTAATTGTCAATGTAATTTTCTTAAATGGTATTGTAGAATTCTTTAATGCTATGCATATTTTCTTTAACATTAATGTTCCTAAATTTTTACCTTGATATTTAGGTAATATAAAGTATGCTACTTCTATATCATTAAAGTTATTCTTTTCAAATATTGTACATCCACCATATATAATGTTATTGTCTTTATTCTTAAGTAATAACCTAGCCTCATATCCTGAGCTTATTTTTAGTTTATATCCAACAATCATATTATATATGACTTCTCTTAATTTATTATCTTGTATATCTGATGAAAACTTAAAGTCTAAAAATTCCTCATAATAAGGCTTTTTACAATTCTTTATGTACCATTCCATATCATCAAATGTTAACAAATTCAAATTTTTATCTTCACAACTGATTGGTAATATATTATTTAATTCATTAATGTGTATCATATATTACCTCCTAGTTGTACTGTCTAAATTAAAGTAGCTTGAATTATTTATCCTTTGTGCTCCATTAACCATTGTTCTTTTAGCACTCTGGGATGCTTTTACAGCTAATTTAGCTGTACCACCAAATAAACCATTTATGAAATTGAACATTTGTTGAGTTTGTTCTCCTCTTTTTGTATTGTTCAAGAAAATTTTATTAGACGCCATTTGTCTTTTTTGAATGTTATTTTGACATTGTCTTTGACTTGTGTTATTATTCAAATCGCTAAAGAAGTCATCCAAATCATCTTCAGGTTCATCTGTATCAAAATCGCTGTCGTCTATATCAAATTCGTCAGAGTCATCTTCTATACTGTCTATATCGTCCTCGTCGTCAGTGTCTATGTCATCTTCAGAATCGGAATCATCAAACAGTTCGCTGTCATCTATATCATCTATGTTTGATTCTCCATCTTCTTCGTCGTAATCAAATTCATCTTCAAAGTTATCATCCTCAGATTCATCAAACATATCAGAATCGTCTAATGAGTCTATATCATCTTCTTCGCTATCTTCTTCAAATTCATCTGATTCTGCAAATAAGTCTGAGTCATCCATAGAATCTATATCAAAATCATCACTTTCTTCTTCACTGTCATTGAACATTTCTGAATCGTCTATAGAATCTATATCAAAGTCATCTTCTATATCTTCTGTGTCATCTTCATCTGAATCCATGAATATATCGCTATCATCCATAGAATCTATGTCAAATTCATCTTCGTCATTATCTACAAACTCTTCGTCTGTATCTTCAAATAAATCTGAATCATCCATAGAATCTATGTCAAAGTCATCTTCCTCACTGTCTATATCTTCTATATCATCTGCAAACATATTATCTTCTAGTGAGTCTAAGTCATCTATATCAACACCATCCTCAGATTCTTCTGTATCACCAAAATCTAATATATCGTCATCGTCATCTTCTTCGCTTGAATCCCTAGCGTCTCTGATGTCTAATTTCTTTTCTGTTAGTTCATCTTCTAATTCTTCAAGTGCACCATCTTCAAATTCAAGTTCATCTTCTTCATCTTCACTGTCTGTAAATACTTCATCTGTATCTTCATATAAGCTATCTTCATCTAAGTTATCTATATCTTCTTCGCTAGTGTCCTCCTCATAATTTTCAAGCTCGTCTCTGTATAACTCTTCTATAGGCATAGTTCTCATTCGCATGAGTAACAAATTAGCTGCTGATGCTAAAACATCTTCATCTTCCATATCCTCTCCAAGTGTGGATATGTCTATATCACTTAATTTCTCAGCATTAGTAAGCTGACTCTTTGGTTTAGGCGATATTACAACAAGTTTAGAAGCCCTAACATTTTTATTTGTTACGGCTTCCAATTCCTCTAAACTTGTATTATTATCTTTTAGCTTGTCCCTTAACTCGTTAACATACTTTATCATGTTAAACTGTAAATCTAACTCTGCCATTTCTCTTATTTCATCATAAGAGTCACAATCTTCTATCATTGTCTTATACAGTTTATACTTGATTTCAGGCATTAAATCGCGCAGTTCTTCCAGGCGAGCTGTAATTTTATCTTTAAAGAATTGTATTTTTCTTTCCTCAGTGCTCATCTGTTATCTCCAATCTGCATTATAGTGCCCTTATAGTGTTTATATAAATATATCCAAATGTATCTCTTATAATTTGTATACGACATTTATCATTTTTAGATGTGATTATTAATGTAATATTTAATGTCTTTGAGTCAAGTTTCTCAATCTTAAGAGTACAATCATCTGTACCGAATTTTTTATTTAGTTGCTCTTGAATCTTTTTAATATGTTCAGTTATATTTACATCTGTGTTCTCTATTTTATCTAAGTTAGAAAACTCTGTATTTACAGTCTTTATATATGTAATGATGTCGTTTTCAACACTTATTTCAATGTCTGGCTCTCTCATTGTAATAATTGTTTCTTTCACACCATTTGTATTTATTTTATCAAAAGGAATTTCATATTTAATAGATGCATTATCTAAATCAAATAGTAGTTTTTCCTTAATCTCTCCAAGTTCTACCTTTATATCCTTTGTAATATACAAACCTATTGCCATGTCTCTTTTTCCCTTTCAATTATATTATATAGATACTGATACTAACTCGTAAGATGATGACTTACTTGAAAATATTAATGATACTTTCTGTTCTTGTCCGTTAGCATCTACATGTACTATTATTTCTCCAGGTGTATATTCTGCCTTAATGAAACTAGCTGTACCTCTAAATAATGTTTCAATTATTATATCTAATTGTTTAGCAAAGTGAGCTTCTAGTTCCTTAGAATTTTCTAAATTTAATGCTTTCAATTTAAACTGATTAACTACTGGTACTTGAGAGTATTTACGAAATTCTTTATCGCTTGCTAATTCTCTATTAAAGGTTAACTTAATTATCTTGTTGTCCTTTTCAAGTATATTAGCTAATACTTTATCTTGTACCTTTCCAGTATGCATTCTTATCAACTGATAACCAAGTACACCTTTTATAGGAAGTGACACCTCTTTTATCATCAATGGTACCCTTGTCTTAACTAAGCACTCCTTAAACTCACTTACTGGCCTACCGAGTTCTATTTGCATAGAACTCCAAACCTTGATAGACCTAGGTGAAAACATATTGTCTGTATTTCTTAATACTTGTATAGTTGAACTATCTATAAGTATATGTGAATATCCATTGTCATATAATTTTACTCTTTTCATTTTTTAAATTTACCTAAGCCTTTCCATTGATTTCATAAGTATAATAAAAATTATATCATAAATCATAAATTAACTGCACTACTATTTTTTATTAAATTAAGTAGGTGATTTATATATAATGCTTGTTTAATGCTTTATACAATATTTTCTAAATGCTACCTTATATCTAAAAATCAAAAATTTTCAATATCAGGTCTACTTATATATGCCTATTATATAATGCATTAATGAATATAATTATTATAAATACTTATGATTACAATGTAATTAGCAAGGTAATTTTGTTTTATATCCAAGCTATTTCTGTATCTTGAGTAACTTTTAATTCAATCTCTCCATTAGATAAATAGTCATCATATTTTGACTTATGCTCTCCTCTTATTCTTCTCAGATACCTTATTAATGTATACTCGTCATAATTAAATATATTTCGCTTATCTGACTTTCCATTTGGTATTATTAAATTTTTTAATGTTATACTATTGTTTTTAGCTAATGCTGTTGTTGTAAATAACTCTGCATTAGCATTTTCAAAACAGCATCCATCTGCATTTCTTATTTCTTTTATTATCTTATCTAATGATTCTACAGTTTTATTCACTGTTGAACTAAGTTGTACCTCTGCATATTTAATATATTTTACATTTTTTCCATTAAGATATTTAGGACAAATAATGTCTATTATAACTTTACTCATTAAGTTCATCTGTGCTCTTAGTGAATTTTTTAGTCTGTCATCTGAAAAACCATTTATGTTTAAATCATTAGCTGATGCTAAAAACTTATTATTTGTTAATTTATAAACAAAATCATATAATGTATTACTACAATCATATAATCCGTATACTGCAAATTTAAAGGCTTCATATAAAGGAGACTCAAAGTATATTCTTAATGTACATTCGCTTTTATTATCTCTTAAAAAGACATTATATTCATCTGTTGCATATAATGCATCTGCTACATACCCAGAACCTAATATGATATCAAGTGCTTCAGCTTTTAACATTTCTCTTTCAATGGTATCATATACAATCTTTTCGTCATTCATTATTTTCATAATGAACTCTTCTTCTGAACCACACTTTTTAAGTTCATCTTTGTAAGCCTTAACTAATTTATCTATGTTATATACTGTTCTATATAAGTTCATTCTATCTAAGAATGCTTCTTTAGATTTAACAAATATGCTATTTGGATTTTTAATTCCTATCATTTTGCATATCTGATGTCTACCTAACTCTGTTAATGTTTCCATATCAAGTCCCCTATTGTTTGTTTAATCCTGCTTTCTTATGACTGACTGAATCTTATCAATTGTTAGTAAACTTGAATCAAAGCCTAAATTATCTAATACTTCAAGTACCAAATCTCTGTTAGCTGCTTTAAAACAGTATAAATTGTTATCTGTTAATATAACAAATGTATTATAACCTGTACTGCTTTCATCATCAAATTGCTTGTGTATGAATACTTTATCAATATTTGTTTCCAATAAATCTTCAGGTTTAATACCCAATTTTTCATTATATATACTGAATATATACAATGAATTTTCATTCATATTCTTATTGCCTATTCTTAATATTCCATCTGATGAATTATACATAACTTGAGGTGAATCTTTAAACTCATTTAGTTGTTTAATATTTAAACTGCCTAACTCACATAATTCTAATATGAATCCATCACATTTTTCAGATGTTGTCATCTTGCCTTCAATGTTATTGATTTCTTCTTCAAGTGTATTTATGTTTAGTTCTCCACCACCAATTGCTTCATTGACCATTAAAAAGCTGTTATTAAAACTATTTACATAGCTTTTAATCATAATTGGATTGCTTTTTTCAAAAAATCTTAATGTCTGTTTCTGAATATCACTTGTATCTATATCTAATGGCTTTGCAGAACATAGCATTACTTCTTTGTTAGCATTTTTATTTTCATTTGTATATTCAACATATATGTATGACTCGTTCATTATTAAAGAGCTTAAGTCTGTATTTTTCTCAAGTATGTATTCTTTATCTTCAATGTTATATCTATCATAGTTCGTGTCTATATCAGATTTTACCCAGTCAAAATTATTTATTTCTGTATATATGTTGTTTTCACCAAGTATACTTGCACTTACTACTTCATATTCCAGGAGTTTACTTTCAGTATTCATGCTTATATTAATTTTTGTCTGAGTTGTCTCACAAACTGATTCTTGGTACTCTTTATTAAAATTGGATATTTCCATGTAATATCCGCAGTAGAATAACATTGCAAATAAGAATATTAATACTACTGATGCTTGTATTATTCTCTTTATATAGTGTTCATTTGCAAATCCTCTGATTTTAAAATTCTTAAGTGATTTTATCTTATTTATAACATGTGTTGTTTCATCTACTTCTTTATCTATTCTATTTAATAGATTGTTTAAATCATCTTTTTGTGTTGGCGTTAATTCTCTGTTTGATTTAATATTGTTTTCTATCTGTACTTCTTCAACTTTCTTTGTTTTATTTCTTCTTCTCATTCTTATCTCCTACTTCTTTACTGCTATTTCTAAAAGTTACAAAGTAAGCATACATAATTGCTATTATCTCAATAACTATATAAGTGATTTGAATTAAATCGAAGTTGTTAACACTTGCTAATAAATAGATTGTGTAAATCTCAAAGAATATTTTAACAATAAATATATCGTATGCTATATATGATGTAGTGATTATTCCTAATATCAGCATAGTTGGTATAACCAATACAAAAGCACTATAAATTTTAAAAGAAGCACTTGTATTCATTAAATTTAACATATCACTATTAGCCAATGACATAACAGCTGATACTATCAATGAATAAATAATAACTCTTACATAAATCTTAACATTGTAAATTGTTCTTTTATAGTTTATAATGTTAAAAATCTTATTTTTCCATGTGCCTATAAATTCTTTATTTTCTTTTACTTTTTTATAAGCTACTACCAGATGATAAATAAGTGCTGTAACAACTATTATTCCTGTTATTCCCATATCAGTAGCTGCTTCACTTATTGTTGCTCCATCTAATAATTCGTAAATAAATGTAAATAGCTGAGATACTGATAACATTATCATACCTATTACAGGTTTATCAGCAATTTCTATGATTGAAAATAATAGTAGCATATCACATAATGCAAGTACTAAACCACATACCACTGCTAATACCATACCATTTTCAGCTGTTCTTACACTATTTAATATGTTAATAAATACATCCAAGAATGATATAATTCCTATTACTATTGCTCTACTGTTCTTAACTTTCATGTTCTTTCTCTCCAATTTCAAATATAATAATATTTCTTAGAAATATATCAATGCTACTACAGTTGCATTTGCATTGTTTTATAAATGCTTATCATATTATTACCATCTATATTATAAGAGTAATATATCTCTTTATCAATTTCTAATCTATACTCTCCTTGTTTAACAAATTCTATTTTAATGTCATTTTTATAATTAAATTTCTTCATTAATTCTTTATCTTGGACATTATTTATATATAATTTGTTATCAATATATAATACCACTGCTGGACAAAATGCTTCATCGTCAAAGAATATATCAAATACTTGAGATGCTTTATAATCCTTAAGTATAAAGATATACCCATATGGTTCATTGTTTCTATAAATAATGCCACTCTCTGTAACATATTCATTAAACAGGAAACATCCATCTGCATCTATTACTCTAAAATATTGTCCTCTTTTATACATGCTATGCTTATCATTTAATCTAGCTAAGTTTTGATTATCTGATACATCATATCCCTTTTTTCTCATATCCTGCATAGTTGATTCTTCTGCATCTTCGCTTTCAAACTCACCTAGTAATCCTATATTATTATCAATGATTATCCCATGCTGAGGGTCTATCATTTGAAGCATATTCTCCATTTGTGTTGTGTCTTTTGCTTTAAAATACTGCTCAATGTCAATCATTCATATGTCCCTTTCAAAATAAAACAAGGGAGAACCACACATTTTCTAGTGTATCCTCCCTTGTTATCACTTAGTTACCACGTTTATCTCTTTAAATTAATTGTTTTATTACTTTTCTTAAATGGAGGTCTTTTTCCATCAACTGTTACAGCTGATAATGATATTGATACTTCCTCATCTGTTTCCGGGTTCCTAAACCATACCATCTTTGGTGTTCTATAATTTATCTTAGAACTTAAATCAGTATTGTTAGAAGCTGCATCATACATATTAAGTATTTCCTTATTACCAGTAATTTTTGCCCAATATGCTAATGAAGGTGTTTCTCCTCGTTCCTCTAATTCACATATAGGACATATACCAGATGTACTAAAGTAAGTAGGAAATCCGCAACGAATTGTGTGACCATTTTTACAAGTCCAAGCTAACTTTTCTGTACTATCTATTCTAAAGTTCTCTGGTGAAAAAGGATTTTTAACACTATCATACTTGTTTAATATATGATTTCCAATTCCACTATTCTGTAAGCACCAATCCCAAATATTAGGTACTTCATCATCAAACTCGTCTATTACAATTATTCCATCTGTACTTGCATACCCGCTGTCGTCAATAAGAACTGCTCTGTTGTTTTCACATTTCAAATTTATGATATTTAATCCATCATTGAAGACTGCATCAAATATTCTGTAAGCTGGTATTGTTTTTATATCATAATTTATTAAGTTTACTACTCTGTAATATACTGGTTCAACATTATCAATTGTTTTGACCAGTACAATCTTCCACTTGTTCTGTTCTTCATTGATTATTTTTTTCATCTAATGTTAAGCTCCAAATCTTTAATGATATCCTAAATATGTTTATTAGCATCGTTATATTTATTCCAAGACCTAATCCATATAATATGCTACTTCCTATAAAAATACCAGGAAAGAAATTAGAAAAAGTCATGTAAATCATTGCTATTATCATGCTTATATAACATTTTCTTAGTAATGTGATGTCTTTTCTTTGTATTCTAAATACTCCCAAGAATGTTTCATAATCTACATAGGCTTCAAGATAATTAATCATTGCTTGATTAACAGCTTCTTGTAATGTCTCATGACTTGTTATATTGCTTACATTTTCTCTAGGTAACCCTAATCTAAGTGCTATATAAGCAGATACCTGCTCAGATATAAGTTCAACTCGTCTTTCTTCACTAATGTTTGTGTTAAACATTATTTTCTCAAGGTCATTGTTACCAAGTGCTCTCTCAATCTCTACTGTTGTTACTGTTACTTCCTCTGCCGGAGGAATTATCATAGTGAACTTCTTACCTAATATCTGTTGTATCTCTTCATTACTTAGTAAATTTTTATTAGCCATGAGTTCTTCATCACTCAATAAGTCTTTATTATCTATCATATTTATGTCTTACTCTTCTTCTTTCTTGAATCTGTCATCTTTATTAAAGAAGATATCCATTACTTCATCTGCTGTTAACTCATAGAAGTTGATAATCTTAAATATTTCTGTTTGTGTAAAATCTTTGTGACCATTCAACTTAATTGATACAGACTGATAAGTTATTCCTAATAGTTCTGCTAAATCGTTTTGTGTCTGCCCAAAACGTTCCAGTACTGCCTTTAGTTTGTACTTCATCTCTTTAATGCTCCTTTACAATTATTTTAGTGTTATACTTTTTACACTGATGTTATCAGATTTGTACATAATGCAGTTTACTGAATCGCTTTTACTTCTTTTACCTCTACCTACACTATATCACAAACCAGTTTCTTTGTCAATTATTTTTTATAATTTTCTTTATTTTTTGAAAATTATTTCTATTTATATTTAACATAAAGCTAAGTGCCTTTATGAATTGACCATGTTCTATAACCTTATTCTATCAGAGATTATCATCTTTTAGTACAGAGACTATTATCTTTTATCAACTAGTTCTTTAATAGTAAATTTCCAAATTTTTCAAATTTCGCTGCTTATCTTTTATTTTTCAATGTATATCATTAAATTATCCACAAAGTCTTTTTCTTTAATACCATATGTTTTTCTTATTTAGTACTTTGTTTAAATTTTATACCACAGTGTTTTTGTAAGTTGCCACAGTGCTTTTTCTTTTACTCCCAGAAGCATCAATTCTGTAAACATCTGTTTATTCTTATTTGTTATACATTTATATTTTCAAATGTATATTACCAATTTTTCAATGCCTATAATCATATTAAAAAATTTTTTATAAATCACCTAAATTAAATAAAATGTTTATTAACACGTTTAATAATTTTTATAAATTGTCTTATATTATAAGTCATTGCTTATTTTCAATACTGTTTTTGCAAAATAAAAACACCCAGATGTTTTACTTTCTGGGTGTTTGTCTATCTATCACATTCTCTGGAGTCTATCTAAATAATAAATAAGTTACATAAAAATGTTGCTATTGCTATATATAATGTAAAAGGTTGATGTTTTTCTTTATCCCTTGTTATTATTCTTACTATACCTGCTACAACAACAAATAATGTGTTAGCTAACAAATAATTCAATAGTACATCCCAAAAAGGTAATAATGAATATGTCAATTCATAGATGATTATAACTACATATATTAATACGTCTCCAAATCCAAGTAACCTGAACTTTGACATAATTAGCATTGCCAAAACAATTGGTATTAGCAATAGATGATATTTTGTAAAGCATATGTTACTAAAATTCACAGCTAACCATATAGTTTCAAAGAGTATCATAAATATTGACACAATGCTGTATAGTAGCTTAGTCTTTTGGTCTGTATAACTCATAAATACTAAATATCCAGTTAAAATTGACATATTCATAAACCTTGCTGTATCAAAATTGAATAACATTGTAACAGCCATATATAATATTGCAACTAAAATAATGATGAATATATCTTTCTTAGAAGCCTTTATCTTATTTCCAATCTCTGCATCTATTTTAGAAAACAGTGTTATTAATAATAAAGGCATTGCTATCATAGTAAATAAACTTATTATTACTTTTACTATTCCTGTCATGTTATTTTCCTTTATGTTTTTATAAAATAATTGGGGTGCTACTCATTTCACACCCCACTTGTCTTTTCTTGTTTCTATCTGTTCAATTCTTACTTATTCAGTAGGTTCTGTTGAATTTGATGCTTCAGTCTCTACTTCATCTGTAGCTTCTTCAGTTTCCTCTGATGATTCAGGTCTATTCTCAATTTCATTCTTGAGTGCATCTAATTCATCAAGTGCATCAGATGCTCCACCAGTTGTCTGCTCTGGTTCCTCAACTACCTTATTGTTACTATTTTAATCTAATTGGCTCTGCTATTGTGAAGTAATCAATTACTTCATCTACAAGGTCACTGATATCTCTATCTGAAGCCTTATCTTCTTCACCATTGTCGAACATGTCTCTCTCTTCAAGTATATCATCAGATTCAATGTTATTTTCAGAATTAGCTATAGCAGCTTCATTATTTTCAGATGTTTCTTCAGTATTGCTCTGTTCTTGTGTTTCTTCAACAGCTACATTTATATCTTCTGATACTTCACTTTTTGCTGATGATTTCTTGCTTTTAAATAAAGCCATCTTACTTTTCCTCCTTTATATTTAACATACGTAACATATGTTATTTACACTGTCATACCTAAAAATTTAAGTATATTTAAAATATAAATAAATTTTTAAATTTTTATTTCTCTAAAATATATGCCCTAAACTATGCTTAGTTTGTTATATAATGTATTCCTTAACTAAATATTGTATATTAAAGTCATTATTGCAATATAACTATATTAAAATTTTTGAATTTTTATAAAAAGTGCCTATCATGCTTTGCTGTAATAAATTGTAATTTTGCTTTGTTTATTAGTAATTTATAGCTGTATATCATTTTCTTTGTATAATTTGATTTTTTATATTGTATATTATATAATTTTAATATTGACACTAATTTATTATATTTAATTTATCATATTTAATAAATGTTGACAACAAAAAGAGCAATACCAATTTAGGTATTGCTCTTTTTATCTTATTTACATGTTAATTAGTTTAATATTGACTCTATTCCTGTTGTTGCACCTGTTGAAGATGATGAACAGTTGGTACCACAGGTGTTTGCGCATCCTGTACAGCCTGTACATGTTGAATAGCAACTACCAGTACATGATGTACAACCTAAACAATCTGTATTACATGTTCCTAAACAACTGTTCTTACATGTTCCAGAGCAGTTGCTAGCACAACCACCTGAGCATCCGCTACAGTATCCTGAGCAAGACCCTGAACAGTTTGAACATCCACTACATCCACTACATGATGTACATGTTCCTGTACATGTACCAGTACAACCATTGCAGCTTCCTGAGCATGTACCAGAGCAGCTTGAACATCCGCTACAACTTGAGCAGCCGCTACACCCATTACATGTACCATCGCAGCCACCGCAACTGCTGCATCCTGAGCATCCGCTACAGTTACCACCGCAACTGCCCCAGCAACCACCACCACAGGAGCCTCCGCAACCGCCGCATCCACCAGAACCATCACAGTCACCTGTACAGTGACCTGTACATCCACCACATGCTCCTTCTGCAGTTTCGATACCTAGTTCTTCTGTGGTAACTGCTACTGCAGCTATGATTGCTGCTGCTTCTGCGCCTCTTAAGATTTTTCTTCTACGTGTTTGCTGAGGTTCTGAATTGTTATCTATATTTTTCTGAGTGTCTTTATTTAATTCTTCATTGCCCATAATTCATAGACCTCCTATAAACATAATTATTTTTACTTATCTTTAATTCAAATGTTTTTATAGAGGTCTTATGTTTTTACTAACTAGCTATAAATAATTATTTAAGATATAATATTAATTATCTATTGTAATTATTAACTTTTTATGCTTGTTATATTATTTTTATTAATAAATGTATTATACTATTTTTACATATCTATTCATTTTTTATTAAATGTTTTATAATAAAAAATAGTCAGCCATCTAACTTATATGACTGACTATAATTTTTAAATTATGTTGATATTATTTTAAGTCTTGTGTTGTCACATTAGGTATATAGAATACCTTGCTTTCGTAGAGTTCTCCAAAGTTGAGGGAGAGTGTTCTACTCTTACCATTACTGTTTACGAAGGTTCCTACATTGACTGTTGGACCACCACTTATCATAGACCTAAAGAAGGATGAGTTAAACTCTGTAAAGAAATCCCCTTTGTTTGACTGATTAGGTGTTGTTTTAGGGTCAAGTACTGTATTTCTTTCTAATGGGTCCCAGATACCTATATCTATTGTTGATACTGCATATAAGTATGTTACACCATCAAATGCTTCGTTGTACCACTTACCATCTGGTGCCCATGGTGCCTCGGTGTCATTACCCTCATTGTCTACAAGACCTTTACGAAGTGCTAATATTACACCTGTTTTGTTAGCGATTTCGCGCATTACAGAGTCACCGCCTGTGAGGGTGTTACTTCCCTTTGTACAAACTATTGTACCAGAGGTTTCACTAGGGGATGTGTTGTTCTTTGAACATCTGATGTTACCCATGGTATCGGTGTAGAAGGTGTAGGTAGAGTAGGAGGGTGAATTTACATGGGTGTTTAATTTTGAATCAGTATAGCTGTTGAAATGATACTTGCTGTCTGTACTGAATCTAGTTCCGTTACCTGTAAACTCTTGTCCTGGTTGTACAAACTGTGCTCCTGTCATTTCAGATGAGTTAAGTTTTGCACCTGTGCATATATACTGTGCTATATATGCTTGACTTGCTACACCTGATACAGAACTTACAAGTCCTGTGTGTATTGATTCTAATTGGGTTCTGTCTGTTGGTAAATTGCTATTGCCACCAGTTACGTCTACCTGTGTTTTACCTGAGCCTGTTAAGTATGCTTGGATTGTTTTGACAACAATCTGTCTTGTATTGCTACTGTTGACTGAGAGGGATAAGGTTGCTCCACCTGGTAATACTGAGGATTTTACTCTGTTTTCTTCTGTGGTTGATAGTGTTCTGCCTGAGAACTCTGATAGGATGTTGTTCATGGCATCGGAGTGGGTTGACCATTGATTACTGGTGATTGTGAGGTCTTTATCGCCTCCAGTGATGTAAACAGTTGCATAATCATAAAATTGTACTGTTCGTCTGGTTTGGCCGAGGACATAAACCGACTTATTATTCTGGGTGTTGTTATCATAGCGCATTTTGATGTATGGATAGAAGGTTGCTGAGCCTGCTGCTTGGGTGCTTGGTAGGGTTCCTGATGCAGATGGGGATATACCTTGTGCCCAAAATACTTGGATGTTGACTTTGATTCCACTGATTGTATATTCACTGTTAAAGGAATAATTTGAGGATGGTGCTGAGCATGTTCCATAGGCTCCTACTGTGGCTTTGTAGGTTGTTGACATATCTGGTGACCTGTTTACAAACTTGGTTGCAAAGGTTTCGGTGTATTCGGTGCCTGACTTTCGTGTGCCTTGTGGGGTGTTGGCTGATTTAAAGTTGTAGACTGAATCGTAGGCTATGTTGGTTAAGTAACTAACTGGTCCACCGTTCTTCCAATCCGCTAGGGTGAGGTGGTCTTGTCCTCTAAACAATACTGTTATGTAGTTAAATTGACTGGTGGATTGGGTGTTTGCACCTGTGCCTGAGCGAGTGCTGGTGTTTTCTTTGTAATACTTGTTTGAGCTTGTTATGGTGTTTACTGTGGTTGCGTTATAAGTTATGCTCCAATTCTTGGATACAACTGCTTTGTTTATTGATGATGTATCTAGGGTGATGCCTAATTTGGTGGTGTTGTCAGTCCATTTCCATGTGCTACATGGGGTGTCATAACAGGAATCGCCGTGGGAATGGGCTACACCTGCTACTGGGGCGGTGTCCCATTCTATATCACAATCCTCTTCACAATCATCATCACAAGTGTGAGCTACTCCTGTTACTGGCTCGGTGTCCCAAGTTTTACTACAGTTGAGGTGGTGTCCGTTACCGCCGTGTGCTGTACAAGAAGTTTTAGTTGGAGCTGATGCTGTCCATGTGAATGCGTGAGATATAAGGGTTGAGGTTGTTGCTGATTCTGTGAAGCTTACTCGCTTGGTGATTTGGGATTGCTCAAGGCGGAAATCGTAATCTGTTGGTTCTGGTGGATTGATTTCTGTCTTTTTGAGAAGAACATAGAGGTATTTTTCTCCTGCATCTTCGTCAAGGTTAATTTCCTGTGCTGAGGTGCCGCTATGTGTTGCACTAATACTATCAAACTGTGCTTTTGTAGTTAGGCTACTGTTTGAACCATTTGTTTTCCAACCTTCTAATTCGTAACCCTCTTCAGTATCAATGGAAATATAACTGGTTGTAAGCGTTTGGGTATAATGGTGATAGTCTGTGGCTTCGGTTTCAACTGTGCCATCTGCATTTAATTTTTCGGTGTAATAGAGCTTTTTGATGGTGCAGTCACCATCGGTTAAACCAGTTGTTGGTGGTTCAGTGTTGCCTGGGGTGCCATTTGGTTCCCAATAGGTGTGGATTGGTGGTTTCATTGCTGATACATCAATAAAATATATGCCTGTTGCATAAGATTTTGATGCTACCTGACTACTGACAAGCCTTTCACCATTACCTGTTGGTGCTGACCATGGTGCACGTGCTCCATAATCATATCCACCTGTCCACACTGCAACTACTTGGTCATGCTCTAAGCACATTGACCATGGTAATGCCATATTTAGGAATTTGTATGTGTAGGTTCCACCATCATCTGGGTTTGGTGAACTGTAATTAAACAACGTAGTTGCTGTCTGTGCCTGTGCAAGTTGTCTTGCTGTACCACAGAAAATATATGGTGTTGCATCATCACTGTTTGGGTCACTTCCTGCTGGTAATGGGTCTCCTGCTTCATATACGTGACCTAAGGTGTCTGTTCCACTTGTATTGTATGTGCTGTTACTGTAGATGTATTGAATTGATACTGGTTCTGCTACTATTGCCCAACGGGAATTAGATGTTAAGATGGCATTCATTATTATGTCTGTAGCACCCTCTGAACCAATAAGTATGCTTGCATAATAAAACCAGTATGGTACTTCCTCTCCCCTCGATGTTGTTGTTGTGGAGTTTAAAAGTGTGTTTACGTTGCCAGTGGCGTGCCAACCATCGGAATAAGTAACTGGTTTGGTGGAATAGCTATATGGGGTTGTTAATTTTATTAGGTTGCTATCCCCTACTTCTATCCCTGCTGCATTATATAATCTTAGTTTAAAACCATCTTTGCTTGATGCATTTCTATAAATACTAAGATCATCCATGATGAGTATTTTCTTACTACCATATAGACCTCCTGTGTTGTCTATGATGTAAAATAATATACCTGTTCGCTCTGATGATGCTGCCCAAAATAGGTAGTTGGCGGTGGATGTTGAGTCTATCTCTTGACCATTGACAGCTTTACCATTTGATGTTGACTGCAAAATGCTGCTACCATCGGCATATGCAGTGATTGGCTTAGATATAAACAGTGCTGTGAAAATAAACAATATCGAAAATAAAATGCTTAGCAGTGAGTATTTTATTTTTGAATTGCTTGTGATTGACTTTTTCATGCTGTGCCTCCTTATTTTGATGAAAAATATAATTTTTAATTTCTTTAGGAATGGGCATGAAAAAAGGACATCCACTACTGGGTGGATGTCCTTTAATGTATTGTGAAAACTTATTTTAGTCTACGTCAAACCCTGTTGCTAAGCGCATGTTCTGTTCAAACTCTGGATACTTGTCACCTGGGTAGGTTTTGTCGGTACCCCAGAATGGCTCTGCTCCATCATCATTTAAACTTGTTCCGTAGAAGAAGGAATCTGGTCCTGCAACCATTTTTTCGCCTGTGCGTTGATTGATTGCATAGGAACGTTGGTCTCCTGCGGCTGAACCATAATAATATACTAGCCATGCACCACATAATCCATCTGCACCTTGGTCTTTTACATATGCATCATATTTTGTAAATAAATCTCCTTCGTATCCTAATTCATCTACTATATTATCTATGTAATCAACATCAAGTGCTGTTGCTTCATCGACTGTGAGACCTTCGGAGTTGGTGGCTTCTGGGGTGCCATCTTTGGCTGTTGCAAACATTGAATTTCCATAGGAGGTATCGACTGCATCAATGAAAAGATTGATGGCTTCGGATTTGGTGATGGCTTCATCCCAGTTGAGGTTGTCCTCTGTTATGAAACCAAGTGCTACTGCTCTTGCTAAGGTTTTGTACATTTCTGTTGGTAAACCATTTTCTGGATTATTGAGTGCCTCTTGGAAGGTGATGTTACCACCATCTTTGATATTTGTTAAACTCAAATCATCTGATAGTGTTTCATCTTCTTTACCTGCGTCTGCCATGCGCTGTGCATAGGTATCACCATAAATGCATTTTGTTAACATGTAAATGTATTCACCACGTGACATTGTGGTGTTGAAGGTTTTGTCATTTAAACCAGTTGAGGTGTTGAGGTATGTGTACTGATTCATTGGTGCGGCGAAGTTGGTATATTGTGATTCGCCTACTTTTGATGTGAAATCATCATTAGATTCTGGGGCTTGTGCATCGTTAACTGGTGTGGTTGCACGCATCAGTAATGTCATTGCCTGTGCTCTACTGATGGTTGCTGATCCGTCAAACTGACCATCGGTTTGGTCTGGTAACAATTCGAAGTAGGCATTGATTACTGCTGCGACACCTTGGTTATCTTCAATGTCTGTGTATTCATTGTTTGCTATTTCTTCCAGCTTCTTGATTTGCTCTGCATCTCTGATGTAATTAATTGTGAAGCTGGTGTTGCCTAATGCATTGAATAAAGTATTATTCTGGTTAACATCTCCATTTTCATCTGTGTAAACTACTCCACTCTTTGTTCCGTCATCTTCTGTTGTTATACCAAGTAAGTCCTCAAATGCTGAACGAAGTTCTGGATGAGTTTCTAGTGAACTAAGTTGAAGCCATGGGAGAAGTTCTACTTTGGATTCTTCGTCTGCGTCGTATTCTGGTACTGCGTATTCGAGTTCTATTTGTTCTGTTTCTTGAAGCATGTCGTAGGCTTCTTGTTTAGATGCTGAAGAGCATCCGAAAAGTTGTGATGCAATGATTACCATAGTAATTGTTGGTAATATAACACGCTTCAGTTTCATGTATTTTCCACTCATTATGGATACCTCCTGTTACTTAATGATGTTTATTATCATTACTAAATAATAAATCAATTTTCTTCTTTTTTAATCAAATGCTTAATCTAAAGTATGCATAAAAAATATTAAATGTAAATATAATAATACCTCAGTAATATCTACTGAGGTATTCTGTATAATTATATGTTATATTTAATAATCGTTTGCGTTTTCTCCAGTTCTCATTAGGTAATCTTCACTACCTTCAAAGTCTTGGAAATAAACACCACATTGATATACTATTTTCTTGTTTGCAATAATTCTATACCATCCGTTCTCTCTACAAACTGCAACTATGTGACACTTTGTTCCAGCAGGTACACTACTTAAAATATTATAGTCTGTACTAGGACCTGTTCGTACATTTAACCATGTACAATGTGCTACTTCCATCCATTGGTCTGCTGCATCAAATGTCCACTGGTCTGCTATTGTATATGCATCTGCAAGTTCTTCTTCAGTCATTTCAATTTCATCACCATAGATTTTTAGTAAATCATCAAGATTTGTTACATCCCTTACTTGTGATACTACTACAGAACCAATTGTTTCTTCTGTAACTTCTGGTTCTTCTACTGGTTCCTCTGCTATTTCAATTAAGCTTTCACCTACATTTTCACCAAGCTTAGCATTGACACTAAATCCCTGAGTATCATAAATATTTGTATAAGCAGATATCATATATCCTAAAAGTGTTCCACCCATAAGTGTCTGATTCCACTTGGTTTCACTACCAATTAATCCATGATTTTTAGCAACTATTAATGCTTTATACAATGTTTCTGGACAGCCACAATCAGTCTGTAAACAGTAATCTAATTCATATGCTTGCCAAGCATATTTATCTTTTAGACCTAACTTTGTTGCTACGTCGCCCGCATTTACACAATCTGTAAAATCTCCATTTAGGTTTGTTAGATTATCATATTCAGATTTCCAATATCTCTGAACTAACATGTATAATACTTCCGCTCTTGTTATTGCACTATTATAAGTATCGTAACACAAACCTCCGTTTTTGTAGTCAAGATAACTATTATCAGTTACACCAAATGCATATATGTTATACATGCTTTCTCCAACAGCTTGCTTAAATTCTTCATTTTCTTCCACAAATATTGCTGGTGTATCTCCACGATATATAGCTGACATAGCTTCTGCTCTACTAATAGTATCAGTCAATCCTGATGTCTTATCCTGATTAGTAGGAAATATATTATAATATGCATTTACAGATGCATAAAGTCCTGTTGTTTCATTTCCAATGTCACTGAATTGCTCCATAGCTGGCTCTGCTAATGCACTCTTAATTTTTCCATCAGACCAATACTTATTCATAAATACCTTATTCTGAAATGCATTGTATAATGTGTTATTTCCTGACCATGACCCATCAAGTGCTATGTATATAACACCATTCTTAGAGTTATTATCAAATTTAACTATCTGTAGTTTATCATCCCATACTTTTCTTATACTTTTATAAGAAGTAAGCTGGTCTAATTCTCCCCATGTTATATCATTTCTCTTAACAGTATTAGCTTCTGCAGTAGATGTAATTTTAATACTATTATTAGCTGATTGTGCACTTAACATTTCTTGTTGCAATGCATCTCTACCACAACCTGTTATGCATATAGACAATAAAGAAATTAAAGCTACACAACTTATAAGTTTCTTTTTCATAAATAGCTTGCCTCCATTATTTATTATGAAAATTATAAAATTATTAAAATTTTAACTCTAATTAATCTCCCTTTTCGGTATTGCGTTCCTAAAAAAAAATGAAACTAAACTGAAAAGGTTTTAGTATTCTGAAAATACTACGGGTAGAATTAGCCCTTCTATCAGCTTGTATGCTGAATACTTTTAAATTAAATACAGAGTACTTCTGTGTATGTTTTGTTTTGCTCGCTGATTCGTAGTTGTTCATATTGTTGTGCTAGGTTATAAACCTTAGCTGCTTGTTTATCTGTTCGATACTGTGATACAGGAGCATTGAAATGCTGTTTGTTTTGAATTTTAGTTTTGTGTTGGTTTACTTTGAAAGTATCTATGTTAATGACCTTTGGTGATAGTGATTCTTTGGTTATTATGGCTGGGTCATATAAGCAATGATACTTTTTGAAGTATTGTTTACATCCGGCAACCATGATTTGGTAGGAAGCATTAATGTCTGCATTAATTATTTTATTAGTATTTGTTGTGAATAAACCTCTGTATATTCTTCTTTCTTTATTGTAATTTTCAGTTACTGGAAGCTCGTTGTCTAGGTAACTAGTACCGGAGCTGTAGGCTTCGTTGACTTCTCTGACTTTGATTCCTACTGATTCTGCTTTGTATGAGAGGTATTGTTTAAATTTTTCATAAGATATTTGCTGGAATGTTTGGTTTGGATTCTTAGTTAAAGAAGAACTTGATTTCCAGTTTTTGTTGTAACCTATAAAAATTATGGAGACTTTGTTTTCTAAGGCGTAATCTACTATGGCTCTAGATGCTTTGTGGTAGAAGTCTTTGAATACTCTATCTCTTTTAGCGTAAATACCTCTGATTTTGTTGAATGTAAACTTATTCGAATTGCTATTATTTATAGCACCTATGGATTTCAAGTATGAAATTTCTTTATTATAGAATTTGTTCTTGGACTTTAGACCTTTGCCATTGATAATAAGTGGTCTGACAGAACTTTGGGTACTGTAGACTGTGAAGGCTGCGAAGTTATCTATTCCAAGATCTATTGCACCTATGTTTTTGAAACTTGAATCTACTTGAATCTTTGTTGGTAGGTCATAAACTAATTGTAATTCATAATTATAGTGTGATTTTGAAAATTTCTTTGGGACAATTTGAAGCTGAATCAGTGGATTATAATCTAGCTTTGAGGTTGAATATAGTCCATAGCTTAAATCTAAATTAGTTTTAACTGGATTTAATGTTAATGGTGCATTCTTTACTCTACCATTTGCTATTAACTTTTTGTTGTATGTATAGTTTATGAAAATCTGATGGTCTTTGTAAAATACATAGTTAAATGTTGATGGAAGAATGCATGTGAACCGGGAACCCTTTTTGTTGGTTTCTTTGAAATAATGTGGAAGTTTTGGTTTTCCAGTGTATTTTTGTGGATTCTTTTTGTAGTCTAATTGAGCTGCTATGAAGGCTTGAAATGTTTGACAAGCCTTGTTGACTATTGAATCTACTACTATAGATGGTAGTGCTCTACAGTCTTTTTCATAAATGTTTAATAATAAACTTTTGATTGATTCACTCTGATAAACTTTGTTTTCTGCTTTATTGTAAAGTGTTGATTTCTTTGCTGTTGGACTATATGTTCCTTTTGAATATGGTATTCTGTGTTCTATTCTGTAAAAGAAATCTTGTTTACAAATGTAAAGGACTGAGTTGTAGATGTTCTTTGCTACTAGACAAAGTTGGTCTACTTTTTCATACTCTGAATTGTTGATTTTGTAAGTCTTTAATGTTCTGGTTCTGTAGCCTCTAAATTGTTCCATGCGTGGTTACCTCCTTTCTTTGAAATTTTATTTTTAATTAATTCTATTAATCGGTTAATTGGTATGTTTACTTTTGAGAAACACAATTCGAAAAAGGGAGTCATAATTAATATGAATAATACCATTTTAACATGATTATTGATTTTATTATAATTATTCCTCTTCTTCTAAATCGATGCCTAAAGCCTCTGCTTTAGTTTGTACCACTTCAATTTTAAAAGGAATCCAATCATCTACCTGATGCTCAAGCATATCTCTAAGAATTTCTTCTACCTTGACTTCTCCCACTTCATTTAGCCATTCTCCGTTTACTTCGATGATTAACTCATCATGTCGAGTGTAATATATACTCATTTTATCAGATATTTCTTTTTCTGATGTGTAATCATAGAAGTGTTTAATCAATAAACTCAGAATGTCAGCGCCACTACCTTGCACTGGTAAGTCAAGTAATACACGTTTGAGCTTCTTATAATCTTCAGTATATCCTGCATCTAATGGTGTCCCAAAGATTGTTCCTATACGAGTATTACCACTTTTAGCCATCTTATCAATCTGATTTCTATAGTCTTTTAACTCTGCAATCTTTGTAATATAGTTATATGTCTGCTTAGCATCAATTGTTTTACAAGCCATCTTAACTCCAAAGATTGATGCACCATAAGATATTGCATTCCAAGCTGTTTTGAACTCTTTCCTTTCTGCTTTACCTACTCTTACCTCAAGTCCGTCAAGAACACCACTTAATGTATAATCTTTCTGTTTCTTAAAGTATTTTTCATCAGATTCCCAAGTTACATTAACAGTATAAATGTTACCATTTTCTGTCTCAATGTCAACTGTACTAGGTAATTCTACGTGTACACCTTTTTCACTGCCTGCACACACTGTCTCAATGCCTACTACTCTTTCATCATTGTAGTAAATACTTCTTGTCATTGGTCCAATAGGTGAATAGTAAGCTGGAGAAATTGTTCCAATTCTTCTTAACTCTTCAATGGAGTATACTCTATTTTCAGGTAATGTATCTACAAGAATGTTTGCAACTGTTTTAGGTACAAAACATTGCTTAAATAAACACTCATAGAGTCCTTCGTCACTTTCAAGTGCTTTCTTCAATTCTTCAGAACCTGTCATATTGATAAGAATATTAGGCTCCTGATTTTTAATATCTACACTATATAACACATTTCCAGGTGTATAAGGTGCTATCACATGCCATAATAGTTTTTTAGGAATTGTTAATAACCCTGGTTTACTGTACTGAATACGATTTGTCTTTGACAATGAAACCATAGGATGAATTAACCCATCACTATCAGCTGCTGACATAATACTCTCTATAGACTCTGCATATTTCTTAGCGTGTCTATAGTTCAGTAAATCTCGTGCAAACTCGTATCCTAAGTCTGCTAATTTTTCAAGTGCTTCAGCCTTACTTGTCCATTTGCCTGACTCTTCATCATAACAGATATTAATAATATCATTTCTGCAGTTTAATGCTACTTTCATGCTTGTTGTTTCTAAGAAATCTGTTATTTGCTTAGGACTGTTAGGATTCTCAATGTTATACTTATGCTGAATATCAGACTTGAATGTATCTCTTAATCCACCATAGTAGTTCATCAGTGCTCTACAGTCTGCCAACCTAATTCCTCTCTGCATAAGTTTATCAATTGTAGCTTCCATATAACCTATATCAGGTTTATCCTTTTTTCTGTCAATGTGATACATTTGAGTTCCTCCTGTTATAATATATTTTTATATTATTCTACTTCCCATTCTTTGAGTTCATTTTTATCTTTTAATGCTCTGAACTTAAACCTTATCTGGTCTTTCTCTAAGCCAAGCTGTAGCATACTATCATTCAAAAATTGTATTATTCCATTAGTATCTCCGTCACAATAAACTCCTACTTCGCTGTCCCGCAATTTTACAATGTTCTTATTCAGTTCATCCCCATCTTCAAGAACCTTAATTCCTGTACTATCATTACTTGGTAATGTACTTAATCTGAATGCACCATATTCATCATATAGCTTATTACAAATTGCAAGCAATGCCACATCAATTCTATGTGCTTGCACTACTTCTCCAAGTATTTCAACAGAAATCATGTGTATACCTGCTTTTAACATTTCAGGTAATTTATCTATACCTACTATGCTTTCTGTTTCCTCTAGTATGTTAAATCTCAAATTTGAATCGCTGTATATTTTATTTCTTAAATGAAATTGTATCTGGTCAAGTGGTATACCTAGACATTTTGTTAAGCCTACTAATGCTTCAAATATTGATGCACTGTTATCTAAGTATTCCAAATAATATTCTGTGTTTGGTATTTTATAAGCTTTGTATTGCTCTTGTTCAAAAGAGTATTTCCCATAAACTTTATCTACCACAAAGAACATACTTGTCACAGCATTATCTTCAAATTGTTTCTCAAAATTATCAGGATTGTTTGTTATTACTGTTGATAGCATCAATAATAGTACTTCAAGCCAACTATGTTTTATAGGTATGCTACCATCAGGAGTTCTCAACAAATCCACATTGCAACTACTTATAGTGCCATATTTCATCTGAGTAAGATTAAGTAATGTGTTATCTATGTCACATTCACTCGTGTCCATGTAATCTTTTAATAGCTTAGGACCTTTACTTTTCTTTTCAGCGTTTATTTTCTTTTGTTTCTCTGTCTTTGTTAATGCTTGCTTGTGTTTAACATTAAGTCTCATGTATAACAACACCTTTCATTTGATTATTTATGCCTACATTTATCTCCTTACCATCTTCATCTAGCATCTTAAGCATCAATTCATATTGTGCCCTACTATCATATCTTCTGTCTAATATATTATTATACACATTTATTATGTTAGCATTTTTATTGTCTATAATAAGTAATGTATGCTTCCCAAAATCATTTAATAATGAAAGCGTAGAACATTTATCATTGTATATATTTTGTTTAGATATTTCCAAAATATTACAAAAAGTATATATCACTGAACCATCACGTTTGTTTATAATCTCAAAATGCTTATTTTTATATAATATAGCTACCCAAGATTTACCAAAAGACATAGACACTAAATCTATGCCTTTTGGACTAATTTCATTGTTTATATACAATACAGTATCTGACCTAAGGTCACCATCACTGCATAAATACATACCTGCCTGTCTTGATATAACTTTTACCATTGGATATGTCATTTTTAATATATTGTATAAATCTTCCATTATCTGAATATCTCTTTATTCTGGTTTGCAAACTGTGGTAATGCAGGACATGCTTTCAAGAACTCAGGTGTCATAATAATTCCTCTAATACTTGTCTTATTATAACTGATTAAGTCTTTAAATCCCATAACTGCATATTCCTTATTTAAGGAAAGAATCCAATTAAGTGCATTAGCCATCATGAGAATTGTATCATGTGTTACGCCATTTTGATTCTGTAACTCGCTGATTGCCTTATCACCTACAATCTTGATTACACTTGAAATTGTGATGTATAATACCTCTTGCTCCTGAATAACAGGTTTCTCTCCGTTATAAACTATTCTGTTAGGGTCTACTGTCTTATCCTTAAATCTACAGAAAGCAATGAACTGCTGACCTACTCTTAATCCAAGGTTAGACTCAATTCTGCTACAGATTACGTCATCATCTGCATTAAACCCATTTATATTTATAATGTTACTTACAGCTGTCCAGCTACGAGGAGATGCAAATAGCAACTCTGTCTCATTTTCAGGGTCATAGCTATGTAAATCAGCAGGTTTCCAAGATACATAACCAGTGACAAGTGGATTTATATTATGACTATGTGCCCATAATTTCCATGCTTCAACATCTGGAACCACATTGAATACTGAACATCTATTTGCAAAGTTACCTTCCATACCTTGGTAGTCTCCACCATCTTCTTCACCGTTACCAAGACATACAACCATCCAACCATCAGGAAGTACATATTCACCAAGTCTACGTTCATTTAATAATTGATAAGCTGCTGTTCTTACACTTCTTGCACAAGAAGTAATTTCATCAAAGACAAGAATACCAACTGGTCCATCCTTCTCAACAGTAGGAAGAATATCATTCTGTAACCAAATTGTTCTTGTATGGTCCTCACTAGGATAAGGAATACCCTTTAAGTCTGTTTCACTATAAAGTAACAAACGAATATCCACATATCCTATATGTAACTTGTTTTTAGCTAAGTCCATAATAGACTCTGTTTTACCAATACCACCTTTGCCCAAACCGAAAATTGGTCTGAAGTTCTGCTCTCTGAACTGCATTTCCACTATTTTAGTGAATGTGTCAACTGTAATTGAAGGTAAGTTACTGCTACTCATAAATCTTTCGCCTTTCTTTTATAAAATCAATAATCATATTTTAATTTACATATTATATCAGTAAGTATATGAAACATGACTTTAAAAGAAAATATCAGCAACAACATCAAATATTAGTGCTAATACCTCAAATACATCCTTAGCTTTGTTATCTTTTCTTTTGACTTCAGTATATGTACTTATTTCATTATTTCTGTTTTCTATTATATCTTGACCGTCAAACTTACACTTTATATGTACTCCCTTATATCCTGTATTGATTTTATATAATAGATTAGGCTTAATATCATAATTTTTACTCTTGTTATTAATTCTTAAAGTAGCAACCATGCCATAAATATATGTATTCTTAATACATATAAAGCCATCTCCTTTATATATCTGCACTCTTTCATCTAATTTAACAGGTTGCATCTCTAAAATTTCTTGTTTATGTATCTTCTTCATATTAACCTCCAATTAAAAATAATAGCAGCCTATTAAACTTGGCTGCTATTAATTATTGCTGTTATATTTATTAAATTGTGTTGCATAGCTTCTCATTATGCTTATATTACGATTAGCTTCTGATATTAATAAATATATTGTGTACATTTCTTTGAATCTCGTGCATTTTATATGTTTCTCATTTTGATACTTTGTCAATTTCTTTGCTAACTTACTAGATGACTCAAGTAACTCTTCACATTTTGTTATTAGGTATTTATCCTTTATAGTCATTGAATCTACTTTGTTAAGGTGTGCTTCAATGCTTTTTCTCTCAATATTAAATTCCTCAGCGGTTTTCAATAGGTCAATTTTTAATGACTCTTGTAATTTTCTCATATACTGTCTATCTGACTTACTATGCTCTTTTTCAATAAATATAGTGTCCTTAAAATCTCTTATTGCTCCAATTAACATAAAATCACTGCTTTCTAACTAAAATTACATTGTATATTACAATATAATTAGAAAGCAGCGATTTAAGTCTTTTACTGTTATTTACAGCATTTTATTCAGCTTTTTGTTCTTCGTCGTTTACTTCAGTTTCTGTTGTCTCTTCAGTAAGTGCCTCTACAGTTTCTTCTGTCATTTCAACTACATCTTTATTGCTTGGTATGTCTAAACTTTGTAATCCATATCTCTCACTTTTACCATCATTGCTATATATAAATGTTAATTTATAACCTTCTGCCTTTAATTCCATTGGCATTGTAGTCATATATCTCAATGTATATGTGTTTCCAATAGTAAACTCTGATGTATCACTTCCGATATAGTATACTGAAGGAATTGCAAACTCGTACAACTTAGTTATAAGTGCATCCTCTTTTTCTGTTCCTTTAATTTCAAAACTAAACTCTGGATTTAGTCCAGTAAATCCATGTTTAGCATCATTTGTTGGAAAATCATCAGGTACAGTTACTGTTATCTCATACATGACTAAATCATTACCAACAGATGATTCATAAAAAGCATCTTTATCAGGTAAGTTTATCTTGTTCGTAGCTGTTTCATTGTATTCGTCCAAATATACCTTAACATTGTCATAACCGGATACAAAGTTTGAGTACTCAATTTTCAAATATGATTCATGGTCAGTGTACTCTGTATCTCCCTCAAGTTTTGTATTAACAACTACACCTATTTTCATAGGATTGTTTAATGTTAATACAGTTGCACTGCTTTCGTTCTGTGTATTATCTACTACTTCAGTATTGTTATCCTTATCTTTATCAGCAGTACTATCCCCAACTGGACTTACTTCAACACTATTATCTACCTCTGTATCATTACTTATTACAGGTGTATTAGTTGCTAATGTTATATGCTTATCAGTATTTTTAGGTAAATTTAACACTATAACTAATACTAGTGCTATTACTACAAAAGCAATTATTGGAATTATAACCTTTAAGTTTAATTTCTTCTTCTCCAAGACTTCTTCAGGTTGATTTCCAAGCATCATTGCATTAGTCTGATTTGTATTTTGCTGCTTACTCTTCTTTTGTTTAGGTGCTTTAGGTGTTTTAGGTGCTTTAGGTGCTTTCTCTTTTTTAGCTTTCTTGACCTTACCTTTTTGCATTGATATTTGTGATTGCATATTAGGCTCTTGTGCATTCATTTCACTTGCTTGTTGCATTTCAACTTGTATGTTTGTCATATTCTGTTCGTTATAATTCTGATTAACATTTACCATATCTTCATTAGGTATGTTATTTGACTGAAAGTTATTCTGTAATGGCTCATCATCAAATGTCATATCGTCAAATGTCATATCGTCAAATGCATCTAATGATTGGTTGTTACTATCTTTACCTAAGTTCATTTTATGTTCTCCTTTAAAAAATTTAATTTAACTCAAAATAATTATAAAGTATTTTTTAGTGTTACATTATAATTTGTATGATTGACTTCTTATTTTTGAATGATATAAGTTTAATTTCTTTCACTACTAAAGGTTCATTTAGTATAGATAATGTTATACTGTCATTTTCTTTTTGTAATACTTCCATACTATTGTTATTATTTATGTTTAATAATTCTGATAATTGTATATATTCGCATAAATGTTTGCCTGTTTTCAAATCTAAAAAGCATGCTTGCAAATTTCCATTGTCTCTTATAGTATAAATATATGTAGAATCTTCTATTTCAACAGTTAAGTCTTTAATGATACTACTTATAAACTCTGTTTCACTACTTTCATCCCAACAGTTCTCATTATCTAACTCTCCTGCTAGCACACATAATGTTTGCTCATTAATGGCTAACTCAACTCCGACATTTCTCATTATTGTATATCCTCCTAAAAATCAAATGCTTGTTTCATTAATAATGTTTTTATTCTGTAATTCATGTATAGTCGAATGCATATAATATAACAAATGATTCATAATACATCAAAAATTTTTTAAATTTTTAAATTATATGTTACCCAAAGTTTTAGCACCCATGCAAAGCATGGATTGTAAATTTGTAGACTTTAATAGTAAATTAATGTCTAAAAGCACTTTACTGTTTACTTATTTTATTTTATTAGTCTAATTAATAAATTTACAAAAATGATAAATTAACCATACAACATTTATAACTAAAATTATTGTTGTTATATATAATGCCTATATTATAATGTATACTAAATATAATAACTAGTTCATCTGCTCAAGTATCCTAATTTGATTGATAATTTCATTCATCTCATTATCTACTATATCTAATATATTATAAATTGTACTTTTAAATACTATAAATATTCCTATAACTATTAGTAGGTTCACAATATTAAATATAAGTGCACTAGATTCAAATAAAATGCATCCGGAAATTTTATCCTTTATCTTGAATAAAGTACATTTATCATTCATATTTGTTATATTAAAATACAATGTCTTTGTGACTTTACCATATACTATTAAATATGTTTTATCAAAGCATTCATTATAAACAAGTGATATGCTATCTTCGTTTGAATACTCTATCCTTAATGCTTTATCAATTTCTTTATTTACTATATTAATTATATTATGATTATTCTGATGTATTGTATATGATGTTATACTTTTATTTATGCTTTCCATTTTATCACTCATCATTATTTCAACATCATTTATCTTATCTTCTATGCTTATTGTATATTCTTCGTTTGATATCGATTTCATTATACTATGTCCTAATCTTATATATTGCTAATACTATCATAAGTATGCTTACTGTTATTGTTATTATTATAAATATACTGTATTCTACATTAGAAACTGATCCAGAGTCTAAAATTTTATTGTATATATTCCATAAAAATTCATGTAATTTATATAATTTACAATGTGATGTCATTTTTGTTAAGTTATATACTGATATCTTACTACTATCATAAGGTGATACTAAATAAATATTGTTCATAAATCTATCTGTAAATGCATTTAACTTAAATCTATCTTCTGTCCTTATAATAATTGATTTATTTAACTTATCATTGTATATTGTTATTATACTAATGTTATTTTCTTTAATCTCATATGCTGTTATATGCTCTGCTATACTCTCTTTATTATCGCTTAGCATAATATTTACACTGTTTGGTTCATCACACTCTATGATTTCAAATATACCTTCCATGTTATATACCTTTATTCACAAAAGTACCTGTATAAAAATACAGGTACTTTACTATTTTTAATCACTGAATCTTGCAATTGCTAATTGTCCAAATGCTGGCTTAAATTCCTTACTATAATCCTTTGTCATAATCCAAATTGTATCTTTGTATTTCTTTTTCCATTTTGGTTTATTCTGATTTCCACCAATGAAACCATCTGTAAATACTAATGTTACAATTGGTTTAATTTTACACTTTTTACTGTCAAAATATTCAAATAAACAGTCTGGGTTTGTACCTCCACGTCCACAAGCTGCTACTCTCTTCATTTCAGAAAAGTTTGAAAAGTCACCACAACTTGCAATATCTGTATCCCAGTATATTAACTCTGCCTTTAACTTAAATTCCTTTAAGATATCTCTAACTTGTCCATAGAAGTAAGCTATATCTGTATCTGATATAGAACCGCTTGAGTCAAAACATACCTTAACTCCATTAAGTTCACCTAATCCATCCAATGCTTGTCCAGGATATATTGCTTTCTGATAATACATTCGCTTGTCAGGTTTTGAAAAACTTGTGTCACTTCTAGTAGCCTTAATGCAATATTTTCTAAGAAGTTTTCTCCAATCAAGGTGACTCTTTAATATCTCATCAACCTTGAATTTTAATAACCCTGCTCCATCACCTGCATATCTACTGCCCATTTCATATCTAGTACGTGCATCCTGTAATATTTTTCTATTATCATTTTCTTTACTAAGCTGGTCTGCACCATCATCACTGATATCTAAACTGTATGTTCCAGGTTGTAAGTCTATTTCAAATGTACTGTTATGATTTTTTAGTCTGTCTGACTTCCCATAACTATATGATTGTGAGCTAGACTGCCCTGACCCATGATATTCAAAATGAAATGTCTTTCCATCTTTAATGTCCTGTAATTTACTATTATTGTAACCATTCTTAATTGCTTGCTGGTATAAATCTTCATATATACGTTCAGCATAATCATTATCAAGGTCAACTGTTCCACAATATAATGCATCAGGTAAGAACTTAACTAATCCATTATCTGCCGTTTCACCAGGTAAAATGTTAAACTCTTCTGCCAGTAGTCTATTTACATAAATATCACACGCAATATTCCATAATTCAGGGTCTCTGTTTTTTCTTCTTGATACGTGCATTAAAGCTACATGACAGATTTCGTGTAAATCAACGAACATTAGTTCTTCAAATTCAAGCCCTTCAACAAATTTTTTGTTATAAACCATTTGCTTACAGCTTACTCCCATTGTTTGAACTGATTCACTTTCAACTCTATACATGCTTTCATAAATAGCAGAATAAAATGATCTCAAGTTACTTAAATTATGAAATGCTTTTGCAAATTTACTTTCGATGTCTAAATCTTTACAACTCAATTCGTTATCTCTCCTTATATTAAAAGTTACTTATTATGTTAGAATGCATCACAAAGCTGTCAACTAGTTTAATGTAAATCTATCATTAATGTATTCCCTCTCTTTTTAAGAGTTCATCAAAGGATACTACCTCGTCTGTAATAACTAATTTACCAAGTTTCTCTTTATCTTGAAGTTCCCTTATCCTATCAATCAGTTGCATACTCTTAATTTTGTAAGGTGTTAATGACATTGATGTAGCTACATCTATATCTCTCATTCTCTCTTTTCTTTTATTTGCTCTCTCAATTCTAGAGTTATGTTCAAATCTATATTTTATATTACTCTCCCCATTATAGTCACGTTGATACTCTTTTACACATTGAAATAATGTCCTTAATGTTAAGTAACAACCGTTTTGATACTGTACTCTATCAAACTCAAATTTGTTATCTTCTAAAGTTGTTAAGCTTCTATAGTCTAAATCAAACTGTGTTCTTTCATATTCTCTCTGTTGTTCCAAGTTTCCTTTGAATTTAGCATATTCTTTAGGAAATTTCTCTTTTCTATCAGTGTCACTTGTATTCAAACACTCTTCAAGTTCACTTATAAACTCTGATACTCCTATTTTATATCTTGTATCTCTAACAACATGAATCTTATTATCATCAAAGCTATAAGCATATAATCTATCAGTACTTGGTATGTGCATGAATATAACCTGTGGTAACTTAGCTTTTAACTGTTTAGAATTGAATATTGGATAATATACAATTTCATCACCAAAAGTATCTAATCTTATTTCATTGACTATATGCATATCTTCAACGTTATCATATATTCTAATTACTGATTGTGCATTAGATATGAAGATGTTTTTCTTCAACATCTTAAAGGTGTAATCTAAATTAATAGGTTGTCCGTGTATATTTTTCTCACCACTACCATCAACTGGAACTGTTACACCCACATATCCATCATCTTCTCTAATGTTATACCCATATGTTGGATTATATTTTACTATGCTATTTATTACTTTCTTGTGATTATCACTAATACTCATTGATGTTTCTTCAATAATATCAAGTGTATTTTTATCTAATACTTTGATAAAACAATTTTCTCCATCGCTTGCTTCTTCTACTACAGCTATATTTTTAGAAATAGGAAGTATTCTCATATCTTTAATATATGCTTCAGCTGAATTTCCAGTTGAAATATCATACCAAAAGAATGCTAAAATCTCTTTTCCTCTGTTGCGTCCACTTCTGTATCTAACTCTTATCAATACTTTATCAGACTTCTCTGCTACGAGCTCATCAATACCTATTGTATCATACATCATACTTAGTACTGATTTAAAATTATCCAATTGTTCTCTTTTTTCTAAAGTCATGATGTATTACTCCTTACTATGTATTTATTACTCTGCTGTAATGTCAATATCCTTAATTTCAAGCTTGCCATCTACTTCAAATAAACCTACTACTCTTGATACACCTGAGTTAATAATCTTTCTTCTGCACATCTTACATGGACAAGGGTTTGCATAAGCACCACTCTCATGTTCTTTACCTACAATATAAAGTGTTGCATCCAATGATTTTTCACGTCCTGCATTAGTTATTGCATTGTCCTCTGCATGAATAGCTACGCACAATTCATATCTCTCCCCCTTAGCTACCCCCTGAGCCTCACGCTCACAATATCCAATGTCACAACAGTTAGTTTCTTTACGAGCACTTCCATTATATCCTGTTCCAACAATCTGGTCATTATTAACCAACACTGCTCCATAATTTCTTCTTAAGCATGTACTTCTTGCTAATACCGCCTCTGCAATTCCTAAATAGTATTCATCTTTACTTGGTCTTGATTTCTCCATTTGTTTTATTTATCCTTTCTAACTCTTTAATGTATTTATCTATTTTTCGTTTTCTAACCTAATTTGCAATGTATAAATCTCTTTTTCCAATGCTTCTATTCTATTTTTCAGCGATTTAATCATTATATCAACTAGTTCATCTGTTAATTCACTTGTTATATTATCTGTCCACTCATCATGAAAACAAGGTCCAGTAGATATTGTAATTTCTAAATGTCCACTATATAAACCAGGTTTTTCTTTAAACTCCTTAAGTGTGTTAAGTTTTTCTTCAAGTAAATTCTTTTTATCACTCTTGCTCACAATAGTTCTCATTATGTCTATATTCATCTTATCTTTTATCCTCCACTTTACTATCGTGTTTCTAATAAAGAAAATATCATTGTACATACTAGAATTATGTAAAATTCCCCTTTTACAATCACTAGCCTTCAGTTAATTCGTTTTCTTGATACTTCCTTAACTTTGTAAGTACAGTTGTTACCCCAAGTGTTAGTGCACCTACAAGTACTGCACCAGTTACAGCTAAAGCAATAATAGTTACTTTCATGTTATACCTCCTTATATTGCTTGTACAAATAATTATATATTTTTTAATACTTAATATATAAAAATGCTGTAAATTATTGATTAATAATAATAGCCATGTATATTATTATTACACATGGCTATATATTAAACATCTAATTCGATTTTACTTAAATTTATTAGGTCATAAACATAAACCTTACTGAAGTCTTTCACATCTGATATTTTGTATAATCCATACCCTATGTTTTCTACATCATATTTATTTGACTTCCATATTACTTCTATAGGCTTTTCACTACTATCTTCATTGTATTTTATTAATAATACTGTTTTTCTTTGTTCTAATTGCTCGTTACAATTTCCATTTTCAATTGCTTCTCTATAGTCTTCAATGCTTATACTTTTTTCATAAAATGATATTATATAATAATCATCTCTGTCTGTACACTGAATCTCTAGCCCACCTGATATATTATCTTCTATCTGCCATAATTTATTTCCATGTAAATCATATATTATACACTCTGTACTTTCTTTTTCTTCCTTTGATACTATTATCTTATTATATACTGTCATTTCAGAATTTTTCTCTTCAATTATTTTGAAAGTCTTTCTGTCTAATATAATTGATGCTGATATTATTGTATATAGTAACTTTTCAATTTTATTTAGTATAATTACATTATCCCCAATGTATCTTATGTTATATGCTTCATCAAATATCTTATTATTTATTAAGTCTATTAATCTAACTCTATTGTTCTCATCTACAAATCCATAAATGTCATCTTGAAATTTTGTTAGTTTACCCTTACCATCATATGTCATCAATAATAATGCTACTTTTGTCTTTATGTCTGTTTCCTGCATTTTAATTGTCCTCAACTTAAAAATTTTATCATATCTTATATCTTTAATGATTACTTACTTTTTCTGCTTTGCTCTTATTCTGTTCTTCAAATCTCTTATAATTGTATATCTGTTCTTTTAATATGTTTAATAAAAATAACATCATGTCAATATCGCTTATATCTTCTTTACCATTTATTATATCTTGTGTTGTAGTATAAGGTTCATTGAAATATATTAAACATGCTATTGTTGATATTAACTCACTTTCTGTTATTTTATACTTTCCAGTGTAATTATCTTTAATCATACTTAGTAATATTACTATTGCAGGTTTAGCTAAATTTAATTCATCAGTTACTTTAACTTTATTTGCTGTTATTCTTAGTAAATTACCTATTTCTGCTCCGTTTCTATAAATAATATTAGCTTGTTCCATTGCACTTTTCTTTTTAATAGATTGTGTTGTATCATATATAATCATGAATAAATTTTCTTCTATACCGAATTTAATCTTAACATTATTGTATGCGCTTTTTACTGATACTGCACTTATATCTATACATTGTGTTACATTGTTTAAATAGAAAGCCACCTTATATAATTTATTACCGTTCTGTGATGTGCTTACTCTGCTCTGCTCCCAATCTTCTGATGATATTATTTTTGAACTATTTGTAATCTCATAGTTCTTATCCCCTATTAATCTTGCAAAATGTTTAGCTGCTAAATTTCTTGCTTCTTCAGGTTTCTTTACATTTGCAATAATATTTATTGTTGTATCATTCTCTAATCTAACAGCTACTATCTTTCTCATAATTGTACTATCCTTTAAATTACTTTATAACATTTATAATCTTCATCGTCATTTAACATATTCATATTGCTTCCTGTTATTTGTCCTTTGCCTATTCTCATTATACACCAAACTGAAAAATCAAAATAACTGTTCTTTATATTATTTCTTTTAGTTATTCTAATATTACCCTTACTGCCATCTCTAAACAGATTTTCAAGTATATTACAATTTTCATCCTTGCCTACTAAATATACTATAGATGACTTCCCATTATATAGTCTTGCTCCCTTTAATATAACAAATGTGTTATTTCTATTCTTAAATCTGCTTAATAATTTATTTATACTGATTTTTGCATTTTTATTAGTTGGTGTTACATACTCTTCCACAATGACACTTAATTCTGACTCCATATTTATACCTCCTTGCTAAAAGTCTACACCTTCATCATTTATAGTATCAACCTGTTCAGTAGGTATAACTCTATATGAATCATTAGCTTCTATATATTCTACTTTTCTGCCATCAAGATGCCCATACATGTTTTTTGCTATTGTTGTAAGCTTACCTTTCATATCTTGAGGAAATATTCCGTAAGCATAAACTCGCTGTGTTCCACCCTTATATCTTACTTGGTCTCTTACACCCATATTTGTTGCATATACATATACTCTGGTACCTTCAAAACATATTATCTCGTACATTCCTAAATGGAACTCTGGTCTTTTTAGGGATGCTACTATGATATATCTATTACATAGTCTGCAAACTCTTTTATCAAAAGCTACAACAGCCATTCCGTTTTGTCTTACACCTTTTATTTCAAGTACACCAGGTAGTACTTTAGGTGCACCATATTCCAACTTAGGTTTTTTGTTGGTTTCAACTGTTATTTTTCCACCTGTCACATCTACTACTTTATACAATGCATTTTTACCTTGATAATTATTACTATTCCAAATAGTATATGGACTCTGTGTTATACCATTAACGACTGCTACTCTAGGTACATCTGTTACATTACTAACTGCTAAGTCTTGTATACCAATTTTATGTACCTTACCTGCTGTTTCCTTCAAATGTCTAATGTATTCTTCTTTTGAATAATTTTGTTCTGCATATCCATTTTGAAGATTTTGTGAATAAACTGCTTGTTTAGCATCTTGTCTGCTTGCACCAGTCATTTTTTTAACATGATTAATCATGTCTGTTTCAGAATTTATCTGAACTCCGCCTTGTAAGGCTTTATTCATGTAAGCTAATCTTTTAGCGGATGCAAAATCATAGCCATAAGACTGCAAAGCGGCAGGCGTAAAGCGTCCACCGTTCATATAAATGTATTCATATGTACTAATCTCTGCTTGAGAGAACCCTAATCCAATTAAGTAGTTAGATACGTTAGCGTCCATGCGTACCCCTCCATTTTTTAATTTTAAATTAACTAGTTCAATTTCTTTAGTATGCTTGTATAATCGTCTAACTAGTATAAATATAAAAATACCCATTGATTAACTCAATGGGTATCTTCATTATTATATATGTAATACTCTTATGGAATTAAAGAAATCATTTTATATGGCATATAAGCTTGCTCTCTAAGTTCCTGTGTACTCTTTCTTGAAGGCTCTGCAATATCTTCAATTACTTCAAGATTAGCTACCAATGCAAAGCTTGTTTTTAGTTCTTCGTATTGTCTATCATCAAGAAACTCTTTGCAAAGAGGAATAATCTCTGCAAGTTTATCATAATCTCCACACTGAGACCAATCAATATTATTCTTTGCAGATACCTTTGTAATGAGTTTCTTAAATGCTACCTTTCCAAACTTGTTGATTCCCTTAATCTTATCTGCTGAATCTCCTGCAGTTGAAAGGAATAAACCTAATGAATTGTATGGAATAAATACTCCAAACTCTGCTTCAAGATAACTCTCATAGTTATTAATATCTACTTGAGTGTATCCCTTATATTGCTTAAATCTCATAACTCCTACTTTACTGTCAATATTGATAAGTAAATCTTTATCATTTGTGTATATAACAGTGTAGTCAAAGTTATCTTTGTATTTTCTTACAAGATAATTAGCAATATCATCTGCCTCATAACCTTCAAGTCTATATGTATTATGACCTGCTTCTACAAGTAGTTTCTCAATAAAAGTGATGTTTTTAAAGTCATCATCTGTTAGGTTATGCTGTCTACCTGACTTATATTCTTCTCCACCAGCGACACCTTCGTCTTTTCTCTTTGACTTCATATCAAAACATATTGACATTGTCACATCATGTCCAAGTGTTTCAAGATTTTTTCTAATACCCTCAATATCTCTTAAAGGATAATAGATTAATGTTGTATCTTTTTCGATTACTGTTCCTTGCCAATTAATAGGAGCACTTAATCTTTTTATCTTACCCTCTCTTAACTGAAAGAAGTATTTGTAGTAGATGTGCATGAAATCTACAATAACGTGAATCTTCATTTTCTAATGTCCTCTCTTAATAATTTCCTGTTATATCTTGCATACTATAATTATCTGCATCAGCTGGCTTATGCTGTTCAGCAACTTCTTTAGCTTCATATTTATTGATTGCTTTTATTGTTTCTCTTGATACAATTTCTCTTGAGTTGTTGCTTAATTCTCTGTAATAGCTTACTGCAAATTTTTTCATGTTTATTCCCCTTCAACACTGCTGTCAGAATTTGTTTTATCAAGTGAACTAAAGAACCATAATGGTAATACTGTTAATAAACTTGAAATAGCTACTGTTATACCTATATACATTATTCCTTGCATAACTTTACTCCTGTCTACCACACATATTTTCTATTGTACTCTCTTATTCTATCTTGGTTATGTGGACATACTCCACAGTGAAAATCTGTAAATGTTGTGTCCATTCTGCAACCGTCACATTCATAGTTCTCCACACCATTGCCATGGTCTCTTTCTCTATTGTCAGAACTATAATATATTACATCATCTCCATCACCCATAATGTTTACACCTCCAATTCAACATCATTATATTCTTCAAATACAATGAATAGCTCATCATTTTCGTTGCAATCATTTAACCATATGCAGCCTCCATAAGATTGACTAAATGCTTCAAGTATTCCATACACTGCATGAACCCCATTATATTTATCAATTTCACTAGCTTTAAAACTATATGGCTTAATGTATCTTTGATAATTTTCTCTTGTTATTCTTTCATCAGTATCAGAGTATTTATTATTACACTGTATTAGTTCATCTATATAATCTGTAAAATCTTCAACATAGCTGTATTCTCTTGTACCACTAATGAATCTGATTTTTCTCCTTAGTGATTTATTATCAAAGTAACCACTGCTTAATACAAGTTCTATTTTTTCTCTAAATTTTACACCATATCTTTTTTCTAAGTATTCAGCTAATTCATTTGTATCAATAACATTTAATACAAATTCCTCTTCCTTATACTCGTCGTCATACAATCTTGATATATCATCTGCTATATTATCAATTGTTTTATCCTTAGTTAATAATGGTCTTAAATCTTTAGTATCTAAGAACTTAAATTCTTGTTCCTGTAACTTTTTACTCTCTTCAAATGTCATGTCTTATTGCCTCATCTGTTTATTAAATCTCAATTACGTTTGGTTCAAATAACATATAAGGTGCCATATATTTCTTATGATTCTTAATATAAGCTAAGTTATCTCGAATCTTATTAACTGCTTTTGTCTTAATACTTTTGTCCATTACTAACTCATCTTTATCGTTCCAATAACCAATAATATGAGTCTCTCCATTAGCATTATAGTATACATAAGTTGCATCAATTGCTATTGAAGTATTTCCTTCTTTGATAAGAATTGGCTTAAAAATGCCATAATCTGTAATTTTGATTAAGTTCTTATCATGCTTTGTGCCCTTAGCTACCATCTCCATCTGACTAAGTCTAAACTTATCTATGTAATCCTTAATGTCCATTTTTGTATTCTGTGCAAGAGCTGAATTTGTCAATGTAAATCCAATTGTACAATTGATTTTATGTGTTTCTTTATTGGTAACCCATTTAATATAATTGATTGTTGCTTCTTTCTTCTTTTCCATATTACCATCAATTGTTAAGTCTATCTCACAACTTGCATGTGGTTTAAAAGGTAGAACCAACATTTTATTCTTATTTATTGCTTTAATTTTGTCTGTAACTAATTTAGTATCTTCAGGTGACATACCTACATGCTTGCAGTATATATTAGCTATCTGAAATGCATTCTTATCATAAGCTGTTAAGAACTTATCTGACATGTCCAGTATAGTATTTATGTCAGTTAAAATCCATGTTGGTGATGATAAATCAAATAATTGATGTCCATATACTACAAGGTCAGGTGCTGTTCCCTTTTGTTTGCTATCGTACTCACCAATTCTTGTTTCTGTAACATCAATTCTTTGAATGAAGTCAACTAATGATTTACCAAGATGAAGTATACAACATTTTGTACACTTATCAATCCCACTACAGTTACTGCAAATTCCTGTCTGCATATCAAATTCCATATTTTAAAACCTCTCTTATGCTTATATTTTATTGTACACTGTTAAAGCATCAATTATTTCTGTTATAACAGTATTATAATCTAAGTATCTATCCATATTTATATTATGCAAGTTTTCAACTTCGTTAAAATCAGTTGCAATCATCTCACAGCCATTAGATATATAATCAATGGAAAATATAGGTAATCCTATAAGTCTATTAAACTCTGAAGTATTTTCTTTTATATCAATTAATGTTCCTACATCAAGTGTTTCTGTCTCATTTTTCTTAAAACAAAGACTAAACCTTCTCTTACCTATTTGTAAATACTTAATTGTGAAGCCATCCTTATTATAATAATTGCTAGCTACACAATTACTATAGTATTGCATTGCATCATCAACAGACATAATAGCTTTTCCATTACCATGATGACCCATAGGGTCTTTATAAACTACAATAGGTCCATCTCCTCTAAAGAACTGATTTACTTGCTTAATATCGAGTGTCTTTATTCCAAGACTTCTCAAATATTTTAATGCTGAACCTCTCTGTTTACACTGACTGAGATATCTATTGTAGGTTATTATTGAATTATTATTGCTTAATACATCATAAAAGTCTGTATAATCAGACTTAATACATAACCCACTCATATGTTATTCTCCATTAAGCCAGTAGCTTATTTAGTTCAATAATGTTATCCTTACATGTTTCATATTCTGTTTTATCAAGTAACCTGACTTCTGCACTATCAGAAATAATCTCCTTAACAATATCTAAAATACTAAAGAGTTGTTTATCAGTGCCATCAAATATAACTGTTGTCACACCATTTTCTTTTATTGTAATTACTCCAAATTGTTCATCCATTATTCATCATCTCCATCATCAAATAATTCTCCACCGCTTAAATTATAACTTGCTAATGACTCATTGATATCATCATCTGATATTACCTCTGTTTTAGCTGATGTATTATTTTCAACCTTATTGCCATTATTGTTTGCTTTAGTTACAATCATATATGCTTCTTCAATTACTGCATATTGCTTAGGTGAACAACTTGTATAATTATTTCTCTTAAGTGTTTCTATAATTGTATATGCAAAGTGTTTCTGATTTATCTTGCCCTTAAATCTTTCAGCTAATAGCAACTCACACTTTTCCTTGACATCTGTGTTTACAGAAGCTGCTGCTTTCTTATCTCTGTTAATGTCAAGTGCATGCTTATCATAAATATCTCTAAGCTGTGATACTTCCAAAGGTGTCAATTGCTGTTTACCTTTATAAGACTTAAGTGCTAATGCCAATGCTTTCCTATAATCTGGATTAGAGCTATTTCTTGGAAATACTTTGTATATATTCATTACAAGTTGCTTAATTGTAATATCCTCTGTTATCTCATCTTTTTCATAAGATGCATATTTATAACCCTTGCTCTTTTGCATCTTTTTTATACGATTAAGTGCTTTATCTAAGTTTTCCTTAACAGAAACCCAATCGAATAATTCTTTTAATTGATATGCACACATCTGTATCATTTCATAAAAAGAATTTACTACTTTGCCATTACTATCATAATCAAGTTTATATCCTGCCTGTCTAAAGTAGTAACTTACACCCGTAAATGACCACTGCAATAAACAAAGTTTCTTGTATTCTTCTTCTCCTGCTGGATAAATGTATTCCCCGATTAATCCTTTAATTCCCTGTGCTACCTCATTTACAGTAGCATATCTTAAACCATTAGCAGCTGCCACTTTGTATATTTCAATCTTGCCATAATTTAAGCACTTGTCTAGCTTTAAATCTTCTATAAATAATCCCCAACAATCAGTAAAGTATTGGTCCATCATTATACAAAGTGATTTCTTATTACTATCTGATATAATACCAAAGAATGGGTTATCATCTTCCAATATCTTGAGTGTTTCAGACATAATATAAGGAATTTCCATGTACCCACTTGATATATTAGATATGAAAGAAGTCATTCTAGTATTATCTTCTAGTAGTTTAAATAACTTATTGTAACTCATTATCTATCCTCCTAGACTATTGTTCACCAAAAAAGCTACCTAATGCACCAAAATCTGCATTACCAAAATCTATAATTTCATCTTCGTCAGAATTATCTGCCGAACTATCTTCTACATTAGGTTGCTCTACATTCATAACTGGTGTATCTACAACATTGTTTGCGGATTCATTTACTTGCTGAAATTGTGTAACTGGCTGTTGTACTGTCTGCACTTGAACTGTCTGTGCATTATTCACAATAGTCTTAAGTTCATTTACTATACCACTATAGCTTTCAATTATATATTCCAATGCATCATCTGCAATCTTTTCAATATCTTGTTTCCTATTAGATGCAAATACTGAACTTGTTAGTGATATTCCTAAAGCATCTTGTAATTCCTTAAGTTGTTTCTCAATAACAAATTGAGCCATTAATTCATTATCTGCTTTTTCCTCTAAACCTAAGTGTTTACCCATTTGACCAAGCATGTAAGTCTTAAGTATAATACTGTACATCTCATCAACTTTCTTTTTCATAGCATCAACTTCTTTTGTTATTTGATACATGAAAGCTTGTCTATTATAGGATAACCCAGAGTTCTCCATTGCTTTTAGTATAGCACCTTTTTCATACTTACCATTGTTATTATCCATAATTTCAGGACAATCAAATGCTATTCTTATTAGATTAGATATAAATTGTCCTGACTTATGGCTTGCATTCATTGTTTCTATTGCTTTTATTATGTCAGCTTCTTGTTGCTCATCAAATGATAACTGACTGCCTAGTCGTATGTTATATGTTCCCATTGTTATCTCCTTATCTACCAAAAACTGTTCTATCGACAAATAAACCAAACCTGTCTCTAGTTAAGCTTGTTCTCAAGAAGTTTTCCTGTGTACCATACTGTTCCATACGAGGTAACATGTCATATCTACAAGGACTAATTGAATCTTTAATCTTTGTATCAAGTGCAGTAGTTGTACACATATTGAATAGCCATGCTATACTATCCATATTTATATTGAGATTGGTTAATTTTGATTTGAAGTTTCTAACTTCAAATTGATTAGCTGTTGTTACTACAATGTTTCTATATGCTATATCTGAAACAACCTTAATTAACTGGTCACCTATTTCATTACTTCCAAGTCTACCAAAATCAATAATAATGTACTGGAAATTACTACCTAGTAAACTAAACAATTCTTCATAGTTGGCAGTTGCTAATTTATATGAGTCTGGTCTATAATAAAGCCCACTTAAATAATGCAAACCGCCTCCCTTTGTTTTATTTACAAGTTTAATAATATTATTCATATGCTGAGAAATAATATTAACTCCGTGCTCAATGAATAATCCAAGACCTGAGTTCTGTATACTACCATTTAATGTTCCAGGTATATTATTAACTATAGGGTTAATCTTAAACCAAGAATCTGCCATTGGTGATACTAAATCAAAGTCTATATATAATACCTTAGATGTAGCTGCAAGTTTCTGTGCTAATGACATTGCTGTAGTAGTGATACCAAAACTTCCACTACCAAAGACTGTAATAATCTGTGATTGTGAATAACCACTGTTTATTGCTCTTACAGATACAGAACCAGTGAATCCACTACCACCCGCAGATGCTATACTCTGCAAACTCTTTTGTAATGAAGCCACCTGAGCCTTGTATGTAGATACTTTCTTAGTTGCCTCACTCTCACTTCTCTTGACTCTCTCAAGTTCTGTATTAGCTGCACTAAGCTGTTCTCTAAGTGTTTTAGAAATATTCTCAAGTGTTCTGTTTGTTTCCATTAGTGCATTTGCACCATTTTCATCAATACCACTTGTTTCTACTAAGGTGTTATACTGATTTTCTTTTTGCTCTAACTGCTGTTCTGTTACACTTAGCTTAGCCTCTAACTGACTAATTCTATCTCGTAATTGACTAATTTCACTAGCTGATGAATTATTAGCAAGTTCCATTTTTTTATCATTGTCATTTACAGATTTTTCAAGTTTAGCTATAGTGTCTAAATGACTTCTTACTATTTCTTTGCTATCTTGTAGCTGATTTTCCGTGCTCTCTAATTTACTTAAAAGTTCGCTCTTTTCAGTTTCAATAGAAGTTAATTTATCAGTTAGTTCTTTTATTTTAATAATTGTTGCTTTTAATAACTCAAATGTTCTTATTCTAACATTTGCTTCTTCGTCTGCTCTCAATGTTAGTTCAGTCACATCACTCTGTAGCTTCTCATTATCTTCTTCAACAACTACTAATCTTGATGCTATTTTATCTTTTTCTTCAGATGCATGCTTTATTTTATCTTCGTATTCATCTGCCTGTTCCTTGAAGGCTTCACCTGACTCAATGCTTTCACGAACCTCTGTCAGTTGTTCTTTTAAACTCTCAATTGTAGCTTTTAATTCCTCAATTGAAGTTTCAGCACTATTGATGTCAAGTTCTTTTGCTTCAATTGTTTCCTTTAAGCTGCTAATTGTACTATTTAATTCTAATACTTGATTCTCTAAGCTATCCGCATTTGCTTTAATTACACTATATTCTGCTAATGATATAGGGTCCTCAATCACTTCATCAGAAATCATAAGCTCATTGAATCTTTTCTCCATTTCATCTTTTTCTTCTCTGAGTAATCTTATGATATCTTCAAGTGAAGCTATTCTTGTATTAGCCTCTCTCATATCCTTAACTGCTTCGCTGTAATCATACTTAGCATCACGAATCTTCATTTTAAGTTCTTCAATATATTCAGCTGTATCTGCTGGTATTGCCTCACTATCAACTTCTAAATGCTTATCTTCAGTATCCCCATCTGTATTAGTTTTTTCTTCTACTGATAATAAAGCATCTTCTTTATGTTCAGATGAAACAGCAGTGCTAGACTTCTTTTCTTCAGAAGTCTCTTCCACATTACCATCTGTATTTACATCTTCATCACCAATGTTATCAGTACCAAATATATCTGATGCACTTTTTATTTCTTCTGTTTTATCTTCAGATACCTTTGTTAATACAACATTATCTATATGTTCATTAGCGCCAATATCAGATGTATTGTCATCTGTTTCTAACTGTTTATTAATCGCATTACTATCTGCTTCATCAATAGCCGCAATTGTATTAGCTATATCATTATCAGCATCTTCCCCTATACTACCAAAGATATCAGTAATACCTTCAGGAATTGACTCTGATAACTCCTGTGAGTTTAATCTCTTTTTATCAGCTAAGTAAACACTTACGTTGATTCCAAAAGTATCATATATGTATTTATATAAATCACTATCTGTTAGATATATGTTATAATCAAGTTCATCTGCAACTCCAGATGTAATTTCATCTTCACTATCTGGAATATAAAACAATACAGTGTTACCCTCTCGCTTTTCCTTAAAGTCTCTTGCAAAATCTCTCACTGCATCTTGTTCATCTTCGCTAATATTTTCAATTATTACTATCTGACAATCATCATGTTTAGTAGTTAACACACTCAAATCGTTTGCAGTTATTGCTCTATAGACTTTGCTATTAGCAAATCGAACCCTTGATTTCTTTCCTACCTTAACGATTATCTTATTGGATTCATTAACCACAATTCTTACCTCCAACCAAAAATGCTGAAGTACCTTAAAACTTATTAAAGTACTTCAGCACTTAATGAGTCTTGTATTAAATGGTCACCTGAGGTGCCACAGGTGCCACAGGTGTTGCTTGATTTGTTACAGGTGTTTGTACACTTTCTGCTACAGGTGTTACTGGTGTAACAGGTGCTGTTGCAGTTTGTACTTGTGCTGTCTGCTCAACTGCAGGTGTTGCCACAGGAGCTGTCTGTGTTGTAGCTACTGGAGCAGGAGCAGGTGCAGGTGCTGGTGCCTGACTTGCCTTTACAACTGAGTCCATCTTAGCCTTAATGAATAAACCTTTTACGTTAGCAAGTCTAGCATCACTACCATATGCAACTACCTCTGTACCAGAAGAGAAGTTCAATAACTCCTGAGTTACATAATAACTCATAGGTTCTGAAGTCTTTACAACTTCGCCATCAGCATTTACATACTGTGACTGCATTGAACCACCACCAGATACAATAATTGCATTGATTGTTGACATATCAATCTGAATTGCTTTAAAGTACAATGGTAAGTGTGTCATTAACTTCTTAGCTAATTCTACCTTAGCTTTTGCTACGAGGTCTGATACATCTACATAGTTATTACCAACCTGTAATCTGCCTTCTGACATAACCTTCTCTGCTGCTTCAGGTGATAAATCAATGTCATATCTACTACAAATATCATAAACAAGTGTTTCACGTGCCTCATTACCACCTACACGATATGTCCTACCTGACTTATCAAGGTATCTACCTTTCTGAATAATAGATAAGTCAGTTGTTGAAGCACCAATATCAAGTGATAATACTGTACCAGTTAAGTACTTCTTATTCTGCTCCTTAGGTACTCCATTCATATTGAAAAAGAATGATGTACTAGCCATGAATGACTCTTCATAACACTGTACTGATACTATATTTAACTTCACTTCTGTTCCGCCCATATACTTAGGAAAAGTTACTGTGTACTTTCCTACAAGCTGACTTCCAAATGCTTCACGTGCCTCATGAATTTCCATAGGAGGAACTGCTAAGTACAAATCAAGTTCTTCAGGTAAAGCATACTTAATTCTACTTACTGCTGCATTTAAGATTGCAGACACATAGTTAATCTTCTGTTTGTACTTCTTAATACCTACGAGAGGTACAGTATGTACACTTGTAAATCTGTCTGCCATAATACCTGCTAAAGCTGATGTAGGAAAATACTCACAAGTAGGTCCTTCATCTTTAACGATAGTAATATCCAAACAACTTTCAATGTCCTCTGCATCAGGATTGATACGAGAATCCTGTGTATTATCCATAAACACCATGTTGTTTGGTAAAATTGCAATCTGACCAGAGTCAGACACGTATCTAGAGCTTGATGCTCCTAAGTCAACTGCTACAAAACTCATTTCTTTGCCTCCTAAAAGTTTTTAATTAAGTCTTATCATAACTTTTTTATTTATAATAATTATATCGAAATGTTAATAAAAGCGCCCTAATCAATTTCACATTTTCACACTATTACATCAAATGTCAAATTGAAAGTAACTTAATAATTAAAAAATTCCGATTTAATAATTATTTTCTATACACAATACTCTAATGATTTAATTGATTGCTTACTTGTATAATTCTCTAAGTATACTAGCATATCTAGGATGTTTTAGCTTCCTTAATGCACGTGCTTCGCACTGCTGTATGCCTTGTCTACTTGTTATACCTACTATTTTCTTAATTTCATCAAATGTCATTGTATCACCAAAGAATCCAAACCTATACATAATAATTGTATATTCTCTTTCATTTAGTGCTTCTTTTAATACTTCTTGAATCTTATTTCTTACTTCTTTGCTTTCTACTTGTTTTTCTATGCTGTCTTTACTATCTGCAATAAAGTCCATCATTTCAGTATCGCTGTCATCATCTGCATTTACAATAGAATTTAATGATACACTATTCTCTATATAAGGTATTAATTCTTTAATTGTTTGTAAATCAAATCCAGTCTCTGCTTGTATAAATTCATATTTATCTTTCTGTATGTTTTCATTTTCATATTTATTGATAGTCATTTTAATCTTAATAAGTTTTTCGTTTGTATGAATAGGTATACGAATATCAGACTCTGAGTCTACTATGTATCTACCTACAGATTGTACAATCCAATTATATGCATATGTACTTATAGTATTATCAAAATTAAAATCAAACTTATCAGCTGCTTTTAATAATCCCATTATGCCAGCTTGAAATATATCTTCGCTGTCAACATAGTAAGGGTACTTTTCTTTAATGACTTTAATTACTAATTTTCCGTTTCTTAGTACAAATTGGTTTGCTGCTTCTTTATCCCCAGCTTGTATCCTTCTAACGAGTTCTAGGTTTTCTTCTTTAGTCAATGGTTTTGCTTTTAAACACTCTGCTTTTAACTGATATCCAATTATGTTATCCAATTATTTCACCGATATTGAAAACTTATAAATTGTTGTTTTTACTTTTTAAAAGTTGTAATCCTTTATAAGTTGTCAATTCCTTCCTTTCTTAAATTTTCATTTTTAGGGTTACTCTTTCTTCCTACCCGATTTTGCATTTTAAAAATGCTACTTTCGTTGATATGGTAGTCCAGAGTCTTAAATTCCTCGCATCGGTACGAGTACATGTTTATTACTGCTTCTATGTTATTATTCTATGCTGTGTATTCATACACATGTAATAAACTCTTTCCATAGTTCTGTAGATTATGTGCTGAGTTTAAGTCTCTATCTTCTATGTGACCACATATTGGACACTTATAAACTCTTTGACTTAAATTCATTGTATGCACTGCTCCACACTTACTACAGATTTGTGTTGACTTAAAATTCCTTGGTGCTTCCACAAATTTAGTACCTTGGCTCTCGGCTTTATATTTTATGAAAGTTTTTAATTGATATAGGTTCTGTTGTTGTATTGCTCTTGATATATGTCTGTTCTTCATCATACCTTTGATATTCAAATCTTCCATGACTATCATCTGTGGTTTCCTATCTATTATCTCTCGTGAAATCTGATGATTATATGTTTTTCTGATATTTGAAAGCGTTTTGTCTGTTTTTGCTATCTTCTTTCCCAACTTCTCAATGTTATTAGTTTTGACATACTTAATTTTTCCTGTAGATTCATCTTTTACTTTGTTCATTTCATATTTTCTACTAATCTGTCTCTGGTATCTTTTCTTTCTTTTCTCAAGCTGTTTAATATGTGAAGAAGTTTTATTGATATTCTTATAAAGTTCTCCATTTGAACAAATTGCTGTGTCCTTAATTCCTACATCTATCCCTATTACTTCATTTGTTAACTCTGCTTTTTTCTGTGGTATGTCTACTGAGAAGCTAAGGTTCCAGTGCTCTCCATCATATTTTACTCTGCCATTATATACTGGAATATTGTTTTCTGTTAAATACCATAGGTTATAATCTTTTGCATTGTTAGAAAGTCTTACTTTTCCTATACCTGACAAATTAACTGTGTTATCATGCAAGAATTTTATTTTTGCATTACATTTATCCACTAAGTTTCCATCTTCTGTTATTACTATTCCTTTATTTTCTATTGATGTTTCAATATAAAATGATGGTGTTGTATTTTTCTTTGATTTGAACTTTGGAAACTTATTTTGTCCTTTAAACATTCTGTCAAAGGCATCGCTGCAATCTAGTACTGACTTCTTCAAGACTTTATTATGTACTTCATTTAACCACTGGTATTCTGATTCTTTTTTAAGCTGTGTAAGTAATTTACACATATCATAGCCGGATATTGATATACCTTGCTCTGTATGTATCCTCTTCCTCTCAGCTAATGCCCAGTTGTAAATGAATCTAGCTGCATTTGATGCTTTCCAGAAATATTGTTCCTGCTCTTTAGTTGGAATCAAACGAAATACATAGCCACGTTGCATGTTAATCACTTCCTTCTTGAAGTTCGTTTATTAATTCTTTGGTTTTCTTACTTCTCTTTTCCAGTTTCTAAGTGTTTGAGTTGTTACACCTATTAGTTTTGAAAATTTGTTCTTTCTTTTATAATTTATTTATAGCTGTTGGATTCTCTCATACACCTTTTTATACCAAAAATACATAAATGCCTATTTGCATAAAATAAACCTAGTAGCTAATGCTACTAGGTTTATTATCGCTGTATAATTACATTTTTATTATTAGTTCTCTGCAGATGTTTCCTCAGATGTTTCCTCAGATGTCTCATTACTGTCTTGACTAATTTCTCCTTCTTGAGGTGAAATTACAAGAGGTTCAGCTGATAGTTTAACCTCAGCTTCCAATGATGCTCTATCAAAGTCGCTACCTATAGTTAATGATTCAGCAGATGCTTTTAACATGTCATAATCTGCAGCATCTGTTAACATAAGAAATTGTACAATCCATCTTAAGTCTGTTTCTAAATCATCAATAATGGTTACATATCCGCTTAACCCTGACTCAGTTCTATCAACTTTCATAGTAGCTGCAACATAATTATCAGACTTTCTTATTGAAAGTGTATCCTCATACACAGTCATTGTACTAAGTATGGATTTTATATCTTCAACATTTGTCTCATCAATTGTCATGAGTTTATTATCACTAGAAGGAATGATTCCGCAACCCCATGCTAATGCTGTTACCCATTCATCTCCATTTATATATCTCCATACACCAGAGTCCTCATTCTCATCTGTCCAGCTACCTAAATTAGAAATAGATTGAAACTCAATGTTTAAGTCTGTTTGGGTTCCTGTTACTTTCTCATTTCCCCATGATAGTTTGTAGTGTGATAGTCCATCACCACTTTGTATTTCTTTAATAAAACCATCTTTTACTGCTCTTACATATGTTCCCTCAGGAAGTACTGTTTCTGCATCAGTTACTTCTCCTTCTGTTGAGGAATTAACATCTCCTGTTTCTGTTGATTCAGTTTCAATTTCTGTTTTATCCTTATCTTTCAACTCTGTACCCTCCTTTGGCATCTCTGTTGTTCTACTACCTGTAGTGCATCCAACTAGTGTTGAACAAGTCATTACTCCTATAAGTAGGAGTGATAATATTTTCTTCTTCATGTTTATCTCCTTTACAATAAAATTTTATTAATATATTATAGTGTAAGGATAAATGTTATATCTTTACTATATTATATCCCTCAATTTCATCTTCTGTAGACTCATTATCTACCATATGTACTTTAATATCATTTAATGTTATCGAAGGTTCTCCAATATTAATTTGCTTAGGTTCATCAAACTTAAACCCTGTAAAATCTAATATATTTTCAGGTGTCTCTGATATTTTATCTTTATCTTCATTATCATAGATATAGTTTTCCTTACCTATATTTTTAAGTAAATGTGCTACTACATCAGTGTTTGATTTAAACCTATGCCAGTGTATATTTCTTTCCTCAAAGCTTTCATTATATTCTACTTCACTTTTAATAACAGTATCGGTATAATATACACTAATACGTGCATCTTCATCACAGATACCCATCAAATCAAGAAGTTCTTTACGAGAACCCATAGCTGAGAACCTACCAGTTCCTGTGTCAACTATTAGTATTTTAACAGGATTTATCTGCATAAGTAGTGTGTCCTTAGCATCATTAATGTTTGTAAATATCTTTGATACATTAACACCACATTCTCTATAGTACTGTAGTGTAGATGGATTACTTTTATCCATAATGATATATAATATCAAATCTTTTGGTTTCTCAGCATCTTCTGTAATATCATCTTCAGAAGCCATAGGCTGCTCTTCTTTTTTCTCTAAGTTAACTTTATCTGTTGTGATATTACTACTATTATCTTCAATAGCATCATTTTCTTCTGATTTGTTTTTTACTTCAGCTGTAGATGATTCATTTATAACATCTTGAGTACTTGTATCATTTACAACTGTTATATCTTCTGTTTCAATGTTCTGTGCAATGTTTTTACTTTTCTTACCAAACATATTTAGCTGTCCTCCAATTATCTTACTAGTACATAGTATATTTCACCAGTAGCTGGTAAAGCACCATTTCCTAAATTTGAACTGTTTGTCATGTTTTGTGTAGCATAACTAAAAATTCCTGTACCTGTCATTCCTGACCTATCTGTTTGTAAAGGGTCAACTGTACTACCAGTTTGCCCATTTACTTCATTATTCCAAACATATTCAAATATGTTCTTTAATGGTGTTATACCTTGATATGCTATAGGTATTGTATATTCAATACCAACCACTGTTACATAACTATTTTCTAAGTTTACATCATTATCATCTGTAACTACTACATCTCTTAAATTACTAGCATCCATATTTGTTAATGCTCTTAATTGTGAACTATCTGTTTTAGCATCTATAATATAGTAATTAAAATTTGTTATATATGCATCCTGTACATAACATCTAAATCCTTTATAATTTATATAATATGTACCGCTTTCATCTTGCACTATTGATTCACTTAATCCGTTACTCAATATCATTGCAAGGTCCCATTGAAATATTTTATTTGTTACTTCTGCATCAAAATAGGGAAACCCAACATTTACTGGTGTATAATATTTACTTTTCATTCTTTTTGCATTTATTGCATAACTCTTCTGTCTAACTATAGGTGCATTAGCCCTATATTGCTCAAATGTTATCACAGCACTTGCTGCACTATTTACTGAACTTTCATGTATACCTGCATATAATTGTCCAAGTTCTCTATAAACTGATATTGGAGTATTTGTATTTTTATAAGGTGACCATGGATATGTCTGATGTACATATCTAGTTCCCATAGTTTCATCTGTATATTTTACTTGTGGTGAACAGTATTCATATTTGTATATTACAGTTTTAGCTGTGGAATTGCCAACATGTATTGTTTGTGATACAGATGAACCAAGACTCATTGTGCATACGTTTTTAAATGTTGTATTTGATGCACCATAAAGATTATTCCATATATCTCTAGTATATCTACTATTACCATAAAAGTTTCCACTTATATACACTGTACCATCTGCAGCTTTTATGTCTTTCATATTAGCTGACTTTGCTTCAGTATATGAATACACATCACCTTCACCTTTGTATGTTTCTTGTGTAAATAATTCTGCTGATTGCTTAGCTGCCATGTTACATACTGTCTTTATTTGAAGTCCAGAAACATTTACATTGAATAGTTCCACACATACTGATATTATAACTATACAAACTATAGTACCTATTAGTGTTTTAAATATTGTCTTTACTGACATATCTTTGCCTCCTAATTACTTATCTGCATAATACTTAAGTCCAGGTACAGTATAGTATATATTTAATGGTATACTAACTTTATGTCCTCTGTCTGTTACATCTCCTGATGCTACATTCATATTATCCTCATATACATCTCCTGTATAATTACTTCTAACTGTATTATAAGTACTACCATTGTTTCCGTTTACACCTGTTCCATTTCTACCATTAGTTGTTCTTGAATTATTATATGATAGAGGCCATACTATTGTATAGTCACAATGTACTCCTACTGTTTTTTGAGTACCATACTGTGTTCGTGTAGTTGCTGAACTTCCTATAAGTGTTGCATTTTGAGATATGTCTGTTGCTAATACATTATTACCTGTATTTTTATCGTAACAAGCTGGTATATTGTTTCCACTTGCATCTAACTGTGTTGATAAACCAACAATTATGTTTGTATTATCCGCTAGTGGAATTGCGTCTACTTCTTGAAACTGTAAATTTATTTGATTTACTTGAGTAGGTGTAATGTAGTTATTCTCTACTACTTCTTGCATAACTACATATGAAAATCCTAACATCTTAAAGTATATAAAGAAAAATGCAAATATATTAAATATAAAAAATGATACAAATATCACACATGGTACTTTTATAAGTGTCATAAAAATAAATTTAACGTTATCTGACATGGCTACCTCTCCAATCTAAATATTTATAAAAATAAATATACCCAGTGTCATGTAACATGACCCTGGGTATTTTTGTTGTGTCATCCAAATCATTAATATTAGGTTTAGTTAAAACCATTAACCTGACCTGACTGAGATTGGTCTGTAGAACCATTTTTCTGTGTGCTTG